CCTGAGTATCTTTTATCATCTACACCAAATTCATCTTCTGCAAAATCCCACCATGCAGAAGTATACCATGAACTATCAATAACAGTTGGTGCGAATCCGTATGCTGGATGTGTTCTTGCTCCAACGCCAACTGAAATATTAAAACTACCATTATCAGTTACAAATTCTTTTCGTAATCTTAAATCACTTTGACCATATTTTATTTCTTCTAAACCCAAATCAGCATATCTTAATTTAAAAATAAACCAATCACCAAGATATCTCAATTGATATTCTTTACTTGCGTGTTTCATATCCCAACGACGGTGTTCCATATACTTTACTAAGTATTCAAATCCTTTTACTCTACCAACTGTTGCGGCTTCATTTGGACTTGCGTCTTGCATACCTTTATACCAATCTCCACCCACACCAGCATTTTTTACACCACGTTTTCCTTCATAATGAAATCGTGCAATTTTTCTTATACCAAATGCTATATCATAATCAGGTTTTAATTCTCTTTTTTCTTTATGTACAGTTAATTCACCATTTAACCAATTTTCTAATCCTGTTTCAGGGTCAATCATTGACAGTTTATATCTATCATCCTGGTGCATTGGCGAATGCATATTAAATCCTGCATAAACAGTTGAGTATTTAAAAAAGTTGGAAAACGCCCCTTCTATTTGACCAAATAGAGTAGACATTAATAATAACATCGTAATCAAAAGGTTTCGCATTTTTATTCTCCAAAATAATATAGTTTTATACAATTATAAATATCGTTACACATCAAATCTGACTATAAACTTCAAAGATAATTCATCATCATTCTTTATAGGTTGGGCTAATTTACCTGCAGCTAAGAGTTCATTATTATCACTATAAAGTCCTATAGTAGTTATATATGGTCGAAACTCAGAATGTGTTGCTGGCCCTATTACATTTTCAGTAGGATTATAAAATAATTTTAAACTACCTGTTCCATTTGTTGGGTTATCACCTGGCGCAAATATAGAATGTATATTACCAACTCCCTGAACAACTTGCATAGAACCACTTCTATCTTGAGTTATAGAAATGTTTGTTGTGGAATTAAATTCACCTTCATTTGCAGTTACGCCAATTTCATATTCATAATGAGTATGTGTACCTTCAAAAGTTAATTGAAATCCATCACCACCATTTCCTGTTCCAACATTAGAATAACTACCCGTATCTGTAATAACCATTACGCCATGTTCATAAAAAATATTTCCAACTTGTGATCCTGAATTATTTGCATTTGGTGTTCTTGCTGCAAAACTTGATGAAAAAGCTTGGTCATATAAATTACCCTTACCATCATCTTTAATTGTAAAAGTTGAATTAGCTGAATCGTCTACTAATTTAATAGAATATGGATTTACCCTTTCTCCAAAAAATTGACGAGGAATTGTAAGTACAGTACAAGATCCATGAAGTTCTCTAATAGAAGATGAATCAAAACAATAAGAATTGTATGGTGCAGGCCAATCTCTATAGTACATATGTTTCACCTGCCTAAAAATTGGCATATGAAAAAACGACTGACTATAAGGATAGACAGAATTTGTAAAGTCTGTTTTAGCCGCAGTATCTACTGCAAAAGCATATCCACTTGATGATATACCTGCAATACCAAAAGCACCACTACCACTATCCGCATCAGAAATCGTATACGATTTATGGGATTTATATGGTTTTATAGATACGTCGGAAGGGTCTATGTTTTTAAACACCCTAGTCTCCTTCCTGTATTAGTAATCTAATTTAACTTTAATTATAGCTTCTCTACTAAAACTTTTCAATATTGGTTTACTAAGTTTAGCAACTGCTAAAAGTTCATTAGAATCGTTATACAAACCAACTGTAGTAATATATGTTTTAGGGTCTGACTTAAATGAAGGTTGCACTAATGCACCATCAGAAGCAGTAAAGAACGTTGGATTATTACTAAAGTTAAATTTCTTATTTGTTACTCTTGCAAAATAGTGAGTTGTATTCAATTGTTCCTCACGTCGAGAAACAAAATACACACCATTAGATACTGAATTAAAGAAAGCACCTGCATTATTTGAATCTGTTCCTGCCGCACCTACTGTTCTTGAAAAAGAAGCTGATGTTGCAGTTACAGGAGCATTTAATACGATAATTCCTAAATCAGGATAAAATAATCCATATCCACCACCTGGTTGAGCTGATGCCGCAGTTTTAGTTACTGCTGTTCCCGTTGCTATAGAACCACTAACTACATTAAATACTCTTCCACCTGCATTAACAGAAGGATTTGTAGTAGCACCACTATCATCAATTAGTTTAACTTTTTTGTTGCTGCTTCCTGTTAAATGTAATTCCCAATTACCTGGATCCATTTTTTCACGAAGTCTTGCTCTAGCAACACTAATAACGTATACATCATCAGCATCTACAGAACCACCAAATGTAAATTTAGAATCTCCAGGCGTTAATAGTAAATTTCTATATTGCCTGTAAATTGCTTTACTTGGATAGTTTCCTGTCTGACCTAATGAACCACTACCATTTACATGCCCATATGCAACAGAAAGTTGAATTTCTGCTTCTGAGTCTGAAGCTGGATTTGTTTTATACACGTCATAGTAATATTGTCCATTACTTGAACTTTGAATTGAAGAAGTATACATTGTAGTTAATGTGCCAACACCACCACTCCACATACCTGAAGAAACTGTTTGTCTTAAATTAGACACCATATCATCAGCGGGATTAAATCTTGTAAAAATTTCAGCCATGATTTATCTCCTAAGCGTTAGCCTTAACTGTTATAGGAACGGTAACTACTGCACCAGTTTCATTTCCAATAATTGTAACTTGTGTTACAATCTTAGTAGTAGTGCTTCTTGCTACGATAGAAAATGTTTTACCAATAACTGATAAACTTTTCTTTCTTTCAGCATCACTAAGAAAAACTGGCGTAGTTGCACCACCAACTACTACTTCACCACCCTGTGCTACAGTTAAATCTGCTGCATCTGAATTGTGAAGGATAACTGTATATCCTAATTGTCCATCTGATCCATTTTTTGTATCAGGTGAAAGTGAAGTTTTTTGTCCTGCACTTGAAAAGGTGTATCCTGTAGAAGGAATTGCCAATTCAAGAATAGGCATTTTGGTTGTACCTTTTGGTAAACTAACCAATTTGTATCTCATAATCTGATTTTCATCAGGAAATGCTTCCAATAATGGTAAATTTTCTATGGCAGAACCATAAGAATTAGTACCATTTGGATGAGTTACATCCCAAAGGGAATAGTCAACTTCATCATCACCTAAAGCAAATTTGGATATTTTGAATTCATCACCACCACGAGCTAATAACTCACGACCTTTTTTTGTTAATATAGCGTCTACGGTTGTTGTTGTGTTATCAAGATAACCCATTTTTTAATCTCCTATAGGATTGGATAAAATAAGATAAGTATACTTCTCTAATAAATATATACTTTTCATATTTATCTCTCTGTTTTTAATCTTGACTTGCCAGGCTCCTGAACCACAAGTCTTGTTTGTTTTACATCGGTTGTTTCTATGGGTGAAAAACCATCAGGAGTTGTTTCAATTGTTTGTTTACACCCATCATAAAACAAATTAAATAAATTTGAATAATGATTATACTTAGCATCATATTCTGACGCTGCAAGCGAAGAAGAATAAGAATTTCCTTTAGATTCACTTATTGAACTACTAAAGAAGAATCTATGTTCATAATTATGTTCAGATATTCTAGAACCACTTATAAACGGTGAAAGTCCTTCTGAAAAAATATAATTTGGACCACCTCTTGTTACTGAAGCTGTATGATAATTTGCACCATAACCCCCAAGATTATCTATTGATTCCAATTTATATAAAGATGATCTTCTAAAAATATCTGCTTCAAATGACCCAGAATGATTATCATCATAACCAATTATTCCTCTATAAGTTAAATATTCAGCACTAGCAGAAAAGAGTGTTTCTGCGGCATATTCTGTTAAATCTATTTCACCTCTATAAGATTTATTATCAAAACTAGGTGCTTTTCCTAATACTTCTTTACTTCTTTCAAATATATTAGGTTCTATAACTATTCCATATGTTTTACTAGACCTAAAAGGTGTAAATTTTCTTGCTAATTCAAATATAGAATTATCATAATATTTAATCAATCTCATATAATCCCAAAAGCTATTTGGTGAACTATACTTCTGCCAATAAGAATCTGCTATCTTTTTTAAACCACGATATTTGTATTTATATTCATCTCTTGGATCACCAATATATTGATCAAAATCTAAATCTGCTACAGAACGAATAATATCCTCATTAATAACATCGGATGGTGCAAAATATATTCCAACCTTTGGTGAGTCTACAGGTGCTAAATCAAAAGTAGATTGTTCCATTTTTTTCTTAGGATTTAAATTACCAACTAATTTAGAATCTTCTATTCTAATTTTAGTACTCATCATTCTATTTGGTCCAAGATTTGGAACTTTCATTTTATGTTCATCTACTACACTATTAAAAAAGTTTCCTGTAAATCCTACTGCACTACCTGTCTGTACATAGTGAACATCACCACTAGTATCGGCTATTGATGTATTACTTTGTAAATTTTGATTATCGTTAAAAGAATATCTTAAAATTAAATCAGTATAAGAAGCAGATGCATGATTACCATTATATGCTCCTGGTGCCGCTACATGATTATCAAATGCTGATTCACTTAATGGTGCAGTCCAATATCTAAACTCCATCATAGAACCTGTAAATTTATTATAACCACCTTGAAGTCCTGAGGCATTTGCTAATCCACCAATATACATTATATTTGAACCAGTTTGAAATGAAGTATTATAAGAAGAAGCTGTTATATTAAGTGAAGCTGTTTGTTCTAAAAATATTTTACTTCTACCTGCATCATATCGTTTTGCATATAAATCATATCTTGTTTTTAAAGCAGGATTGTCAACTGTCATTTCAGCACCACTTTGTGATACTCTTGATAACATTACTGAAATGTAATCACCGTCATATACAGGAAAGTTTTGAACTGATGCTGATAGGAATCCATTAGAGCCTGATAATACAAAATCTATGTGTCCTCTTGAATCTGTAGAACCATTATCTCTTAATACAACACCCCATTTAAATGTATCAGAGCCCGAATCTTGTGCTTCAATTAAATATCTATTATTTAATCCACTACCACTATTAACACCTCTAAACCTAAACTCTACTGTATCTGGTCTTTTACCATCTACTGTATCTTTTGGCCATGGTGTTATAATATATTGTTCACCTTTAAAATCTAATGCTTTTGTAAATTTCTTTGTTATTAAAAAATTTGGTTTCCCTTTAACATCAGGACCTCCAAACTCTCTAACTCTTAATATCGTAGATGGTATACCATAACAATTTATAATACCTTTTAATGCTCTTATTGTACCTTTCGTTTTAAGGAAGAAAGGTAAGTTGTTAATAAGTCTTTTTTGTATTTCTGCTTGTATATCTTTTTCTGGTTTAGATGAATACTGAACATAAGTTGAACCTGATAGATATTGACCTAAATGCCATCTTTCTAACGAAATCAAATCTTTGTTTGATTTTATATTTAATCCTAAAGATTTTGCTACATCAAAAACTAACTCATCAGCAAAACCTTCATTTCTATCTTCTAACCCTTCATTTCTATCATGCACCTTAGTCATATGAGTAATGTATAACCATATATTATCATAAAACTCTCCAACCATTCCTGCAAATTTAAAAAAGTCATTATTAGAACTATCTTCTTTTACAAATTGTGGTAAAAGATTTTTTATACTATTTAAATTAACTTTATCAAATGCACTAGCACTTGCTATTTGTCCATCATACCAAGAAACTGCTTGCGAAGCAGTAACAGGATAATTTATATAAGGACTTGAATAAGTTCCTGAACCACCCGACTTTGGCCACGCACTATTATATCTAACTGTATCTTGTATTACTGAACCCGAAACGAAAGAAGTAGAAGTATTCCACAAATATTTTTCATAAAGCGTAAATCCTTGTTTAACTTCTCTTATCTTTCTATCCCATTTTCTTTTATCTGCAGAAGAACCGCTAGTAGTTATCATAGAAGAACTTTCAGCAGTATATGAATCTATTTGAGAAACTTTATATTTAAAATTCTTTAATCTTTGTTCAGCTGAACTATAATTTACGAAATTAGAATATTGAGAAAAATCAACATTTAAATCTGTACTAGCTAAACTTGCAGATATAAGAGTATCTTCAAAATCTTTTTTAATTTTTGGATCAGTGGTTTTTAAACTATCTTCTGTAATATAACTTGTTTGTCTATCTCTTACAGGAGATTCTAAAGAATCTACATCAGGCGATCTAAGAACTACATATTCTTCATCTTCTGCAGGTGGAACTAAAACCACATCTTCAGAATATGTTTCCAACATTTTATCTGCAAATATAACTTCATCCGTTTTTTGAACTTCTTCATCAAGAGGATCCATCAATTTTAAAACATATGAATATGGATATTCTTTAATTGTATCTTTATCAAGTTGTAAATTAGTTACTAATGCTTCATTATCTTCATCAAACATTAAATGAGTTTTTAATTCTGTTAAATCAAAATGTGGATACGTAACATTAAAAGTTAATCTACTTCTTGGATTAGTACCCTCATAATCTCCATCAAGACTTCCAAGCGATTGTGCTAAACTATTCCAATCTTGATTTACTTTTACTGTATTTTTATTTACAACTTCTACTATATCTGCGTGAAAATCTGCATATATAGGTGTAACGATTTTAATTTCTTCAGTAATAAATTCTGGTTCAGGCGCCGGCGGATTTTCTACAATAGGTGGTTCGTTTCTAGATTTTACTTCTTTAACTTCATCTGCAACTTTAATTTCTTTAGGTACTGGTTTCCCTTTTGCTGATTCAAGACTATCAGGTAATTCAGTTACCGCTGATCCTTCAGAATCAACTGTAACTTGTTTTTGTTCTGTTACTTGTTCAACAACATCTACTATAGTTCTTGATTCATCTCCTATTGTTCTAAAACGACGTGGTTCTGGTCTAGTTCCTTGTGTAGACGTACTAGCAGCTTGAGCTGCTTGTTGCGCTGCTACATCAGAAGACTTCTTTTTTCTTTTTGTTATTCTTCTTCCAAAGATTCCAGGTAAACGTCGTCTAGCCATAACTATATATCTCCACCCATATCACCTTCCCAACCTTCACCGTCTCCATAGTTAGTAACAGGATCATAACCACCACCTCTAGCATCAGCTGTATCTTGCATAGATAATACATTTGGATCTATCTCTGTTATAGGATCTTCTCCATATTTTGATTCAGGAGGTAATGGGTCAGTTTTAGCATTTTCTCGCCTTTGAATTGCTTCTTCTTTTGCTGTAGTTTTAGCATCTTCTACTTTATTTTCAGGTGGAGGACCTTCCCAATTTGGATTTGGATGTTTTTTATATATAATATCAGTATTATATCCCGTTATAAATGCGTTTTTAATTATTAATTCTCCACCAACCATATTCTCATTAAAACCACTATCAGAATCGTCTAAATTAGCAACAAGTTTTGTTGAATCAGTACTATCTACACTTATATCTCCTGTAATGTCAGTAAGTACAGGATCATATTGTATTTCTTTAAATTGAAGAGACGCAAATCCATTTTTATATTCACCAATTTCAGAACTCTTTGGTATAACTCTTACTTCAGTTCTTGATGGTGATATATCTTGAATTAAATAATTGTCATCAAAAACAAAAACTTCTTCTCTTGTAGTTGGATTAGTTAAATCTAACTCAGCACCTTTAAACCACTTACCATCTTCTTCTCTAACTGTACCATTCCAAATGTCATTATCACTATCAATGAAAAATACTCTTGGTTTACCACCTCTTTGTCGTAAAAAATTATATACTATTCTATATTTTCCTGCTATTAAACCTAATGCTCTTATATCTTCACCAGGATTTAAATTTACTTTATCTCCTGAAACACCACCTTCTCTAATTTCAGATCCTATAAAATTACCATCCATGTCATAAACATAATATTCTATAAAATCTCCTGATTTTTCTCCAAAATCATTTTTAAAATCAACAGTAATTGGTGGCACATAACCAGCTCTACTTTTTGCAGTACTAGTATTTGTAGCAGTATTTGCTACAGGTCTTATTTCAGCACTAGCTTGTTTTCCGCCTGCGAATCCTGGAATTGGCATTATTAACTCCCACCATAGATAGTTCTTCTATAAATGTCTACCGATTTAGAGAATACTTCCCCTGAAGAATCTTTTATTTTACATTTGAATGTTGGACAACTAAAACTATTTTTGTATTTACTTCCTTGTGTAACAGACAAAGTTGGTGTATCTATACCCGAAAAATGATCTGCGTCAGAATCATATTGTAAACTTACTCCTGTTTTATTATCTACCCAATCGTAAGTTAAATTAGGATCTCCTACAGCCTCAACTGATGCCTCTAAATATTGATTTCCTTTACGAACTTTTTTATTTTTCTTTCGACCACGACCATAATATGTAACAGAAATGCTATTTTTAGTATGTTGACTACCTTTATAATTTCCTGCTGCATCTCTTATAAATCTTAATTTGCCCCATCCATTATTTTCTGCAGCCTCTGGCATTCCATGTGCATCCCATTCTTGTCTTGTATATGGTCTAGCTGTATTCAAAAATTGTGAACTCATTGTTGAATAATATAACTCATATGCCGCATCCTCTGCAGCTTCTGCCTCTTGTTCTGCAATAATTGCTAAAGTAGTTTCTTCTAATCTTTTTTGTATTGCCTGTAACTTATCTAATTCTTCTTGTAATCTTGCTTTTAATTTTGCTACTTCATCATCATCTGTATTAATAAATGTTTTAGAAGTATCTACAAGATATCTGTGCGAATCTCTATTACCTTCTGCAGACATAACTGTTTTCAATCTTTCATATTCAGTAAAAAATTCTTCTACTGAAAGTACCTTTGCTGGTTCATTATTTAATAATTCTTTTATTTCTTTATCTACAAAAACTTTTTCATCAGATGAAATGTGTCTAGTTCTATTTGAAATTGTTACTTGCTGTGAAGTAGAACCTGCATCTTCTAATTCAGGAATAGATACAAATTCTCCTGTTTTCATTCTAATAGTTTCCGAAGCTGCAGCATTAGAACCTGAAGCATCCGTTTTTAACTTTTCTCTTAGAAAACTATCTACTTGCTCTTTTCGATTAGATTCTAAAACTTTTTCAAAATATGAATTATTTGCTAATTGTTCTGGCGTATAAGGCATTATCTAACCACTTTAAATGTCCAATCATCATCATAATAATTTACAATTTGATTAGCATCTGTTTTTGAACCACTCTGAACTTTTATTTCAAACTTATAATATCTTTCTGCTTGAAGTCCATTCATCCACATATTAAAATAATGTCCTGAAGAATCACATGATATATACGATCCTGTTCCAAATGGAATTATTACATCTTCTGTCAAAGCGTCTTTAACAGAAAACCAAACACTAGCACTTGGAAAATGTTTTACAACTAAATTTTGAGAAGTTGTAGAAAATGTTTTCTTAGGATATCTTTCTCTTCCTACAAGTTTAAATTTAATTTTACTGTTTTGTTTATATTCACCTCTCATTCCTGTAAAATAAACTACAGTATCTTCTAATGCAGAACCTGTAAGTGGTGCTAAAGAACCTGTACTCCAAGCGCTACTATTCCATTCTGCTTCTAACTTTGGCGGATAAATTGTAGATGTGTCTCTTGAAAAGAATTTTAATTGTCCAAAAGCAGTAGTACTTCCTTCATCTACACTTGAATTTGCATTTCCTACACTACCACTTCTCTTTATCATAAATCCTTCATTTGGAAAAGCAGAACTACTATATATCCAACCATGAACAATATCAGTTACATCCATTCTAATATCTGTAGTTTCGTATGATAAAGAAGCAGAACAAGTTAAGTTTCTTGTTCCACCTGCATAACTACCACTAAACCAAGTTCCACCCGTATCATTACTTGACAAAATCCATTGTGTACCTGATGTTTCTCCATCACGATATCTCCAACTAACACCTTCAGTTGTTTTTGGATTATCACCATAAGTTCCATCTCCTTGTACCCATGATTGACTTACGGGATAACCATAAAGTGTTTGTGATGATGGTAATTCTGAAGAACCTGCATCATATAAATTTAAATAATACTTTGCACTTTTTGGTATTAAACCATTTGTTACTGAACTTTTAATATATGATAAATCAAATTTAATTAAAGCACGAGAAACAGCAATTACTGTCCCCGAATCATTCATATCTTTACGAACTTCAAGTATAGGATCTAAACCTGTGTTTACTGATTGGGTTGCTTCACCCTCATATAATGTTGCGTCTGCTGTAGCAAATTCAAAATAATTCATTATTGATCTCCTACTACCCTACCTTCAATATCTGTAGATGGATATTTTAATTCAAAAATTGAAGGATCTAATGATGGATAAATAACACCATTCTTTGTAGCTGCAGCCATATCATATAGATTACCAGAATAACCATTTGCTACTTTATATTTGTTTTTTATTACAATTGGCAGAGATTGTGAATTATCTTCTACAGGTGGAACTACTGATGCTACACCATCTACTAAACTTAATTGATAAACTAAATCTGATAATATAATTGGTTGATTTACTTGCCACCTATCAATATCAAAAAATGTTTTAACTGTTTGAATAGATCTTAATAAAACTTCACTCTTATTATAATTTGCTCTTGTCATAATACTAAACTGAACACCAATGTTTATTACATAAGCGTTTTTAATATTAATCGCATCAGTAACCATTCTGTATTGACCAAGATAAGTTTGTAAATTTTCTTTAACGGCTTGATTTAAATTTGTTAATTTTTTATTTGCATCATATCCTAACACATACATATTCAATGCTAATGGATTAGGTATTCTTGATGCTTGTTTTTTTGTTGCCACTATCCTCCCCTTTTACCTTTTGTTGCACCTTTATCTGACATTGGACGACCACGACTAATTCCACCTTTTCTTATATTACTAGCAGGTCTACCTTTACCTTTTCTTGCTTGAACTTTCTGTGAACGTGATACTTTTCTAGCTTTTGCTATAGTTTTTCTAACTTTAACAGGTGATTCTAAAGCTGGTGTAGCTGCTGCAGATTTCATGTCTGCTTTAACTTGTCTTATAGGTGAAATTTCTTCAATTTGTTGTTCAAGTGCTGGTGCTGCATCTTGTACACTAACTTCTGGCTCTTGAACTTGTTCTTCAGATTGATTTAGTTGTTCATCTTGAACAAGATATACTTTTGCTATGTTCCCAAATCTTTGTGGTAATGATAATGCTCTTACCATATAATCCTCTTTCGTAACTGCTCTACTTTGTGCTTGAAAATATGCTAAAGAATTTTGTTTAATTTCAGTCAATGATTCACCCGATCTACCACCTGTAGCAGGATCAGGATTGTTAACTGCTACAGATTCTTTAACTTGTGTAACAGTACCAGCTACTAAATTAGATTCGTCTATTTCATATGAAATATCACTTAAATTTTTAATATCATTAGAAAAAACATTATCTTCGATACCACCACCTACAGTATACTTAATTGTCAATGTTGTGTTGGCTGGTGCTAATCCATAAGTTCTTGTATTAAGAAAGTTTGCTGGATCAAACGCTTGGTCTAATTTTGAAACACCTCCTGGTAAACTAGAACCAACGTTATCTGGATTTGGAACTATCTCCTCATCAGGATTATCCGAAACACCTGCACCAAATCTTAACTCAGTTCTATTATCATCTCTAACATATGTTGTAAATCTTCGTGGTGTCTTTCTTAACTTTAATAGATAAGGTGCAGTATCATTATATTGAGTTAAATCAGAATCATTTGCTGATACATTCTCCACTTCATCATATATTGTATCTTGTGCTAAGAAAGGAACTTCATACCATAAGTTTCCATCACTATCGGTTACTGAAATTATATCAATAACTTTTGGATTAGATAATACTACTTTATCATACTTAACTGCTGTTACGAAAGTAAACAATTCTTCTTTTATTTCACCACTAACAGCCCTAACTCTTTTCTTTAACAAATATTTTGTAGGAACATTACTATTTGTTTCAAAAATAGAAACTGTAGTAGAATCGTAAGAACTTGAATATTTAAAATTAACATCATCTAAAAATCTAAAAGTTTTTCCTGTAGTAACTGATTTTGCTCTCGTATTACTTTTAACAGTTAAAGCATAATTCATATTTGGTCTAACAGCATCTGCAGCACCAACAGCTGGTACAGTTTGATAAACATCTAAAGTTACAAATGATGGATAACTAATTTTTGGTTTATATCCTAAAGATTGTGCTATATCCAATATAGTTCTTTTTTCTTCAGCATATGCCATTAAAGATTCTTTAAATTGATTATCTACATAATAAGAAAGAACATCACCAATATAAGCTGCCATTTCTATAAACATCATTCCAGGACTTGATTCATTAAAATCCGTATAACTTGTTGGAAAATAAGTTTTAGCAAATTCTATCAAATCATTTCTAAATCCTTGAAAATCTTTATTAAGATATTTAACATCTTTGCTAATATCTGTTTTTGGCCCTACGGTATTTGTTGGCATTTATATTCTCCTATTCACCTTGAGCAAAATCTAATGTAATTTGTTCCGTTGCTTCAGGATCAGTAGTTACTCCGAATTTTATTTCAACATTAAGTTGATTTGGATTTCTTGGTTCTACTGTAGTATTTATTGCTTTTATATTAATATAAGGTAGCCATCTATCTACTGCTTCATTTATAACTTCTTCAATTAAACTATCATCTTTAAACTCAAAAACAACTGATAATAGTCGAGAACCAAATTCTGGCTGAGCTGGTCTTTCTCCAACATTAGTTAATAACAAATTTTTTAAATTATCTCTAGCTTGTTCTAAAAGAGTCTTGTGCCTTTTAAACCAAGTTCCTGATGTATCTCTTCCTAATGGAAAAGATAAACCTACAAAGGTATCAGGATTTAAATCGTTTGCTATAGATGACATTATTTACCCTTATTCATTACTTTCATTAAACCACTATAATCTCTTGTGAGTGCTTTTACAACACCATCACCTACTTGATCAGGTGTTACACCTTTTTCTGCTAAAGTTTGTGCTGCTAGTTTATCTCTACCATGTTGTGGATCTGCTGATACTATATCACCATAACCTAAAACATCAGCCATATTTTGTGTAGTATATTGTTTACCACCCATATCAGGATATTCTTCTTCAGATATACTTGCTCCGCTCATCATTCCACCTTCTTGTGGAAGTCCACCAACAGTTTCATTCAAAACCTTATTTAAAGATTCATTTGATGTATAACGAACTTTTTTCTTAGGTTTAGTTTTATATTGTTTTCTGATAGGTTCTTTGAACGTTTTTTCAGATATTGACTTATTCTCTTTAATAAATATCTTATTTACTTCTTTTTTAACCTCTTCACTAACTATTTTTCTTATAACTTTAATGAGATCTGATTTCTTCATTTTATACCTCTTGTTTTATTCTACTTCAACCACACGACTTAACATTCTATTTAACTTAATCTGTAACCCTGCTAATAAACTCATGACCTGTGCAGTTTTTGCTGCTTCAGATGCATATGCTTGTGGTGTTGGTGTTACTAATACAGGAATCGTAATAGGTGTTACTGCTATCGTAGTTACTGCTGATGCTAAATCACTTATAGTATCCATCATATCAGTAAGTATATCCTGTAATTCATTTCCTTTTACAGCAGGTTCATAATTTCCCTGCCCTAAACGTATTCCTTTACTTGCTAATGTAGAGTAACCTTTTGTATTCTCAACATCAAAATTAACTGTTCTAACATTAACTGCTTTGGTTTTTTCTTCACCTCTACCAAATTCTATTATTGGACTGTTAATATCTACATATTGCTGAGCAGATATACCAAAACCATTTAAGGTAGATATCTCTACTGGCCCATTACTAAATCCATATATTCCACTTTCCTTACTATTAAATATCAATCTACCAGAATTCAATACAACTTGCTTACCACCAAACTCTTCAATTCTATCCTTTTCCTTTACTGTAGATAAATAGAAATCTGTGGAATCGAATGTAGCAGGTTTTAATGGAATAACTTCATCAGTAGTCATCCACAATGAAGATCCATCAGAATTTATATTTTCTGTTACAGGTACAAAACGTGATTCATTTAAAGATTCTACCAAACCTTCTTCATCAAATTTTACAGCATCTTGTAATTGTCCTGCTCTCAATTTTACATTTGGCGAATTTTGAACCCCATTTACAATATTACTACCCAACCTAACAGAATTTCCAAATCTACCACTTACAATTACATCACCTTCGTTTGGAATTAACTGTCTAAAATTAAAATCAGATTGAAAAAAGTCTCCTAATGGAATTACTTCAGCATCATCTACATTTTTTGCTATTCCCGTATTAGCAGTCTCTAATGTTTTCTTATCTGAACTGTTTTTAGAACTTATACTAAACTTGCTACTTAATCCTGTATGTGATGAGTTATTAGGATTATTGTGTATATTTATTCTTCTCGAATAAAACTTATCTCCAAAAATACTTTCAACAAAAACATATTCTCCTTTTACAGGAAAACTTTTAATATTAGGATCTAATGGTACGGCTATAGGTAATTCTTCTTCACTTAAATATTGATCTTGTAAAACAGTTCGTATTTTTATTGCACCAAGTAATTTATAATTTGGTAAACCTTCTTCAGTTAATGGTAGTTGATTCTCAATAGCATACACTTCTCTTACTTCAGCCAACTCTCCAGCTGTTTGACTAAATAAAGAATTGATTTGATTAACAACTGGTGTTAATATTTTTCTAACCTGATTATCAACGTCATAGATATTTGTATATCCAACTTGTGATAGTAAGCTATCAGGTATTGTGATTTTAGACATTTAATCTTCCAATGAATTTATTTCCGTCGAAATTTTATCAGAATATTTTTGTACATCTTCTACGGTAGACTCTACAGCTTTCATTAACTGTTCTTTCTCTGTATCTGATAATGCAAAGGCATCTTCAGAGCCAACTTTTCCATCTGCTGCAATTAATCTTTGAACTATACCTGCTATTTTAACCAACTGATCATCATTTTTTACGTTGATTTCGAGGTATTCTTTTAACATAGGAACAATTTGAACTGCAGTATCACCATCTTTAATAAAGGATACAAGTTCCCTTGTTAATACATCTAATTGCTTTCTATTTTTCTCAGTATTGTCGTAAATATCTTTGAATACGTCAGATAGAGATTTACCTTCAAATACTTCATAATCTGTAGCCATTTAAACTCCGTTTTATATTCAGTTAAGATTTAACCTATTGTAATTTCCAAAAGATGTTTCATTATATAAATATAAAATTATAAGATTTTACATAGTTATTGTAGAGGTTGCTTGGTTATTCCAACTGAGCAACCTTTTTTTTGTTAACTAACGGGAGAAAACCGATGAAGGAAATCATAACACAAGTTAAAGGGTGGGTTGATGACTTAGCTCATTTACTCATGTCTTTTGTCGCCATAGGTGCTGTTTCTGAAGTAATATTTGGAACAGGTGTCTTTGGTGTGAATGTTATAGGTAACCTGACATCCATCATAAATACGTTTGGCGAGTCTGGTTTCGCTGGACTTGTCGCCTTATTGGTGTTGGTGGGTTTATTCCGCAAGTAGGACGGAATACGTCTTATATTTCCTACAAATATAGGACACATAAAAAGGGGACCATGTGGTCCCCTTTTTTATTATATGTTATTCTCTAATTAAGAAAATAAAACATTCATATACGATCCCGTAGTCATATTAGTAACAGAACCTGATGCTTGAAATACTTTTTGCATCTTAGTATATTGTTTTTTCATTTGATTTATTACTCTAGTAATATGTTGAGTATTAGAACCTGTTCGTTCTCTGATCAAGATATACAAAGCTTTCTTATTAAAGTTTTCTATGTTATCTCTATTCTTAAACAAATAAATTACAGAATCAGCAACATTTAAATCTTTTTTGCGTTTAAATAATTCTGTAAGATGAACATCCCAATACTCTAACATTTCATCAAAGAAAACTTCATAGTAATCTTTAACTACTTTTTGTTCTTGCTCACTACTAATGTTTCTTGAAAAATCTAAAACATCTAGATCATCGGTAGCTTTCATTTTTTTGTAATTATTATTGTTATGTAGAATTAAATAATTCTTAGCAACAATACTGAAGTAAGAAAATGCTTTTCCTTTACCCTCTTTATATTTGTGCATATTCATAACAAGAAATGAAACTACTTCATGTTTTACATCTTCACTTGGAACATCAAAGTAATAAAACTTAAAAGTGTGGATGATATTCTCTGCCAATTTCTCAAATGGTTTTCGAATATAGTCATTATAAATTGTATTTCTTAAAATAGGATCTTCTGATTTATTATATCTTACGATAGCATCTTCAGTTACTTGTCCAAAATACATTTTCCTCTTTTTCTTTTTAACTACTGGCATTGTCTTCCTCTTCCCCTTCTATTGTTACAAAATCATTTAATGTTTGTATTAGTGTATTAATTTGTTCAAAAATAGATCCAACTTCATCATCTGCTTCAAACATACCTTTTTCATCTATGTCTTTAGTTTCAGTAATTATATTTGTTAATCTATTTTCTACAGCTATTAACCAATCTTCTGTTAGCTCTTGTTTTTTCATTAGATTCCAAATAGTAAAACAGCTAGTTAAAAATGCAGTAACGAATATTCCTAATAATATTTCTATAATCATTTTTTATCTCCAAATAGTTCATCAAATAAATCTTGAGATTTTTTTGATAATTCAGGCGATTGTGGTTTCTTTTCATTATCATCAACCGTCAATGCTTTCTTTAATGAAGTTAATTTTTCCTGTTTAGCTTCAACTTCTTCTATATCACCACGTTTCCACACATCATATTCAATATGAGTAGCCATACTATCTGCTGCATGAAGTACATATGCTATATTAGACTTCAATGCCCAATCAGGATTCCAACTAATATAATAGTTTTTATTAGCTTCTTCATACAAACCATCAGTAAGTCTTAAACCAATGTATTCATTTTCACTCATTGTGATACCAAACTGATTCAACAAGAAAATGGCTCTATCTGTAACTGTCATATAAGATAGTTGACCATTATGTGTAAAGATTTCACCACGATTTTTTCTATGCCACTCTGAATCTTGTGGTACATAGTAATCATTATCCATATCACCTACTTTACCTAAGTCGTGATGTAAAGCTGCAAAGATAACTTCTTCTTCTGTAAAATCTATTGTAGCCCCTTCTGCTTCCCACATTTTTCTTAACTTCACTGCCAAATCTGTAACATGAATGACGTGTTCTACATAACCACCAACGTGTGCATTGTGATAATGTTCTTTACCACTTGCTGGCGCTACTATCATTCTCTCTTCAAAATACTCATACATTTTTAACAACTTTTCAAGTCGTTCACCTTCAAATGTATCTTTTATTAAATTTAGAAGTGCAATCCAATTCTCTTGGATTTGTTCTGCTGTAAGTTGTTTCATATTGTAACCTTTATTATTATTGTGTATCCATATATTTAAAACCAATAAAATTAACACCTGTTAATCTGGCTAAATACTTAATTTCTTTTTTCTTTTGTGCCATAGCATCATCCCATTTAGTTTCTGCTACTGAATTAGAATGGTAAATTACTATTAATAGTTTATTTTTTTCTGGTTTTTTATTTCCATAATTAGTGTTTTCACCTAACCATTTATTTACATCCTCGTCTCTAAATTTAGCAGATGAAAAAGAAAAAACTTTTGTTTCAGAATTTGTAGCATTTTTTACCACCTCTTCCAATTTCTTTTTGTAATGTTCAAGTTGATAATTAATGTAAGTTCCAACTTGTCCACCTTTTTGAAACCAAGAATTAACAATTTTATAAATATCTGTTGTTCTATGTCCAGTCTTTACAATATATTCTTTATTTTTTTTGTCTTTGATTGGTGTATGATTATTCATAAATCTTTTCCATATCACACTAGCAACATCTTCTTTTGAAGCGTGTCGTTTTCTTACTTTTGGTTTCTCATTTAATAAAACACCCAATTCGTTAAACTCATCATCTGTATATAGCTTTGCAATCTCATAAGGTATTTCATCTACCCTAATGCTTCCATCTTTTACCTTTTTTCTTGCAGTATAAGCAGCCATAATAGTAGTGTTACCATCAAACATTTTTCTTGAACCATCTATATTAACTTTTACTCTAATTGGTTCACAATAGTCTGTACTCTCTTCAAATTTAATATCATCTCTAATATCCCTTACAAACGAAGCGTCTTCTGATGTTCTGTTTTGAAGTCTTTTTGGAATTAATTCATTATATAAATCTTCTATCTTTTCTTTTTTATTTTTTGTAAATTCACCTTTTTTAATACGTTTTTTTAATTCTTCCAAGTCATCTACTTTGATTGTCTTATATGCACCACCACTTTTTACTAAATTAAAATACTTTTCTGATTTTGCCACATCGAACTTATTATGCAAATCTCTTTCTAAATTGTACATATCTTCTTTTGTCCCATATTCTATTATGGTTCTTTGCATATTATTAGTTACATAATCGTATACATATTCATAAACAAATGCTTGATATGAGATTGGTTCATTACCTAAGATACATTCTAATTTATTTGAGTTGTTGTAAATATCTTCCCAATTTGGATGTTCAGCTGAACCATCATATTCATCATCAACATCACCTACGTGATAACCTATATAATTTGTGGGTTTACTCATCTACCAACTTCTCCTAAGTATTTTTCTTTTGCTTCTTCCCAAGATTTACCTATCATATCTGCATAGAATAACATTTCAGGTTTTAATCTATTTTGTTCGTATAACTTAAAATATCTTTTTAATCCCTTTTTACACCACCATTTTGTTATACCATCTACATCATTTTCTAATCTTTTTTTCAAAACCAATTCATCTTCTTTTATCTCACCTCTTAGAAATGGTCTTGTATTATCATATAACTCTGAAAAAAATACACCACGTTTAAATCCATGTTGGTATTTAGTTTGTGATATACCAATTTCATTTAATATAATACTTAAAATTCTTTGTTTGATTCCTGTTACAGGTCCTGATTTTCCACCTTTAGATTCTATTTTCTTTTTATATTCTTCTGCTCTATTTTCTTTAATCCATTCATGCCACTTATCATAATATTCATCATCAGGTTTTAAACCAATTCTTCCTGTAGATTCTCCTAATCCCTTCCAATGTGGAATTCCATTATACATCGAATGTATACCATAAAGTGATGTTGTTGTAAATCCAACTAATTTTTGATTATAAACTTTTTCCCATTCATCACGAACTACTTTAGAATTTACCATAGTAGCAATCAACTTACCACCTAAGAAATTATATCCGAATGGTTGTGTAGAACAAATTGTAGTAGCAATAGCAGTATGATTTAATAATCCACCATCTAATCTATTTTCTTTTGACCAACCAATCCATTTATCTCTAACTCTTAATGCAATAACATCACTACCTAAACATATTAATCCAAGTATTTTGTTTGTTGTTTTATCTTTAACATAAAATTTAAGATTTCTGCCAGGATTGGCTGTGAATTCCATTGTGTGAATTAATCTTCGTGTAACTGACCAAGCATCATTTGCTTTAGCATCACCTTGTTTTACAGGTATTGCTATTGGTATTATACTTTTTATCTCTTCAAAAGTTCCCTCTAAATCATTAATATCTTTTGGCATCCACAATTGTTTTTTAGCTAAATCTATCTTAGTACCCTTTTGTGTCATACCATAAGGATCATAATTCCACTCTTTCCATTTTTTATAAAGTGTTTGTTCTTGAACTGTCATTTCTTTTAATGAGTTCATGTGATCAATAAACGATTGTTTTTCCTCATCATAAGGAAAATCTGTAGAAATATCGAAAAAACCTTCTATGTTAAATCCCAAATTACAACCTTTATTTTATTATTGATTTAATTCATAGTCCAATTTAATCTAACTATCTCAGCTTTAGGATACATATATGGATCAACGTGTACTGATTCCAAAATATCAATACGATTTACCCAACGTGCTGCCATAGTATCTCTAACTTGATATACACCATCTTTATTATCAGTTCCTTTTAAAAGTACAAAATCACCATAATCTAAAAAACCACCCCATCGTTTCAGAAGATTTCTACTCACCGCTATATATTTGTAATCTGAAGCACTTTGTGCTCGAATGCGCGTTCCATCTGCGAGAATGTTCGGTGTAGAATCGGTCTGATAACGAACAGGTTGGTACATAGTTACTTTAACAGCCACTCCATACTCCTCGTATTTCCTAAGTTCTTGTGTTAAAGAATCACTTTTCATCACTAATGATTCAATAACTTTTAACTCCCTCTCTTTATATAAACTTAATATTTTTTCTAGTCCAACTATATTAACGATTAACATTGACATAGCTAATATTGTGAACCACTTAACATTGTTCATATTTAACTCCTTATTATTAATAATTATCATTTAACATTTCTAATTTGCCAATTATTCTTCTATATTTCATCTTCATCATAAGCGTCATATGGGTTTACATAATGCTCTTGTGTTTCAAGATCACCAATTATTTCAATTATAATATCCCAATTTTCTGCTTCCAAAGCTTCTTCTAATTTTTCTTTAATTTCATTTATCTCCACGTTGATTCCTTATTTTTGTTCCCGAGATTCTTTTTATATCTTCAGGTGGTTCATGCTCAATTATATCGTATCCAACTTCTCTTCCATAATTAATAGACTCTATATCAGGTAATTCTACAAAATCAATCGTTCCATCATTTACTTCATTTGGAAACTCATGAAATATTTGTATCATAATTTCTCTTGGCGTATATTTAGGATTTTCTATTTCTCTTATTCCTATCAAAATATTTTTACCTAACTTTAATCTTTGTTCTATCAACCACTTATGACCTTTATGCCACGGCTGCCATTTTCCTATAAACAGCGAGTATTTCATCTAAACATTCCTCTATTGGTTTATCTGTATCTAAATCTGTAAAGTTATGTAATGGTGGTTCATAATCACTTACAAAATAAGATTCTTTTCCGCGTATTTCTGTTGTATGTAAATAGAACTCTGCTATATTTCTTTCCATTTTTAATTCTTCTCGTAAATCTCTATATGGTGAAACTAATGATGCTATTACTATATAACCTTTATTATCTAAAAACCTTGCCATATTAATAGCTAATTTTATATTCCATATACGACCTGGTTTTGTTAAATTTTTATTATTTGTTACGTTTCGCAATTCTTCACCATCAATATGAATAATATCTTTTGGATTCACTTTCATAAAATTAATTAACTTATCATCTATAAATCTTTTTGCCAATGTTGTTTTACCACTACCTGGCTGTCCTGTAAACCACAATATCATTCGTATCTCTTCTTTCTTTTATTCCACTTTGTTTTTTTCTTACCCCAATCTCTTTCAGTAAGCCATGTTAATACTATAATTAAAACTACTGTGCTAATAAAAAATGTTTTTATCAATGTTTAATCCTACTTTTCTTTGAAATTTTATTAACTGCATTTTTAATTTGTTTTTCTGTAACTCCATCTAAATGTGAAAAGTATTTATCCATATTCACTTCTCTTGAATCCCAATTATCTTCATCTATAATATCTCTCAAAACGGAAAACAAATTATAATTATTTTCTTCATTTATATGATTTAATCTTGGATCGCCCATAAAATATAATCCTTTATCACCCATAAATTCTATTTCTTCTTTTGACATTAACCCAACTTCTTTTAAAGAAATATCTTGATATAAATTTAAATTTCCCCAAACTACTTTTTTTGGAATATAATCACTTGGAAAGCTAGTATTAAAACTTTTTAAAAATATACATTTATAATCTTTTACAACATCTTCTATTTCTTTCAATAATCCTTTTTGTACAATTTCCATATAAGTATCATCATATAACATTTTATAATAATATTTTATAGCAGTTCGTAATTCTTCAGCATTAAATCTTGTAGATGGAATTCCATGTTTATGAATATGAAATTTTTTCTTATCAAAATGTTCATAAGCTTTATTATCATAAATGTCGCCAACTGAAATTGGTACTTTAAAAGGACTAGATAATCTACTTGGGTCTGTAATACAAAATATAATATAATCTACTCCATCAATATTTTCTAATAATCTCTCATATGCATGAAATAAACTCCAACCTTTTTCTCCTCTACATACTATTTCTGCATCATATTCTTCTTGTAATAATGAAGGCCATGACCGTTCAGATACAGTAGCACCAAAACTATCTCCACAAATAGCTATCTTCAATTTTTTCTCAACCAATGTAATTTACCATTTAAAGTCTGATATGTTTCCCAACCACATTTTTTAGTAAATAAACATTCCCAACTATCTTCTGTTTGGAATTTTCTTTTATCATTAGGTTTCATTCTATATCCACATACACACATAGGACTATGTTTATACCACTTGTTTATAACCCATTTAATCAATCAAAAACTTCTTTTTTTGCTTTTCTAAATACTTCTTCTCTTTTCCAAGTTTCTACCATTGAATATTTTTTCCACAATCTATTTAAATCTTCCAATGTTTTTTTACCATAATAATATTCGTCATTATTAATAAGACCATTATGTAAGTCATCAACATATGCCCAATCAGTACGACTCCACACTATTTCACCTTCATCATTACGAGTCTCATTAGCGTTACTGATATTTTCATAACCATATTCAGCCGCCCACGTTTCTATTCGTGTTCGTAAATCTTCTAATTTTATTATTAATTTTTCTCTTTCTAAGATGTGAAATTCCTATGTACATAAATTGCGAATATAGATAAAATAGTTGCAACAGCCACATCATCAAATGGTATAGCATTTGGAAAATAATAATGCCATGCTATTGTTAACAATAACCATATTATCCAAATAACTTTATTCATTTTTTTATACAACATTTTTTATATTTCTTACCACTACCACAATGACAAGGTTCATTTCTACCTGGCTTCTTTTCAACTTTAACAGTAATATCTATTGCTTTATCAATACAAGATACACCATTTAAATGATCAATTTCATGTTGAATACAAACTGATTCAAGTATTCGTAATTCCTCATCTTGTTTATTATTATCTAATTCTTCCCAACTACCTGTTCCCTTTGACGGATTTTCTGCACCACTAAAATACCAATCACATTCTTCTTGTTCAGTTTTAATAACTACATTTTTATATCGTTTAGTGTGTACACCTTTTTTTGGATAACTTAAACAACCCTCATAATAATCTATCTCATCCCATTGTTCTTTAATAACAGGATTAATTAGAATAAGCGGCTCCCTAACATTAACCACAGCAACACTAGCATCAATACCCACTTGGTTAGCCGCAAGACCAATTCCATCTTTCCTCTCATTGAGTGTAGTGAATAAAATCTCGGCAATTTTAAGTCCTTCATCTATTGAAACCTTCCTCAGTTTTTTATTTATAACTGGATTGTCTTCTTTGAAACAATTAATTATTTTTTGCATAAATTATACTATAGTAATTATATAGTTTATTACAATGTCGCATATCACCTGGAAGTAATTTGTGGCGAATTGCATAATCTGTTTCCATTTGCTCAATAAATTCAAAATCTCTATTCATTTCAGATGTCCATGCGCCAGGCATTGATCTTTCTTGAGCAAATTGTAAAAAAGTTGTTCTTAAATGTTTAATCTTTTTTAAGATCCTATCCACACCTTTTCTTGGGTTACTCTTTACCCAAGACCCATGTGTATTATAATCTGGTGGCATTATACATCTACTCCTACTTCCTTAAATAACATTCCATTTGTGAAAATCCCTGCCACTTCAGGTCCCTTTAACTTTAAAACAAAATTTCTATATAACAAAGCATCTTCATCATCCGCTGCCCAATATCTAGTACCATCTAATAACATATATTGTTTTAAATTATGTTTTATGTGAAACGGTATAACTTTCTTTTTCTTTTTACGAGCCATTATAATTCCTTTCATTAAGTATGTTATATAACTTACCTGTCATTCCACTCTGATACTTTTCAATATTTGGGGAAAGATATTCTAATTTATAATCTAATTTCCAATCATCTACTGTAAATGTTCCCCACCTATCATACTTTCCAACTTGATCACCATCAGGAAGAAATTTCATTAAACGTTGTTCTATTTTAGGTGCAATTATTTCATATTTAAATTTTGTAATGAAAATTAATTTTCCATAATAAAATCCAGATTTTAATAAAATCATTTCTTCATTTAAATATTTCTTATGCCGCCTCCAAGTCATATCATTAAAATTTCCAGCCCCATTAACTTTACTTTTACCAGAAAAGTTTTGTGGTTTCACTTCAATAGCTGAAAAATCATCATCATACCCATGCTTTGATTCCGATTTCAATAATCCTAATTGTAATTTGGTTACTCCTTCTCTAAAAGAAGATGAATTTGAATCATTAGCAATTTCAAACAACAACTGATCTATAAGAATCTCATTATTTGACATAGGATTATATTGTGATTTAGTCCACGACAATTGTAATTCTTCTTTTGTCATTATTTATTCTTATCTATATCATGATTAAGAAACTTCTTCTGTTTCTTAATTGCTCTTTTCAATGCTTGTTTTTCTTTATACTTTGCTACAAGTATCTCATCCTGTGAACGACGCTTAGTTTTTTTCTTTGGTTCTTTCACTTTAGTTGGCGCTAAAGTACCTTTTAACTTAGGTTGTTCTTTACCTCTATGAAATACATTACCATCTTTATCAACAAACTCTGCCATCCAATGCCATCCTGGTGGACGACCTGTAGGTTTATATGTTGACTTATTTTCTTCAGGTGGAAACTTAGACATCATATATCTTGCAGTACAATTACTACATTTTACTGCAACTGCTTCTTCACCCACACTTTGATAATGTCCACATACACTACAAGCCAAATATCTTATACTACCTTCATAATAACTATGATATGTTATTTTCTGTTTACGTACCATTATTTACCCCACTTTCCATTTTTTACAATTGTTGCCATTATACCATAATTAGATACATCGAGAAAAGCATCTTCCATTGGTTCGCCCTCTACTGCATTATTTCTACCACTCATCAATAAAGTTTTCAATCTTTGAATCTTATCATTCATTCTAAACCACAAACCCATTAAAGATAGTTTAATATCTTCAGCTGTTTTTAATTGTGTGCCAACACTTATATTACCTGGACCATAATCATGTTGCTTATGTAAGAACAACACATATTGTTCATGTTGTAATCTTTTAAACTCTTTAGTCATTTCTGGCCATTCTTCTTCCATCTGTGCTACAACTTTATCAGATTTCGAATAAACTTTTTTTCTACTAGATTCTTTAATAGCTTTTACTTCTTTTTTACTTGGTAATCTCATATCAGCACCCATCTATCTGAATATCTTCATATTTTAAATTTTCTGCGATCACTTTTTTTTCTAAATTGTCAATCAAACAATTTAAATCAGTTTTTGCACCACTTAAATCAGAATCATTTTCAACAAAACCATTAGATGTTGAATCTAGTTGATAACCAATTGATTCTAATTCTGTTAGAATCTCTTCTTTTGTCATTTTAACTCCTACACGTTTCCAATAACTATAAAAACATAAAATACAAAAAACATAAATAATAATGTTCCAAACTCTTTTAGTCTTTCCATGTTATTTCCTTTTTTTATTTTTCTAAGAATTTTTTATTCATTGTTCTTGCAACAGCCGTTACGGAAGTTACATCTACAAATTGTGAATCTTTACCATACATTGTTTTAAAATCTTTCATGTTATCCCGTCTATCATAAGAATCTCCAATGTAATAAGACAGAACCTGAACACCACGTTCTTTAATTTTCTTTACCATTGACTTAGTATGATTTAAAGCCGAATCATAATAATAACTAACTTCATCATTACTAAACATTGGCATTCCATCTGAAAAGTTTAGAAAGTAAGATTCTCTATCATTCATACCTTCTACCATTTCATCCATAACCGCTTCAAAACATAATCCTTCAGGAGTAGTTCCACAAATTGAAATATATTTCCATAAAGTTTTAACTTTAACCAAACTATCTTTACGAGAATCATAAGCGATTAACATAATAGGATAATCACCACTACTACTACTTCTTCTTCTATTCGAACTATTTCTCTGAGTAGAACGGAAAGAAACAACCACATCCACACCCTCAATCATATCAATAGCTTTAACCATCGCTACAACTGACTTAATGGTTTTATTCCATTTATCTCCACCCATAGAACCACTAGCGTCAACTGAAATGTGAAGAAAAGCGTCAGGATAACTATCCACGAAAGTTTGACTAAAAACATTATCACTACCAAAACCCAATTCAGCAATTAATCTTTTATCAATTCTTCCTGTATTCTTTCTTGTATACTTAGTATCTCTTGATTCAGTTCTAACAGAAAGTTTTCTACCAAGAATAGTTCCAAGTCTTAAACCTTCAGAAATATTTTCGTCTTGTTCTTCTTCTCTATAATAATATTTTCTCAACATATCAATAGTACTACTATCTACAAGTTCTTTAGTAAGATTTTTAACTACAATACATTTGGTTTTAGAAACACCTTCACTATAAGAATTTTCTTTATAATCTTTACCAACTTCTTTATAACTCATTCCTGCTGATTCTATGGCGTCAATAGCAGCTTTATCTTTTTTAGAAACTTTCTTTTTGGTTATTTCACCTTCCATAAATTTCTTTTGTTTTGTAATAGCTTTTTCTAATTGTTTTTTCTGTGAATCTGAAAGAGTTCTTTCATCAGAAGATTTTGATGAATTAGAAACTTTACTACCACCAACTTTTTTACCACTTTCCTTACCTTCATCAGAACCACTACCACCACTCATTGAAGATTCATTAAAATCTGTATTACCTTCTTCTACCGCTTCAAGAAAATCTTTAAATTCTTTATCTGACATTTCTTTTGATTCAGGAGCGTTTTCAGAAGAATCTGAATTTTTTCCTTCTGTAGAACCGCTTCCATCAGCTCTTTCATAAGAAACTTCGCCAGTATCTTTATTAGTTTTTTCATTTCCATCAGGAACATTATCTAAAATAACACTATAAACTTCAAGAGCCACATTAAAAGCATCTTCAGTATTTTTTAACCTATTAATGTTTTTTAAATCAACAACTTTCCAAATACTTTTTAAACCCTTAACTGCTTTTAAATTAGTATTTGTATTAGTAAGATTAATAATTCTGAAAATATATGAATCCCAATTCTCATCAGTATATTCATCAGATTTTAATGCTTTATCAACAACTTTAGCTCTAAAATATTTATCATACATTGAATGATAATAACCTTTATAACCAGGAGAGTTTTTAAAGATATGATAATCAATTCGTCTATCTTCTACAAAGTTTAATAAGTTTTTAATATGAACTTTAACTTCATGTTGATTATAACCCTTAACAAAACCTCTATCATAATATTCTTTAGGAATATTAACTTCAAGTTGTTTCAAAAAATCAAAATCTGAAAGTAAAATATGAGAACCTTCATGAAGTGCTAATCCAACTGTACTATCAAATAGTTTATCATCTAACTTCGATGATATAACAACTTTTTTACCATCAGTATAAGAATCTCCACTTGAATTAAAAGTAACAGGAATATTTTTACTTGTTACAATATTAACAAAATTTGCAATAGCTCTTCTATAAGATGCTAATGCAATTAAATCTGGTCCTTTAGGTTTTTCTTCTTCATCATCAAAAAATGAAGATGACCTATCCCAATCATTATCTAACCAAAATGAAGAATAATTATTTCCTCTATTATTAGAAAAATTCTTCGCACTATATTTTTCACGAAGTTTCATGGGATTAAAATGTTTCAGAACTTTTTCTTTATCACTCATTACTTTTTCTTTATCACTCATTTTGTACCTAAATATAAGGATAAAGGACCATACAAGTCAAGCCTTTTTTTAATTATTTTTTTCACTTAATAAGTCTCATTATATAGAATACTAATGGTATTAAACTACTCAATAAACAAACACTCATAATACCTATAAAAAACTCCATAAAATTATCTCTGAGTAATCTTAAATCAGCCATTACCAACTACCTACGTTGTAACTAAACCTAATATCAGCACTAACATCATCTTCTTCAACCCAATCTGTAATTTCATCCATATCCTTAACTATATCGTGTAATATGTGTATAAAACGCTTTGTAATGGAATCCCTGAGGCTTTCTAATTTAGGCGTTACTGACCATCGGTCATTAGGATCAGTATAATCATCGAACCAATTTGGTGAACAAATCGTAGCAATTAACTCATATTTATAGTAATAATTTGCATTTGTTTTTATGTTTAATTTAAACCCTTTGGGTTTTAGAATACGATTCATTTCTGATCGTAAAGAAGATGCCGCTTTTTTCACTGCATCATATTTGTCGTATATTCTCATAATTTCCCTTTCATCCTGATCATAAGGATAAAATGCAATACGAGTCAAGCCTTTTTTTAATTATTTTTTTTGCTCTTTAATGATTAATTCTAGCTCTTTTGGTGAATAACATATGTCGGGTGCATCACCTATAAAAGTAATAGATCCTGAATATGGTAATTGTGGAAATGGTTTTTTTCTACACCAACAATCACCTTTTGGATTACAATCAAAATCTTTATTTGGTATATCTTTCTGTTTTAACATAGTAAATAGGGGGGCCAGTTTCCCCAGCCCCCACATATTATACTATTTTAGAAATTTACAGAAATTCCTGCGTTAAAGTATCTTGGTGTTCCAAGAAAAACTTCAGCGTTGTGTGCTGCGTGAGTTTTATCTCCGTAGCTATTATACTGACTATGATCTACTGCATCTTGAATGTATGTTGCATCTGTTGCATTAAATACATGAGCAAATGCGGTAAAATCCATACCACCAATTGAAGGTAGAGCATATGAAGCATGTAAGTCAACTCTGGAATATCCAGGTGCCATCCATACTTGTTCTCTATCTGCACCAGCATCTGAGCCATCATACTCACGAGCGTCAGGACTCCAATCAGCATAATTATTATCATACTGTTTGTATACTGCTTGCATTTTTAGACCTTTAATTGGTGTAAGCGTTCCAACAAGTGCGTAAGATGTTTGAGGCATATCACCAACAAACAAACCATCAAGTGCGTAAGAATAAGGTGTAGTTGTCTGTCCGATAACTTGACCTTCTTCGTTAAACTCATCTTCTTGATAGTTACCTGCTGCATCACCTACAAACTTCCAAGTACCAAGACTTACTATAGCTTGTAAGTTAAGTACATCAAGTACTTGTGTAGAAGCTTCAACTTCAACACCTTTATGATTCTGATTTATCCCCGAAAGGAAAATCACATCAGTATCACCGCTTGAACCTTGTCCGCTTGTTACAGATTTGGTAAGGTTTCTGTCTTTCCAATCTGTATTATATGCAGACACTTTAACTGCTACTTTATCCGTCGCGTAGTGAGCACCAGCTTCTGAACTTACAAATCTTTCATTTGCAGGATCTGAAGCAACCGTACCATCATAATAGATTACATTATCCATAATTGGTGGCTTTTCAACAATACCAAAATTACCAAAAACTGAAACGTTATCAGTAACATCATACATTGCCCCACCTTTCCATTGTAAAGTGGAAATAGGATCTGCTACAATCTTCTCATCGGCTACAGTAAAATGGTCTTGATATGAATATCCAATCTGTGATAATCCTACCATACCATAGGCTGAAAGTGGACCTGAAGCATAAGCTCCTTGTAAGAATCCACCTAACCAATCAACTGTGGTTGAGTTATGATAAGCGATTATATCACCTAATCCAACTCTTTTACCATCAGGTACATTATCATCAGCATAATCCACATAATAATCACCACCCATTAGATCACGTACTTCACGTGCGTGTTCTATACCAGCAGTTCTCCAATCTATACCTAATTGTAATTGAAGTTCATCACTTACATCATAATTAAGTTTAGAAATAAGGCCATATGTATTCTGACGATTAATGCTATTTCTCAAAATACCTACAGATTGATTATTATCAATACCATGTGTGCGTGTGATTACTCTTTTGTCTACATAAACTGTATCAGAATCACCACTATTCATAGCGATAAGAGCATTCCAATCACGTGTCCAGGGAGAACGACCATAATAAAATTTATAGTCATCATCACCAAGATTACCATCAGCATCCATAGTAGGAATCCTACCATAAGTACCTGTACCACCACCTGAACCACCACTCCAATACAATACTGAACTTAACATTGTTTTGTCATTAATAGTTAGAAAATGATTTAGGTTTACTAAAGGCTTGTGAAAGAAATTTTCTCTTTCGTTAATAAAGTTGGGATCGTGTCTTGCTACTGTTTTAGCACCATACATATAATAGTATTGTTTACCTGTATATGATGGGTCTACTGGAGACCAATTTTGATTAAATGTACGTCCAACATCCTTGAACTTACCATCTTCACCAAGTGCTTCAGTATCATATCCATCTATACTTGCAGCAAAATCAGCATCATATGCACCAATATTCTGTTTATATAGATTGTGTGCGTGTCGCTGTGGCGCACCGATTGCGTATAATTCAAATCGGTTATCAGCATTTAGTGCGTAACTTGCACCAAAGTAATATGCCCAAGCATCTGTCCACGTTTTGTCAATGATTCCACCACCAGTTTTACGTACTACTGTACCACTCAAGGCAAATTTATCACCTATCAAGCCAGTATTATAGTTTACTGTAGTTTTAAGAAAATCACCAGCACCAACTTCTTGTTTTACCTTACCACCCTTTATGTGAGAGGTAGGGTCTGTAATTATGTTCATAGTTCCACCAATGGAAGGTGTAGCTAAATTAACAGCACTTAAACCACGTTGCATCTGGATAGAATGTGCAGCATCTGCTACACCATCCCAATTGGACCAATAAACCCAACCGTTTTCCATATCATTTTGTGGTACTCCATTAATCATTACTGCTACATTCCGTTGATTAAAACCTCGAACATTGATACGAGCATCACCCGCACCACCACCTTGTTGCGTAGCATATACTGATGGTGTTAGATTAAGCGCCATTGGAAGGTCTTGACTACCAAGACGGAATTCCATATCTGCTTTTTCTACCGTAGTATAAGCAACAGGTGTTTTTTCGCCTGCACGGGAAGCCAAAACTTCCAATGCTGACATCTCGACTGCGGAAACCGCTAAGCTAAAGTCGAGACTAATATCTCCACTAACATCTACTGTTTGTGAAGATGATTCATACCCGATAACAGAAGCTATTAGTGTATGTGAACCTTCTCCGATTTTAATCGAATAAGTACCATCTTCCAAAGAAGCGGCACCCAAATCAGTTCCTTGTACAACTACATTAGCTCCAGCCAAAGGATTCCCTGCCTCATCAGCAACCGTACCACTAACACTTTGTCCATAAATGAACATAGGCATTAGAAATGTTATTACCAATGAGATTAGATTACGTTTGTTTTTCATGAAACGTCTCCTCGTTTTTTTTTAGTGTAAGACGCATTTTTCTACAGGTGCGTCAACTGCCTGTTTTCGGTTATCACCCCCGCGGTATGTGAAATTTTTATTATACAATTTTTACACTTCCCTTTCGTGGTCTATCATCAAATTCGGGGCCTGTTAGGACTTTTCTTTCTTTTTTATTTTTATCACCCTTTTCTTTTTCCTTTTTATCACCCTCTTCATATACTTCAAAACTTCTTCTACCAAGTGCAGTATTCCATGCTAATACCATAGCTAATGCCATTGGATCGAATACAAAAATTAAAATGAATATAAAGAACTTTACAACTGTATCTACATCAGTTCCAAATACTCTTGCCAAATAAATTGCGGGACCCACATCCACCCCAGTTTCTATTAATTCAACTTTTAAATCACCAATCTCTTGTTTAATTTTTAATATCTCATCATTGACTGCTAATACTTTTGGATTATAATCTTCACGAAGTTTTCTTTTTGCTGTAATATAATTTTCTGGTAAAGAAGCAATAGATTGTTCTAACTCTTCTTTTAGATAAGTTTTATCATCTTCTAATTGTTCTAATCTATCTTCTTTATATAATAAAGTTGTGGATTGTTTTTCGAAATTAATTGTTGCGCCTTGATAGGCATTTGATAGATATCCGAATATACCTGCTGAAGTTATTAACACTAAAGTAACCACACCAATACCCAAATAAGTTTTTAATATCTTACTGGCTCTATACCAATACTGATATAAAAATGAAGCGGCTACAAGTTTAGTAAACTCTAATGAACCTGCCATTATAATTACTGAAGTTTGTGCTCCTGAAAATAACTTTGATAAACCAAATACTGAAAAGAACGCTGCTGACCCTGCTACTGTTAAAGCAGATATACCGATTAATAATTTAAAGTTTTTAAATCGTTCAAGCATATAATATTTAGTTCTCTAATCTTCATCTTCCAATTCTACTAACCCATGTACTTGTTCTAATCTTTCATGTAAATTACTTAATTGATTAGAAAGATCATCTCTATCAATAGTATTATCTGTTACTCTTTCAATGAGTCTTTCAATAACTTGTAATAATTGATCAAGTCTTTCTTCTACAGTACGTTGATATTTCATGTAACTCCTTAATGTTATTATGCACTAGGTATCTTATCTCTATTAAACCACAAATATTCTTTAAGATGAAAATCTTGTCTTGCCTTCTCTAAAACATACATTGGTATGTCTTCATCATTCTCTGCTAAAGATTGACTCATATGAATTTCTCTTTCATGAAATTCTGCTATTTTTTGAAATAATTTATCAAAAAAATCATCCACAAAATTCTCCTTTAATATCTGTTTATTAATACAATTATAAATAGAATATATATTTACTTAACTGTCTTTTTTATCTATAATATCTTCAAATTCAGCAACTATGGTTTTATGGGTAATATACCACAAATCATTCTTTCTCAGAACTGTATCCGCAAGTGAATACATATTTTTTAGTTCATCAATTGTGTAACCAGAACTTACCGATACAGTTCCAAGTAGAACATACACATCATCTCCGATGCGTATCATTTCCTTCATTTAGGATATTTTTACAGTAGTCTTCTTCGGTTGTTCCTGCTCCATCTTAGGAATTGAGACAGATAAAATTCCATCCTTAAAATTGGCTGAAATGTTCTCACCATCTAACAACTCACCCAATTCAAATTGTCTTTTAAATGAAGATTGCTTTAATTCCTTACGGATAACTCTAGCACCTTGATCTTTCATTAAAGAACCGTGTTTATCTCCAGATATTGTAAGAGTTCCATCTTCAACATCTACTTTGAGTTGTTTCTTGTTTAATCCAGGAATCTCTGCTACAATACCCACTTTGTCGTCGTATTCATATACGTTAACTTTTGGATATGCAGTATTACCATATGGTTTTACACCAACGGATTTTGTTATTTCTGGATAATGAGTTTCAACCATTTGATCGAATATTTTATCAAACGGGGTCAAAAAAGAATCCCTATCGAAGTAAGGGATGTTTGTACGAAATGCGATTTTAGTCATTGTTTTCTCCTGTTTTGTTTACTATTTAGTCAAACATTGATATCCTCAATTGAGCGATATCAAACCTTTATTACTTATAAATATAATGTTTTTTCATAAAAATACATTTTTTTTTAAAAAATATGAGGCCCTCATTTTTAAGTTGTTTATTTCAAGTGGAAACTAAAAATTTTCGAGCCTCATATTAAAAGTTTGAGGAAGCATATATTCGATAGTATAATTTAAAATAATAAAAGTGAGAATAAAGAGGCTTCCTCGTAAAAAAGTTTTGAAATTTTGGGGGTGCGAAAATGCCATTTCGCATTGAATCACTCTGATTTTATAGCTTCACACGTTATTTCCGAAAGTTACTTCGATTCTCTCTCAATGCTATTAACACCGTTGAGGCGAATACAACTTCTAAACAACTACCTTAACTCTCAAAGAAAAGTTTATTCGGTCAGTTTACAGGGAGATTTCCTTTCGGGTACTCCCAATGAAGTGAAAAAGTAGGCTTCTTTTTCTAATTATATTGACTCAAACTCCCGCACGAAATGTCTTTCAGTATTACCAACATTTAGGTGAATACTCCTCTACCACAAGAGGGATTAGGATACATTACAAGCCTTTAACACAACCTGTTATTCAGTCAACCCCACATCAACATGCCTGCTGATGCGTTCCCATTTCAAATTTTCAAAAAACTTTATATGTATATATATAAACATAAAAGTCTAAAATACATTTTATTTAAAAAAAAAGGAAAAAAATTGAATTTTCACATACTAAAAGAGCAAATACGTTGGACATTGATGATCCTAATCTGTATAATTATGGCAGTAGAAATGTCTTTGCCACCAAATCCTCATATAAAAAAGTTAATTGTTGTTTTAACTTTATATGCTTGCTTAAAACACAATCTTCCTGAAAAGATTTTAAGTGTATATGAAAAATATTATATTAAAGGGAAAGAAATATTTAAAAAATATTTATAGCGTGACCAGCTTGTTCAACAAGTGTAAGTACTGCATATGTTAGTACTGAACCATATCCGAAATATAACCACTTATTCTCATACCAACTTGGCTTAACTAACTTAGCTTTCTTTTCTGTAAGAGTTAAATCTTCTTCTAACGAATCAATTTTCTCATTAAGTAAATCTATTTCAATAGTCTTTAAGCTATCTGAAGTAGATAGAGAATCCGCTTTGATTTGTAACTCTTGTATATTATTTGCAAGATTGTCTGCTTGTTCTTTAGTTAAAGTTGTTTGACCCCATACTAAATCGGCCCATCCACAAAATAACATGAAACCAACAACCCAACTAATCATTTTTGTTTTCTTCATTTTTTCTTTGCAAAATCTTTCAGAAACTTATCAGAGTCTTTTACTTTTTTTCTCTTAGTAGGTTTTTTAGCTTTTGTTTGTGCTTTCTTAACCTGTTTTAGTTCCTTATCAATTTTTTTAACTTTTTTCTTTACAACTTTTTTCTTGGCATCTATCTTCTTAACTGCAGCTTTTTTCTTTCCTGATACTAAAGAACTTAACCCTAATGCAGCTAAAATAGCTCCAATTATTTTTGCTAAACTACTCATAACTAATTTCTCCTTTGACTATTAAAAGTATCTTGTTGTGGTGTATCTTGTATTGGATATGGATTAGATATTGTATAATCCCTCTGTTGCTTACCTTCACGATAACTATTTTTATAAGTAATAGTTTCCACTACAGAGTGTTTTATACATTCCTTAGAAATTTCCTTTTTAGCTTGTAGAAAGAAAATTTCCTTATAATCCTCATCACTATAATGATGTACTTTAAATTTAGTATCTATTAAATGTCCACCAGTAATAAAGAGTACAAAGCTAAATAATAATTCTAATATCATATTAATTCCTCTTGGTTACTCTTCTTCCTGAATTAGAACTTGAGGAAGAACTTGACGAGCGCCCTGAAGAACTTCTTGTACTTGATACATTCGAACTATTACTATAACCACTATTACTTGATTGTGAAGTGTTGGAACTTCTTGTTCTTGTAACATTTAAATTTGTTCCAGGTGAACCATCACTATCTCTACTTGTAGAAAATGTTCTTGGTTTTCTTTCACCTGTATTAACTGGAACATACATTGTATATCCACCTATTAGATATGAATCATATCCATAATAAGTTCCGTAACTATTATAGTAACCACTTCTACCATAACCATAACCAAATCCATAGTATGGTTGAAATCTATTATACATTGAACTATAAGCTAAACTCAATGGTGTTCCTGCTCCGTCTTGTGCGTAAATACCTACGTTAAGAGGTCTTGGAACTGCTCTTGAATAAGTTTCGTAGAACTGTTCACTATCATCATTTTCGATTTCTGGTTCAGGATAAAACATAGAGAGTTGCGTATAACATCCCGATAGAGACAAGCTCCCAAAAAGTAATACACAACTCATTAATATTTTTTTAAGTTTCATTATTTTCTATCACCCATATATGGTTTTTTATTCCAACCACGTTTATGTTCATGCTTTTGGCCTTGAGTATATCCAACATAATAAGCTACTCCACCAATAACAACTACACGAACTGCTGAGCGCCAGAATCTCTTCCTTTGCATCTTTTTTCGTTTAGCCATCATCATTCGTTTATCACGTCTGTCCATACCGCGCTTCATACTGCCACGATCCCATTTTTTCTTATCGTGTTGTTTCTTAACGGTAACTTCTGTCTTACCATCTGTTTCTTTAACTTCAACTTCTTGAGCCATTAATGGTAAAATAAAAGCAAACATTAATAAATATTTTTTCATATCCATTCTCCTGTGTCTATTATAAAATCAAAGATAAACACTCCTACTAAATAAATAGTATTGAATACACGTTGTTTACGTTCTTTTCTACGTTTTATTTCTTTATGTAGGTTTTTTATAAATTTTTCTGTATCTATCATACTATATTAGACTCTTCTAATTAGATAAGGTTAAATGTATTTTTTATACGCAAGAATCATTAACCAATTATGAACATCTAATATCATACTATGTCCTACACCCCTTATTCCCATATAATCAAAATATCCTTTAAATCCTTTTTGATATACTCTCCAAAATCTATCTTCATTAATATTAAAATTTGTTGGTGGAGTATAATCAGGAAACTTATTTCTATTTTCTATTATATAATCAAATGAATTGTCTAAAAAGAAACTTAATTTTTTATAAAAAATATCAGAATAATTAAGTGTTTTAATATTCTTCCAAAATTCGCTATCATCTCTATTTGTAGTATAAAACATCATTTGTTTAAAATGTCTTGTATTATGAAAAGTATATTCAGTCCAAGTATTACAATAATTTAACATATCTTCATCTCTTATATCAGAACGATTCATGTATAATAATTTATTATCTCTATTTAAATAATTTCCTAATTGTTGAAGAGCAGTTGATATCTGAGTAAATACTGTAGATTCCATTGGACAATCAAATTGTCCTGCTAATCCTACAGCGCTACAATTTTTCTGAAAAGGTTTAACTACATAAGATGGAGTCCATTTTAAATGATTAACTTGATCTGACTTAAATCTACCATCCCAATAATCATTTATCTCATCTATTGCTTCATCTTTACTAATATACTTATCTGAATAGACATATCCTGTTCCTATCCTATGTTGTAATGGTGTTTTAAATGAATAACCATTTTTAAAAGCAGTAGTATATAAGGTTGGCACCATCTCTTTAGTTCTATCTATATATTCTACTGGACCAAATACGGCACTATTTACAGGATATTCATCACTAATATCTACAACTTTACTAAGTTTAGAAATCAAAATTCTACTAATACCTGTACAATCTACGTAGTGATCTGCTTTAATCTTTTCTTTATCTTTATTAACAAGATATTCTATAGTATTATTTTTTTTATCTACAACCACATCAGTTATATGATCAGTAATTATTTTAACATTATCATCAAACTTAGTTTCTATAAATTTACCTATCTCTAACCAATCATGCATATGAGCTATGGCTCTATTATTCTTTCTATTAAAAAAACTATTTTTAAAGTGTTTTTTAAAACTATCTATATAATCATCCGTATTATCTATGGGTGTTTCTAAAAAACTATTTTGATATAATTCAGTATGTAACTTATCATTATATTTCATAGAATCCTTTACGGATTTCATACCACCACCATTCCTAAGTAAAGGTAATAATTTATTTTCCATTACAAAACTATGATTAACTACATCTGGTCCACCAACTCGAGGATCAAAATTTTCACGGTTTCCCCACCCAACAAAAGAATTACCTATTTTTAAAAAAGATTTTGTTCTACTAAACCATTCAGTTTCTTCAATTCCTAATGATTCAAAAAACAATTGTAGTTGTTCTTTGCCTGTTTGTTCTCCAGCAGAAATTTGTTCTTTATCTGATGATTTTATTATATCAATTTTTAATTTAGGAAATTTTTTATTTAAAAACAACGCTGTTAAGTAACCTGCAAATCCACCACCAACTATAATAACTTTCTTCATATTAATCCTTTTAATATTTCGTTATACAAATAAAAAAAATGTTCACGATTTTTTATTGTTAATTTATTTGCTTCTTTATATTCTATATCATAATAAATTTGTGGAAAACTTTTATATACTGTAACATGACTAAATTCAAGAATTTTTATTCCTTCATTTGTTCTAAGAATATCCCACACCACAAAATTACTATTCAATTTTTCATTTTGAATCTTATGTAATTTTTCTACTATAGGTATAATATCTTCTACTTCTGCTAAATCATTTATTGGTAATGCTACAGGAACTTCATATGGTGGTAAATGATATTTTATTCTATCTTTTTTAAGAATCTCTTTTGTACCATATGGAAAATTATCTTTATTTTTTGTTTTAAATTCGTGCATTCTTTTAGTAAAGAAAACTTTAGAGTTTAAAATTCTAACTCTAATATCATAATCTACATCTTTATATTCTTGAACTAAACATGGAAATATAGATCCCCCTGTCCAACTTCGAGTATCTTTATTATCAACAATAGATTCATAATCATCCCACTTATTAACTTGTTCAGTTCCAGCCCCCCAAGTTTTTTTAGTAACTATAGGAAATTTTATATTTAATTTTTCTATCTCTTCTTTACTACCTACATAATATGTTTTCAAACAAGGTATATCATTTTCTAACATAAATTCATATTGCTTTAATTTATCATCATAATAATAATATGCGTCTTTTGAAGGATATATTTTATTAAATTTTTGAGTTAATACATCATATGCTTTATTAGTTGCTATCTTATCATCAAAATGATGACCAAATCTAGCAAAACATATATCATCACTTGAAACATTTAATTGCTTTATAGATTCTATATTGTGCATATCTACAACCTCATTAGATATTTTTTTTACATCTAATAAAAACTTAACAGTTTTCCACGCTTGATCTTCATATAAAATATCTTTATGAAGGTAAAACTTCATTTAAATTTTCCTTTGCCCAATTTTCTATCCACTCATTTGGTATTGTATCAACTACTAATGTATATCTATCTGTTTCCCCCATATTCCATACCGTGTGTGCATACTTCCAAACTTTAAAGTGATATAAATAACCATCCTCTAAATGATGAACCTGAAAATCATCAGATGGTTTATCTAAAAAATCTTCTAATTGATATTCACCATATAACTCTTTCCATTTGTCAACTACATGATCTTTAAAAATAATTAAGTAGCAGTCTTTATTTGATATAAGTGGAATCTGAAATCTCCACATCATCTTCTTAGAATCTTCAAGTTCTTCCATACCTTTTCCATAATCTCTATGTATGCCGTATGAAGAATGTGATTCTCTTCGAATTAATCTAGCAACTAAAACTTCAGTTCCTTCATTAAATATATCAAATACACTATTCATATAAGGTAAATGTTTTCTATCAAAAGGAATATCTTGTAAGATTTCTGTATCATATAATACATTCACTTGTCTATTATAATCTTTCCATATTCTATGCCTATTCATTTCTGCTAAATAAAGATTCCAACCTTCCATTTCTTCTTCTTTTCTACCTAACAAAGATATACAATGATTTCTAAATCCTGAATCATATGTAACTACTGATTCAGCATAGTCTTTTTCTTTTAATAATTTATCTAGATCGAATTTTATTGGATGTTTATATAAACTCATGAGTGTAACATAGATGACGGAAATCCGTAATCCAAATAATATAATCCTTCTCTTGGTGCAACTTTATAACATCTTGTTGGATAAATAGTATCTGTATTATTCCAACTATCTTGTTTATAATTTGAAATAAATTCACTCCACATAGAATTACTTGCAATAAATTTTTTAGAATATGTTAGTGCCATCAAATCTACTATTGAATGTAAATCTATTTTAGGACCACCATGCATATAATAGTTGTCATTAAATCCCCATTTAATTCTTTCTTTTTTTTCTCCTAAAATATCATCACTCATAATAACATCATAGTTATCTGTAATAAATTTTAATTCTTCTAATGTAGCATCTGAACTTAAATAGAATTTTTTATTTGGATGATTTTCTAATCTTGTAAGATAATAATTATCTTCTAAGTATGCATATCTCCAATTGTTATTATCTCTATTTAACCATTTTTTATAATTCTCACTACCATCATCTTTTAAATCTCCCCGTCTCACATGAATTCCAATACAATCTTTAACAGTATCTTTTATTTTCTGTAATAGTTTTTTGTCTTTCATTTGAATTTCTTGAATTGGTCTAAGAGTATCTATATCAGGTATAAAAATATTTTCGTTATGGTAATAACAACAATCCCAATCTTTGAGCATATGGTCGTGTGAAGTTAATTGTTTATCTAATATCTCAGCTACGATTTTTTTCGCTCTAAATTTCTTAGTAGTATATCTATCATCCGACACTATTTTTGTTTTTGGAAAATCTAAATATTTAGTTTCCTCATAAACACTATCGGATAAAACTAAATCAAATTTGAAATCATTATATTGATTAATTAAATAAAGATATTCCCAAACAAAAATTCTATGACCAAATCCAGGTGGACTTGTATAAGAAGTAGTTAATATCATGTAACCTCTAATTATGTATTAATATGTGATCTACGAAATATGTATCCTGTGGTTCTATATCAAATCTAAAAAAGCTAGACGATTCAGACGCACTATATGGTGTAATTGATTCAATGTCTACCTCTTCCAATGAAGAACTTAAAAGTTTATAATTTGTATTAATGTCTCCTGCATAATCAAAATACCAAACAGATCCTGTAAGTGCTGCTGATCCTGTAGAACCAGGAAGCCCATATCCCTCACCATAACTTTCACTCTTAACTAATAATGGGTGTCCAGGTGTAATTCTAAAAGTATCAGATCTACCATTTTTACAATCAATATTTAACCAATTGTTACGAGAAGAAGACATAATATAATCAACTGAAGCAGTAACTAATGTAATTTGAGAAGCAATATCACTGCCCGTATATTCCCACAATAAAAATTCTGATGCTACATCTGTATCAGGTAAACCTGAAATACTAGCTGCTAAAACTTTATCATCAATTGACATAGAAGCATGTACTTCTCCATCAGCGTGGTCAACAGAACTACTTAAAATAGTTACATCTTCACCACCCAAACTTTCTTTATTGTGAACTAATACACCATTAGCTAAATAATTATGATTATTTTCAACACTAGCTAAGTTATATGTTTGGGTTTCTTCATTTTTTTCTTCAATACTAACAATCTTTACCTCAGTAAAAGGACTTCTTCCCCTTACAGGATTGAGCACATAACAAATATCACCAACTTCAAGCTGACCAACATCCATACTATATGTTTCTTTAGTTAAACTTGGTTTATATGAACACCAACCTTTATTTTTTACCAAATATGGGTGATCAAATGTATTTGTATTTACTAAATCCTTCCAAGTGGCGTCAATATATTTATTAAACTCTGCTTCTTTCTCATCATCAGAAAGTTTATCTAGTTCTGAAACTTCAAGCCAGAACTCTGGAAATTTCTTCGGACCAACTGCTATCTTAGAGGGAGATGGTTTTGCTTCATCTAAACTATACTTATATGTTGGCATACCATCTTTGAACATTTTAGCATCAAATTTTATCTCAACCATATTCTCATGAACAGGTGTAGCTATTTCAAGTATTTTATTTTCTTCTAATGTGAATGGTTTTGTATTTGTATTAACTGTAAGTACTGTATCACCAACTTTTAAATTTTCTATCAACTCATATGTTACATCTGAGGTAGGTACAGCTGTTCCTGCTATAAAACAACCAAAACATTCAGCAGTAGGACCAGTATAATCATAACCCTCATTAAGAGTTTCTTCGTACTTTTTGTCCTTAGTATTCCAAGTGAATACCGTTTTAGTATTAATCCATGTCATTAATTAACTCCATATTCCTAAGTATAAATATGTCAATTATAAATATTAGTGTCAATAGCATAATTAACAAAAATTTCTTCATCTTTTTTTATATCTTGTAATGTAATAAAATTTTGTCCGCCACATTTTGGACAAGGTGGCATACATGGATGGCGATGTTTTGGTGTATTCCACTCTAAATTTGGTTTTTCATTATGATTAAAATAGTATTTAAACTGTTTTTGTAAAGTATCAGTAAGTAAAATTGTTTGAACTTTATCATCATTTATAAATTTTTCAGCTAACCATTCTTTAATATTCTCATCTAAATTTTTCAAACTTGCTTTATATACTGTAACCAACCTATCTTTTTTAGGTAAAACAAACGGATCAATACCAGCAGGTATATCTCTTAATGCAAAAACTCCTATACCATGAACTTTTGATATACCTAATTTACAATAAAAATGATTATTTAAATAATCTACTATATGTCTATCTCTTTTTCTGTTAATATTCATACTTCTATCCATTTTTCAAATTGTAAATCTTTTTCAAATACTAATTCAAATTCACCTAACTTTTTTTTTCTTCCATAATACATTGGATATACTGTTAAATCAAATATATCTTCAACTATATCTAAAGTCCAATTCTTTAATTGTTTTGTTAATGGTCTATCTAAATGTAAATAAGGACCTGGATTACCATTCATTTCTAATAACCAAACATTCTTATCTTCATCAGGAATAAAATCTACACCAAACAATTGAAATATATTTCTTTGTGTTTTATTATTCACTCTATCAAAAATACTTTTTGAAATATCTACAATAATATTTTTCATAGTTTCATGTAACTCTTTATAATAATGATATGTGTGTTTAGAATATGCCCTAACCATAGTATTACCAAAAAATTTACCATCTCTTTTTGCAAGATAATTTGTTATTTGGCGTTCCAATGTAAAATCATCTTTTTTATAATCAAGTGTTGTCCATCTTAACATAGAATCTTTATAAAAATATGCTCTAAATTTTCCCTCAAATGTTTGTAATAATAAAAAAGTTCTAAAATCTATTTTTTTATTTTTATGTAATAAAGGATTATCAATTGATTGTTGATAAATAGCTTTTTTATTATTTTTTACTGAACTTAAATCATCAGTTATTTCAATATCATTACCCAAAGACCCATCCGTTGGTTTAATAAACCAAATTCCTTCTAACTTTGGATTTTTAATATAAGTTTTAGGATAATAATATTTATCTTTAAAAAAAATAGATTGCTCTATTTTATTTATAGGAACAATACCGTTAATTCTATTATCATCATCAAAATAAGATCTAAATTTAGTTGTATGAAAAAAATCATCTGGATGAATATCAGTATTAAATCTTGTATTCCTATCATAAAAATAAACACTTTGATATAATGCTACTTCTCTTCTTTTCTCTCTACTTAATTTCATAAATACTTTTTCTTCAATTCAGTAAGAATAGATTTAGATGTACTATAATTATCAATATCAATTCCATCAGCTTCCCATCTAGCATTAAACAAATGTAATCCTATAGCTTCTTCTGAAAGTTTAGTTCCATTAATTAACTTATCTATTTCATGCCAACCTATTGAACAAAACGCATTATAACCTAAAACAAATTCTTCTAATTGATATTTCTTTACTAAATAATCAAGTAAATCTGGACCAGTTTCTCCATGTTTAATTCTTTCTTTATTTCTAAAAGTTATTTCATTTAAAGCATCTTTAAAAATTTCTAATTTTGGATGTTTTGAATATATTAAAGAAGTAGTTGCCATTATACTTTGATCAGGATTTTCTTGACTTATAAAAATTAAAGGTTGTTCTAAATTGAATTCTTTCAATAAAACTATATCAGTATCAGTCCATAATCCACCAATATCATATAGGAAAGTAAATCTAAATTCATTTGAAAAACCTGAAGGTGATCCTTTATTAAATCCTTTGCCGTAGTACCATATAGCAGAATCAGGTAATATATCATTACCATCAAGAACATTTACTCCTGATGGAATATCTTTTACTTCATCATAAACATATAAGTTATAATCAAATCCATTTTGTAAAAAAGATTTTATAGATATTATATTTTGTGGTAATAATTTCTTACCTATCCATAAACTATTTGCGACTTTATCTCTTTCCTTGGCCACGATATTTTTTCTTATAACGGGTTAATGCTTTCTTATTACCTTTACCAGCAGGTTTAGTTCCCCACTTAGTTCCTCTACCCATTCCTTGTCTTGTACTCTTACCTGTTTTCGAAGGTTCTTCATTACCAAAAATTCTAGGCATTTAGGTTATTTTCTCCAATACTAATTGTTTTGGCAAAGCACCTGAAAATCTGTCAACTTCTTGTCCACCTTGTTCTATTATTACAGTAGGTACAGATCTAATTCCATATTTTGATGCTACATCCTGTGATCTATCTATATCAATAAATTCTACTAAATGCCCTTCTGATGCAATTTCATTCATAACAGGTTTAAACGCCTTACAAGGACCACACCAAGTTGCTGAAAAATATTTTAATGTTTTCATACTTCATTACCTTTAACTAATTTAGCGTTAGCTTTTTCTTCTTTGATTTCTTTTTTGAAATCTTTTTTCTTACCACCATGATATTCGTAAGCGTGTCCTTCTTCGATTAAGATATCATTAACACTTACCCAACCATCATGGTCTAAATCAATATCACTATCATCATTTACTATGCACTCTTGAATATGTTCTCCTACAATATCAGGATCCACAAACACTTCACCTAACACTCTACCGAACTTACCTGTACCAAATGATTTAAGTTTAAAAACTCCACCTTCTAATAATTCTTTATTACGAGCTTTAGCTTTTAAACCTTTTGCCTTTTCTTCTAAATCTCTTGTTCTTGATTCCCAAGTATCTATTCCCATATATCGTATACGTTTTTTAGTTTTCAGATTGAAACCTAAATCAATAAAACAATCTATAGTATCTCCATCTAAAACCTTAATTAACTTACATTGATATTCTTTAACATCTACTTTTTTAGCCATAACTCTTCTCCGTTTAACCGAAGAAAAGTCTTCGGCTTATTCTTTTCTTAAATCAATTCCTACTTGATTCGCAACTCTTATACATTTCGCAGTGGTTTTATCCCACTTACCTTTATAAATATTATCAAGTATAGATAGTGCTTCTGTTTGACTAATTTTTTTTGGCACTATTTCTCCTTCATATAAAAAATGTTTAGAGTCTGGGTTTGTATTTGCTATAGAACTTATTACTTCTTTTACTTTTTTAAATCTTATAAAACCCGAATAACTTACTTCTAATCTATTTGTATGGGAATGTGCCATCTCAATATACACATCATAATCAGACCAATATTTTCTTTCCATCAATTTACACCTCTTTCACTATCTCATCTGAGGGAAATGGAAATTGAGTAAACATTCTACCTGTAGGTTGTTTCGTTTCCCAATTTATTTCTTCTTTATTCTTCATATCATAATCACCAAATGGTCTTCGAAAAACTGTTTTACCACCATCAGGAGATTCATAAATCCATTTACCTTCTTGGTTATCTACTATTTCCTCTGCTAACTTATGCGATTCTAATACAGCTTGTGCGTCTCCACCAGGAGGTAATCCATCAGCAGTCATTTCTACATAAGCTTTTGTTGCTATTGAAGACGCATCACCTTTTTCAAATGATTTTGATGTTCTACGAGCTGATGCTTCAGCTTCAATACCAAAAACTTTTTCTTCATGTTTCTTTTGAGCCCAATTCTTTTCTCGTCTATCACCTTTTCGTCTATCTTTGGTTGATCTTTTCTCAAAATCTTCTTTTTGTTGAAGTGAATCTCCATCATAACTACTTTTACGTCCCTGTGCGTATGCTTGCTCATCTATATCTTCAACAAACTCTTCTATCTCTTGCTCTGTTTTTAGTTCACAGCCTAAATGATTAGTCCCTGAGCCTATATAATCATAATCTACTTTTGAAGTATCTTCACCACAAATTGCACAGGTCCAAAATTCTTTATAATTCTGCTCTTCTATTTCTTCGGGTGTTAACTTTGCTTTGCCGTCTAAAGTACTAAGATCCAAAGTCCAACCTGTATTATTATTCTTTATCTTTGCTAAGATAGCATTAGCTATTTGTTCACGTGCAGCATCTGATGATAGATTTACTTGATTAGCTGCTTGAGTCTCTAATACATCTTTTATTAATTGTTTCATAAAAAACCTCTTTATATTAAAAAAAAGCCCGAACTTCTATAAGAGGAACGGGCTCGTTGGAATGAGAGAGTAAAATCATTCTATATTTTAATTTAATTTATAATTACCTTATATCTTTGTCTCCTATAAATATAAAACAAACGCCCGAAAATGTATTTTATTTCGGGCGCTGTTTTTTAGTAGTCAGTCAATTATTAAGAATCAGAATCTTCTGTAGATTCTATTTCGTCTTCATTAAAGAGGTCTTCAGAACTACCATCAGAAACGAACTTCTGTACTAACTGTCTAATGTAAGTTCTTTCAGATTCCATTCCACCATCTTCAGAATACTGAGGATAGATACTAACTTCAGACGCTTCATCTAATCCAAAACCATCATACAGAAGACCAGACATTTCAACTGAAGTTCTTGTCGAAATTCCACTTGAAATCCTACCTGCTTCTGATTTTGATTCTGACCTTGATGCGTGAGCTATCTCAGCAACTGCTTTCAATAACTCAGGATCCACATGAGGAAACATATATTGTAACAATCCATATTCCTCATCAGAGTTTAGAACATCCATTTCTACAATAATGAATCTATCCATTAAGGCTTTATCCATAACTCTTGTAGAAGTGTATTCATTACCAATGTTCGCTGTCGCTACAAAAGTAACACCACTTGCAACTTTAATCGTCGCCTGCCCGTCAGCCTCATCCAACCTTAGATATCTCTGACCTTCATCAAGAACTGTCATCAAAATATTCCAAGCGTCAGGGTGAGCCCTACTTAACTCATCTAACAGAATAACTGAGTTAGGCGTCGAAATCGCCTTCACAAAAAGTGATTCTGAAAAGTAAGTACCCTTTGACTTATCAAAGTGAGTATTACCAATTAGAGAGGAACGAGGGTCTTGAGTCGCACCCAAATTAAAGTAAAAATCAGGACGATCAAGTGCGTTAACTAACGACTTAGCTGCCAATGTTTTACCACATCCGGCAGGACCTGTCATTAGAATGTTCTTACCTCTAACACCTGAACGAACTAAATATTTCCACTTCAGTTCCTTCATAACCAAACCTTTAGGTTTCAGTTTATATGAACTATGAATGAAATTCAACATCTCACCATGTTCTTCAGGTACTTCTACCGAAGAAACATCAAACTCAGGAACTGATGATACTTCAAATTCACTCATTGGAACTTTCCACCAATAGGTTTTACCAGTTTTACCTTCACGACGTTCAAGAGCCATACCTTGTTCAAATGCTCTTTTACGTGTTCCAGTACCAATTTCTGATGTGTATTTATTACCATCAGAATCAAAAGCGTTATATCGGTTTCCCGACATTTCGATTTTGACTACAACTTTATTCATTTATTATCCTTTTCTTTTTTAATTGACTTAACTCTCATTACACCTGATCATACGCATAAAGGACCATACGAGTCAAGCCTTTTTTTCATTATTTTTAATTCTTTTTTTGAACTGTAAATTCATCGAATTAAGGGCTTTTCTCTGTTTTATAGTCAATTTACCACGTGATTTTACTTGTGTTTCGATAGAATTTAAGAAGTATAAACTATTACTTGTATAAGATCTTGAGTATTTAGCTTCTTTTAAATTGTTTTTAATAACTGTTAATTTTTCTAAAGTAGTATTAATATACCTTAATTTTTCATTTCTATATTCAGGATCTTTTTCTTTATTAAAATGTTCTGTATATTTCTTAACAATATTGGTAATAGATGATTCCATCTTTGGTGTTATTTTTCTACCAGTTACCAATGCCCGATGCATACTAAATATAAAATCATGATAACCATTGGTACTTCCTTTTGGAATATATGAGTCATCTTTAATTATATGTTCAAGTTGTTTTATCCTCTTACCATACATAGACTTATTTTTTTTAACCCATTCGGGTTTGGGTTTATTTGCTCCTATACTATAGTTCATTTCAAATAATTAGGACCTGTCCAATGATACCAATCAGTATTACTATCAAAAATACTACCCCGTACATACTTAGCTGGTGATTTCCAACTAGCGGCTTTAAATACATCACCAACTTCATATGGTTCACCTTTATGTAAACCATTTACTTTAGCAACAAATCCCCAAACACTATTATCGTGTACTACTTTAACAAATTTCCTACCAGCCACAAGTGATAATATCATATCCCTATGATTAGGAAATGATTTAACAAATTTTTCTTCAATATTTTCTAAAAGATTTGACACAGCGGTATCAAAATCTTTTCCTGCACCAACTATATCATCACATTCAGCGACATCTTCCCAATTTACAAAATCTCTTACTGTTTCATGTGCCATTTTTATATCCTCTCATTTATACCTAAATATAGGCATTTTGGACCATGCGAGTCAAGCCTTTTTTTAATTATTTTTGAGCCACTTCTCAGACTCGAACTGAGGACCTGCTCATTACAAGTGAGCTGCTCTACCAACTGAGCTAAAGTGGCTAATTTTTTCCCGCCTCCGTCCCTCTTTAGATACCATCCGTACACTAAATTTTGTGGTGTACTTTAAACACCGACAGTTTATATATTGGTACTGCTAAACCCTAATCTTATATTTAGTGTTGTATATTACATTGGTATTTCTCCTTAGTTATGAGTGCTGAACAGGATTCGAACCTGTGAATAATGGGTTTGCAACCCACCCCGTTAGACCACTCCGGCACCAGCACATTATTATCCTTCAAATTGCCACTCATATTCATACTTATATCTTATACTATCAAATATTTCCCAATCTAATTCCCAATCTCTATCTATGCAAACTACTTTATCTCCTTCTATATACTTTACAGGCATAAAACAATGCGCATCATCAGCATCATAATATTCAAAATCTGCTGTTATTTTATGAATAGTAATACCATCAACCGAATTTACATAACCATTTAATACGCTTTTATATAACTCTTTATCGGACTCATATCTTTTAGCTATATCTTCTATACCACCTTTTCCAAAATTTCTATATAGTGGCAAATATTTTTGATATGGCATCCACATAGATACTTTATAACACACATCATCTATTTCAGTATTATCTTTAATATGAACATTCTTTTTAAGTATTAAAAGAATTTTACCTGTTTTATTATAAAACTGATAGTCTTCGTCTTTTGCCCAAGAAACACACCAACTAGTACCTTTACCATATATCTTAACTGCATCATGTGTATATGGTATAATAACTTTAAAGTTATCATTTTCCATATACAACTCTGATTGGTTATTCTTTATTTCTCTTATTTCAGATCTAGATAGATTTTTCATGTGGAGCTGACAGGAATCGAACCTGCTGCCTCTTCCGTGCAAGGGAAGCGCTCTCCCAAATGAGCTACAGCCCCGAGGGCAGGGATGGATTCGAACCACCGTAGTCTCACGACGCCAAACTTACGGTTTGGTGCATTTAACCGCTTTGCTACCTGCCCGTAGCCCCAACGGGAGTCGAACCCATATCTCCGCCTTGAAAGGGCGACGTCCTCACCATTAGACGATGGGGCCATATTAAAAGGAATAATCAAATAATTCCAAATCTCTTTTAAACCACCAACCAACTATCTTCTTTGATTCTTCCGTATAGTATTGTCTATAATCTTTTAATCTACCTGATTTATTAAATTCTTCTAATTGTTCATGTCCTTTCCACAAAGAACTATCTTTATCTAAACCAATATGTTTACATATGTATTCAAAATCTTCCTGTAAATTTTCGTATCTACCTACAAAATCTATTATCTGTTTACCATCCTTTTCAATCCAAGATACTTGTGGCCACCGCCAAGGTGGAACAAGTGATTCAGGATGCTCTCCCATTTTGGCAAATGATTTCTTTCTTAAATATTTAACCCAATCATCAAAAGACATCATTTCTGCTGACCTTCTAACATTTGTCATAGATGTTCCTATGTTTCTATAGAATGCCCAGAATGATACCATTCTATCATATGGATTTCTTACAAATGCAAACTTATACAAATCATTCCAATTATCTATTTCTTTTTCATCTCGTAATGTAATAGCCCTAATATGTCTACCTGATAAGACGCCATCCTTTTTACAATCACATGGTTTAGTATGTGTACATAAACGTGCAAACGCTTTTTCTTCAAAAGTGTACGGTTGTTTCATACCACTTAATCTACACAAATTACTTCTCAAAGAAGTGCCAGCATTTTTTGGGATATGTATAAAAATAAATTTATATTCATTATTTAAGATCATAATATCCACTTCTATGTCTTACATTCTTATCAACTGTTCCATCATTATAAGCAAGTCCTTTTTGCCAACAAGTACCATATCTCACTCTTTTTCTACCTATATAAACAGGACACATTATATCTAATTCTTTATATGCTATTAATCTATGTCTACCATCTACTATTTTCATAAAACCATCTAAGTCTAATGGTAAATGAACGTGTGGTATTATTAATTTAAAGTAATCTATAAGTGCACGATTTGTTACTTCACCAAATCTTTCCCAAACACATAAACAAACTGAAGCTCTTTTATGTATCATTTTATGATTTAAATGTGGCGCTTCATCTAACCAATCTTGAGGTGGTGGCCAATCGCTTCGTGAAATGAACATTGGATTAACCCAACTATGTGGTTCTTCTGAATATAACTGTTTAAAAAAACCAATTTCTTTATTGCTTGGCGTACTCTTCATAATCCATAATCGAACTTATAATCAAATGTTTCTAAATCTCTTGAACAATAATCTGCAACTCTATCTATTAATTCATCATCAAGTATTGGAATACTTTTATCTATTAACTCTATATCTTTTGTATACCAATGACTATAATGCTTTTTCTTCAAATTAAATGTTGGATTAGAGTTTCCTAATATTATTTCTACTCCAAGTTCTTTACAAATATATTGCCAACTATTTTCTATATCTTCAAACTTACCAATAAAATCATATCTACCTAAATCACCTAACATATTTGTTTGATTCAAATTTCTTTTATAATCTATACAAGCATTTACATAATCTTTAAAATAAATTTTATCTATACTAAGCCCCATTCTTTCCAATAAGTCTCTATCAGAACTTGAACTAAATCGTCGTTCACGTCTTTTATATATTATTTCATCACCCAAATATTTACCATAACTAGCATACCTATTCTTAACATCTATATAATCAGAAGAACTTGCCCAACTAGAAACTAAATAATCAAATGGATTCCTTATAATTGTAAATACAAAATAATCATCCCAATATTTTTTATATTTTCTTTTACTCTGTGCGCCTGTTAAATGTCTATCTTTAATTAATGCAAACTCTTCATTAGTAATTTCCTTTGATTCATTTGGTATATACCAACCAAAAGCCTCTTCTATACTTGTTCCTGCAGTATGTGGTATATGTACAAAAATAAACTTATGTTTATGATTTATCATTTAGTTACTATGAATTGTTTCGTGTTCTTCCAATAATCTAAACGTTAATATCCATTTCACATCTTCACCTTCATCCCACTCTTCATATTCAGATAGAATACAACAATCAGTAGACATTCTATCTAATACTGGTTGAACTTGATCTTCTTTATGACATATAACATTTATAAAATTTTCATTAGTTCTAACCATTACAAGATTATCCCAATGATTATATACTGTATTTTCTTTCATAAGATTACATCTCTTCACCATACAAACTATACTTCTTGATTGGTTCAGGTTTAACTACACCATCGTCTGTATAAATTTCTCCAGCCTTAGCATCTATATCAAATCGTGTAGAACCATTTACCATAAAAATAGAATTAAGACAATCTGTAAGTGTTGAGTGAACAACTTCATCTCCTTCGATAGACCATCTATCTCCAGGTGGAACTCTCTTTGCAATAATATGCTTCATATTAATCCTTTAATAGTTCTTTTTTATTCGTTTCTTCAACAACAAAATATTTTTGTAAAACACTCAACTTATCTTCGTAGTTAGACATTATATCAACTTCTTTATCAAGTGTGTCAATAATATCAGGATGTTCTGCTAAAGCTACATGATTATCTAACAAGTTATCAATATTAACTTTGTGCTTAGCAATACAGCCTTCAAAGTATTTTGTTAATGCGTCTATTAGATCGGTTCTCCCTCTCATAATATTCTCCTCAATTTTAGTGGAGCTGGCGGGATTCGAACCCGCGTCCAGTCTACTTTTAATAAATAGTCATTTACAACTTAGTTAGTTTCCAAATCGGTAGTCAACTAACAACCCACCATACCTCATTTACTCAGATGAGTTTAACTGATAGGTTTCTTTATCGTCTAATTCCTACTCAAAGACATATACCAACCATCCTACCACCTAACTCATTTTATGACCGAGTGTTAGGTAACTCAGTAACTTATGCGTATGCGTAAGTTGGTTGGGAAGCCCTTGCAGGTTCAACATAAGTGTCAAACATCTGTTCGGTATTGGCTAAATGCCAATCAATTTCCAACCCTTGTAGCGATTTATCGCCATTTTGGGTTTGTGAGTCTTTTATAGCAAGTCTTACTCAAACTCCGTTGCACTATATTATCAAATAGCATCTGTCGAAACCATTCAGCCCCATATTATTAAGTATTAAGAAGGTGTGGCATACCTTCAATATTTCCTGCTCTTGTAACTTCTATTAACTCTACTTTAGAATAAAACTCAGGAAAATTGTTAGCACCAACATAGCTGAAAGAACTACGAATTCCCTCTTGTATATCTTGTATAATTCTTTTGACCTTCCCTTTGTATGGTATAACTTTGTGATTACCTTCGACATTTTTATTATCCCCTCTTGATTTTTTAGAGTCCAATGATGCTGAACCTCTATATTTTTTATGTAACATTTCATTCGGCCATTGGCCTATTTTTTCAATCGTGCCTGGAGTTTCTTTAGTACCTGATAACAGGGAGCCCAACATAATCGAGTCAGCCCCACAAGCAAGTCCTTTACACACATCACCAACATTACGGATCCCACCATCACCAATAATAGGAACATCAAACCTATCAGCAACGGCGACGCAATCAATGAGAGCAGACACTTGAGGGATTCCGACACCCGTTCTAATTCTCGTTTCACATAAACTTCCATTTCCAATTCCGACTCTAATCGAGTCCGCTCCTTTTTCACATAAGTATTCACACGCTTCTCCTGTCGCAACTGATCCCGCAATGATTTCAACTCCTGATAACTTGGTTTTGACCTCTTCAATTGCTTCTCCTACTAATTTATGATGTCCATGCGCTACATCTATAAGTAGAACATTACATCCGTTCTTAATTAATTCTTGTGCCCTTTCTAAATAATCCCCTGTAACTCCAATAGCTGCAGATAATGGTAATTCACAATGATCATACTTTTCAGTATGTAACTGATTCATTATCAATGATTGTTCTTCAATAGTATTAAATCTATGTACAACACCAACTCCACCCAACACCATCATAGCAAAAGCCATATCAAATCCAGTAATAGTATCCATAGGTGAAGATACAATTGGTATATCTAATAAAGTTTTCTTAGTAAATCTTGTAGTAATATTTATGTCGTCTCTATGTTCCACATCTGAATATTTAGGTGTAATATTTATGTCATCATATGCTAATGCTCTTCTCATCAATTTACCTTCGTTATTTTCTCGTACCAGGGACTAAACCAATCTAAAACATCTCTTTGGCTTCCATATACTTTTAATAAATCTCTTTTCTTAATTAATAAATCTTGTGGTAATCTTTCTTTACCTTTATCAAACTGCCATAGTATTTCAGGTCTTAAATGATTTAATATATCATGCAATGCTCTATGTCTTGGGTGACCATATTCACCTGCTCTATTATGAGTTACAATCTTTTCCCATTTTTTTTCTCTCAATACTCTCAATAACTCATAAATAAGTTTTTCTCTATGATAATCTTCTCCACCTTTATAACCTGTCCAATGTTCAAAATCTGTAATTCCTATAAATTGCATGGAATCCTTAAACTCTTTTTGTCTAACATCATTGTGATATTCATCTACTACTACAACTTTATATTCTTTTGGGTGTGATAATAATTCAGCGCCACCAAATAGTGCTTCATCATCAGGGTGCGCTACAATCATTATCTTATTAATCATTAATTAAGTACCAATTCATGAACTTTTCTTCCATTAACTACATAGTGTCCATCAAGACAAGCCATACATGGATTCTCTATATGATGATCACCTCTTCGTGTTACTGCTTCAACTAAATCATCTATCTCTTGATATAGTAAAATATCAACTCCTAAATCTTTTTTAATAGTATCTATTTTATTAATTCCAGCAATTAATTCCTCTTTAGTTGGCATATCAACACCATAATAACAAGGGTGTTTTATTGGTGGACAAGCACTAACAAAATACACTTCTTTTGCTCCAAAATCTTTTACCATTCTTACTATCTCTTTACTTGTATTACCACGAACAATGCTATCATCTACTATTAATACTTTCTTATCTCGTATCTCTGTATCTTGTGGTACGAGTTTATGTTTAACAGAACTTTTACGTTCTTCTTGTCCTGGCATAATAAATGTTCTACCAACAAACGGATTCTTATACAATCCTTCTGAATATCTAACATCTATTTCATGAGCAAATGATAATGCGGCGGTATTTGCCGTACTCGGTGCAGGTATAACTATATCAGGTACTATATATGGATACTTCTTCATCCATGCATATGCTAAATTCTGACCCATTCTCAATCTTGAACGATACACACCTACATCATTCAGTACTGCATCTGGTCGTGAAAAATATACATACTCAAATATACAAGGATTAAATTCTTCCTTAACTAATCGTTTGCTAAAATACTTACCACTTTCATCTATGTAAATAAGTTCTCCAGGTAATACATTACCCTTTGGTTCATAACCTAATGAATAAAACATAGTATTTTCTGATGAAAAGATATACTCCTTTTTACCGTTATCATCTCTTTCACCTTTAACTAATGGTCTAATACCTCGTGGATCTCTAAAAACAATTAATCCTTTTCCAACAATAATACCTGTAACAGAATAAGCCCCTTTAACTTTTGTAAATATAGTACTAACTGCCTCACATAAATGATTAAAAAACTCTTCTGAAGTTTTTGGTATTCCATTCTTATCTAATTCATTTGCTAATATATGTAATAAAACTTCAGTATCACTTGTGGTATTAAGATATCTCTTTTCCTTTTGTGTAACTTCTTCTACTAATTCATCATAGTTTGTTATCTGTCCATTATGTGCTATTGCTATTCCATATGGTACGGAAGTCCATACGGGTTGTATCTCACCATGACCAAACTCTCCATGTGTAGGATATCTATTATGTGAAATACCAACATTACCTTTAAGTAAAGATATATTATTTTTTGTAAATACGTCTCTAGCTAATCCCAATCCTTTATGTTTGTGCATACGTTCATCATATGTCATCATCCCTGCGGCATCTTGTCCCCTATGTTGTAAATGAACTATACACTCATACAATTCTGGTGCTACAGACCTATGACTATAAATACCTGCTATGCCACACACTTCAATGTTTACCCTTTATATAAAGTTGTCCATGTTTAGAACAAATTTTATTTACCATTTCTAATGTTTCTCCACCAAGACAATCAGGACACCAACATTGTTCAGTACCATATTCAGGATGATTAAATTTAAATCTTTCCATACATTCATCGTGTGTTTCTTCTCTCATCATATCCTTTTTCTCTAAAGACATACCATGAATCCAATTCTCAGGTTGTACAATTCTCTTCCGCCTAATAGGCATCATATGAACATCTTCTAAATGGTCATAGAATCCTTGACCCGGCTCAGTTAAAGCAGTACATAATAAACATTTAGTCTTCATCTTCTACCCAAAAATTTCTTTGAAACCGTTCTGACCATTCTGAATGACCTTCCTTTATCTTATATTGTTGAATATAGAAATCTAATTCGTCAGGATCTATATTTTTATTAAGTCTCCTAGATAAATATTCACCTAACGTCTCTTTCCTTCTATATTTTTTTTGTTCGTATGTTTTCATACAAAACTTCAGCCCATTTCTCATTCCCAAGAACATTTGGATGACCTCTTAACAATCCAAATTGGCCTTCTATAATTTCTTCTCTTAATGGACGATCTGATATTGTGAGTCCCGATAATATATCTTTAGAATCACAAAGGGTTTCTAAGTAACTTTTACAAGACCAATAATGTCCTTTACTATGAACCCAATTATCTAAATTAACCAACTGAAATAAATTACTATTATTCTTTCTATATTCTTTACAAAGTGGACTTAATAAATTTTCTAATGCATCAAAAAATAAATATGATATTTCATGTGCTTCAAACCAAGATTGTAAAAAAATTATTTGTTCTAAATATTTTCTAAATTGATCACTTTCGTTTAAAAACTCTTTTTTCCATTCTCTATGACGTATTTTACTTGATCTCAAATATTGTTTAGTTAAATTACTAAACATTTCAAATCTTGTAAATTCTGTCCAACCAATAATAAACAAACTGTCTTTAAAATTTTTAGTAATAATTTGTTTTTTAAGTTCCTGTTCTTTCCATGGCCACAATTGTGATACCCAATCTAAAGTAGTTCTAATTATTCTATCATTAGATCCACCTGCAGTACTTGGACCAGGTAAAAATTTACTAAATTTTTTTTCATCAATTCTAATATTTGTTACTTCAGCTCCTAATTTTTCTCCTAATACTGCTGGCCACCCATTTATTTCAGGTGTAACACCATCTCCATCACACGCAGTGAAACTACAACCATTAACTATAAGTCTTTTATACTTCAATGATAATACACTTCTACATTTTTATGTGTTTGTAATACTGATGCTGGTACATCTTCAGTTACTTTACCATTTAATGCTTTTTCTAAAATGTCTTTTTTATGATCTCCACTTGCCATTAATATTATTTTCTTTGATTCCATTATAGTTCCTATTCCCATAGTTATTGCTTGTTTAGGTACATCATCTACTGAATCAAAAAATCTTGAATTGTCTTGTATAGTTTGTTCGTCTAAATCTACTACTCTTGTTCTTGACTTAAATGAAGAACCAGGTTCGTTAAATGCTATATGACCATTACTACCTATACCCAATATACACAAATCAACTCCACCAAAATAATTTATTTTATCTTCATATGCTAAAGTAGGTCTAAATGGGAAATGACAATTATCAGGATAGATATTAATTCTATTAAATAAATTTTCCTTCATAAATGTTTGATAACTTTGTGAATGATTTGGATTCATAATATAAACATCAAGATTAAATGTTCTAACATAAGACCAATTTAAATTTCTTTTAGCAAGTTCTTTATATAATCCGATTGGTGTACTACCTGTAGGAAGGACTAGTTGTTGAAAAACTTTTTCTACAAGCTGTTCCTCAACTATATCTGCTACAGTTGAACTTAATTCTTTATAACTATTTAGTTTTTTTACCTTCATTATTCTTTTGCATTTCTGCAACTGTTTCGAAATATCTTAAAGCAACTCTATATGGATTAGCATTTGCACTTGGTCTTCTATCTTCAAGATATAATCCATAATAATCTTCGTCGGATAATAATCTTTTATTCAAACCCATAGTTACTATTCTAACAGAAACATTTTTATTATCTATTTCTTTTGATAAAACAAATACATTACCAGTAGTAGTTCCGTGATCACCATCTTGTCTTTTTTCATTTCCTATACCATATTCAGTTACGTGTTTTCTATGATTTTTAGCTAATTGTTTTAATAATGCTTTAGTATATGGTGCTTTTTTAATAAGATTTATTCTCTCTTCTTTATCCATTTCAATTATTGATGATGGATTATCTTCAGCTTTTTTAATATCTAAATAATCTTCAACACTTTCTGCTCTTGTTTTATCATTAGAATAATTAAAATGTAATCCAGAACCTGCCCAAAGATCATATTCTACAGACCAACCTTTTGGTTTTGGTTCAAATGAAACAGTTAATTCTTCATTACCTATTTTCCATATAATATAACGACCAATCATTGTTTCATCTAAAGTTTGTAATGGTTCTGTAGGACCAAACTGTACTTCCCAATGTCCAGGACCTTGTTCTTTAACTGCCTGTACCCTATTAACTTTTAAACCCATTTTAGCACAAGCAAAAACTATATCATCTTGTGTATCCAATGATGATAATTCGTTTTTAGAATAAACACATAAGTGTTCAAGTAATCTTCTATTATTTTTTCGAGTTGAGTTATCAAGAAGTTTTTGAACAGTTTGACATACTCCTTCAGATGTTTGTATATTAAATAATTCTTGTTCTGATGGGGAAGTAGTATCTTCATTTGGAAAAAGATAATACTCTTGTTCTATTCCAACCCAGGGATTATAGAAATTTGTTTTTTCTAATAATTTTTTTAACTTATCACGGTATGAGTCTTTAGATACACCATCTTCACATAATACTAAATAATGTGCTTTATCAGGAGTATCATCTTCTAAAGGATCTGACCAAATTCCTATTGGTTTTAAAATAAAACCACGTTTCACTATATCAGAATCAATCGTTTGTAGTTCACGTTTCGTCAATTCTTTACTATTTTTAATTGGTAAATCGGTTAGTTTTATTTTATATGTATCTGTTTCTTGTTTTAGATACAGTTCTTCAAATTTAACTATATCTGGATCTGGCTGCCAAATATATTTTATTGCTACATTCATAACATCATTCCCCAAAATTCTAAATTTTCGTTATCAAAAGATGATTCTGTTTCTCCAAGATGTAATGGATTATCTATTTTAATATCACAAAGGATTTTACCACACTTTACAGTAGCGGGTTGAGATTTTAAACATATTGTATAACCAATCAAACCTTGTTGTCGAGCCTCATCTCTTTTATATTTACATAATTTAAAGTAACATCGAGTTCCTCTATATGTTGGTTCAACATATGAGTATCCCCATTCAAAATCAAAGCCTTCATATCTTGGTATTTTTTCACAAGAAAAGGCTATTATTTTTAAATTTTCATCTCTTATTAAATAAATTTTTACAAAATTTCTATCAAAGTATTCAAGTGTACTAAGTTGTCCAGTAGACCATACTCTCTGTTTAACATATCCATATTCATCATTCGGAAATAACTCTAATTCTTCTCTTGTATAACTCTCTATTTTATAACTCATTAAAAACTATATCATTATTTGCATCCACAATCAGGTAAACAACCACATTCCATTAATTCTTTTTGCATCTTATCCATTTCTTTTTTTGTTCTACCATCACCAAATTCTATATTGTATGGATATTCTTTTTCTCTATAATCTGGTACTTCTTTACTTTTCCACATAGACTTTAATCCTTCTTGCATATAATATACCCAATTTCTCATTTTTCTCTTCCTTTCGGTAATGGTAATGGTTTACCTGTCATTCCTGGCATACCACAAGTATGTGTTTCTTGTCCTTTACAACATTGTGGTGTAAACTCTCCTGGCCAACCTGTATCTTCTGAAGTAGGTTGTATACTTATACAACCAATTGTAGTTGCCATGAAAAATCCTAATATAAAGAATAATATAAACCTATATCCATTATTCATTTTAATCTTCCCCTTCTGCTTGATGTGGTCTGTGTGTTCCCCATATCGCATCTTCTATTTCTCCTTCATCTGGCCAATCGTCTCCTGTTCGTTTAATAACCTTAGTTGATTTACTCCATATTAAATTTTCTGATGTTGCTGATGGATGTGCAGAACCCGATGGATAAGTATATCCATCTTCATGTAATATTTCTAAATTATGTACACTAAGATCGTCATCATCAGTAGATGTTAATTCAACTTCAATATAACTACCCGTCGAATGTAATATACTATCTGGATCCCATAATGAACCTGAATATTCTTGTAAAGTTGATTTTATTGCATCTGCTTGAGTTTGATAATCACTTTTATATACAATTTCAAATAGCACAATTATTCCTCAGATTTTTCACTTGAAGGTCGAAGAGGTACGGGTGTGCCGTCATCTTCTGGTATAGATTCCATATCAGTACCTTCTAACAACAAAGCTTCAATCACATCAGCACAAACTACATCTGTATTGTCATAAAGTATCTCTGAGTCTGCGTGTTGCACCTCAAAAATATCGTTATCAGATAATATCAATTCCACATTCAATTGACCTTCAGGTGAAATAGTTGACCTGTGTGGATCCCACGCATCAACATCTTCTAACAATTCTTCTAATTCTAAAGCATGTTTTTTATATTTTTTATTATATTCTATTGTTAAATCCATTTTTTTTACTCCCTATAATAATACTCATAATCATTAATAAATAGTATGATATTATATAACATTCAATAAATTTTCTATCATAATATTTTTAAAAAAAATCTCTCATATACTTCAGCTAATTGTGTATGTCCTTTAGGTGAATAGTGGCCATCCTCATGAAAACCACCTGCATATAAAGTTTCAATTGCAATTTCCCTACCAGTTGGTGAATTCGGATTCTTCATATCTAGTTCTTGTATGTCTAACTCTTTTAAAATAGTTTGTTTACTTGGAAATCCTACAGGTTCATGATTCCACTCATTAAAAAATAGCATATTCTTCATCATAAACTTATCACTTTTCTTTCTATAATTCTTAGTTATCATTAGTGGATATAGTTGATTCTGTTGATCAAAATAAAAAACTTTAATACCTTTTGATTCTAAAAATCCTTTATATTCTAACATCGTCATTAAATATTTTGCTATATAATAATCAATATTAAAATGTTGTGTTAAAAATCCTTTTGGTAACTCATTAGCATTGAACGAAAATATTTCTGGCTCACGATTCGGATCTGAACGTTTCCAGCCTTTTTCGCCTGGCCCCCACATTAACAATTCAACTCTACTTAACTCTGGAATCTGATAACAAAACATAGTTTTAGTATAATCAATTTTATCTTTATTTTTGATTAAAAATGAAGATACTGTTCTAAATTGTGATTCTATACCATAACCCTGAACTGATAAATTATAAGTATCCATACCCAATCTTTTACCTAATTGCATTGGATAACTAATTTGTTTTATAACTTCCCTAGCCTCACCAACTGTTTTAATATCAGAAAACATTTCTTTAAGCTTAGGATGATGCCATTCTGGTTTATCATTTTTCTTTTGTGATTTATCACAAAGTATTCCACTCCCAAATGTCATGGAACACCCACTCCAAATCATTGTCGTCATATAATAATTGTCTCAATTAACTTTTTACAAACTCTATATGGATCGCAATTCGCTGATGGTCTTCTATCTTCAAGATATCCTTTACCATCTTTATCTACTTGCCAGGGAATACGAATGGAAGCACCTCTGTCTGAAACTCCCCAACTAAATGTATCTATAGCCTGAGTCTCATGAAGTCCCGTAAGTCGTCTTTCGTTTCCTTCACCATATTCTGCCATATGTTCTTTATGTACCTTCTCTAAATCCATACACGCCTTAAATATAAGTTCATCTCCACCATGTCCTCTCATATCTTTAGTAGAGAAATTAGTATGACAACCTGCACCATTCCAATCACCCTTAACTGGCTTTGGATCTAAAACAACTTCCACATCATATTCAGCACAAATCTTTTCCATTAACCAACGAGCAACCCATAAATCATCACTCATTTCTAATGAAGAACCTGCACCAATCTGATATTCCCATTGTCCTAACATTACTTCTGCGTTAGTTCCACAAATACTAATACCTGCTTCTATACAAGCATCAGTATGTTCTTTCATTATATGTTCTCCAGCATTTCTACCACAATAATAATCGCCTTGTGGTAATGGATCACTTAAATCGGGTGGCCAACCATAAGGTATTCCACCTTCATATAATGTATACTCTTGCTCAAATCCAACCCACTCTTCTGGATCATGATCTAAACTCTGTAATGTATTATCTAAACCATGTCTTGTATTAGATTTATGTGGTGTATCATCTACATTCCATACTTCACATAATACCAATGTACCTTCTTCCAATGGATTTCGATATAATCTTACAGGTTTCAACACACAATCAGAACTCCCACCTTCTGCTTGTTGTGTTGACGAACCATCAAATCCCCATATTGGTGCTTGTGTTGCTGTTACACCACCCTCTATACCAAACTTTGATACTATTTTAGTTTTACTTCTTAACTGCGCTGTTGGTTCTACACCATCCAGCCAAATATATTCTAACTTATGACTCATTATAATAACTCCTTATATTTTAGTATCCTATTCCAAACATAAATGCTATAAAAGTCCACATCCCAAATAGAATAAGGAACTTCCCAAACATATCACCAAATTTTTGATTCATAATACTATTTCTCCTTCATTTGGAAATCTATCTTCCTTTAATTTTGAAAAAATTAGATTACCATTTACATACACTTCAAATGCTCCTCTTTCTCCAGGTTTTAATTCAGCCCAATAACCAAATGTATCACTTAATTCTTGTCGTAAACTACGAGCTCTTGGTTTGTAATTTCATTGAACACAATATTCTATTCTAATATCCATTTAAAATCCCTCCAAATTTTTCATATAACTTATTAATTTTTTCCAATACAATCCTATTGTGGTAAGAAATGCTCCACCACTTATTAGTAAACTTGGATGTGAAGTTTCACCACACAAACCAATTAAATGTTTTATAAAATGTAAAAATTCATTCATTTAAAAATCCTCTCCCCAAAATAACCAATAACCAAGTGCTACAACTATTGATAATGCAGCTATTATTTGTAACCAACCACTCATTTTAAACTCCTATTGCCATTTGTGCTAACGGATGATTTTCACCCAACACTTCAATTGCTTCTGGTCTCAACATAGTTGGTGTCCATTGAGGATCAAATGTTAATCTCACATCACACTCTGCATCTTCTATTGTTTCTACTGCCATAACTACTTGATTTATAATCATATCCTTCAATCCACAATGTGGTGTAGTTAATGACATATCTATAGTTACTGTATTCTCATCTACACCTATAGAATATATCAATCCCAAATCATATAGATTGATTGGAATCTCTGGATCATAAACTCCTCGTAACTTTTCTATAACTTGTGCTTCTGTAATCATAAAGCATCTTCTCCAAAATATTTCTCTACATAGAATCTAAGTAATTGTTCTACATCCATTTGAACTTTTGGATTACCTATTCCTACTTTAGTTTTCTTCTGTACTTCTTCAAATGTTCTTGCACCCTCTAATACTGCTTCCTCTATATCTTGGTCGGTTGTGTTAGATTTCTTATCAATCACTCTTGTCTTTTCTTCAATCTTTCTATGTGATTGATTTGTTTCATCATAATAATTATTGATGGCCATTCTCAATGCTTTATCACCCAATACCGAACAATGATATTTCCTTGTTGGTAATCCACCAAGTCTATCATTAATATCTTTTGGTTTCATCGCCATAGCATCATCTAATTTCATACCATCATCTTCTGTTACCATTTCCGACATCATAGAAGTACTTGCAATTGCTGATGCGCACCCAAAGGTTTGCCACTTACATTCTTTAATACAATCTTGTTCTTCTGAACATCTAATCCATATCTTCATCATATCACCACAAGCTGGTGAACCTACCATTCCTACTGCATCATACTCGTAACCTTCAGCATCTTCATCTGAATAGAATAAATTTCTTGGATTAAAGAAATGGTCTTTAACTGTATCGGTGTAGAACCAACCTTCTGTTTGGCTCTTGTTAGATACATCTGATTTTTCTATTGTTACCTTTTTAGTTGGCATAAACTTTTTCTCCCTGTATCTCCAACTTATCCATATTGACATTTACTGGAGATATCTTTCTTAGTGTTTCTACTATTCCTGGTAAAACCTCTATTATTTTTTCTATATCTTTCTTGGTAGTTTTCCTACCTAATGTAAATCTTAGTGTTCCGTGAGCTACCTCATATGGTAATCCCATTGCCAATATAACATGACTTGGTTCTAATGTTAATGAAGTACAAGCACTTCCAGATGAAGTACAAATCCCATACTCATTTAAATACAACATCATAGCCTCGCCTTCAATATCTGATATAGTGATATTAGCATTGTTTGGTAATCTCATTGTTGGATGACCATTTAAAAATGTTTTATCTATACTTCTTAATATACCTTCTTCCAACATTGTTCTTAATTTAATTAATCTTTTATTTTCTTTCTCTCTTTCTTCCTGACCTAATCTTAATGCTTCAGTAAATCCCATAATGAATGCTACATTTTGTGTTCCACTCCTATACCCAAACTCTTGGCCTCCACCATGAATCAATGGAACTAACTTTACTGAATTCTTTTTATACAACATCCCAATACCTTTGGGGCCGTATATCTTACTACCATTCAATGTCATCATATCTACATTTAGTTTCTCTACATCTAAATCTAACACTCCACCTGCCTGACAAGCATCTGTATGGAATAAAACTTTCTTCTCTCTACATATCTTTCCGATTTCTTCTATCGGTTGTATTGTTCCTATCTCATTATTAGCATACATTATAGTAACCAAGATAGTATCTTCTTCAATAGCATCTTCAACATCTTTTGGATTAACCATACCATATTTATCAACTGGTATTCTTGTTATACGGTATCCTCTATCGTGTTCTAAATAATATAATGTTTCAGTTACTGCTTCGTGTTCAATCGTAGAAGTGATAATATGTGCTGGGCCATAATGAGGTTCTAACTTTTCCACTAAACCTTTTATTGCCAAATTTACTGATTCAGTTCCACTACCCGTAAAGATAATTTCCTCTACTCGTTTAGCATTAATAATATCTCTAACGGTTTCTCTTGCTTGAGCCATCGCCCGTTTAGGTCGTAATCCTATTGTGTGGAAACTACCAGGGTTTCCATATTCATCTTGGAAATATTTATTCATTACTCCCAAGACTTCATCTCTAACATAAGTTGTTGCAGCGTGATCTAAATATATTTCTTTCATATTAATAAATATTCTTCTCTATTATATTTTTTTCATTTTTTATTTTTCCCAAAAATCTTTTCCCAATTCTCAGCGTACTTATTAATATCTGATACTCTACTCTTATCACCTTTACCAGCGTTAGAATATTTACTTTTTGGTTTTTCTTTTTTCTTAGATTTTGTATGTTTCTTGTGGTTTTCTGTTTTCATAACATTCTCTATTACAATAATTGTATGTACTAACCTTTCTATCCCCTTTCAAATCAGATCTTTTAGTTTTCTTTGCTTTTTTAGAATATATAGGTATGTTTTCATACACATTATATGTTGGTACAATATCGAATGTATATGGATTTGTAGCCATTTTACCACAACTATAACATTTACGTCTCATAGTGTTTTTCCTTTTATTAATTTTCCATGACAATTACATTTAAATGGGTGTGTAATTTTATCTTCTGTAGTATTATAATCGAATGTTATTTCATCTTTCTTCTTTATAATATCTATAGCAAATAAATGTATACCTCTTTCATCAGAAACAATACAACTATTTGGTTCACAATGATGATTTAAATACATACCAGTGTCGTCTTCAAAATGTTTATCTTCAACTTGTATTGAAGTTCGTGTTGGTTCTTCTATATAATATGGTTCAAATGTATATACTAATTGACCTATCTCATAGTCTTTAGTACTAAATACTCCTTTGTTCTTACCATAAGTAAAATGTACTTGTAAATCTTCACTTTCATATTGTATTATTTTTAAAGGTGGATAACGTTTATTCATCTCAGGTGCTGTCCACATTAAAGGTTCTCTCCAATACTGTTGCATAATACGTCGCAGCTGAATTTAATGTGTAAGTCAACACCATTCAGGGAACCACCACCGAACTATTAACAACACCTGAGATTTCATTATAAAATTTATCATCTATTATTTTTGATTCTAATAAAACTTTTTGATTGTGTATACATTTCTCTTCTACACTTTCACACAACTTATGCAATTCTGATAATTCCATTCTTTGTAATCTTAACATATTATTTTTAAAAAATCTATCTCTCTCAACAGCATTTTCTATTTCATCATAAGTCTCATCAAACATTTCAGGAAAGGTTTCGAATCCCCACTCTCTTAATTGTTTTAATGCACCAACACTAGACATGATCATAAATGGGTGTCCGTGATATAATACTTTAGTTGTTTTTTCTGTTAAGAATAATGAGTTTGGTGCCACAGTCCATTTATTTGATTCGGGTATAAATGAATAACAAGAATCTTTGAAATATTTTGCTAAACCAAAATCAGTTCTTGGTGTAGATGACCTCATTACGATCCGCTCCATGATGCCACTATCAGGTAATAGTATTGGATTTTTATAATTATCATTTCCAATATAACTAATATAATTACTTTCCCATAAATCATTGTTGTGGAAAAATTTTTGTAAAGAGTTTCTATGTCTTGAGTATATTCCCATAAGACACATTAACTTTTTACTTGGTAACTTTCTTCTATCTTTATAACGTTCTATTACATGAAAATTATTACCACCAAATCCTTGATCTTCTCGAATATACTCCCTTGATCTTTCAGCAAAAAGAATTGGGTATGATATTACATGCATTTTTTCTTTATAATTGGTAGTTTCAAACCATTTATCATACAATTTAGCTAAATTACAGTCGTCTCCAACCAATATAACTCTATTTAATGGGATAATTGTCTCTAAAAAGTCATGTAATTTTATAAAATGTTTACCACCAGCGTGATTAAACATATCACATTCCCAAAATTCAGTTAGATTTATCATTAAAAAAGGCTTATTAGTTGACTCTACTGCCTCTTTTAACTCACTTTCTCTTACAGGATCACCATCTTTTTTATAGTCAAATGGTCTTTTTTCGAATAAATAACTATTTTCTACCAATAAACGTTCAGTTTTTTCTGAAAAACCTGTCCAATTATTTGGAACTATACTCATTTAATGATATATTTTCCTAAAAATGTTTCTTTAGCTTGGTCTAAAATAATAGATACTTCTTCTAACTCTTTATATAACTCATCTATTTTATCATAGAGTTTTCCAATTTCTGCTTTAACTTCCATCCCACTCTTATCAATCAATTGCATATTCTTTTCAGCATTCTCATAATGTACATTACTTTGTATTGTAAACTTCTCAACAACACCTAATAGTTCTGTATGTAATGCTATTATTCTTTCATTAACTTCTTTAATCTGACCTTGAGATTCATCAAAGAAATCGTCTAATGCTTCATCAGCTAACTGTCCAGTCTCTATAACTTTGTTTAGAAACTTTACATCATCCAATATCTTATTTAACTCATCAACATATGCACGAATAGTCTTTGGGTCTGAAATTTTTGAGAACGCTGATACATCATCACTTATTTTCTCAAATTCACCCATAAGATTTTCTATATAAACATCGGTTTTCTTAATACCATAATATATGCCACCATAAAATCCACTAACACCTATAACAACTCCCAATATAACATTAATTAAAGTGCTTTTAGTTTTACTCATTTTATTACTCCCAAATCCTTGCTAATCTACGAATGAATCCAAGTGTAGCTCCGAAACCAAATGCTATTGCAGCTACTTGTAAATTTTCCATATATAGTGCCACTGCTGACATCATATATCCTGTAAATCTCATTACACCATATATTGAAAAATCTCCACTAGCTTCTGTAAACTGTCTTCTACTCATTTTATATCTCCTATAACCTTTTGTAACTCATTTAATACCTTTTCATCAAAGGGTTGTGGTAATTTATCTACCTCAAAATATCCCCACTCTTCATGTTCATGATCTAAGTGTGGGTTTATTCTTTTATCAGTTTCGTATTTATACAAATAAAATTTACCACTTTTTTTATTTGTAGTAGATACTAACTCTGGTACACCATTTAACATAACTTGCGTCTCTTCTGTAAACTCTCTCAAAGCACCATCTAATGGTTCTTCATTTATATGTATATGTCCTTTTGGTATTGACCAATAAGACTCTGTACGTTTACACGCAAGTAATTTTTTTCCATAGATTACACAAATACCTGCAGTATCCTCTGAATCTATTTCAAAATGTTCCATTAATTTTTGTAGTTTAATCATATCCATAAATAAATATCACGTATTATGAATCTTCTCTATTTCTATGGTGTCCATGTAATGAATAAAATGGATCAACATAACTACGAAATGGCATATCTTTTATCTTACTATATTTCATATTCATATCTTTTAATCGTTTTAACCCTGTCTCTTTATTTAATTCTATAGTATTTGGTAACAACTTTCTTACCTTCTTATGTACTATATCTACTATCTGTTCCTCACTTTGATCAGTATCATCTAATTCTTCAAATTGAAATATCAAAACATTTTTATATGAATGATATTTTTTGTCCATCTTATATTCTTGATATTTACTAACTTTATCTCTTTCTGAACATATAAAATATAAATCGTATTTCTTACCATATGTAGATATCCACTCATCAATATTTGTTTTATGTGTAATAACAATAGGTTTATCTACGTTTTCTGTTGCATCTTCTGCTGGTTCATTTGGACTTATCATACCAAACAATATATTATGTAAAACAGTACTTGCTGTACGTGGTTCTGATGTTTGAATAATTTTTACTTGCATTTCTTAATTATTAGTAGAGTGGCAAAAAGCTACCAACCAAAGTCGGGCTCACGATCATGTTAACAGGGCTCTCACCCAAGCCGGCGTCGTCCACTCTACTAAATCTTTTATTATGAAGTTGAACCTCTTGCTATCATATCTCTGTGTATTGAATCAACATAGTCTTTAGCTTCTCTTAAACTAACAGTATCTTTATCATTGTGATTCATATTATTTCTATAACACTTAATTGCATTTATCTTTTGACCAGACATTATATACTGTTCTATCTCTTCTATCATTTCCATATGATCTATTAATTCAACTTCACCATTCTTAACTCTATTAGTCATTCGCCATATTTTATTTGCTTGTCTCATTATTCTAGTTAACGTCGTTCTTGAATCTACAGAATCTTCAATAATAAGTTTTACTTCTTCTAACATTTCATTAGCAGTTATTATATGATCATTAAATAAATATTTATTTGTAGGGAGCGCATCTGTATTCGTTTCCTCTACTAAAGAAACCAACATTTCTAACCTCTCTATTATATATTTTTTATCTATCAGTTTGCTCATTAATGGAAAAATTTTCAGTTAAGAATTGTATTACTTCTTTTTTATTACCACCCGTTGATATAAGTCTAACGGCTTCACTAATTACTTCTTTAACTAAATCTACGTGGATGTCATCACTATGCCCCTCATAACTTAATTCTATTCCATCTTTATTTCTATATTTACTCATGGTTTATCCTTATAACAATCCACACAAATAACTCTAGCGGGCGTTCCAAACCAATCTGCCCAATACGAGTTGGCAGTATGAACTGTTTCAAATACTTCTCTCTTGCATATGGTGCAAAATTTCTTAGGCTTTTCTGATATTTGTGTATGTGGTCTTTCCATAGGTCTAATAAATATAACATAATTATGAAGTTACTATCAGTACTCCTGTATTTCCGTCAAGTGGATTAGTTGTTTTAAATCCTCTTCTATACGCTGATTCTTTTACTATCTCTTTCATTCTCTCACTATTACCTGTAATAACTTTAATAGGAAAGTTACCTATGTTATAATGTAATATTAACCAATTCTCTAATTTACTTTCTACTTCTTCGTGTTTCATTCCGTGTAAATCTACTACGTTATCACATCCACCTATTCGATAATAATCTTTGTTGGATAAGTACGTCATCTCATTTATTTTCTTTTATCAGTTTCCACCAATAACTAAGTTTACTTTTAACTTTAGCTATTATTTCTTCTGATCGTTTTTCTGACCATTCATCCAATTCTTTTTTTTCTTTTTCACTCATATGAGCTTCAATATCACCCATTCCATCTTTCATAAAAATAATCAACTTACCAATAAATGTTCGCTTTAGGCTATACCACAATACTAAAATAAACACTAATAGAAGAACCCAATCTTTTACTGTCGTATCAAGTATACTAGATATATCCCATTCATTTAACGGTGCCCATCTATAACCAGGCCCACACGCAGTTAATAATAATATTAATAATAACCACTTCTTCATAATTTAAGCATCATAAAATGTTTCTGCAAAGTTAGAATCTGGAACAGATTCTTCAAGTTTAGGTGGTAATATCCAAGTAGAATCTACCTGTTCTGTCGGTGGTATATAATAAGGTGGTGGTGCATCAATAGTAGTAGTATCAGGTGGTGTATACAACCCAATCTTCTTTTCGAACTTATCTAAAGACGCTTCTAAAGTACCGTTGTAGTCTTTAACTAATATCACCATAGCCAATACGCAGTGAAAGTAAAACCAAGTTAAATTCATAACCCTACACTCACTATATTAAAAATCTTAAACAATAAAATATTTGCTGATAATAGTAATAATACTACCATTATCTGAACTACTTTCATTGGAAACGGTTTTTTAATTTTGATATTTTTCATCCTATAACTCCTGATGCATATAGTACAAATAGTACGGTTAATATAAATGCAATCATTAATTGATTAGTATCTTTATTGTTTGGTAGCCGTGGCATCATAATATTAATTCTAACATAAGAACTGTAGCTAACATAGTAGCCAGTACTAATACTATAACCTGTTTAATCATCAATTCGTTTCAGTATACGAGCTGTTTCTTTTTTAGATGATCCACGCCGTTTACTAATAAGTTCTAATTTCTCACTATCAGATAGCTTCTCATATACTATACGACGCTTAGCAGCATCCTGTACACGTTGAATTACTCTTGCTTTATTTCTTTTTCCTCTAATCATCACTCATCTCACTTAATTTATAGGCAATGTACGCTAATAAACATATAACTATACCTTCAAACATTAGGGTAGCCAGCCGTTAAATACACTATTATTTACTTTCTTAGAATACTTACGCTGATTATTATATAACGCCAACTCAAATATTCTCATATGAGTACTGTGAAACAAAGAAATACACTTATTCACTACAGTTACGACGCTATTGTGTAAGGCTTTTATCACTTGTGATAAGACTTGATATATCATTTTCATATTCCTCAAAATTTCTCCTCGATACGAGTACAGGTAAGGCGAGCGTGTCATTTTGTCATACTTTGCGATTCACGAGTAATTGCCTACCCGTCCCCTAAAATCACTCCCGTTGAGCGCCAATACGCTTTTGTCTGTGGAGACTCAAACATCGCTTGCAGAGCAATTTCAAGCGTTTCGTCGTCGCATTCTGTATAGAATATACCACTTATTAGATCTTGCACGATTTCTTGCTGTATCTCTTTATCTATGTCTATTATACTTCGTAAGTTTGCGCTCATTATTTTTTAGCGTACCGCCTTTCTTTCGTTTTTTACCTATTCCAATATAGTGAGTAAAATACTACTCAAGTGAGTAATATACTACTCAGTTAGAGCGGTGTTACAGAATCGCACTGCACCTTCTACTCTGGACGAATAGCGTATCTCTCTTGATACTTCCACCGCAAACCTTCTAATTTTTTTGGTGGGCGGCTGTATAGTATTTCATAGCCACCCACCGTATGTCAGGTAGAAAGGAATAAGAACCTGACGTAATGAAAACCTTCTAAGAATAAGTATCAACTAAAGCGTTGAAATACCATTCTTTTTTCATGCGGCTTTACGCCCTTTGCCGCTTTTCAGTACTATTCCCTTATTTCATGGAGCGGGCTTTATCTAAGTCAAGTATATAACCTCATTATCATACTGGAATATACAAAATAAAGCAATACGTGTCAAGCCTTTTCTTCACTATTTTCTTTTTAGCGTACCGCGCGGAATATTTGGGGGTCCCTGTATAGGTTTTACCAAAATAATGAAAATAAAGCTTGACTTTCTCAGGCAGGGTGCGTATATTACCAGGTTAGACAGCGCTGCCTTTCAAGTGGGCTATATACTACATGATACTACGAATATACGAAAGAAACGCTATATAAGTCAAGCCTTTTCTCAAAAAAATTTGGCGGGCGGTGATATAATCCTAGCGCCTGGGTATGTCAAAATGTCATACGATAGCGCTTGGATAGGCTACCGTGCTACATTAGCGTAGAAAAGCCCCCCTACTGGCAGGAAATGGCGCGCGACACACACGCGCTAAGCAAAATTAGTAGTGAGGTATTATATTTTTTACTCCCAGGCCATATGAATCTATCATATTCGTGGGTTGTGGTGGGTTAAAAGGGTGGGATATGGATGATATGTAAGACGCTTATAGTATCATTAAGAGAGCGCATCCTCTACTCTCCTGTAGCTTTTTTCCTATATTATATCACATAAGTATAATAGTGGCGAGTGTATTTATCCTTCAGGATTCAATGATTTGTGTGCTTTGTGAGCTTATCAGAGTGAGGCGCTGATTACTATATACTGTTCGGGTATTGGCGCTTTAAAATTTAGAGCGAAGCGAGAATCTTCGTGTATTCTTGTATATATATCTATATATCGTGTTGGTTTGTGGTACTATCGTCGTTGAATGAAGAGTCGTAGAATTTACCACTTGAGCCGTTACCTATGTAAGGCGCTGAGGTATAGTCTACGGGTCCTTCATGGTTTGATTTAGTTTGCTTTGGCGTTGGTATAACAATAGTATCTGCTACTCTTGCTGGTTCTGTATGTCTACGCTTCTTCCAACCTCTATAGGTGCTATACTCATCTTCAAGTGTCCATCTAAGACGTTGAACAATAAGTTTAGCTCTGATAACTATTAAACCTATACCAATCCACCATAATCTTAACCAAATTTTAGCTACGCTCATTGTACTAACCATACCATTTCGGGTGATGATCCGCTATTAGTAATCGAAACAAGTCTGACTTGGTGAGAAATATGAGATAAAGATACGCTACGAGATGAGACGCTTTGGGTGTTGATAGGTAGGAATCCCTCGACATCTTGTATGTCGGGGGTGAATCGGTATTCCCAATACGTGAATATCGGGGCGATTAAAAATATTAAGCCGACGATAACTATTTTTTTATTCAATCATTTTTCTCTGGTTAAAAAGATTTTTGCTAACTCCAATAATATATATCAACATAGTTTTATTTTATTACTACGAATTGTTTTATTTACAAAATATTTTGCTTCTCGGCGTACTCTACAAGTTTCTCATACCATAATCTATTTGCTTCTTCGTTAGGATGTCCACAATCATTAGGTGCATACATTCCTTTTTTATCTTCTCTTTTATTAAATATATAATTTAGACTACTCCCACCCCACAAAGTATTATTACTATTAAGACCACCACAAAATTCATCCCAACCCTGTTCTGAATAATAATGTTTATCTTGATGATTCAAATCCCAACTTTTGCTTGGTTCAAATGGTTCTGGTACTTCAAATTGTTCCATTATTTTTTCCGAGCGGAAGACTGTATTATATGCACCTCGTGCATCATATATTAAATGCTTAGTATTATATTTCTGAAAAATTCCTAATAAAGATAGTACTATATTACCAGTTTTTTGATGATCTATTTCTCTATTCTGTATAAATGAAAGCCTTAATTTTTCATAATCTTGCCTTCTTTCAACGGCTTCTGATGATGGTGAACCGCACGATCGAGTCCATTCTGAAGTTATATCATCCCAATATTCATAACGGGACATTTCGGTTAATCCTATTAAAAAAAATGTTTCGTTTAATTTTTCTTGATTATTTGAAATCCACTCTATGATTTTCCTGAGAATTCTTTGATTGCTGCCACCTTCTCTGGATATGTTTATATCTCTTGCGTTATATCTTTTAGAGAATAATGCAGATACTCTTGTTTCTTCTTTTGCTCTTGAACCCATACCAAGAGCCCAACTACAACCACAAGAAACTACATATTTTATTGACATACGTAACCTTTTTATTTTTTAATTAATTAAACATATCATAAATATGTTTCATGAATAACCCTACAAAACCTGCACCTATTACACCGCGCCACTTTGTAGTATCCTTTCTAAACTGAGAATTCTGTTTTGATTCTGCCCACAAACCTGTGTGTGGGTTGAATAAGTTTTCCTTGATGAACTTAATATCTGTATGCATTGTTTCACGGTCTTTATCTGCTTGTTCTAACCGTTCCAAAATAACATTTAAATCTTTTTTATCTTGTCCGTTCAATGTTTGACTCCGTTAAATTGTTATCCACTATACTAATATAAATATAGCTTAAAAATAAAAACGGCTATTTATCTTCAATTGAACGTGATGGATTCATTAAATCTGTTTTTTCTTCTTGAACTACATCACCTAATGTATATGCTACTCTCTCTTCTTGCTCTTCTAAGGGTGTAGGACCTAACGCTTCTAACATTTTGTTTCTCAACCTAACTACATTAGATGGTGTGTTAAGTAAACGACCACCTGGTTTTAATAAATAAAAACAATTATAACACAACAAATATAAATTTTCTAGCTTATGATTTTTTGGGTCATTATCAAAAAAACATAGTAGTAATGGACTAGTCATATCTGATTTTCTAACTTCATCATGCCCACAATTACTACATTCTTGAGATGCGTATCCCTCTTTCAACAATCTTTCCTGTAATCTATAATGTGGATAGTTGGGATGATGCCCACTAAAAATTCTATCCATTTTTACTTGACTTGAACCTTTTGGTCCCTTAGATATACCAATACCTGTTGCATTTTTATTCTGATGAAATAAATCATACAGTTTAGCATACTTTTTAAATGTATTATATGATACTTGTAACAGCCGAGAAGCTGCCATCAAAGATTTAGTATTTGATATAGCCCATTGTATTCTACCCTTTGGAATGGGTTTTTTACGAAAAGGATCAACTCCCTGTTTAGGCATTACGTCTCCTAACGGGCTTCTTCTTTGGTTGAGGTTTACGACCTCTTTGTTTTAATGTTTTTATTTCGTGTTCTAACTCACTAACTCTTGAACAATATTTGCTGTATTTATTAGCACTTAATAATGCCATTGACATTACACCTAACATAGCGCCTATCAAAATATAACATATTATTTCTATCATAACAATTTCATTTCCTCATCAATTATTGATTTTTCCTCTTCCCACCACCTGGGATATTTATATGTTGTTCCCTTTACTTCCCATAACTCATCAAATTTTTCATCACTTAATTTTTTTATTCCTATAAAATATGTTCTTGCCCCACTAACACCAATATCATCCGACAAATCTACAGTTGAGATAATTTCTTTAGTGCGTTTATTGACAAGATTAAATTTCATTACTCTACTACTACTCCAATCGTTTTTTCATATTCAAGCCATTCATACTCATCAAAGTATTCTGCTTTAATATAAATAGTATCACCTACCATACTATATGGAATTGCTGCCCAAGAAAAAGCTAAACCATCCGTGTTTGTATAACTAGCACTATTAATTATTGGTACTTCAAATCCATTAAATTGTGTTATATAAGTAGTATCATAACTAACATAAACTAAGTTTTCTGTATATCCATCGTGTACTATATAACCCAAAGTGTCCCCAAGTAACCAATAGTGTGAAGCACTAAATACAACTTTCTGTATATTTGGATTATTTAGATTTGCTACAAATAGTGTCCTACTTGTAAATGAATTGGCTATACCTTCTTCCAAATCAAAATGGAAATATCCATTATCATCTAATGTTAATGATTCTGTATATAACTCAAAATCATAAACAATAGGTTCATACTTATCTTCACAACCTACTACGAATAGTAAAGTTAATGCTATTATTTTAGCGGCGAGCTTGTCTACGCTTATTTTTAACATATTTTTTATGTCCTTTTTTTTGTATTTTGTCTTCCACTTTAGACCATTCCTCTAAAGTGTGTTTTTTTATTTTATTTTGTTTTTTATCACGAATATTTTGTTCATGTAATTCATCTTCTAAATGTTCATATTCCCAATAATCATTATTCATCACATTTCTCCATATACAATTTGCAAGATAATACTAAAATACTATACAAGTCAAGCCTTTTCTTTTTCAATTTTTAATGTGGATATTACGTCTAAAAACTCTTCGAGTGTGAGTTTTTCATTTTTCTCGTTTTTAACGACTACCTGTGATAATAGGTGTGGTTTTTGATTCATCATAGTGTACAACGCTTTTAACCCTTCATCTGGCCAAAATTTACCAAAACTTTCTTCTCCTAAGATATTACTGCTGAACAAAGCATCTTGTTCAGTATCTTCTTCCAATAATAAATAGTATGTCATAATTTAAAATTGTACTCTTTTAATGGTTTAGTTTTAACTAATGATTTCATTTCATATTCTAAAGTCTTAACTTTTATGGAAAAAATATCAAACTTAAACTCTCCTACATCTTTATGTTCAAAAAGTGTCATTGGTATTTGTGATATAAACATAGCCTTAGCTTCTGTCAATTCGTTCATATCAAATCGTACAATAACATCATTTGTTATTGGTGAAGAATGATATAATATTTTCTTTTTCAAATCAAATTGAGTATGTGGTTGCTCAGCTTCTATATATTTTCTTATTTCTTCTGCATTTAAATCAGTATAAACATTGTTACACCAGGGTTCTAACTCTACTAATAAACTAAGATTACAATTTTTAACTACAATACCTATATCATATTTTGGAAATACTACAGGTTTCATCATTTCTGAATGATGTACTATAGTTCCCCACTTGCGAATAAAATTTCTTTCATTTCTACGATTAGAATATTTCCATTCTTCACTATCTTTACCAACTCCATCTCTAAATCTACTACCACGACTTGTTAAGTGATATACCATACCATCCCATATCTGCCTAAACTGATATCCATTCAAATAAAATCTATTAAATAAATCACTATCTTCTCTTGATTGTGGTATGAATAATTGATCGTGTCCACCAACATCAAAATAATCTTCTTTATGTATTGCCCAAGGCGCAAATACTCCATCTGTAAAATCATCCCTACTATATAACCTAACTGTTTGATTGAATTTTTTTTCATCGAATTCTTCTGGCTCAAAACCTAAATCATCTATTACTTTTTCAGGTCCATCAGGATGTAATGGTGGTTCAATTCTTGTAGCACACACTACAGTTCCCCTTTCCAATCTTCTCAATATTTTTTTATCCATACCTTTAGATGGATACATATCTGCATGGAAAAACATAAGTATATCATTGATAGCAAAATCTTCAGCTAAATGATCATACAAAACAGTTAAACCTAATCTATTAGGACCTTCATTTCTATATATTGTTAAATTTTTATTCTTCTTTTTTTCTTCAACCATCCACTCCCAAGTTCCATCGGTTGATGCATCATCAGCCAAACAAATCTGATGTTGTTTACTGCAATTCTTTCTTAATCCTTCATATGCCCACTTGAGATATCTTAGATTATCTCTTGAAGGTATTATAAAACTAATTTTATCCATTGTATCACGTCCTTTGTTGGTTTCCAACCCAATTCTTTTCTAGCTTTTTTATCAATACACAAAGTTTCTCTCATCTCACCATCTCTTTTTGAGATATATTTTCTTGGATAACCTTCACCAAAAGCATCAGCTATCTCATTGATAGAATAGTTTTTACCTCTACCAAATTCAAACTCTTCACCTGTAATATGTCCCCCTTTAAATAAAGTTAAACGATTACTTACTCTTATCAACCCATCTACTATATCATCAACATGAGTAAAATCTCTTCGTTGTTCTCCATCATCTGTAATTGTGAATAGTTTATTCTTTTTATATAAATTTTCAAATATACCAATAACTGTACAATATTCACCCTCTGTAAGTTGATGTGGCCCATAAACATTATAAAATCTACATATAGTAACGGGTAAATCATATATCTTAGTATACATTTTACACAACTCTTCACCTTGCCACTTTGTAAATGTATATGGGTTAGAGTATTTATCTCCATGTGTTGATGAAGAACCTGCATATACTACAGGAATATTTCCATTCTTTCTAGCCAACTCTAAAATATTCATAGTTCCAACAACATTACTTTGAAAAGATTCTATAGGTGTTTCAAACGATGGTTGTATTCTTGGTAGTGCTGCCAAATGGAATATTACATCATATTCACTATCTCTCCAACTTGGATATGTTGCAACATCTACATATATCCCAAGTGTATGTTTACTTGATATATCATAATCAAAATACTGACAACCCTCTTGGTGGTTTTCTTTTTTACCTGTAGAATAGTTATCAACTGAAACTACATCATGTCCATCTTCTAACAATCTTTTTATTAAATTAGTACCAACAAAGCCGGCACCACCTGTAACTAATGCTCTCATGTTGTACTCCAAAAATCATTAAATCTTTTTAACCACTCTTCCTCTGAATATTCATCTTCATATCTTGTTCGAGAAATTCTAGAACACTCATCATAAAAACCATCTTCCTCTTTCAACCTAACTGCTAATCTTCGAGCTTCTTTTATATCACTTAACTCAACACTTAATGAAGGATGTAAAATCTCTTGTGTATCTAACCCTTTATAACCAATACAAGGAATACCATGAAATGCACAATTCATAGCAAATGTTCCTGCTGCGTGTGTTCTCATCATATGTATTCCCACATGAAATTGAGACAAAGTATTTATCCAATCTTTCCATAACTGATAAGGTAGATATTTTATATCTTCTATCTGATTTTCCATCTTCTGTTTTCTACCCATTGATGGTGCATAAATCTGCATTTCTGGCTGAAATATACTTGCTACCATATATGAATCAAATCCACCATACCAACTTACAAAGTTACCACCAATTATAACTGCATCACCCCACTCACTTCTTGGAACTAAGTCTTCAGGTAACATTAAACTTCTATTAACAAATACAGGTTTATTTGTTATTCCCTCATAATATTTTTTATCAACTTCATTATGACAGAAAATATAATCCGTTTCCATCAAATGATTATGAAAATGAAATTGATGTGTCAATGGATAATCTTGAAAATACCAATGAGGACCTTCTTGCTGTATTGCTATCTTATCACAATGTTGTTTTAAGGGTTTTAGATTTATTTCTGGATTAGATTTAGGAACTATAACAATACCCAAGTCATAGTCTTGTTTTAACGTTGGCGCATGAATATTATAATGGTCAGCGTCTAATGTAGTCATCCATGCAAACTCTGTTCTCATATTGTTATGAGTTGTTCTGTCTACTTTGCCTTCCCAACCCATTTCTGTAAAGAATGCTACTTTCATTATGAATATAAACCTTTCAACTCTTGTATAAATATTTCAGTTGGCTTCTTAAATTCCAATAATATTTTACAATTGTGCTCTAACTTACTTTTCAAATCCATATTTTTCCAATCCAACTGACTAACTCTTTTAAGTTCTGACAAAATAGCATTACATCTATCACCTACATCTTCTATCTCATCATAACTCTCATCAAATATTTCTGAAAATGTATGAAATCCCCATTCTTTTAATTGTTTCAAAACACCTGGGTAACTCCATATAAGAAATGGGTGTCCGTGATAAATTGCTCTTGTTAACTTTTCTGATAAAAATACTGTTGGTGTTTTGAATCCTGTAGGGTTATTCATTGGTAAAAAATTAGCGGATTCTGGTATAAGTGAAAAATATGAATCATTATAATATTGTTCTAAAACATCTGTTTCAAAATCTGACTCTGTAGTTATTCCGTTTTCAACCTCTTTTTGAAATTTATCCATATCTACATGACTATTTGGTAATAATTTATTTAATGCCATATTAGATACGTAACTCTTACTATTTAATGACTCACTTTTTACAATATAGTCATACATTCTTTCTCTATAATCATCTCTTCTACCAAATAATGAAATGAATGTTTTATTTGGATTTTTTGGTTTTACTTCTCTTAACCCCTTTTTTCTATAATTTGATAATAGTATATTAATGTACATTGGATAACCAAGTAAATTTATTTTACTATCAAAGTTATGGTATTCAAACCACTCATCATATGCTTCCCTACAATTCAAATCATTCGTTATAAATAAAATCTTATCTTGTGGTACTGAAGTTCTTTCGCACATCAAATGAATATATCTTATAACATTACACTCTAAACCATCTTCAGTCCTAAATTCTTCATATCTCCATATTGATTCTGTGGGTTCTACTATTGTTATAAACTTTTTATCTGATTTTAAAAGTTCTTCATATGTCAACTTGAAAAGATCATCTCTAAAAATACTTTCTAAATCTAAAGTATACATGGATTCTAAATGTGGATATACAATAGTATTCTCTGTAAGAATGTCCCAACTGTCATATAAAAAATGTTGTTTCATATATTCAAACCATTCTTGATAAGTAGAATACTGTTTGTTTTCTCCTACAAATTGTCCATCAAAGAATTTCATATAGATGCTCTGCGTATTTATAATGTGATTCTACAGTTGGATGTATATTATCTTCCGCAACTGTCAACTTATTCCACCTAACCCATTCAGCTTCTCCACAAAATTTTTTCTTACCTATCTGTTCAAAATGAAATTTATCCCAATCTATTAAGTTTTCAAATGGTTCTGCTGATTTATACTTACCAAATGAATGTGAAAATATGTCTTTGAAAGTTACAAATTTATATGGAATATTTTTTAATTTTAATAGATTTTGTGTAGCCAGCATATTGTTTAATGATTTAAGATAAGAATTCCCGAAAGTGTGATAGTTTTTAAAAAATGTCCCCCAAAACCATTCAAAAAATCTTGAACCACTAGTATAATCAGTAATACCTAAGCTATGTTTGGTTGGTTTTGGTATTGGCAATCCTCCACTATGAAACCAATCTCCCGATGCATTTGTGATATCTGTACTTGTATAACCAAGTTCCATAGCTTCTTCATTAGTAAAATTATGTTCATATTTATTTACAACCAAATCCTCTCTATCTATACCCGACCACATTACAACTATATAAACATCCTGTTCCTCTAACTTTGATACCGCTTCTACTATCTTGCTAGAAATATAAAAATTGCCTGCAGATCCCTTACCATAATTTGTAAGTTCTCTCCCCATTAATTCTGCTAAACGAGTTGGCCAACCAACACCGTCTTGTCCATCTGTAAAACTACACCCAAAAGTTAATAATTGTTTCATTTATACCACTCTTCATAAGTTCTTTTCATCCAATACTCTACGTGTCTATCGTTTTGTGGTATAGCATTAAAATGAAATATATAACCTGTATCTTCATAAATAAGTTTATCTGGCCACCAACTCTGACCTGGGATATGTAACATATCTTTTCTATACAAGTCTGTTAAATTAAATCTTTCAGGTAAATAAGTCATTTTAATATTATGTTTCTTTACCAAAAAGTTAACACAAGTTTGACCAACTCCAGGTATTGCTAAGTTCTCATACCTCTCGTTATTCCTAATCTCATACAGTCGTTCTACATTCTCTAAATAAAACTCTTGTATTGTTTTAAAAAATGGTTTATGTTTCTTGTTAGCTATAATAAAACCTGTATTAAAATACTCCCACACCTTTGGTTTCTCTACATCAGGAAACATAAACTCACCCCAAGCATTTATACTTCGTGTAACCCATTCGAAACAACCATTGTTAACTACTGCAGTATATTCGTGGTTAGTTCTCTCAAAAAAGTTAGGACAATCAGGATGAACTATAGTATCTGCATCAATAATCAATACTTGGTCATAATCTATATCGTTATGTTCTATGATATCAAATACCCATTCTCTCTGATAGATAATTGGGAAGTTATTATGATCCATAATTGTATCAGTCCACTCTAATAATTCAACATCGTGTTTATCACACCACTTCTGCCAACTCTTTACTGAATAGTGGTAAGGTGTAGACCTACCATTTCCTAAATCAATGTTTGGTATGAAAACCACATTCTTCATTTTCTTAACTCTTCCACTAACTCATTAGCTGCTTGAACACAAGTACCTATCTTACCTGAAAATATAGTATAAACCTTATCATTCTCTTGTGTAACAATAGTTGGTCTTGCATCATCGTGGTCTCTATGTGCCAATACAGTTCTAACAGTAAACATAGAACCAATATGTTCCAACTTATCAAAATCTTCGAAATACTCCATACCAGCATCTATAAACTTTTGTATCTTAGTAACCTTTGGATTATGAATAATACCATTGTTTAAATACCCAACAATATGTTTATTTAACACCATTGGATAATCCCCCACATTAGTAGAATGTATTGCGTGTTCAACATGACCCAAAACATGATATCCATCTTTATATGGATCGAAACACATAAAGGGACCATCCATTACAACTACACTTTTATTTTTATACCACTCTGGCAACTTAACTACAGGTTTCTCAATCACTTCATACTGATATTGTATCTTATCATCCAACAACTCATTTAACTTTGAGTATGTAGCAATCACAACATAATCATAATCATCAAAGTCTTCTTTTGTAGTATGTTTGTTGAGAACTACATTGACACCAGCACCTTTCATCTTCTGTGTAACTTGTACTCTAAGTTTCTCACTATCGAATAATTCTTCATCTACTTCAATAGTTAAATCTGTTCCAAGAAATGGTTCACATATATTATAATCTAATCCCATTTCTTTTACAAACTTTATATAATCTTCACTTGATACCAATGAATCACGAGATGATATAGCATAAAAATGATTTACACCATCTCCGTTGACTACACTATCTCCATACTTTCTCTTAAACGATTTCAATCCATCTAAACATTCTTGTGCAGTCTGTTTACTTCTTGGATAGTGGTATCCTCTATGTAACCTGTATTGGTTTATGTCTGAAGCGCATTTCATTATACCACTTAACTCTTCGTGTAAAGTTACATTGAAACCTGATGTTGCTAATGCCACACTTGCTGTCGTTCCAAATATTCCACCACCCACTACTAATACTTTTGGAAGAGCCTCTTTCTTTACTGCTTCACATAGTTTAATTGCGTTTAAAGTTCTTTTCCTATTATCTTCATAGTTAATAGTTGGTCCTCCACCACCTGGCCATCTCACTTCATCAACTAATACACAACCAAACATATCTTTTAATGCACTATCTTCTGAATATTCTAATGTAGTTTCATTCCAACCATCATGTACTGTATGTGAATAATCATCACTTAATATATCGTATTCAAATATAGCGGTTCTACCATCTTCTAAAGTAATGTTAACATACATACCATTCCTACTATATTGTGGTACTTTCACATCTTTTATTTCAAAGTCATCTGAACCGACCCACATATAAAAATCATGATATGCCAAATTATCAATAATATTTGCATTAAAAGAACCATACTTCTTCCAATTCCAACTTGTATTACCTTCTACATCTATATTCAACTCTTTAATCCAATAAAGTACATCATCAACATAGAGTCTAACACTAAAGAAATCAGCAAGAGAAAATAATCCTTCAGCAGTTCTTTTAGAAAGTGCTAATGGTTTTTCACAGAATACATTCTTTCTTTGAGTTAACCAATACTCTACGTGTTCAGCGTGTAAATCATTTGGTGTAGATATAATAATCCAATCTGCATCATTTGGTTCTACAAACTGAACCATATCTTTAATAGTATTTTCTATCTTACTACCAAACTTACCTTTTCCTATTATGGAAACTTTTACCATGATACTTCCCAATCTTTAAAATCAGATGCGATACAATCAACCTTGAAATCTTTTCTTCCACCAACTACTTCCATAATCTTATTAATAGCAGTATTTCTAATTCCATTTAATCCATGAGTTAACATAAGATTATCTGTACCTTTTTTACCTTGTCTAACTTGTGATTCGTTATGCCAAATATGTAGATTCATTTGTGATAATACAACTATAGCTCTGATAACTTCTCCTGTTATTTCACCTTTATGTTCTTTAAGTATCATATCAATATCATGAACCATATCATTCATCTCTTTTGCATAGTTATCTTTATTTTCAGGTATAAAAACTTCCTTCAACTGATGTATACTAAGTCTATCTATTAATTCTCCTAATGTTGGTAGCCACTTCCTCTGTTTAGCCATCATCTTCTCCTATTTTCCTAAATTTATTCTGATTTTGACCTAACACATTGTCTAAATTATACTGACAAGTCTCATGGTTTTTCATCCACCTTTCATTAGACTTTCTCTTTTCTTTGTTTGTTTTCATATTCTCTTCACCTTTAACATACTCTCTCTTCTTTGGGTGATTTCTATTATGAACTTTAAGTATATTTCTAACCACAAATTGAGTATAAGCACTACCCATAATTCTTTTAACTATATTCTGAAATGCAGTATCTTCCCCACATGACCAAACACCATGCGGAACATTACAACCATTTTTGATTAAGTCTGTAGATATAACCAATCCACTTCCATCAAATCTTGGTGAGTTGAGTGTAATCAATTCTATATCTTCAGATTCATCGTTGATTTCATACATTTCTTCCTTACTCATTGTATACCAAATACTTGAAGGATCGTCTTGCCATGTATCATGGTGCATTTCATGGTATGTAGCATCATCAAACTTAGGATGTTGTAACATAGCCCAGCTATCATCCCACATTTTTCTTACACCAAAAGTTGTAATGTATTTATTTATGTTTTGTGATTCTGCATATCTACTAACCTCTTCTAAACATACAAATAACTCTCTTGGTAGTAAACAATCTGATTCTCCCCAAATAACAAAATCATTATCCATGCAATATTTGCTATTTAAATCTCTACGATAATCACCAATACAATATGGTTTATCATCATTCTCATAGTAATCTGTATCTACCTCTACACCTATTTCATCTAAGGTATTTATAATTTCATGCCATTTAGATATTATCTCAACTCTTCTTGTATCAGTATCAAACTTCTCAAAATACTGAGATAAATTCAAACAAAAATCGAAAGTAACATTCTCAGGATTATCTATTCCATCAAGTGCATTAGCACAACTTTCTATAAACTCTTCTATCATATCTATCTCATAGAACATAACATGAGTTCCAATAACATATTTATTTTTTAATTTCATAATTTCCTCTATAATAATCCCAAAAAGAATACATAACTTGTTTTCTTAATGCTTTATCAAACCCATTAAAATGCCACACCCAAGCAATATCTGTAAATAAAAAATCATGTAATACTTCTTTTCTATTCATGTGGGTTAAATTCCACTTCTTTGGTAATAGTTCATATTTCCATTTATCACCATTCAATATATAATTTACAGGTGTTTGATCTGAACCTTTCTTTAAAGTATTATGTTGTAAATCCAATAAGTGTGATTCATTCTCTTCATAAAAAGTAGTAATCTCTTTACACAAATCCTTATGTTTCTTACTCATTAGTATTGCACCACAATTAAAATAAGTTTCCCAATCTAATTCAACACCAGTAAACATATGTTGGTATCCTTCTATACTTGCCTTCAACCAACCTAAATTATCATTATCAACACAAGCTCTTAACTTATCATTAGAATACCTTTCAAATATATCAGGTGCATCCCACCTAACCATAGTATCTACATCCACCATAAAGATATTATCATATTCTATATCATTACTTTCTAATATATCATGAACATACCATCTTTGCCAACATATTTTCATCATATCAGGATCTCTTAATGGCGTATCCATTATCATCAACTCTGCACCAATTCTATGTGCATAATGTTTCCAAGTATTTAGTGAATAGTCCTTATAATCATCTACGTCTGATAAGTGTTTGGATGGAACACATGGAATGAATATAATATTTTTAGCCATAAAACTCTTTTTCTTCTTTTATAATTCTATCTACTACTTCTTCATCTAATATTTCACAATAATTTGAATGTGATTTAATATCCTCAGGATGGTCGAAATCACAAAACCTTATCCAAGCATGAGTTAACTTTGGGTCGAGAGGTGGATTTGGTCTAATTCTTATCCTTTTATAATTAAATGCCGCTATTTGTTTTAATGCTTCTTGAAAGAAACTCCAATAGTTATGATCTCTATTCAATTGGTGCATTCTCATCTCAGCATACTTACCAGGTCTGAACCAAGCATAATGATAAGTTATCATTTCTAAGTCTTCTAACATAGGATACTTTTGTGTCATAAAGTTTAACAAAACATCTTGATAAAAACTAGCAGTACCATACTTTATAACAAATCGTCTCTGTCTACCAACCTCTGCTTTAAAAAATGGTTTTAATGTCTTCTCTTCTGCATAATACTGATTTACTATAAAGTCAACCCAAATAGTTTTCAATCCTTGATTTGGTTCTAACTTATTACATGCCTCTTCTATCATTTGAGCATCATCTTCATGATGAAATACATCTCCTTCATATGGAAATATTAAATCACCCTCTTCAACTTCCACTCCAAAATCTTTAAAGTTCTTACAACCTACATAATAGTTAGTTGGTGCGTCTGTAGACATATAATCCATAGGATTCAACATTATCTTTGTATCTTTATATTCCTTTTGTGCATCTGAAATAACATCTTGAAGTTCTTCATAATCAAATCCTCTCTTACCATCTAAAGTATAAGTCCTTAGAAAGTGATCATTAACATAAGTACTACTTTCTGGACCACTTGGGAACATACCCTCATTGTATAAGATATAATCTGGATTAATTGATTTAATTATGTTTGGTATCTGTAACTTTACAAGATGTGTATCGTTAAAGATTGGTGCTATAACTATCTTTTTCATTATAATATTTTTGTTACTTCCTCATATGTCTGACCAAGTCCAATAGTTAACATATATCTATCTTGATTTAAATTCACAACTGCATGAGGAACTTGTATATTCAATAAATAGTATGTATCTAACTCATAATTTAAATTAAAAATATGTGTTTGGTTCTCTCTAAACTCACCAACATTAAAAAATGTAAGACTTTCACAATCTTCATTCAATAACATATTTACAGAACACATTCTATTATTATCACGATGATATCTATAGAATGTATTTGCTTCCATCTTATAAATTCGTATAGCACCAAACTTACTATCTCTAAATCTATCTTCTCTTGTTTTTTCTAAATATGCTACAACGGAATCATCTTCTATAAGTTCAATTGGCACTCTCTTTTGTAAAAATGTTTTACCTTTATCACCTATATCTGCACTCCAATCATCTACTTCTGTAGCATATCTGAATAATCTTTCTCTACAAGTAGATTTAAATTTTAATTTACTATAACAATGACCACGATATCTATTAATCATTTTTCCAATAGGAATAAATTCCTTTTTCTAATTCATAATTCTCCCAAATAAATCTATCTCTATTTGGTTGTTGTTTAGCCCACTCCCACATTTTAACTAATCCTTTATCCAAATCTGTTAAATGTCTAAAATCTAACATCTTAACTGACTTTTCATATGTAGAATAAGCATAGTGTGCTTCATGTCTCATCTCATAATAGTCTGGCTGTAAATCTGTTTCTGTAACTTCTAATAAAATATCACAAGCTTCTTGTATTGTATATTCATTTATTCCACCAAGATTAATTATCTCACCAATACATTCATCTTTTTGTGAAGCCTTCCAAAATGGTTCTAATGAATCATCTACATAACTGAATGCTCTAACTTGAGAACCATCACCAAATATTGTTGGTGAATAACCATTTAATATTTGCCACATCCATATACCTAATACATTTCTGTACTTGTCCCATATGTTTTGATTTCTACCATAAAAGTTATGTGGTCTAACTATAGTGTAAGGTAGCCTGTGTTGATCATAAGCAACTCTTAAATCTTGTTCGACTGAAAACTTTGCAATACCATATGGATCCATTGGTTGAGGTGGCATATCTTCATCAAATGGTGGTTCATATATATTACCATATACTGACATAGAACTTGCAAAAACAAATCTTTTTACATCATACTTTATTGAACAAGTAATTAAATTAGCTGATGCTAATAAATTATTTTTATAATTATAATTTCTAATAAATGGACTTAAACCTTCTGCTGCATATGCTGCGAAATGATAAACTATATCAATATCTTCTTCCATGAATACTTTTTCAACATATTCTTGTGTACATAAATTTAATTCATACATTATAACACCTGCTGGTACATTTTCTTTATAACCACCACTCATGTCATCAATACCAATAACAGTATGTTCTGTATTCTTTTGTATCCAATCTGCTAATCTTGAACCAAGTAAACCTGCTACACCTGTGATTAATATATTCATTTTTTTACCTCAACCATATCCTTAAACAAAATGTCTATTTGATTCTTATTCTTAGCTCTACCCTCATTTGCTTTTCTTAATCTTTTCTCTTCCATCTGTGTAATTCTAAGTCTAGCTCTGTCGGATTCACCAATATGAATATCATTAGTAACTAAATCTTCTAACTCTTCAACGATAGAACTTGAATCAAAAGTTCTCTTCTCACCAACGTACTGATATTCGCCTGTATCGAAAGTCTCTTGTAGTAATTGTGATATCTTTTCTCTAATCATATCAATTGCTACCTCTTGATGGTGTATCTTCTGTAAGTCTTTCTCTTTCTTGAAGAAATACAACTTAATATTCTCTGTTATCAGTCTATCGAAGTATGCTGATAACGTATCTATATTAGTTATTCTCTTCATACTCACCTTTCAAATATGCCATCATATTATCTATATCTGTTTCACTTGATACTCTCTCAAAAACTTGATTTGACACTTCGTGGTTTTCTTTTGCTATATCTTCAACATCCTCTCCCGAATGTTGAGCTCTCATTCTATCTGGCCTTGTAATCATATTCCTTGAGCCTGCCCAATGATGATAAACCATATCATTATAAATTCCATAATATAATTCATGTAAATCTTCTTTATTACTTCTTGTTAATGGGTAGTAATCATATCCACGTTCTGTTAACCATTGTACAATTCCATACCACCAATTACTATTTTTATCTACAATAATTTCTCTAAGACGATCAGTTAAGTTATCCTCTAAAATATGTTTAGCTTTAAACATCATAAAGCAATAGTGTGGTACTATATACAATGGGTTTCTATCCCACTCGTGCATTGGTTCTTGTACTGCTATAAATGGATACTCTTTTAACTTCTCATTCATAAAATCTGATATGGATACTATTGGAAAAGCATCTGAATCCAACAATAGTATCTTATCAGTTGATTTTATTTCTTCATTCTTTGTTATATAATCTATAATTTTACCAAATGATTCAGACACGTGTCCTGCTCCTGGTATAGCACCGTCGAACTTATGTTTATTCTTTTCATAATTTACTGTAGTAGTACCTTGTTTTACTCCATCACCCAATCTTGTATAAACTTTATATGGTTCTGATATAAATCTTTCTAATTGTCTTTTCTGAATATCTATCCACTTATCATTGAAATGTACTGTAAGTATATATAACATTATCCAACATCCTTTATCAAATCAAATCCCCATTGTTCTTCAGTTATTTCATTAAACGGATAACCTTTGTAACTTTCCATTTCAATAAATTTTTCAACACCTTTTTTACCTTCTTCTTTTATCTTTCTATTCTCTTCTAAACTTCTATGTGCTGATGGTTTTAACATATGCATTCTACTAAAATAGAATCTTGGTTCTGCGAAATTATATCCATTAATGTTTACACTATAGTTATATACCAAATCATCATCATCCTTACAACCAAAGAATCTAAACTTATCACTATCTTTACCAAATGGATGTATCTCTTTTGGTAACTCTATATTCTCATCTTCAATTTGTTTTCTTAACTTACTACTGAAGACTAAATCTAAATCACCATTCTTATTTTTTCTTGCATCAACACCCATAACTGCTAAGATAGCACTATTACAAATTGCATACTCTTCTCTTGGAAATCCCATTACATCCATCATTTCAATATAATTTATATAATCTACCGTATCTATACAATTTTTATTACCTGTCTTTGTTTCATAAATCTTATGCTTCAGCATATGAAATGGAATATATTTTTTACCATTAATTAATCTACCAATCATAGCAACTGCTCTATGATAACTATGTTTTATCCATCCACCATCAAAATTAACAGGATCATCAATCAAAGTTATCTTTATTTCTTCATCAGTCATTGGTTCTAAAGAATCATAATATTCTTTAGTCATATTCACCCAACCTCTTTCGTGATGACCTTGAACATCATTTCTAAATTCAGCCCACATACCATTCCAATATTGATGATTTTCTTTATTAACTTTCTTTTCAGTTTCTTTTACATTATTCTTATTCGAAAAATATTCTAAAGCTTCTCTTACAGTTTTGATTTGTTTGTCATTATGTATAATCTCTTTACCACCACTACCATGTTGTAACTCCATATTCAGAAAATATTCTAAGTTGATTGGTACTGTAATCAATAAGTTTTCAATAAATGTTTTATAAGTATTATCCTCTATAAAATTTCCAGCTGAAAGATAAGTTTCGTAGTGATGTTTATTTAGATTAGTGTACTCGTCTATATGATATATTCCTTCTAAATCTATTAGAGTTGGCTTTCCTTCAAATTCATATGTGTGGTTTTTACAAAAATCGTAAGTAAAGTAATTAGTATTTATAGTTTTTAATTTTATTCTTTTGAAAAGTTCTTCAAAATGTTCTTCTGATGGTGTAGATTCTTTAGTTATATAACCTCTACAAATATCATTTTCATCATATATTATACCAACAAAATTTGGTACAATTGTACTGTCATAAAAACCACTTGCGAATGCACTTTGTAATGTGTTTGCTCTGATATAATCTTCATCCCATACTTTGACAAAGTATTCATCTGTCTGATAGATAGTTCTATTGTGATTTTCTTCTCCCCAACGACTATCTTTATGTTTGACTTGTTTGTAACTATTAAAATCTAAATCTTCATATTTGAAAACACCATAAGTATCTCCGATTAAAGATTCAAATTCATAAACTTTGGTAAAGTTCATTCTGTTTTATCTGTTTCTCTATTGTTTTAGGATGATATAATGATAACTCTTCATGTGGTGGTAAATGTGCATATGTTTTACATCCACCTATAACCTCATGTACTTTTCCTTTCCATTTAATATCCTCTTTATTTATAAAAACTCTTGCTTGGTAATCAGGATAATTTACCCAACCTTTTTCACTAACTCTCCAACCCCACTTTTGTATCCATTCATCATTAATACCTGTTACTGTATTTACTCTTGGCACCCATATTAAATCTACATCATTCATTTCTATTATACTTGGTAATTGTTCCATTAATATTTCATGTGGATATTCATCTGCGTCTAAATGAAATATATAATCTCCACTACACATTGATTTCGTATGATTTTTTAAATCTGAAAAGTTTCCTTTAAACTCAAAACCTTCCCAAACAAATTGAATATCATAGCCAGGTTCACAAGGACCTGCATTAATATGATTATATCTAAGATAATCCTCTACTTCTTCATTACCATTATTGGAATCATAAGTTATAACTATCTCATCATCTTTTCTCTTATGATCCAATAAAAAAGTAACTAACTTTTTGAGCTCTTGTAATTCATTACAAACTGTAATTGCATAACTAATCTTCACTTATTTGACCCATAAACCTTTCAGGTACAACGTTTTCAAAATCATAATCTATAAGTCTTATTTGACTCATATTTTTTAAGTGAAATGTTCTATATGCTCCTGCTGTCATGCCTGGTATCTTATCTAACTTTATTTTATAAAATCTTTTTGGTGCTGAACGACCTTTTGGTAAAATAAACTTACTTATTTCTTGTTCAGTTTTTGTTCTAACATCTTCATCCAAAGATGGTCTTCCAATTTGTTTAACAAATCTCATTAATCTATTATCTGAAACCTCATCTAAAGATAATGCGTGAACCTTTTTTTGTGTAATACCACCTGCGGGTGGCCACACACTCAAAACAATAGCCATATATAAACCACCTGTACCATCTTTTTTCTGATAACGAAACTCAATTATAGTTCCATTTCTTAATGTACTTTTTGAAACGGGAACTCTATTCAGTATTCTTGATCTATGTCGGGGTAGAAATGCCATCTTTCAAATCCTTAATTATACCCATATCTTGACAAGCGTTTAAAAATTCATGTTTATCATAGACTTGTGCATTTTCTACATCAAGTCTCTTATCATAATTATTATACTTCTCACGTTCATCTTCAGGAACATCCACAACTTTAGCATATTTCCAAACATAACTTTTCTTTTCTTTAGCTCTAAACGCAGCTTTCTCTTGTAGGTCTTCATCGGGATAAATTACTCCTAATTCTCCCATATTAATAACACAAGGAAACCAAACTATATCTTTTTGTTCATCATGATACTGCAAATCTTGTATCAATTGTGGACTCTTGTTTAAATTATCCAATAACTCAACACTACCTGCTCTATATCTCGTATCACTCATAAAACCACAATTAAAACACATAAAACTACTAAAATTATCTTGTATCTCTTCAAAACATGAATCCATATCTTTACATACAGAACATACTATTACTCTTTCCATTACATCTTCCTTAATTTAGGTAATTTTATACTTTGTGGTGGTGGTTTAATAGCACCTGTCTGTCCACCACTAATCTTTTTCAATTTTGGTAACTTCAAACTAACTTCTTGTGGAATTTCACCAACCATACTATCAACTATCTCTACCAATTTCTTTCCCATTATAGTTCTTGTAAACTTAGCTTTATTTGACTTAGCTAACTGATTAAATATTGGTGTATATTTTTTATAGTTTAAAAACACATCTCTCATAACATTAGTTGCATTATTATAATCAATTCCATACCAACCCATACCATCAACAAACATTTCCTTTGGAAATGCTCTTTTTGGTGTTTGTATTACACTACCCTTTAATGCCGTCTTTAAACTTGGTGGTAAGAAATCTACATGACCGCTCCAATTAGGAAATATAATAGGTTTACCACTTAATGATGCCTCAAGTAGTGGACGACCAAATCCTTCACCGTGTGTAAAAGTAATATGTGCTTTTACTTTAGGGTGGTTATACAGTTGATTCATCTCATCATCATCAAAATCTCCATGTATAAAATAAATATTAGGCATTATCTTAGCATCAACTGATTTTTTAATTGACCTAATCTTATCAAGAACTTCTTCTCTATCTATTACTGAAAATGTAGCACCACCTGTTTTTACAATTAGTGCTGGTCTCTTCTTTTTACCTTTATTTTTAAAAGTTTCTAAGAATGTCTTAATTAACATACCAACATCTTTTCTATCTTCACCCATATTTCCTTGTAACCAATGCCCTACAAACAAAAAACAAAAATTTTCTCTTATATTATTAAACTCTTTTACTATTTCTGGACTGAACTTATTGGTTTTGCCATAAACATTTTCATCGTAACCCTCAAATAAAACTTCTACTGGCTTCTGAATTTTTATACCTTTACGAGTAGTTTCTCCATCTCTATTTTCTTCATATTCCGTTGACTCACAAACTTTTTTTACAAATTGAGAAGGTACAATATTTAAATCCATTCTATCAAAACCATCTATCCAATGTTTTGGTATAGCAGTTGATTCAAGACCTGCAGTAATTCCAAGATTCTTTTTACCAATGGGATTAAATTCATTTGGAACTGTTACTTGAATACCTAAATCTGGTTGTCTAGGTAATTCAGGAGTATCTAATAAATTCTCAAGTATTAACTTATCATCTGGATTCTTTGAATTTAACGCATTCATTGGTGTATTTCCCCAACGAAGTGATGCTATTTTAATATCATACTTATCAGTTTTTAATAACTCTAAAACTAAATCTCTACTATGTGCACCATAACCACTTCTTGTTGCTACTGGTGCTTGAAATAAAATAAAAGGTTTTGTCATTCTAACTCCTATACCTTATACATGGCGTATCGTTTACGTCGTTCCCATTTATCAAATGCAGTATCCATATCTTTTATAAATCTGTTACTCATATGTTCAGCCGTCATACCAATATCCTCACGTTTAACATATTCCATACCTTTTAAACCACATTCTTTTCTCTTCTCAGGTGTCATATCATACCAATATTTCAAAGCTTCTCCTGCTTCTTCAAATTTTGGTCTATCATCAAAAATATATGGTGTAGGTGGTGAACCTTGTAGTGAACGACAAGCGGGCCATATAGGTTTTACCCATTCACCATGATCTTTATAACGACCTGTATGATTTGATTGAAATTCATCTGTATAATCGTCTACAGTAAGATACGAACCATCTTCCTTTTTAAACCCACATTGATCTTGTAATCCACCTGTAACATTCACAACAATTGGTGTTCCTGCCATCAATGATTCGCAAGTACCTAATCCAAATCCCTCATTAGATGCTATATTAATTGTTACATCTGCTACATTAACCATAAAATTCATTTGTTTATTATCTAACTTATCATGTGAAAAATATATATTATCTCCTATACTGGCAGGTAATAAATGATCTATAAGTTTAGGTAAATCTGTACCATTATCATCTATAGGTGATGTGTGCATAATTAATGCACAATGTTTATGATTTTCTTCACCTACCATTTCACATAATGTCTTGAATGCCATAACAACATCACCAGGCAATTTTCTACGAATATTTCTGTTGTTCCAAAAAACTACAAATTTATAATCTTTATTATTAAAAATATGATTTCTAAACTTTTGTAAATTTGAATAGTCTTCATGACTTTTATCTATAGGATGAAACCATTTCTCATTTATACCATGAGGAACATAAGTACAATCCCAATCAGTTCTTGGTTTATTCCTACAAACATTCCTAACAATATTATCTGTCTGTCTAGATATGTTCATAATCAAATCACAAGATTCATAATAGTTTTCATTATAAAATGGATAAGGTAAATCATCCCATATATTATAATAAAAAATAGGTATATTTTGTCTAATTTCATGTTCCATTTGATATAACCACTGCCAAAATCTTGGATCGGTATAATGCAAAATGGCATCGGGTCGTTCGTGAAACATTAATTGTCTTATTAACTCTTCATTACCATACCCATTGATAGGAAATATTTTAAGATTAGCATCTTCAACACCTGTTTCTTCTCTAACAGATTCATTCATGTCTACAACTTTGCCCTCTTCAGGATGTTTTATAGCACCACCTAACTGTACCCAATCGTAATGATGTATAGTTCCCATGACAAATTCTCTTGACATTGTTCCAACCCCGCTAGACATTCGTAGGTCATCTGACAGTAAGAGGATTTTCTTCTTTGGCATTAGTATCTACTGCCGCTTTGTATTAAGTTTGAATATTCATTGATAACTTTTTCAAAACTCATATCATGACAATATAAGTCCATTGAGCGATTTACCAATTTTTGAAGTGTAAACTCATCCTCTATGCTCTTAGTTTTGAATTTTTTATATAAATCGGTAAGAACTTTAACCGACGTTAATTTACTTTCCATATGTAGTAACTCCATTCATGTATATATATAAATATGAATATACTAAGAAATTAGTATATATTTTTTCTTATGTCTTTTAGCATGACCTATAGTATTATTTGTTCCTGAAGACATTTCCCCATCAGTAATAAATGCAATAACTGCATCAGAATACTTTACAATTTCCTCATTTCTTATAAAATAATGTTTAACATTATACTTTTTATCATACTTAAATCTATTTTCTACGCAATATATGTTATGTGGTTCGTGATATGGTGGAAACTCTGTATATTTCATATTAAATTCCAATGCATATTTCCTTGCATACTTATCCGCACCATATTTTGCTCCACCACTAACTATTTCTATTAATTTTCCATGTTCCTCTTTTAATTTATAAATAAAATCTTTAATCTTTGATTTATTTGTATAATCCCTTGATCCAACAATTGCTATTTTAACGTTCATATTTCTTTCTTGGTTTATAACTAGTCCTTTCATTTACTGTGAGAATAAAATTACTTATTTCAATAAACTTATCTAATCCCTTTATTATTTGTCCACCTGATAGTATACTATATTTAAATCTGTGATTTGATGTACATTGATTTGACTTATCTATCATAGGATTATTTATATCTTCTACCTCAAACTGAACATAATAATTTGGATTTTGACAAGCATCTTTTGCTTTTATAAATGTTCTGTATTTAAAACTATCTTCGTGTTTCTTTGTAAATTCTGATACTTCTTTGTATGTTACTTGATTATCATCAAACCACATATGTAATTCCCAATTCACTGGTATTTTTGTATAAGAATCTTCTATTTTTGCAATTATTTCTGATTCACAATCAGCTCCTATAAAAGAATGTAATGGTAATCTTAAACCTACATTATATCTATTGTACATATTTATTTGACTCCTGCATCACAATATTCAGTTTGATTAAACTCACAGAATCTACAATTTTTCTTTGATGCTTCTTTTCTATAAATATGTGATTGGTTGTATTCTCCACCAATAAAACATTCATCAATAAAAGATTTAACATTACGTGTAACTTTATTAAGACTTGGTGTTCCATTTGCAGGTACAAAAGTTTGTACTCTACGTTGAGGGAAATCTACTTTCTCATATAGTTTACGTTTTACAATAAAATACTCTATCTCAATCTTATCCAATGGTATATCATGTTGAGCACCATAGAACTGTTTATATAATAATAATTGATCTGTCTTAGTCTTATCTGCTTTAGCCCACTTATTCCAACCCATTGTGGAAGTCTTGATATCTATGATTTTATACTTATCTCTTACAGTATCGTATAAAAGAACATCTATATATCCAACAAACTCAATATCATTCGGTAATTTATATTCAATAGGAACTTCAATGCCTATTAACTCATATCCTTTTTTATTAAAATACATTCCTCTTTTCTTAACAAACCATTCTATTATAGCCATACCATGTACATAAAATTCTTGCATTTCTTCTTGACTTGATATTTCCTCACCATGTAAATCTTTTACTATTTCTTTGTAGTAATGTTTCATTCGATGTAGTAACATATCTGCTAATGGTAATGAATCAGCTTTCTTAATTGTATCATTATACATTATAGTTAAATAAGTCTGTAATACATCATGCATAGCAGAACCAAACAACGTATGTATATTACCCTTAAATGTCCTCAATTCATCTATATAATTTAATTTCCATTTATGAGGACACACAGCCCATTGGCTGTATTGACTATAACTAATTCTTTTCATTAGCTTCTATTCTTTTTATCTTCTTCTTAATACCTTTGTTCAAATAATAAACATAAATATTTTTACACTTTCTGTTTACAAAAAATATATTAGGATCTTTAGCTTCCCACCTACGTCTAATTTCTCTACTGTATGGTTTAATCGGTTGACTTAAAGACCTACTATGATATTCCTTACCATCTACCATTAAAACTCTACCTGGAGATGTTTGTCCGACATATTCAAAATTACTAGCTCTATAAATAACTCCTGAATGTCCATAGTGTAAATCTGCAAAGGAAACTATAACTTCATAATTTGTATTTTGTCTTAACCATTTAATAGTTTTTCCTACAAAAAAACTTTCACTATTCGGGGGAGCCTCATCTACGTTAACTAATCTTCTCAATTCTACACATCTATCGGGATTTATAGGATTATACTTCTTAGCCGTATTTGGCATTGATGGTATAGCATACATCATAGCACCTACCATTTCAGGTATATTAAATTTACCTGGTCTAAACAAAGCAAAACATTCTAAACCTTGTATACCATTACAACTATGACTATAATGATACTTTTCTATAAAGGATTGAATGGATTTTCTAGGTACTTGATCTACGGTATAACCGTCTAAACTCATTCGTCTTCTTTGATTTCACTTAACCAAGTATCAGATTGCAAGCCCACTTCTTTTAACTTCTTGCGATCTACACCATATGATTGTAACAACTCAGTAAGTTCTACTTGACCACCTTCAGTTAACATATACATATCAACTGCATCTACAGCTTCTCTTAAACTTACCTCTAACTCTTTTGCCACAACATCTAACAACCATCTTGGATAATCCATTTGTTTTCTCCCTTTAATATATTTTAACCAATATTTTCCCTTTGGAATAATATCAGAATAAAATTTATATATTATTTCTGGTGATAAATTATACATCTGTATCTCGTTCACCACATCTAAAAAATCTGTTCTCATAGATAAAAATCTATGAACCATATAATTCGACCACGTTTTCTTATCTTCATCTGTAATAGTATCCCAATAATTGGAACTTTGTACAGATGTTATGTGCTTAATATGATCGAATAATCCTTTTCTCTTAACTAAGTTCTTCTTCAACTCCACTACCTTCCATTAACTTAGCAGGTACATGGCCACAATTACCACAACTATAAACTTGAATTGGAACTATACCTTCTTGCCCTGTGGGTGATATTAAAGCAGATATTCTTTTTAATACATATGATGTGATAAAAAGATAATTAGAACATTTCTCACATTTCATAGTATCTGCTTGTGATAAATCAACCTTTTGTGCTGGTTTCTTTAGTGGTTTCATTGGTTTTGTACTCATTTTATAACTCCCAATACTTCAATTAACATAGCCATAAAGTTTATTTCTTTATCAACTACCTGGCTATCTGATAGTTCATATCTCGCTAATATTAATATTATTTCTGCTATATGACCTTTACCATAAGAATCTACATTATCATATAACAAACGAAAACAATCTGAAAAGTCTCTAATAGCATTATCTGCTAATAACTGTCTTATATTTTTAAATGCGTTTTTCTTATCTTGATTCTCTAAAATATCTAACACTTTTAACTTATAATCATTTTGAGTAATACTCTCTACATCTAATTTTAATTGTAAATCAACCACATTTCTTTGAGCTGCGTTAATTGTTCTACGAATATCAGGATAATTAGAATCAATCAATATTTTTAAATCTTCTAACTCGTGTTTAACACCTTCCTCTTTTAAAATCTGATTCAATCTTTGAGCTACTTCTGTCTTAGATGGTGGTATAATTTCAAAAATTTGACAACGACTTTGTATCGGATTAATGATTCTCTCTGCATAGTTACAGGTTAGAATAAACCTACAGTACTTACTAAAAGTCTCCATAAGGTTACGCAAAGCGGCTTGTGCGTTAGGTGTAATGTAATCACATTCATCTAAGATAATTACCTTCATATCTGTAAAACCAATCGTAGATGCGAACTGTTTTACTTTTGTTCTTACAGTTTCTACATTATTCTCATCACTAGCATTAATGTATAGATAATCACATTTAATATTCTTAACAATCAGTTTAGCAAGTGTTGTTTTACCTGTACCTGCTCTTCCATATAATAATAAATGAGGAATATCACTATTTGTAAGATAAGCTTCTACCTTAGATTTTAAATGTGTATTACCAACATAGTTTTCTAATTCAGTTGGTCTATACTGTTCTACCCATAAACTATGATTTACCATTCTATTATTTCCTTTATCTCTTTTAATTCTTTTACCCTATTAGTAGGTTTAATGTGTTGATTATATAGTGCATCCATTAAAATATATCCGTAATCATCACCTCTACCCTTTAACCAAGCCTGATAATTGGATGGTGAATCATCTACTAACCAATCAACATCTATTTTCCACTTATCACTACCACTAACAAAATATACTTCTCTAAAACTTAATGCGTGTTTTCCCAACCACTCTAAAGAAGCATAAGTTCCTGGTGTTCTCTGAGAAGATATACAAACAAATTTATAACCTTTTCCACTACCCCACTCAAATAAAGCATGCATTTGTTCTATAGCACCATATATAGGTGGTGAATCTCTAAAAAACAATTCTGGATACTTATCCCAATATAATTCTTGTAAAGATTTTTTATCCCAACCTTTAAAACAATTCTGATAATCCCAATCATCTATAGCATCTTTTATAATTGATTCGGGGTAATTAACGGACATATAGTTATGTAATTGCCAAGAAAAATCTCTAAGCACTCCATCTATATCTATACCTATTCTTGTTTTAACTTTCATTTCACCACATTAGTCATTTGTATTAAAATTATTATTAATGCTAAAGCTAAACTTACCATAACTTTCGCATTTGGTGCTTCTCCTAATATTCCCCACGTCATTAAACCAAATATAAATGTTCCCATACCAAAACCAATCAATCTTATGTTCCAATAATATCCAAAATATTCAAATGAATATCTTGTTGAATAATAAAATAGATAACTTATTGGAAGCCCTACTAATATTACCCACCATTGAGATTTAGCCCATTCCCATTTAAACTGTGCATTCATGTGAAAAAATGCTATTATATGCCCCAATACAGACAATATCATAGCTGCTAATAATTTATTCATATTTTAAAACTCTTTCTTATCAACAAATATTGTAAAACTTTTTCTTACAAAATCTGTTAAAACTGGATTAACACCATGTTCAACATCATTACCTTGTGTAAAATCTAATATAGCTGCATTACCTAAAGTTGGTTCTAAAACTTCACCTTCTACTACTAATTCACCACCATCACCAGGTTTCCAATCTTCATTTGTATAAATCAACATAGTACATGGTCTTTTATAAGAAGCTATATTTTCCTCAACATATGATCCATCACGATGGGTAGATAATAACATTTTAGCAATCATTATTCTACCATTAATATCAAATTTTAAATTTTGACTACAAGATCCATCTGCTGTTGTTATTATTTTTTCTTCAGTAGAATAACTTGTGTTATAAATATTTTCTAATAGTGAGTGTAAACTTGTAAAATCTCCACCAACTTCACATCTCGCATCGTATAAATATGAATTCATATTTGTAATAGAATCAATTTCATCTTGAACTCTACGCCATTCTACTATATCATCAAATAGTGAAGAAAAATTAGCATAGCTAGTTACTCCAGGTGTTATATTTAAACTAAAATTTAAATCATTATGAAGATATTTAAAAGTCGCACATATTATATTACCATAATTTAAATATTCGTCTCTCAAAGATTTTAATATCTCTTTATCATTATCATCTAATTCAAAAAATAGATAACCATTGTCAGATAATTGTTTTTTATCTAAGTTCATACTTTATGTTCTTCTATTGGCGGTAAATACTCTTCTGCATTTGTAGGATACGGTTTAGTTTCATACTTCAAATTCTTCATAAACTTTTTATTCTCTTTTTTACTACCCAAAAAGTAAATGTACCTATGTTTTTCAGGTTCTCTTCTTCTCCAAAACGTATGTCCAATTGCTTCTTTTAACTTTATTATATTATGACTACCAAATCTTGATGAAACAGTTCTACTATGTATCCATTCATATGGATCCTTTGTTAAAGATATTGAATAATTTGGCATTAAATTTAATCCTGCACCCTGATACAACCAATTAGTAGCTTTATAAATACCACCTAAATGTAATACATCAGGATCTGCATAACTTATTAATGTTTTAACATTTTCATCATGTTTTTTCAACCATTTAAATGATTGAGAAATACAATATGATTCAATATTTTTACCATAACCATCATGTATAAATAATCTTGTCAATTCCAAAATATTATTAGTTTCTAATTTAACGTTTTCATTAAACATAGATCCCAATACAGTTCTTCCTACAGGATAACCATAAGTCATACACCCAATGAGTTTTTCCTCACTCGTATCCTTAAAAAAAGGATGAGGATTATCTGACTTATAATATATTCCTATAGCGTATCTACAAGAAGAACCTCTATGCGAATAATGATGTTTTACAATCATTTCCTTCGCAGTCTTTTTGTCTATCTCTTGTAGATAAACTTTTGATTTATCTACAGTATTTTCCATTAGTCTACTGTTGTTTTTGCAACTAGTACGTATGTAGAATCGAAATTATCTACCTTGAAATTAACTTTAGCTAACCCTTTATCTGAAATGTAAAGAGTTGAAGATTCACAATCTCTGTTAGCAAGTAATATCTCTTTGAAAGTATCTGCATCAAATAATACAGCCTCTTCAAAACTATCTACTTTACTACATTCTACAGGGATTGTAACTTTATTAGATTGTGTTGTAGAACTATAACCTATTACAACCTTTGCTTCTTTACCATCTGCTAATACAGCAAATGTTGCAACTTCACTTAACGCACTTTTACCTGAAATAAATGTGCTAATGAACTTCTTATCAAGTTTAAGTTCTAATGTGAACTCAGGAACATTTGATAAATCTGGTTTCTTCTGAACTACATCCAATCTAGCAAGACCATAATTTATTCTTGCTTTAGTATTTTTTTGTGAAAGGACTAACTGTGATGCTACTTCACCTACAGTTTTAACATCAACATCCATATCACCATCCAATACACTAATTAGTTTAATTAAGTCTTGAATCTCATACAGCCCCATTTCATAATCACCAATTCCATTCTTAGCTAAAACAATATCACCAACACAACTTTTTGCTGAGTTGATAAATGCACAACTAAGTGTGTCTTTTGTTGATTTTACAGGTGCTGATTGAGTTTGCCCACCTAAATAAAACCTATTGATGAATCCCATCAACGTTTGTTTATCCATTTTGTAACTCCTTTATATACATATATATAAGTATCATATTATTTCTCCAAATTAAAAGAATTTATTAAAACCAAAATCATCATTTGGTTCTTCCCATTTTAATGCATCATATAACATTACTATTTTTTTACTAAGTGCTTGCTTATATATCTTATCGGTATCAATATACTCTTTTATATAATCTAACACTTGTTGAGGATCCTCATGTCCTTTATAACATAAAGTCTCAAATTTAAATGGATTGTCTTTTAGATAAGTCCACTTAATCTTTTCACCGTTTCCAATTAAAGGATACTTTGCTTCAAGTTTACTTGACAATAAAAAGTTATTATAATTTATTGCTGATTTAACATGAACAGGTGCACCCTTTTTAGCTAACAATCTACCATCACCCCTCTGAACATATTTTTTAACATTTTTAACTGAAGTTGGCATTGCAATAGTATCATAGTTTTTCAACTTCATAGATTTCTTAAAATTAAGAATAAACTCATTAATCTTATTCTGAGGTACATTTGCTAATATATCTTCTAATACTTTTGTTAAACATTCTTTCATAGCTATTGGAAAACTTGAACGAACAATATCTAAACCTTTTACATGAAGTTTATTTATCTTAACACCATTATCATTAACAACTTTCAATCCATATCTTTTCTTTGTAACAAATAACCCACTTCTAGCAATCAATTCCTGCTTAATCTCAAATCTATGTTTATCTACATTAAGAAACTTTTTAGCAAATAAATCATATGAACTATTTAAATATTCTTGAACCTCTGAGGCAATATCTAAAATCTTATCCATCATTAGATTTTCATCTTTAATATTAATGTGTGGATATTTCTTTTGAATCATAGAAACAGCAGAATAAAAAACTGAATCTGTATCAATGTATATACAATGATCTTCCGAATCTTCCAAAACAGAATTATAATAATAATTAGCTATCTTCTTAGTATATTTAATTAACTCAACACCCGTTGTCGTTGTTGCTTCTGCATTATCTAAGTCATAAAAACGAAACACAGGTAAACCCAACACACCATACAATGAATTTAGAACAACCTTTTGAATATACTGTCGTCTATCAAAGTATGCATATTTCTCTTTATCACCCTCTTCAGCGAACTTCTTTGCTAATTTTCTAAATTCTACTCTATCATCAAACCATTTTTCCAACAAAGTTGGAATTAACCCTCTTTTATCTTGTGTATATAACACACCATTAGTAGATACAGATACATTATTATTTTTTAAAAAGTTCTTAAACTCTGCTGTAGTTAGTTTAGCACTTTCTTTTCCTGAATCATCTTCTATAGTATATGTTTTATCTACTCCTTTAACAAATTCTTCTGAATTCCAACCTGTTAACCTTCCAAGTTTTGTTTCAGGAGAAATATTCAATGTCATAATAATTGATGGATACATTGAAGTAATATCTAAATCATAAATCCACTCATGTCTACCTTTTATTGGTTCTTGTACATATGCTCCTGAAAACTTATCACCATTGTTCATTAATTCTTTATTTACTTTTTTCTTATCTGGCGCAACAATATCAAGTTTTTTAAGATATACAAGAATAGCACCTTCTAAAAATCGTGATGAATAATATACATCTTCATATGGAACATGACCCAAATGACAAATAGCTCTAGCAATACCAATAAAATCTAACTTCTCATCAAGTTTTTCAAGAATAACAACGTCATTTATATTATACTCTACAAACTTATTCCTATTATTATAATATAAATCATCCAATGTACCATCATATGAAACTTTTTTTATACCTACTTCATAATTTCCAATATCATCTAATCTATATGAAGACCTTTCACCAAAAGTAAGTTTTTTATATAGTTCAAGATAATCTAAGCTAGATACACCTGCTATTTTATAAGCACCTCTATGTTTATTATAGTCTACAATACCTATTGGTGATAAACATTTAGCAACATCCTCACCTAATAACCTCCGAGAACGATTATATAAATAAGGAATGTCAAATCTATCACTATTCCAACCACTAATAATTGTTGGTGATATCTCAAGATATTTTTGATAAAATTTATTTAATAAATCTCTCTCTTCTTTAAACTTTATTACTGTAGCATTATCAAAATTTTCACTATTAACTGCATTTTCAGCGTCAAGTACATAACAATGATATTCTTTAGTTAATTTATCATATAAAGCAATAGAAGTAATTGCATTGTCAGCTTTTTCTACTGAAGGGAAACCTTCTGTAACCTCTACTTCAATATCAAAAAACATAACTCTATGACCCTCTGATACATCATCTGAATCTGTATAGTTATCTACTAAAAACCTTGTTTCTGCTAACACATCAGATTCAAAAGAAGTATCATATTCTTCTATTTGTGATTTAGCAATTCTTCTTACCTTATCACCATATAAAGAAGTAAACGTACCTTTTGAGTCTTTTATATAAGCATATGGTTTAAATGGATAAACTGCATATCCTTTTTTATCATCCCAAATATGTATTCTACTTTTACTTATCTGATAAAAGATATTTTGATATATGACTATACCTCTTCAATTTGATATCTGAATATACGACAAAAACCAGGTACTTGTCAAGCTTTTTCTAAAGTTTCCCCTGGTATTTCACATACATCATTATTGCAGAATTTGTCTATTTCTGCCTCTTCGTTTTTGATTACACCGAAAGTTAGTTTATTAAGTTGTTTTACTTGCTTATTATACTCTTTTTTATCTATTGCTTCATAAGGCATTTGTTTATACGCACCTAAGTCGTGTCGTGGCAATAATGATATACCTTTTAATCTGTATTGAAAATAATTCAACACATATGGTAGTTCTTCAGCTTCTGTATCTGGATCAAATGTTGCGGTACAACTTACTTGATTGTCAGCCCAATGGCGTTGCATGAATGCTGCTAAACTAAATTGTTCCCAAATAGACAATTCAGCGGCAGTTCTGATACCCTTTCCTACATCAACTGGCACTTCTACAACAACTGTAGAATCTTCTGAACCAAATGCGGGTTCTATTTTATATCCTGCCTTTTTTAATGGTGTTACTAATTCTGAATGTTTGGATAGTCTTATCCTACGAATATAAAAACGACTCTCAGGGTAATGAAGTCCTGGTGTCGCTCCTGCTAACAATGAAACTGTACCACTTGGCTTAACTGAAGTAGTTTTAATTGACTTTGGTACTGCTAACCAATCAGAATACACACAATCCCAATCTTGAATAGTATCATAACCATTCTCCAACCAATTTCTTAATTCTTCTAAACCTCTATTTGTAATAAATTGTGCAACACCACTAACTGAACATCCAATACGTCTGTTTCTTAACATAACACGATTAGTTTCACTCCAATGAGTTTTACCAAGTGTTACTGTCTTGGCATACAAATAAGCATATTTAAGTGTCCTCTTATAATCCTCTAAATTTTCATGATTGTTTGGAAATGTTTCTACTAAACAACATAATTCATAACTTTCTAATGATTGTTCTAAACAAGGATTTCCACCTGCTACCCTATGGTCTTTGTCATCTCCACCATTTTTCATACGAGAAAAGTGTCTCATATTTTGTAACCAAGCAAGTCCTGGTTCACCGTTGTCTACAATTCTTTTACAGATATCTGTATAATCCATACCAAGTTCAGCAAATACTGAATTATTAGAAGTCCACCCATACATTTCTCTATGTGGATTCACTTTATAGTTCTTTAAATTTAAATATTCTTCGTTTTTTGGATCACCAAAAACGATCTCAGCAGTTCTACGAACATTACCTGCTACAACACATTTACCAATCAAATTCATTATATCTACTATTGTTGTAACTGAAATTGGTTCGCCTGTATTGTCTTCTAAAACATTCTGAATATCTTCATGTATTTCTTTTAATGGTTCATGACCACTTGAGACACCACCAAAACCTTTGATTGGTTCACCTTCATCTCTAATTTGATTATAGTCAAACGTAATAGGCCCTGTTCCATGAAAATAACTCTCTAATAATAACTTTAAAGATTCTACCCAACCTTCTCTTGTATCAGGTATCATAAATATTTCTTCATTTCTATCACGGTTTACACCTTTAATAACAATTTCACCTGCACCTTTAGTGTCAAAACCAACACCAACACCTAACATAGAGGCATCCATTAGAAAACAAAATGGTTTTGAATAATCTTCTTTAAGTGTGGAAGTGGATACGAATGCACAATTGTTTAGTGCTGCATATAAATTCTTTTCTTCTGTAATTGGTGTTCCCATAGCCCAAAGACCTCGGCCAGGTGGTAGGAATTTCATATTAAAAATTCTATCGTACATTTCTTGTGCTGATGCTTGAGCCTGCCAAGCATTCCAACCGAGTTGGTGTTGATCTATCCATGCCTTTTGCATAGAGTAAGTACCTTCTACAACCCTACGAACTGTTTCCCACCATCTCTCGTTTTTACCGTTTTTTTTAATACGAGAGTAAGTTCTCATATAAACTAATTCACCTAAACCGTTGAAACCGAATGGTGGTTTTTTTCTTTTGTATTTACTTACAAAATTTTCAGACAAAAAAAACTTATCCAATTTACCAATCTCCTATAATCTAATACCTTCTGGTTTTTTAATTCCCACTATAAGTAAGTATAATATATATTGTATTCTTAATGACTTTATTCAAATCCTTCTGAAGTTTTTTCATCCTTCATGTCGTTATACTTACTAGCTAACAATTTTCTTCTAAACTCTTCTCTATTATCCATTTTACCTTGTTGTTCTTTGCCTGGTTTACTCGTGCTTTCATAAATATCTATCTTACCAATGTTAGTATTCATACCCATTGGATAAGTTAAACCATCAACACCAAATCTATTCTTAATAATATGACACCTAGCAGTATGACTTATTTTATCTTGTGCTTGTCTACTAATACTTAACACAAAATCAGCAATCATAACTTTACTATATGCTTCAGCAACTTTTGTTGCTTCAATAACTTCTTCTTCAAGTGCTGAACGATTAGCCTGAGATGCAGTCCACACTGGAATTTCAAACTCGCCCGCTAACCCTCTTAAATCTTCATAAATACTACCTAATTGGTGTCTAACTTCTCTCATACCACTAACATCTCTCAATATATCTGCATAATCTACTATAACTAAATCAGGTTTTATATCTTTTAATTCTAATTGTTTTAAATGTGCTGAAATTGTATTAACTGTTGCTGCCCGTGTTGGATAATATTTAATAACCATCTTACCTGGGACACTTTCAATTATTTTCTTTACTTCATCTTTATGATATTTTATATTTTGAGTAGTTATACCACTAAGAACTGTATCATACCTCAACCCAACATAATTTTCATTTAATTCTAAAGTATAATGTACTACTGTAAATCCTTTTTTAATTGCGCCTGCAGCAATACTTTGCAATAACCATGTTTTACCAATACCTGCAGGCGCAACAACCACCCCCAACTCACCTTCTCCAAGACCACCATCCATTATATCATTTATCACATCCCATGGCGTTTTTATAGTAGTTCTTGTAGACTTAGTTAATCTTTCTTCTATACCTATATTATATTCATGTCCTATATCAACAGCAGTTCCTGCCTTCATAGCACTATCTATAACAGTTTTAATACCATCATAGTTTTGGTTTTCTAATAGACTTACAGATTCCATAATAGCAGATTTTAGAACTTGATTCTTACAAAAATCTAATGTTTTTTCTTGAACATATTTTAAATCTGTAGAATCTTTGTGTTTCCAAGCTTCTTTAAGTGCTTCTATTATAGTAAGACGAAAAACTTCATTCTCTACACTATTAACTTCAATTTTCAATGCTTCTAATGTAGGTGAAGTTTTATAATTAATAAAATATTTATGTATTTCTGTAACTAGCCATTTATTTGCTTCCGATTCAAAATACTCTGGCTTAACAATCTCTATAATAGTTTGTAAAAATAAACTATCAGTTAAAAATGCAGAAATAGTTTTTGATTGAAAGGCATTTCCATACGTATGTAATGTATTACTCTCCATATATCGTCTTCATTTTTTCTGATTTCAATGCATTAACCTTTTTAAGTCTATATTTCTCTTTCATTTTCTTGAGAATAACTTCTTTATTTCTCTCATAGTGTTCCATCTGCCATTTTCGTTGTGCTTCTTTCTTTTCTTTAGCAGTAAAATATTTTCTTTTTCTACCCATTGGTTTTCTCCGCGTACTTATCCATAGTAGTAAAGTTCTGAGCTAACCAACTACTTACATTTGGTAAATTCTGAAATAATCTATCTTCCATGAACATGGATTCGAATTTATATTTAACTAATCGTCTGATAGGACCTCTGATTAAATCAATCAATTTAGTTTTAGTTGAAGCACTAATTTCAACATTTTCTAATTGCATTAACTTATAGTTTCGTTCAAGTATATCTTTACTTTGTAATATTTTTATAAAAAAACTACCACCACTATCCTTATTTTCATGAGAATATTTAAGTAGTTCATCTATTCTATAATTAGTATTATCTTCAGCCAAAGTTGGTATATTTTTTATCAAAGTTTTATTTGCTACTCCATTTACACCAGGTATATTATCTGATTTATCTCCTTCAATTATCTTATTAAGAATAAAGTTTTCAGGCGTCAATCCATACTCTTCTAAAACTGCTTCTTTGTCATATAATTTCTTTTTTGTAGGAGACCAAACCTTGATATCATCAGATACTAACTGTAAGAAATCTTTGTCGGTTGACATAATGACTTTCTTACCATTTGGTATTACACTCTTTGCAATATATGCTATAGCATCATCTGCTTCGATACCATCTACGGATATAGTGGTTAATGGTAATAGTTCAAGATAGTCTGCAACTCTTCTAAGCTGCATATACATATTCTTTCTTTCTTCATCAACATTTCCACCAATACTTTCTACTCTATTGACTCTGTAAGAAGTTCTACGTTTATTTTTATAATCGGAATATAATTTACGACGGCGGTTACTCCCACCCTTACCGTCAAATACAATGATAGTACGGGTGGGATTAAACATATTAATGGCAAATCCTATGCTTTTAAGAAAACCAACAATACCACCAACATGAACACCGTTTTCGTTTAGAGTTGGCATTACGCTGAACACCCTAATGAAAGTGTTCAAGCCGTCAACTATTAAAACTTTTTTGTCGGGGTTATCAAAATCTACAGATCCCCCCTTTTTCTTTATCTCTTCAAATATAGACAGATATTTGGCATTTGACATTATTCACCAACCACCTCATCTGTCTCAATAACATCATCAATACCTAAATCTTTTATATCATACTTTAATATTACCTTTTCACAAATTTGGTCATATACATATGATTTAAAGTCTGGGTCTGATAACTTATGTGCGAATTCTTTTGATTGAAATTTATGTTCTTCACCTAAATGGTCAGTTATAGTATACCAAGCACCAGCCTGTTTCACTATCTTATGATCTTTCATCACTTTTAACCAACTACCCACATCATCAATTCCACTCTCAAAATATAGAGGGAACTCACAACTTCTCAAAGGTGGACCTAAACGATTCTTAATAACTTGTGCAAGTATCGTCATACCAATTGTATTCTTTTTAGTATCTTTGATTTGACCTTTGTTCTTCAATCTAATTCTTGTAGATGCGTGAAATGGTAATGCTTTACCACCACTTGTAGTCCAGGGGTCTCCGAACATCACACCAAGTTTTTGTCTGAGTTGATTTGTAAACACAAGAGCTACTCTCTGTCTACCAATCATTTGTGTTATTTTTCTCATAGCTTTAGATATAATGATTGCTTTACTTGTAGCCCAACCATCTTTATCAAAGTCAGCTTCCATCTCTACATTTGTTGATGCAGCTGCAAGTGAATCTACAAGAATAGTTACTAACCTATCTTTATCTGACTCTCTAACTTTTGCTACAATCTCTTCTACTGCTGCGAATATATCTTCAACTGTTTCTAAATGTAGATATAACATTGTACCTACATCTACACCAATAACTTTTAAAAAGTCTTGGCTTACTGAGGTTTCTGTATCAATATAAACTGCTACTCCACCCTTTTTTTGAGTCTCTGCTAAAAGATGTGCACCAACCAAAGATTTACCACTTGATTCCAATCCATTAAGTTCTGTAATTCTACCAACTGCAATACCACCATTTGCTTTATTTGATATTGCTAAATCTAATAATGTAGAACCTGTAGAAATAAATTCTTTTATATCTGTAGGTGTTGTGCCAGAACCATCAAGAAAGTATGCAACTTTTGTATCTTTGAATGTTTTGTTTAAACTTTCAGCTAGAGCCCCTGCTAATTTGTCTCTTGTAGACATCTATAAACTCCGTTTCAATTCAAAACCTAGGGGAGCGAAACCAATCACTCCCCAACTTATTGTCTGTTTTTTATTTATTAAATAGATCGTCAAATGCTGCCGACACATCTTCTGTAGATTTTACATCTTCTTTAACTACAGATTGTGTTACCGATTTATCCGAACTCTCTGCCTTAACACCATTTTTTTCTGTTTCGTCTTCAGAAGGATTTAACCAATCGTTAAGTACTTCTGTAAGTTCTTCATAAGTTTGTTCCTTATAAATCTCACGAATGTCTGTTTGGTTGTTAGTCATTAGTTCAAGAACATCAGCATCTTCCGTAACTGGAGTCTGATTAGGTTTAACCCTAATAGTCGTTTTCGGAAACGAACCGCCTGTCTCTTCTGCTGTCTTGAATTCTACAGAAACATCACGACCATTCATTGGATCTGTGATATCTCCGTAATCAGGATCTGCGATTATAGATAACAGTTCTTGATAAACTGTTTTTCCAAAGCCCCAATACTTAACACCTTCATTTTCTTCACCACGAACTACAACTGGAGCAAAAGTTCTCATTTTTGCTTCAATTTTTCTACCTAAACGATAGTCTTCTTTATTACCAGAAGATTTTAGTTTCTGTGCGAATTCTTCAATCGGGTCTGGACGACCAAATGAAACGGGTGAAAGATAAGATTTTCTACCCAAATCATAATGGAAAAATAACTCAATAAAAGGATTTTCCTTATTATGTTTATAAGGAACAATTCTAATCTGAGTTGTACCTGGTTGAGGTTTCCAAAGATTTGATGTACGAGTGTTTGTAGTTTGAAGCTGATTAAGACGCTTCTTGATTGCGCTAATATCCATTTTCTATCTCCTATTTGTCATTTATTATTGTTTTACTTAGTGTAACAATTAACATCAATAATATATATCATTGTACTTTCTGAAAATACAATTTATTTTTCGTCTAATTTGGATTCCCAAGACTTAGTATGTATTATTGAATATACCCTTGTAGGTATCTCATATAGTCCTTCATCGTTTGTCAATAGCAAACGATTTCTATAATTCTCCCAGGGAACTGGAAATTTATTATTCAAAACCCCGTTGTTCAATTCTTTAACCAATTCATTAAGTGCATTTATAGTGTACAATGTATTGGATTGTTTCTTTCTATGTATAGAAATAGTATCTATAGTGCCATCTGTAAATTCATCTGTTGCTTCTACATTATATGTACAAATCAATTGATGATAATCATTTTCATTTTGAAATACATATATCTTATCAAAAATGATTTCATTACACACTATAATTAAATCTATAGTTTCGTATAGTTTATTTCTTTTACAAAATGTTGCTAATAATTGTGTCTTCATATTATTTTTTCACATCCTTACAGGTATTACCAATTCTACTTGAAAAAGTATTCTGCGGTCTCACTCCACCACCTTCACTCCAAGTAAATCCCATATTCATAGCAGCTTTAATAGATCCTAAACAATTAACACCATCAGTTCTATCCACTTCTGTTCCACTTACTTTATCATTATACCTATAGTTTGTAAATTTTTGGTATATCATATCCTTATTATTAATATCTTGAATTAATAAGTGAGATTGTGCAAATCTAACCAAAGTTTGTTCCATTTTATCCCAATCTTCATCTGACCAATCTTCAGTACCTTTCTTTGCTCTTCCTTTCCAAAGTTCTTTCCATTTTGCTGATTGTGCTTTTGCCTTTTCATCTATCTTATCAAGCTCTTCTTGTGTAATACCAATAGATAGAGCATGATCTCTTGCTTTCTGAATATTCTCATCTGCTTTATTTAAATCTTGAGGTTTATCAAACATTAACTTATGAGTTGATACTAAACCACTTAACGCTGACCTTGTTTTTGGATTCTCATACTCTGTCATTCTTACTTTTTCTTCAGCAGAACTAGCTGCTCCTGCACCCACTTTAACACTAGCAGGTCCTTCAGCTTCAACTGTTACTATAATAGAAGATGCAGCGTCAGCAACTTTATTATAATAATCAGGATCAGTAGGATTTAAATCACCTAAATCACCCAAAGAAATCATATCACCTACTTTATAAGTAACATCACTTGGAAAATAAATCTCATGTCCTTTTTTAGTTTGTATCAAACCTGTTATACTTTCAGCCAAATCTGCACCACCAGAAGCAAGTGAAGGAGTCCTTAAAATAGTATGTATAACATTTAGACATTCTTTCTCATACTCTTCAGTTGAAAGATTAGAATTTAAATCTCTTAATGTATTTAAAGCTCTTTTTTCATCTTCTGTTATTCCACCAGGACTTTTTGCCACAATGTCTTTAAAAATACGATGTATTTTTTTAGGATATTCTTCAAGAATTTTCTGTCTACCCTCTTCAGTTGATGGATCAGCACCTTTTATCATACTTGCTACTTTAAAGTTTTTTCGAGGTACAAATTCACCCGACTCTTTATCAAGAGTTTGTGTTAAATCTACTAAATATTCATTGTGTTTTCTAATTGAACGTCTAACTTTTTTAGCTCTAAGTTCTGCCTGTTCGTCAGACATACCTTTATCCATAAAAGTTTGTTTTAATTTTTGTTTATCAGGTACAGATGCTAATTTATGTTCTTTATTACCAAACTTAACTGCTGTAATATTACCTTTGGAATCCTTTACTCTAGATACACCAACTTCAATTTCTTTATTTATATCTGTGGGTGATATATCTTTTGTTCTAATTTTAGAAGCCACTCTACCCGCATCTGTTTTCTTAGCTTGAGCAGCAGTTGTTGGAAGATTAAGTACTTTTTGTAATTTATCTATATATTGTCTTCCAGCCTTACTTTTTGCATAATTAACTTGTCCACGTCTAGCTTTATCATCAAAAGTTTGCGGACCAACTTTAGCAATATAAAGTTTTGCTGTTTTATCTGAATCACTTTTAGCAATATATTTTCCAGCAATTTTCTTTTCCTCGTCTGAAAAATTGGCATCTTGATTACTTACTTTATCAATAACTTTTTGAAAAACTTCTTTATCACTTTCTGGCTCAAATTCTATTGTACTCATTTGATGATCTAAAGCCTTTTTAAATTTTTCTCTGGCGAAACTTTGAGCTTTATCTTCTTTTCCACCACCATCTTTCTCTACTTCTTTTTCTGCTTTCTCTCTGCTAATTGGATCATGTTTTTCGGGATTAGGTTTAACAACTGAATAAACATTTCCTGTTTCTTTATTTTTCACATAATATTTTCCACCCGATGCCTTAGCGTACTTAGGTTTCTCTTCGGCTACTCTTTTTCTTTCTTCTTCTTTATGTGTTTTTCTATCACTCCAAGAATTTACAGGTGTTTCTTCACCCAAAAGAGTTTTAATGGCATAATCAACATCCTCTACTAACATACCTTTTGCTATAAGATAGTTTTGTAAAGCGTATATGTGCTCTTTCTTATCTAAGTATGGTACTGAATAGTACTCTTCTGCAAAATCGTTGAAAAAAGTTTTCCATTCAAACATTAAAATTTCTCCGTAATATCTACAAGGTCATCATAGTTTTTACCCCAAGCAACTTTTGTTGGAAACTTATTATTTTCCAAAACATCTTTCAATTCTTTTAAAAATGGTAATCCATCTTCTATATGCATATCAAATAAAAATGAATCGTAACTGTACAATATAAACTTACTTTTATATTTATTCATTAATTGTCTAACCTTTTTTATAACTACCACATTTGTTTCAGTTTCCAATAATTGAATGTAATAATTAAACAATTTGTTGGCGTTAAAATTACTTCCCTTTATTTCTCTACTATAAATATCTGATTTGATAAAATGTTCTTCTTTATATATATTCCAAAGATTATTTACATAGTCATATACACTTGAAAAAAATGGATTTAGTTGCCACACTTCTATCGGTATTCCACCATAAAGATACTGAAATGATCTCCTTTTTGATTCTTCATAATCACAATTATAATATTTTGCCATATGCTCATGTACTGAACCTTCGGGGAATTCATATTCTACTTTATCTGCTATTAATCTCAAGTGATATGCATCATAATCAAACTCAACCAATTTACCCTCACTACCAAATCTACTAATAAATTTTTCTCTACTACGATCACTCTTATTTAATGCTGCGAAATTAACTCCACCAAATCTATTTGATGGACGACCTGTAGATGTGAATGGATTATACTCTGAATATACCATACCATCAGTTGTTTGTAAACCATTTTTTTCTATATGTATAAAGTTATCAAACATTTCATCATTATATGTCAAAATGTCAGAAGTGTCATATTTTGAAAGAATAACCTGCATTTCCATTGCTATCTTATATAAATGATATGTGAATTTCATTATAGGAATAGATGCGTTTATATCTTCTTTCTCATAATATTTCATATGATAATCTCGAATTGTATCATTAAGATATAAATCTAAATTAGTTTTCTCACCTGTATTCCAATAGTTAAGTAAATTTACATCAATGAAATTATCTAAATGTGTAAGATGATATGCTTGTTTTTTATCAAGAGTGTATATTGGTTTGTTTTTATTATTTATTATACGTAAATCTTCAAACTGAAGATTTTTTGCATCTGTATGATTAAATGTAAGTGTGAAAGGTTTTCCATCAATTAAAAAAAGAACAAAAGATAATTTTGTTTCTACAGGATGTTTTTTGTAATCAACGGGAACGGGAAGTGCTATGATTTGATTTGCTTCCTCATAGTCTTGCAAGAAAGCATTGAATTCCATGCTATTTTCTATAAATTTCAATTTATAACCTTTATTGGATCATAAATATAAAGCTTATTACCCAAATTCAATTAAATTATATATCTTATGTCTAATTTGTGGAAATTTTTCTTCTGCCAAATCTACTGCTCTACGATTTAACTCTTCTTGCTCCTCTGGATTACTACTTAAAGACCACCTTATTTTAACTTTGGCATAAGTAGCGTCTGCTACTTTAAAATCTTTGCCTTCTATTTCCAAAATAGGTGCGTGTGTATCTGATGCTAACTGTACAAAAAATCTATCAAAAAATCCTTTTTTATAATTAACTGGTTTTGGTTCTACTTTTTTATTTCGAAAATAAAAAGATGTTGGTGGATTATTATCTGTGGCTTCTAAGTAACCTTCAAAATCTGTTAGGTTTCTCTTTCTAATAATTATTTCTGAATGCTTTGCTGGTGAAGAAAGAGTTTGATATACAATTTGTTTATTTTTAGTTATTATTTTATGAAATTCTATACCACTTGGAACTGCAATATCTGGATTATTTTCATACACAAACTCTTGTATATCAGTAATTCCTGCTGAATATTCTATTTGTTCTATTCTGTTATCGTTTTGTAATATAGCCATTAAACGTTCCTGCCACCACCGCCCATAGGTCTGTTATTTTTGTTGAGGCCAGGGGAAGGTTCAGGTTGATCAGACTGCTCTGATGCATCAATTTCTTTTTGTTTTTCAGGAGTTATCTTATATTTAGATATCTTTCCTACATTAGCTGTTAAATATTCCGCAAATGATAAATATGGTGGTGCTTTTGAATCACCCTTTTTATCTGCATATATTTCTTCAAGCATTTCACTCATTGGTTTTTTTTCCCCCAAACCATAATCAATTCTCATTAAACCTCTTAATGTAGTTTTCCAACCACTACCATCTACTCTGTGATTTATATCCATAATTTGAAAAACTGTTGCATCTCTATATCTTTTTGGAATATATGTACTTGAAAATGCCTCTCCTGGAAAAATTCCTCCTGTACCGTCAATAGTTACTTCAAACTCAATTGGTGTTAAAATATCTTCTGTTTGTTTTATAGAACCTGGGCTTTGATGTAAAAAATGTAATAAAGCATCTTTATAATGTTTTCTTATTTTACCATTTCTATCATATAAAAATGTATAATCTAATGCTGTTGAGTCTTTTTCTCTTTTTCCTTCAACGGTTGGGTCTTTTTCTTTATCATAATCAATACCATCATTTAAAATATCCATAATTTGTTTTTCTGTATATTGTTTGATAATTTCTGCTGCATCTATTACTATTCCTTTTTCGGCTGACACATCTATTTCTTTTGTCAGACCATGATACCCACTTAGTTCATTTAATCCAAACTTATTAATTTCAGTATTTCCTAAAATTCTCTCAATATTTTTATTAATAACATCTTCTACATTATTTAATTTAGAATTAAATAACTTTCCTAAAGTCCTTGCTGCTTTATCTCCTGACATTTCTTCATTCGAAGCTTCTTTAGCAGATAAATTTCTTCCATACATTGCTACTGTTGCCATCTGTGATGGTAATTTAGTAACCATATTTTGATTAAATACTATAGAATTAGTTTGCCAAGTTGGAAATATCATTAAACCTTTATTATTATATTTATCTTTAACATTACCTGTTTCCAAATTTATACTCTGATTATCAAGTAAAGCTCTTACAGGTTTTTCTGGCGAACCTTTTTCTATAACCCTAACCGTACTACCGTCTTCGCTAGTTGCTAACTCAAAATCCCAAATTCCACCACAAGCATCACTTATATTAGCTAATAAATTTTTTAATCCACCTTCAAAGGTATTGCTAGTTTTCATAGATTCACTAATTAAATCTGCGTGAATAAGTAAATTTCTTAAATATCCCTTTTCTTTACCATATTTAAAATCTCCATCTTTATCCTCACCTTTAGTTGCTTTAAGTAATTTTTTCCCTCTTTCTGAAAAACTTTCGAAAGTATCTTCATCTTTTTCTTCACCTTCCGCTTTTACTGCAAATGCTGGTAGTTCCCTTACCTTTTCTTCTATTTTTTTCCATACTTTTCGTTTCCAATGAGTTTCAAATTCGTAGTCTTTATCTTTACGATCCTTACCTTCATCTTTACCTTCCATTCTATTAAGTTCTTTCTCAAAATTTGTTGAATATGGAAACTGTCCTGGAATAATAACTTTTTCTGCATCTATAGTAATAAGACTTGTTGTATCATTACTTATCGTAGTACTTCTATACCATTTTTCTCCATCACCCTTTTCAGTAAAAAAATCTACTGATCGTACAGAATAACTTAATTTATCTCCATCAACAACTTTTCCAACACACGTATTTAAAATATTATCTTCAAACCAACCATAAGAAACATATGGTCCTATATGTGGTTTAGAAACATTAAGATCAGTTTTATAACATATAATAGTATTTATATAAGATTCCATTTGATCACCATACCTAAGATCTAATAACATTTGTTTAAAATTATCAAATAATAATCTTGGTGGAACATTTTCTATATAACTATTGTCTTCATCGCCCCCAAGCCCTACTTCTTTAAGTCTTGCCATCATGTCTTCATCACTTAAAATTACTTCTTGTTCACCTTTACGTGACCGATACCATTCTCTTTTACCTCTTATTTGATTTTTTAAGTCTTCTGGAATTTCAAAAGTTGGTGCTTTTTCTGAATCTCCCAATGGTGTACTAAAAACATTCATAGATGGTGATATTATTTGAGTAGAACAATCAAATCCACCATCATCTCTTCCTGTCCACGAAAAGTTTTTAACAATTCCATACACCATATCTTGGTGTCCTTGACCTTGTTTTCTAACAACATCACTTAAAGAACCTATTTTTCTTGCATCCATTTCAGCCCAATTATCATAAATAAATTCTTGTGGTATGTGACCTGGCCACATCCAACCAAACTCTAATGCTACTGATACTCCAGGTGATAAAAAGAATGGTGTCAACCTTTCTAATGTATCAAAATCCCAACATATCCATCTTATATCAGCTTTTCTTACTGCTTTATATGCACCTTCAATACCTGTAGATATACTTTTTAAACCAGCTATTGGTCTATGTAAATTTGTTCTATCATAAACTTCATCAAAAGTTCCACGAATTCTACCTTTAATTGGAGAAAATTGTGCAGTTCCGCCAGTTATAGGATCAGTTGTAGATTCTATTGGTTCTACAGATTCTTCTCCTGCTGAAATTACTATTGGTGTTCTTGGATTATTTGTAGAAGTACTAAGTGCAATCATTCTTGCCCAAACGGTTCTTGCTGATAGATAATCAGACTTTTCACCTGATAATGGTTCGGTTACAGCCTTACCTTGTTTACCAGACATTTTTATTTTTTCTAATAAAGTTTTTTGAACTTCTGAATCAATTGGTTTTAACTGAATCATAACTTACCTATTCAATGCATTATAGTCAGCAATTATTTTTTCTATATTACCAGGTATTCTTATTTGAAAATTTGGATTTAAAGTTGTTCTACCTTTACCTAAACCATTTGCTTTTGCTATAACCCACCACAAAGTAGAATCTTTGTATTGTCTATGTGCAATTAAATCTAATCGTTCACCATACTTTGGATATATAAATTTATCCTCATCGGATATAGGAATTTGTGGATATAAAGTTGATACACGAACTCTTTTACCTTGTTTATTAATCTTCACTCTTATATTTTCATATCTATTCATATTATATTCCTACTTACTGATACTAAAATTTATATTTGGTGCATCCAAAGCTCCTGCGCCAATACCAGCATCTACACTTTTAGCAGCATCTATCGCTTCTTGTAAAGCCTCTACCGTTTCTGCTGCTGCCATTAAATTATCCATAACTTCACCACTCATTCCATTCATTCCCAACTCTTTCCATAAATCTATATATTTTTTTCTATCGGGTTCTACTAAAGTAGGATCAGTCATTGGATCTCCACCAATTGTATTCTGTCCATCATGTAACCAATCTAAATCATAATGTTTACCTATAGAAGTTGGTAAAGTTTTCTCAATTATTCTCATATCTGCAGAACATTGTATTAATTTTGGTAATCTTAAACCTGGTCTAATTTCCCATAAAGATGATTGATCAATACTAAAATTTAAACTCTGAAATATCATTGGTTGACTATCAAACATATCACCTAATGTCAAACTAAAAAATGGTGCTATCATACGATTATTTTTTACTGTAGGATAAGTTAATCCTCTCAAATAATTTAACTTTTCCCAAAGAGTAACTAATTCTTGTGCAGATTTTGGCATAACTTTAAAAGTAATATTAACATTTCTATCAGAACCTTGATATGTATAAACTTTATCTGGTCTACCAATGTATCTTTCTTCTGCAAATTGTGGGGATGAAGTATCTGAAACACTCTCAATAATTGCTCTAAATATAATCCACTTACCATTTACCATATCTCTAAACTTAAATGGAACAAAGTCGCTATTTTCATTATTAACGTGTTGAGAAGCAATTGAACCACCATATGGATGTAAATTTATTGTATCTTGTAACGTTGTTTTATATACACCTGTACCATCAGATGCCACTACATCAGTAAGAGGTTTTCCATCCTTTGCCGGTGCTGGAATAAATCTAGCAGCTTTACCATAAGAACCTATTCCTCTTGTAATATCAGCGGAATTTTTTTCATTCTTCTTACCATAACCCTCTGCTTCACCACCTAATTGTCCATAAGATAACATTTCATATTTTTGTATCTTATTTTTAGTTCCACTTGAATCTTGAACATTTGTAGGAAATTCGGGTGTAATAATATCCCTATATACTTTTGTCTGATTTAATGGAAAGTTGGGGGTATTTATTGGATCCAACCTACCACCAGCAAACCCAGCACCTATTGCATATGGTATTCCAGTTATTTTATTGTCTGTCTTTATCTTGTCTGAAAAGCCAATGCCAAAAGTCCATAATACGGATTTAGTTGTTTTACCTAATATCAATTTTGTATATGGAAAATCCGCATCATAAAGATTTGCTAATGAACCTCTATTGTCTCCAATATCTTTTGCAGTTGTATACCATAACTTTGGTACTCCATAAGCTTCTATTTCGTCTCTATTTAAATGTTGAGATCCACCTACACCTTCTTTCAAACTTGCTATATCTTCACCATAACGACCTGATGCTCCTTTTCTTGCATAAAGAGGTACGCCTGGTTGTGGAATTCCTCTTGCTGTTACCATATTAAGATCAAATCCAGGTAAATCAATTAATCCTTTTAATCCTTTATTAAAACCAAATTTAAAATCATCAAAAGCAGATAAATCAAATCCTAAATTACCACCTTTAATTTTTAATCCAAAATTAATAGCAGGTAATACTCCTTTTAAACTACCTAATCCTAATCCACCTCTTCCTGAAAATTTTATTCCTGGTAATTTAATCCCACTTACAAAACTTGATATACCTGAAAATGGATTCCCTAAATCTGGTAAATCTATTTTTGGTAAAGATGGTAAACTTGGTAATGGCGGTAAACTTATACTTGGTATAGGTAGACTACTTACTAAATTACCTAATTTATTTGATAATCCACCCAACAAACTCATCATTCCACTAAAATCAGGAGTTCCTATTCCTTGTACACCTATTAATCCTGGAAATAATCCTGATAGTGAATCAGAAACCCTACCCAAACTTACTTTTGGTAAAGTTACATTTGAAAATGCGTTACCTAATGCATCAGCAATATTTCCTACCCCTGTTTTAGCATTCTCAAAAATATTAGGAAAGATATCACCCATACCTCTACCAACATTTGCTGCTATATTACCTAATCCTGTTAGTAAACTACCTGCTCTAAAATCTGGATTCATACTAATATGAGGCCAAGCAACTTGAATACCATCCAATAAAGATAATACTCCACCACCTGCATCAACAATAAAGTTACCAACATTGTTAATTAATTTAATAGTAGGAGATCCTACTGGTGTTTTATGCCTTACAAAATGTGCTCCTATAGGAAGTGATGCTATAATAGATTCTGGCCCTCTCCAAGTTCTAATATCACTACCTTCCCAATTTTGTACGGTTGGACCACCACCCATATAATGACCAGTTTTTGCATCAACTTTAGCAAAAGAACTCTTAAATATATCTCTACCTGCTGAAAATCTTTGTGGTACTGAATCTTGTCTTAAAACATCTTTTCCTAATGCTTGATTTATTCTACTTTTTAATGTAGACATTGAAACTGAACCACCTGCATTCAGCATTTGTAAAACCTCTTGTTTCGCTATAAAACCAACACCTCTTGGTGTCAATAAAAACTTACCTATTCTTTGAACATCGGCTACAGTTCTTGCTGATTGTGTAAGTATACCTGCTCTAACCATTCCTTCATCTACAGACCAAGTATCAGGTCCCCATCTATCACCAATTGGTTTAAGAATAAATGGTTCGTCAAAACCTAATCTATTATTATTTCTTGCACCTAAAACATCTGTATTTTTAAGTGCTCTATCATAATATGCACGTAAGTCAAACTCTTTTGCTTGAACTAACATACTACCTTGTCCTGAAAAAGCATCATTAAACATCCATTTTAATTCATCACCTTTACGATTATAAGAAGTAAATACATCTTTTTCAACATCATGTCTTATTGCAGTTTCAAATTTTCTTTGTCCCGTAACAGTATACGCTGAATGACCATCAGCAAAAGATTGAGGTGATTCTTTTGAACCAACACCAATAGCTAAATTTGATTTCATATCTACTAATGCCATTATGCTATTCCTTGTCTTTCTATTGCTATTTTAGTTTGATAAGTTCCGTCTACTGTATCATTTCTAAGTCCATCTACAGACGCTGCTACTTGTGCCATCAAACCTTCAAGTTTTGAAGTATCCATTCCACCACCTAATGTTCCTGGATTTGTAGTTGCTATTAAATAATCTTGTGGTGATGTTGAAATAACTTTTCCTCCTGGTGCAATAACTGCATCTCCTACTCCTGTCGTATCACCACTAATAGCTTTTGCAAAAGTTGCTGCATCTAAACCTACGGCACCTGCTAATGTACTTCTTCTAACTGCATCCATCTTTTGAAATTCTTCAGGAGAAACTAACTTTGATACTTCTGCCATAGCTCCTGCTATGTCATTATTGAATACCATCTCTCTTGCTTTTTCAAGATTTAATTCTTTACCTAATAAAACCTCAGCTTCCATTTGTTTAGTTATTGAGCTTTCGAAGTCTAATAAACTATCTGCTATAGAAGCAAGATTAGCCATTTCCAAACCTAATTTCTTAGCTGCTATTCCTGCTGCTATTATATTAACTCCACCATCTTTAGCAAATCTAGCGAAAAATTCTGTATTCTGTGCAACATCATTCATCACGTCAGCTACAGGAACATTTGCTGCTCTTGCTAACTCTCCACCCATTTCTATAGTATTTATAGATGCTTCTAAACTTGTAGAACCAACTGCCTGCATCTGTCTAGCTAACTTACCAACATTTCCTGCACTCAAACCAAAATTGGCAGTTAAATTACTTGCTTTCATAGTTACACCTAAAGCAGCTTTATCCATATTACCAAACTCACGATTAATACCCATCATCAAATCCATTGATTCTTCTTGAGTCATACCGTTAAGTTTATTTGCTGCAGCTATTGCTTTAGACGTAGCAAGTACCTTTGCTGCCTGTGTATAAGTTCCACCTAATGCTTTTTGTGTTTTATTAGCTTCTAATCCAAAAGATATCATCGCTAATGCTGCACCAAGAACTCCAATTTTAAGAAACTTAGTACCTTTAAGTAAACCACCTATACCCTTAGCCGATACTTTTCCACTTTTAGCAAATTTCAACATATTTCCTTGCATTTGCTTAGTATTAGCAGCTATTTGTTTATCTACTCCAAAGGCTTTTGACATCGTTTGACCACCTGGGAGTTTATTAATAAAACCTGTTAACCTATCTGCACCCTTTTCTATTCCTGAAAAAGCTGTTTGGAATTTTGGATTTTCAAACACCTTCAACATTTTCTGAACATTTTCTGCTTGTTCTCTCATATGTTCAGCATTTTTTGAAGCTCCACCCTTTATACTACCATTTATTAAATCACCAATTTGTTTTGAACTTACTTTAAATTGTTTATTACCTTTAAGAACATCTTCAAGATTTTCAGCAACATCATCATATGCTTCCGCTATAAGATTACCAGTTTTTACTGTTGCTTTTGTTACTTCATTATTTTTAGCAGAAACTTTCAAAAACGCATTCAAAGCACTAGCGTTCTTTTTTATTGATCCACCAATATCCGAAAATCCACCATCCATCTCACCTACTGATTTATTGATAGATGATATTAGTTCTTTAGTTTGGTTTAACGCATCATTTAACTGCTGTTGTTCCCGTTTAGTTGGCATGCATTACCCTTTTTATAATTTTAAACTCTTTTGATATTCCTTTTCGAATTCGGGGTCTTTTCTTAATTTTTCAATACTTTTCTTCAGAGTATCTTGCGCATCAGCAGCGGCTTTTATATCTCTCTGTAGTTTTTTATCTTTTTTGAAGGCATTCATAGCTTTTCTAGATTGCCCTTTCATAACAAGATTTATGACTTTACCAAAAACCTTATCAACAATACCTTCATTTATCTTCTTTGACATTGTTTAACTCCGAATTGAATTTTAGTTACAGGATTGTGTCAATAATAAATATCGAAATATAAGATTTTATTTCTTTTTCAAGACTTGTTGAGACTTTCTATTAGCTTTATCTCTTTCAGCTGCAATATCTTTATATTCCTTATTGAGTCTTTTTAGATAAAACCTTCTTAGATATATAGGCATATTATACACTTCGTTAAAAGTGTAACCACCATTACCGTAATTTAAAAGATTAAATATTTCTTCGTGTACTTGAAGTCTATTGAGATGTGTCAGGCCAAAGAAACGTGGTGCCCAATGGCACCGTTACCTCCTGTTCATGATCACATTTAACACATTCAAAAGGATAACCCATATTTACATCAGGAGTTACGTCTTGTAAATGCTTTCTAAATGCCAACGAATCTTGTGCTAAAAATCTATTATCAACAAAATCGTTAATAACCGTTTGTTTAGTGTCTCCATCTACTGAAGTAATCATTCGTTTGAATCTGAAAGTGTTAGTATAATCATGGTCAGGTTGTGCTTTTTGCATAGCCACTACATCTTTTTCAACCAACTTCTCTTCACCACTAGTTAAAAGTTTGAATTCTATTCTAACTTTTGTTCTTGGAAGTTCCATAGAGAACTTATTTTCTTTTGTTTTAGTTGATATTTCCTTATCGGAAAGTTTTGTACAATCAACTACTAATTGACTTACTTCTTGACAATCATCACAAAATGCCTGAATTTCGTAATTTTTACCGTAAGCAAGAATTCTAGTAGCTATGACTAAACCATTTTTATCCCCAACCAATAAATCATCTATTTTGATTTTTTTATCAACTATCAAAGCTTCAAGAACTTTATCTATAACAGTTCCCTTACGAATAAGGTTTATTGAGGTAAGAATATCTTCCTCTTTAGCTGTCATATATTTTATTTCTACTTTACCACTTGATAATGGGTTGGATTTGTCATAGTACAAACCCTTAGATGGAAGATTAACCTCTTCCGTAGGAAATGTAACTTCACTCATATTTTACTCCGTAATTTGAATGTTTTTTAAAATTTTATAACCCTATAAGATTACTTTTTCTTAGATACTGCATCCCATATTGGTTTTAGTACCATATCGAAAATGACGTCGTCCTTTTTAGACGGGGAAAGACGCACGATTTTTTCTACTGTGTAGAATCCCAAAAGTACCCATTCCCAATTTGCTGCTAGCCATTCGCTCATTTTTATTCTCCGTTTAAATTAGAATTGTAAGACTGCGTAATCATACTGCAAAGTTAATGTAATTTCTGCTGGATCATTTTCTGCGAATCCAACTTCACCAAAATTTGCGGTTGATATAAAAGCGCCCTTTAAAGTCCACTCCTCAACAATATCTCCTACTGGACCTAACATATTAAAAGTTACATCTTTCTTATAAAAATCTGCATAACCATCACGGCCTGTTACAGATTCATGAGACAACCTAACCCATTCCATTACTGCTTGCGCACCACTTGGAACTATTGGATCATATAACATAATGTCTACAGGTTGCCAAGTACCTTTACCTTTTAAATGTCTTTTGACATTAATATGATCTAAAACCAATTCTTCAAATTGTATTTGAGGTCTTCCTGCCGTCTTAACTAAATAGGATGGTATACCTTCAATGTACATGATATACCGATTTTTCGTTTTCGGTTCAAACGGCGTAAAAAATATCTCATTAGTGTCGAGGATATCAGGCATTATTTTTCTCCTAAAAGCAATTATTATATCTTCTTCTATTATAAATATCAAAAAATTAAAAAAATAACAATATTAGAAAATAAGACTTCTTATTAGTTTTATTGAAGTTTTTATATAAAAAGAAAAACCCCAACCGAAATCAGGGTTTTTCATTATACGTCAGCGTTGTTTATAAGTCAAACTTATTCAGGGAATGCTGCCCCTGTAGGTTGAACAACGAAATCAAGTACGATAAACTCTGCAGTTCTCGTAGGTTGAATAAATATCTGTCCTACCAATTTGTTTCTATCCACAACATCAGGTGTGTTATTTGATTCATCCATTACTACTTTAAATGCACTTAGACCACTATTAGCCTGTACACTTTCGAGATATGGATTAACAATATTCAAGAATCTGTTTCTTGTTGCTACTGTATTCTGTTCGAATACTAAGTATCTTGAAGATGATGCGATGAATTTCTTCAATGCAATCAACAATCTACGAACATTGATTCTATCTAATGCTGATGGTTTGGATTGTAGTGTTTTCTGTCCGAATACCACAACTCCCTGACCAGGAAATGAAGCTATTGGATTAACTCTTTCTTCATAAAGATCATCTCTTTCAGCGTGTGTTAATCTTGTTTTAGCTTCTAATACTGTAGTTAAACCACCACGATTTAGACCAGCTGGTGCGAACCATTCATGTGCCACTTTATCAGTAAATGCGATTACTCCAGGTAATACAACTGAAGGTGGGACCCAAACAGGTCTATTTGTGTTAGAGTCAACTATCTTAACCCAGGGATAATATGTTCCTGCGTAATTTGTATCAAGTGCACTTACAGTATTTGTTACTACTGCTATAGTATCTCCACATGATGCTGCATCCATAACATAAAAAGCATCCGCTCTTGCTTCTATTTTCAAGATTGAATGATTTGTTACTTTTGGATGTAATCTATGAATAATACCAGGTGTTACCAATAAGTTGATATCAAATTCATCAGGATTACTTATTGCGTTAATAGCTCTTTTATATGCTATTGAACCACTTGTTGTTGCACTTGAACAGTCAAATCCCATAGTATTTGCTGCAGTAATATCATTACCTGTTAATTTTGGATTTCCAGGATTATCTCCATCAAATCCCCATTGGAAAGGTACTGAAAATTTTCTCTGTCCAATTGCTGATAATGATAATGTAACTTTCTCTGTAGCATCTGAATAAGTACTAGCCAATGTGCTTGCATCGTTAGCACCTAACATATCTTCAAGAGACATAGTTACGTTACCTGTAGTAGCTGCAGATTTTGGTATTGGTGCTAAATATTCTAAATTGTCATAGTTCGTTGAACTAAAATCAAATCCATAAAATATATTTGAATCGAAATCACCATTACTATTAACCTGCGAAGTTACAAAAGAAGCACTAGGTGCACCTGATACAGGTATATTACAAGCTGCGAATCCCATAGGAACAACTGTTTTAGGCATTGATTCTAAATTAGCGTAATCACCAATACGAATATGTTTACTCATATTTGGCCAATCACCTTTATAGGTTAACTTGCCATTTGAATCAATTTCAACAAACCTATCACCAATTACTCTAGCAAAATAGTTTGCTGAATCAGGATCAGTACTTAAATTATCCCATTGTTCTACTATTTGATTATCGTCAGTTTGTCCTGGATTATGAGTCCTAACTTGAACTGAAAATGCACCATAGTCTGAACCTGGTATCGAAGCTGCTGCCTTAACATTCAACACATTAACTTTATATTTGCTACTTATACCTGTTCCATGTGAGCGTGTATAAAATCTAAATAGATTATATCTAGCTCCTGAAACTTTTTGTGATTGAATATACGGTGTTCTTGCTACACTATAATCTTTATTACCTGTCCAAGTATCTGCATCTCCATTTGCTCCAAATGTAGTTACACCTGAATTTAAATCAAGTGTAGTTGCTGAAGCAGTAACTACTCCAAGCCAACCATTTGAACCTGTAGAGGATGCGAATCCTTTAAACTCTTTATAAAGATATACAGGGTGTGTGGTACTACCGTCTGTATTAACTTGTGGGTCTCTACTAAGAACTTCTCCGATATAATTTGCACTTGCAGTATTAAACGAAATAGATTTTGAAAAAGTGGTTACACCACTTCCACTCACTACTAACGAATATGATCCCCAAGTGCCACTTCCTGTAGATGGTGTTAAATCTGCAGTTCCGTTTGAACCACCACGTGATGGTGCTAAAACAGCTAATGTGCCTCTAGCGCCTGAAGCTCCCGCTCCGTTCTTACGTACTGCTGATAAAACAACAACATCAGGTTTATATCCACCAATTCCTAATACTCTCACAACTGTTACTGTACCAGCACTTCTTAAATATTGCTGAACAGTATATGGTGTATAATACCGTTTGTCGAGTGTACCGAACATTTCTTCAAACTCAGAAAAATTGCGAATTAAAGTTGGAACGAATGCGGGTCCTTTTTTAGTTGGACCTATAATTGCTGCCCCTATTTCTGCAATTCCTTGAGGAAGAAATGATAGGTCTCGTTCACGTGTAAAGACACCTGGACTTACAATTCTTTCCGCCATTGATTTTCTCCTAAATGATATATTTTAGATAAAAAGTTTTATCTTATTAAATATAAATATATGTAAAATTCTCAAAATACAATTCTGAGGTAATTTTTATCTATATTTTATAAAAAACTTTAACTATTTGGTGTAAATACACCAGTTTGAGGATCTAGAGTACCGTCTCCGTACTTTTCATTCAGCTTTTTGGCCATCTCTTGTTCATCTTGTTGAACTTGTTGATACGCTTCGACATTATCTTGTTCAGCTTTGGACAATCCATCTATCTGTTGCTGAAGTTGTAACTTCTGAACTGATATTTGACCAAATGTGGTTTGACATTCAAGATATCTTTGCTGAAGACTTGATAAAGAATCCATCTCTTCTTGTGAAAATTTAGTTTCTTTTTGTGCTTCCTCTAATTGACTTACTAACTTTGATTCTTCTTTTTTTGCTGTCGCCATAACATTTCCTTATTTATTATATATAAATATAAATTCAAACAATAAAAACTTCGTTTTTTTTAGTTGAGTTCAATACTTTTAATATCATTAATGATAGCTTCTTGCTCATCTAATTTAAATTTAAGTTCTTTAATAGATTCTATTAAAACAGGAACTAACTTATTATAATCCACTGCTTTAAACTTTTCTCTTCCCTTCATACCATCATATTCTTTCACAATTTCAGGAATAACTGCTTCAACTTCTTGTGCTAACACACCAACGTCATGTCCCATATCTTCTCGTTTCCAATCATAATCAACACCACGAAGTTTCATAATATCATCTAAACCATATTTTGTATCTGTAATATTTTTCTTCAAACTTATATCCGAAGCAGTAGTTGAAGAATATGCAACTACATCTGCGTCTGCGTGAAATGTTCCACCTGCTGCAAATCTAAATTCATCATCAACTGCATCAACCGAAACTTTTATTACATTGTCTGTAGAGAAATCAAATTCATTATGTGAGTCTCTACCAATTTGAAGTGAGGTGTTGTGTATACCTGTAATAGTTGTTTGAGCTGGTGTGATTGCCATATCATTAGCATTTGCTGTAATTCCATCTCCACCTACTACATTAAGAGTAATATCACCACTTCCACCTCCTGTCATACCAGTTCCAGAAGTAATTGTTTGGTCTGCGGTAGCTGACGCTTCAATACCATCAAGTTTGGATTTAAGTGCGGCTGTAAATGCATCTTCTGTTGCCTTAACTGCGGCTAAGTCAGTACATTCACTATCCATTAACGCACCTGCTGCAGTTACATTTGCTGTATCGGTTACATCTGCAGATGCTTCTATTCCATCTAATTTACTATGATCTGCACTTTCAAAAGGAACTGATGTTACTCCCCCGATTGTTAATGCGTCGGTTTCGAGTGTACCGTCTACATCTACATCCCCACTAATATCTAATGAAGTGGCCTCAATTTCACCACTTGTTTTCATTACTACATTATCACCACCATCTACTTCAAAAATTATTTGGTTATCAGTACCAAACTTAATTCTATTATCGGCATCTCTACCTATTTCTAAACTTGAATTTACAACTGAAGTAATAGTAGTTTGTGCTGCTGTTACAGCAACATCATTAGCGTTTGCTGTAATTCCATCTCCGCCAATTACATTAAATGTTCTACTTGCTGCTATTGTACCACCACCAGTCATACCTGAACCAGCGGTTAAATCAACTCCACTATGGTCTATATGTTCATTTGCTACAAATCCACTTAAACTATCATGAACAATCTGACCATCATTTGTTGAAATTGTAACGGCTCCAGTTGCTCCACTTACACTTATACCTGTTCCTGCTACATTTGAAGTAACACCTTTTAAATCATCTATTCTAGCCTTAATCGCTGCTGCTGTCATTAAGTGGTCATCAGCGTCTGAAGCTTCTGAAGTAATATCAATGTCATCAACTGTGTGTCCACCAATAGTTATTCCTGAAGTCGTCAATGATGTAATTGTTGTAGAACCAATCGTTCCACCATTAATGGCATTACCACTTATTTGATCAGCGGCTAATGTTAATGTACCACCACTAACATCTAAAGTTTTACCTGAACCAACTGTAATATCTGAAGTTGCTATTGTTGCCCCATCTACAGTACCACCATCAATATCTGGTGTATTAATATCAGGACTTGTTAAAGTTTTGTTTGTAAGTGTATCCGTTGTATTAATTAAAACTACATTAGCTTCAGCACCTTTCAATCCACCTACCCATCTATCTTCACTCACATCCCAAAGTAATGAACCTGTTTCTGCTGAATCGGCATCATTTACATAAAGTCCACCATCTCCTGCTGCAGAATTTGCATTTAATGTGATAATTCTATCACCAATATCTAATAAACTACTTGAAACAACGGTAGAGCCGCCATTGACTGTAAGATTACCTGAAATTGTTACATGGTCATCTAACGTAATTGTTCCACCTGCGGAATCTATTGTTAAATTACCACTTGATGTATCTATTTCACCACCAGCAGTTACACCAACTTGAACATTACCTAATGTAGAACCACCAGATATATCACCCATATAGGATTTCAATCTTGACATGGTAGCTTTTCTATTTGTACCATTAGCTCCGTCATCTATAATTAGTAAATCTGCATCTACAATTGCGGCTCCAATATCAGTCATACCATCAATATCTAATGCTAAGTTTGATACTGCTGCAGAACCATTATAACTTGTCATTCCAATACCACCATTTGCAGTAATGGATAAACTATTTAAGTTACTACCAAGTGCTACTCCACTAATTGTTGAGTTTGCCAACATTGAGTTTTCTACTGCTCCTGCGCCAATTGTTAAAGCACCACCTGCTGCGATTGTGGCATCTCCACTTACATTACCGAATATAGTATCTTCAAGGTTTGAAAAAGTTAATGCTTTTAAAGTTCCATTATCAGAGAATAAAAATTCATCACCTTGAGCGACTCCTGCACTACCTAAATTCGAAAATCCACTAATTAAATTATCATTAATCATAGAATGTTCAACTGAATCGGCTTGAATTGTTAGTGCTCCTGTACCACTTGCTAAATTACTTAAAGTTATTGAACCTTGAACATCACCACTATTAAAATTAACTACAGGTGATTTATTAATTGTTACTCCACTTGCAATATCTCCACCATCAATATCAAAAGCCGAACCTTCGATCTCTGTGCTTCCCGCCGTGAGTTTTCCAGATAATGTGAAAGCTCCTATCTTTGTAGCGGTTAAAGTATCACCACTAAATGTTAAATCAGAATCGTCTGATAAGACTCCAGCTGTTCCAGCGAATACAACTCTACCACTTGATAATCCGTCTGCGGTGATTGTCGCTGCTCTTAAATCGTGAGCTCCAATATCTAAATTTCCACCAGCGGTTAATGTTGTTACGCCAGTTATTGATGTAAATTGACCAGTTGAAGCACTAACTATAGAACCTGTAATACTGTTTGTTACAGATAATGTATCTGATATTGTTTGATCACCTGTAACTGCTAATACTGAACCATTAAAAGTTAAATTACCTTCTCCAATTATAGTATCTGAATCAGACCAAGTTACCAATTCATTATTTGTTCCTGAACCATCAGTATCTACTAAAGTACTTCCCCAAACTCTTGAATCAATTTCATCTGTAACTAATGTTGAACCATTATAAACAACAACTGAATTATCTGTTCCTGCTGCTATATTAGCTGGGTTAATAGTTGCTGCGTTAATAACTAAAGAATCACCCGACGCATCTCCTATCGTGGTAAGTCCTGTTGTGTTTAATGTTGTGAATGTACCAGCGGCTGCGCTTGATGCTCCAATAATAACACCATCCATTGCTCCATCACCACCAGAGTCATCAATATTAACATCTGTAGTTACTGTTAAATTTGTAAATGTACCAGCTGCTGCTGAACTAGCACCAATAGTAGTTCCATCAATTGCTCCACCATTAATATCAACTGTTGTAAGTGTTGAAGTTCCTGTAGCAGTAATATCATCTATATGACCTGTATCAATATGAGCTTCTGCGAATTGTAATGCAGAAGTTCCTAAATCTCTAGCACTATCTGTAGATGGTACTATATCAGAATCAAATCTACCCGTTGCTGTAATTGTATCACTTGTTGCATTTCCTAAATCAACATCTCCAGTCGCTGAAAGTGTTGTACCAACTATTGCGCCAAATGTACCAGCTGCAGCTGAATTGGCCCCAATAGTAGTTCCGTCAATTGCTCCAGCATCTATATCTACAGTATCTAAGTATGCAGTACCATCAATCCATATATCTTTAAATTCTTTAGCATCAGAACCTAAATCAATATCATTATTAGTTATTGGTAATATTGAACCATCTATAATTGATACTTGATTTGTTCCATTAATATCAAAAATGTGTCCTGCTGCGTCATTAGCTCTAAATTCAATCTGACCATCAGCGGTTACATTAATATCTCCTGCTGTTCCTGCTGCATCTACTGTAGTGATATTAAGAATTCCGTTAGTTGCTCCAGCAATAGTAACTGTATCACTTGTTGATGGAGTCATCACAATTGAATCATCCGTAATAACAGTTGAACCTATAGTAAAATCCGTTGACGCATCAATTGTTGTACCAGTTATAGCTGCTGCGGCTAAAGTACCACCTGCAACTGTAATTGTATTAGCACTATGTGTAAGAGTTACATCTCCACCATCTAAATTAATAACTCCACCACTACCTAAATGTAAATCATTCCAACCTTGAGAACTTGAACCTAAATCATAAGTGGCGTCTGCATTTGGAATAAGATGAGAAGTTAAATCTGCTGATATTGAAACAGAATCAGATGCTGCATCACCAAGTGTTAAATTTCCACCAACTGTAATGTCTCCTGTAAGATTTGTATTACCTGCTACTTCTAATCTACCAAAAGAACCTGTAGAATTAGCACTACCACTAATCTGTGCATTACCAAAATCAAAATTACCATCTGCCGATGCTGATATTGATGCTACTACTGAATTATTTCCTGGATTTACAAATTTAAGTGAGCCTGTAGATATGTATGCTGTTTTCCAAGCACGGGTTGCTGAACCTAAATCATATGTGTTTTGTGCGTTTGGTAAAATAGAACTACTTGCGTGTATAGTCTGTGCCGATTGGCTCATTACTAAAGCAGTTGATGTATTTAAAGCATCAATACCTTTAGGATTGTGTAGTTCTGCTCCTGATAAACTCGAATGTACTTTTGCCATTTCTTATTCCTTAATTACAATGCTGTATAAACTACAACATCTCCCGTAGAATCTGTTATTAGTTCAAAATTCAAAATATTTGTTGTTGCTTCTGTTACAACCATTTTTTCTAATGCACTAAAACTAACTAAAGAAGTAGTGCCTTCTTTTATAGCTCCCGTAGAGGTAATTGAGCCTGATACAACAAGATTACCATCAACGTCGGTATCACTATTAATTCTTTTATAGCCAAGAAATGTTAAATCACTCATTAGGTAATCTCCAATATACTAGCAAATACTTCTAAATCATTATTTGCTGATGCTTGACTTTCTAACTTATCCCCCGCTCCCAAATTAACTGGTTTTTCAATAATAAGTGTTGAGTCTGCGGGTACATTTACAGTTTTAGCTATATGTCTTCTTGTTGAAAAATTTGCACTACCACTAACAGTAAGATTAATTGTTGCATCATTTGAACCATCAACATTACTTACATAAATTGCGTGTACAACTGCAGTAGTAGCGGCAGGACATTGATAAAATTTATTTATAGTCGTATCCGATCCTGTTGCTGCATTTTTAAATGTATTAGCCACTTATTATCCTCCAAATACTATTGAAAACGCCATAGCTGTATCTACAACAGCGCTTCCTTGTTCATAAACTCTTCCACTTTTAGTATTTATACTTCCCGTAACGCCAACCACATAAGTAGCACTTCCACTCATATTAAGTGATCCTGTTATTGGTTTTTTTGTATTTGTTGTAAGAATGGACTGAATAGTCGCTGAACCATCATTTTTTTCGAAATAAACTTTACCATCACTTGTATTGATAGCTAGCTCACCCAATGCTAAATTACTTGTCGTAGGAATTTTACCTGCGGTAGAACTCCTTTTGAGTTTTACAGTTTGTGCCATTTGGCATATTCTCCAACAATATATATTGTTATCACGTTACGGGGTATATACCCCAAAAATCTTTTAGAAACTTCCCCCGTCAATTAATGAACTAACAGTTAAGTTTCCACTTGTATTATATCCAATCAATCCAACGGTTATTGCTTGAGTATTAGCTGATGCTAAATATCCAAGTTGTGTATTAGCATTTCTAAATGCTACTAAACTTGCAGAACTTGCTGCTACACTAGCCCCAGCACTTACATAAACTGAACCTGTTACTGCTAAACTTGCTTGAGCATCTACTCTTGATTGAAAATCTGCCACTCCTGCTACATCAAGTGTTCCATCTATATCTGTATTATCCAGGTTGGCCGTGCCATTTACATCAATATCACCTTCTAAATCTGCATTTCCTTGTAACCACAAATCTTTATATCTTGTACCAGTTGCACCTAAATCATTTCCATTATGTGCTGATGGTTGTATTGTACCTTTAGTTACAATTAGTCCAGAACCACCAATATCTATATAAGTATTAGTATCTACACCTTCTAATTTATCAAGTGATGTTAAATCAACATCATTAAAATCTACCGTAGAACCATCATCAGTAATATTAGCTGAAGATTCAATTCTACCATTACCTTGTGCTATTACTACTCTATTATTTGTTAAAGCCGTAGTAGTATTTTGTATTGGTACTCTATATTCTGAACCCGAAAATCCAGCCAACCAATAATCATTAGTACTATCCCATACTATTGAACCAGTTGTATTAGCATTTACATCATTTACTTGTAAACCACCATACCTAACTGGACTTACAGCATTAACTTGAACAATATTGTCGCCAATATCTAATTGGCTACTTGAAATAAATGTAGTTGTGCCATTTACAGTCAAGTCACCTGTGAACGCTGCATCACCATTTACAGTAAGATTATCACCTATCGTTACTTCGGATGTTGAGTGTCCAATATTTACTGCGATACCACTATTAGCAGTACCTACAGATATAGTACCTGTAGATGTATCAATATTAGTATTTCCAGCGGCATCTAAGGAGAATGTAGATGTGCCGTCAATAGTAATAGCACCACTTGCATCAATATCTAATGCTGCTGAATCAATATCTATCGCAACATCTGCCGCAACACCAATATCAATACCACCTGCACCATCAATAGAAACTTTACCACTATTTGATGCGTCAATATCTACTCCTGTATGTCCGTCTAATACTAAAGTAGCTGCTTTACTATCTACTGTTAAATTACCTGCTGTAGACTGTACTGCTCCAGCATCTGATAAGGTTATATCCCCTTCTAAAAATAAATCTTGCCATGCCTGTGTAGCTGAACCTATATCATATGTATCATCTGTATTTGGTAAAAGATTAGAACCTATATCTGCACTAAAAGTAACGAGATCAGTATCGGCATCTCCAAATGTTAAATTTCCACCAAACGTTCCATTGCCACTTACACTTAATGACCCTGTTACTTGAAGTCCTGCTTGTGCATCTAATCTACCTGTAACATCTAATGCACCACCGATTTCTCTATCTTTAATATTACCTGTTAAATCTAAATTTGTATTACCACCAGTATTTAAAACGTAAAGTGTTTTAGCGTCAGTTTCATGATATAACATATCATTGAAATTTGATCCGCCTGTTACTCCACTTAAATCTGGTGTTGCATTACCTGTTATAATTCTTGCTATACTTAAACGATTTGTACCATCAGAGTGACCCGCAACAATTGCAGTTTTTAATACAGAATCGCCTATATTTGATACTGAACTGGTTACTACACCAAGTTCACCATTCTGTAAAGTTACGCTATTTAACTGTGCTAACGTTCCTCGTCTAAGTTTTATAATTTGTGCCATTAATTGTCTCCAAATAGTAATGCTTCTATTCTATTATAAATATATAAATTACTAATTTTAATTAAAATTGTCTCCTAAATCCAATACTCCTGCTTGACTTTTATTTGCTATAGTTCCTAAGTTTTCTAAAGTTAATGAAGCACTAGCAACAGCAGTACCTACTTTTTGATCAACTAAATCCATAGCTCCACTAATTATCAATGTCTTTGTTGATGCGTCGTAACTATCCATCAAAGTTTGTCCTCTTACCTCTAATGAACCTGAAATTAACACCGAACCACTTACTCTTAAATCTCTTCCTCTTCCTGTAGAAAAGTATGAACCTGTCTGTCTAAATGGTGTATCAGTTTTTATTGTTGAAAGAGATGTATCTAAAGTTCTACCTACATATTGATATGCAGTCATATAAACCCTATGAGTAGCTCCTGGTTTATTAGCATCAAACTGTAATACTCCTGTTTTATAATCAAACTGATAATCATTTCCTGATACTTTATCATCATTATCTAATGAACTCGAATCTGCTGAAGTAGATTTATATACTACTACATTATATCCTGGTGTAGCATCTTCTGCTACGGCGTTAGCCAAACTTACATCCGAATACTTATTTGATATAAAACTTGTTTGTTGATTTGCGCTAATTAACTGTGGTGTTATACCATCTGAACTTCCTGATGGATTTACAAAAAACCACACATCTCTGTCTACATTTGACTTTGTAAGTGGGTGTCTGTACCAATATTTCATAATACTAAAACCACTAGTACTATATGTACTATTAATTTGAGAACTTCCACTAAAAGGTAAAGATGCGGTTGGTATTAAATTTTGTTGAGAAAAAACTTCACTAGCATTAACATCTAAAACACTTGTGAACGCTTCTTGACCTGTAGTTAAATCACCACTTGTATATCTTCTACCACCAAGTAATCGTATTGCCTTTGATAATTCTGCTATTAATCCCATTTTCTCTTCCTATGAACTTGAAATTGTTATACTTGTTACAGGAGAAGGATCTCCCTTATATCTAACTATCAGATAGAACTCGTTATCACTCGCATCTAAGTACATTCCATCAGCATTTCTCATTGGAACTGTATATTCTGTACTACTTAAACTACCACCTGTATTACCATACAAATCTATTGCCGTTGTAAATGGATTTTTAAAGTTATCCGCTGCCACATCTGTTTCTATCACATTACTTACAAGTGCTGATGGATCATAAATTCTTGCCGTACTTAATGAACTATTATTACCACTTCCATTTCCTGAACTCTCAAATAATATAGCTACTGCTACTCCATTTGAAGTTGAATTCCAATTAACCAATGTTTTACCCACATCAACTGTCATAGATGTTTTTGTTCCACTTGTTTGAAATCTTCTTATATAAAATTTATATGTTCCACTACCATAACCTGATGGATACCAATATCTATATGTTCCACCTGGATCCACCAAATATCCTGGTTTAACTTGTAAATCATAATCCCCTAAAAATGGTCTACTAACATTATATGTTGTAACCCAAGCAGTTCCATTAAATGCTTGAACATTATCTGCTATCTGTATTCTCCAATCTTCACCACTAAATGTTTCAGTTGTATCTGCTAAACTATTACCATCATATCCTTGTGCTCTACCATATATTGCCAAACTACCACTTGAAGCTGGTTGACCAAATGTTCCCGCAGTATGATATGAAATAGTTTGGGTATCTAATGTAGATTGTGAACTATTTCTATTTCTAGCCTTTGTTGCTACAGTAAATGTTGTATCTGCAACTCCTGTTTGATCTATACTATCAGAATTACTACTATCGTAACTAACTGAAGCCGTTATTATAGCTATATCATTATATCTTGGAACACCACTATTTACTGCAGTAGTTCCATCACTTTGAAATAATTTACCACTTGTTTGTACAGTTCCACCACTTGTAGAAACTGTATCTCCACTTATTGTAACACTACCACCCGCAGTACCACTTCCAACTGAACCTGCTGCCATATCTACTAATGTGGTTGTTGCTGCATACATTGGATTAAATAATCCTGTAATTTTTGTTGATACCTCATATGTAGCATCTATTAAATAAGGTACTCCACTTAAACTTCTTGAGGTTGCAGTTAATGCTTTATGTGTTGTACCAACATCTGTTAATGTATTAGTTCCAATGGATGTGTCCATAGTGGATGTTGGTGCCCAAAAACGATTTTGTGTAGTTCCACCCTTAAAAGTATAATCTGATTGTGAACCTGTTGCTATACCAACTTTTAAATCATGAAATCTATAATAACCACTTGAAGATACACTTGTCATACTTGTTTTACTTGCATGATATTTTCTTGTTAATGTACCTGTCATATCTGTTCCACCTACATCTACAAATTTACCATCTTGAAATCCTGCAGGTATAACTGCTGGTTGTGAAGTTTCAATTTTTGCTAATGTTATTCCATTTGATGTTCCAAATGAACTTAATGTATAATCTAAATATGATTGTGTAGTGTGTGTATTAGATGCTGCTGTTGGTGCAGAAACACTTCCTGTATCACTAAACGATTGTGTTGCTACAACTCTAACTTTAAAAGCCGTTGCACCACCACTTGTCAATTCACCCAAACCAAATAACTCTGAATCAACTGATGAACTTACATTTGATGAGCCAGCACTATTTGAATCAAAATCTATAGTATATGTAGTAGGATTTTGATAATAAGTTGTTATTCCACTAAAAATTGTTGAACCTTCGGATACCCAATCTTTAAATGCCAAATAATCTAATGTTGCATTACTTATTGAACCAAAATTTTGTGGTAGATAACCATTTATACTATCAGTACTACCTAAATTAGCTACATTTGTATCTATACTATTATAAGTTTTACTATTAGCTTCAGCATCACGAACATCTAAAGAATGACTTAAAATTCCTGCTACAAATCTTAATGCTTCTGAAACATGGGTTGTGTTACTAAATCTATTAAAATAAGAACCATCTAAATTTTCTTTCCATTTATTGGAAGTTGGATACCCAACTTGAACATTAGTTGCGTATATTGCAGTAGAACTTGTAAGTGGTACATTAACCCTCATACTACCAGATATGTGTTCTGAGCCAGAAATCTTTAATGAGCCTGTTAAGACACTACCTAATTGTTTTAGTTTGACTCTAGCCATTTAAATCTACCATTCTAAGTGTTTCCCGTTGTTCCTCATATTTTCTTTCTTCCCACCAAGATGTAATTGATTTTGAAATTTTCTTTTTATGTTGAACGGTTTTTGGTTGTTTCATTTTTTCAATAGTCTCTACTGTAAGTTTTCTATCCATCTGAGCGCACGATTTACAAACAGAATTATTTCCTACAGCCCTATCAAAAGCATCCTTTCTCGTATACGTAATCATCCTACTACAATCGGGACATCTTCTATTTTTTCTATTTGGCCAATATCGTTTCCTCATATCTATTATAAATATCGAGGAATGGTAAAAGAAAAGTGGTTAGGCATCAAATTTCCCCCACGATAAAATTTCATCACTTGACTCTAATACATAACCTATACTATCAGTATCTACTAAAACTTGAAACAAACTACCACTTTGTTTTACCTTCAAAGCGTCGTGTTCCATATATTGTCCATTTAAAAAGAATATAAAATCATTTTCAGAAGTTGCAACAAATCCACTAGGTGCTGATGCTGTTACCGCGTTAAAACTCGCTGTTTGAAATCCTGAGAAATCTCCGAAAGTAGCAGAACCTGAGTAAGATACAGCCTTTTTAACAAATTGTTTGCGTAGATAGGAAGTAAAATCAACAACATAAGTTTTAGATGTTGCAGCGTTATTCGCAGATGGTGTACTCGGTAATCCTAATACTTCTCCACCACCACTAAATGTCAAATCAGCATTACTTGCCATTGTAGAAGATGCTAACCCTGTAATTGTTTTATTAGTTAATGTATCTGTAGTAGATTCACCAACTATATTGATATTACTACCAGCTGCATTATCTATAGCCCATCTTGTTTCACTATGGTCAAATACTAATTGTGCATTTGTACTACCTACTCTACCAACTCTTATTCCTGAATCTTGAGAACCTAAAGCAGTTGAACCTGTAAAATTTAAATCAATAATTGGGTCTTCTACTGTCAATGTAGCAGTATTTGAAATACTCTGACTACCTTCAACAATCAAATCACCCCATATTTTAAGTGAACCTGTCATGTATCCATCAGGATTCATTGACAGTATTAGTTTAGATCCAAAACTTCCTGTTTGATATATGTTACTATTATAGAAATAACCATCATTAGCAACTATATTTCCTGAAGATCCTAAATCTAATGAACCTGTAGCAATATTTTCAGGTATTAAAGCTTTTTGTTCCCATTCATATAAACCACTAGAAGCAGTAGCTGCAGTACTTACAATTATTTCATTTGGTCTTTGTTCTGGTTGTGATTGTCGTTCTAAATCAATATATGCCATTATGTTCTTCCTAACTGATATTGTATTTCAATATCATCACTACTATTTAAATCTACCCCAAAAGGTTTACTATTTTGTCCGTATCTTTTAAATAATCTAACTTGTCTATAATTATCAACTAAGTAAAAGTCTGCTTCAAAAGTAGAAGTATTACCTTTAGGACTTGGTGTTTGTTGTATACTATTTACACTCAAGTTAATTGTACCTACCTTATCAGAAGCAGCTAACCCTAAATCTAATTGATAATATGTAGATTCTTCTGAAAAATCACTTAATTTATAATTTTTGTGTTTTTTATAATACCTAATATTACCATCACCGTAAGCAATAACATCTACATTCTTTGTAGCATAACCTAATCTATTTGACATATCATAAGGAACTCTTTTCCCATTAGAATCTTTAAATGCCATAACATCAGCATTAAATTTTGACTCACTAACAGGAGCCATAAAATTTCTTGTTGATCCTTTATATCCTTGTAAAAATTCTCTCATTATGGTCTCAATGTTTTTTGATAATTTATATTTAAATTATCATTTGTTCTTAAATTAAATCCAGGACTCAAATTAGAAGTATTTGCTTTTACTGCCAAATGTGTATTAGAATATGTAGCAGAACCTGTTAAATAAAAATCTGCTGGATCTGCACTACTAACTTGGTTGTCATTAGATACTAAATTTATACCATTAGCTACTACTTGTAAACTTCCTGTCATTACATGATAACTCGCTGAAAATGTACCAAGTTGTAAATCATATAATTGTGTTGTACCATGTAAAGATGAAGATTGTGATCCTGAAATGTTAATTGATTTTTGATGATAAAATAAATCACCATATTCCATATTAATAACTGCTTTTGTATCCAAAGAACTTGTTGGTGCACCACTATTTCTCATAACATATATCGTCTCACCACCATATATATTTGTAAATTCTAAATCTTGTATTTCTTGTCCTACTGTATATGTTTTACCTCTAATAAAATCTGTTGCACCTGCTAATCCACTATTTTTGCTGGTCCCACCTTGTTGAGTATATTTTACAACTTGAGCTCTTGTATCAGGACTATAAATTGACGAAATACTCATATCAGTTTCATCTACTATATCAATTTTTTTAGGTGTAATATATTTTTGAGTATTTATTGCATTATTAAATGCTTCAGGTACTAAATAACCTCTTAATTGTAATGAAAATGTAGTTTTAATCATTCTTTCATTATCACTCATCTCTGTAGAATCTTCGAATGATTCTATATTAACTTTAAATTTTAATTTTCCTGGCTCTCCCCAATATGAACCATCAGACCAATTTATCTTTTCAATAATTTTATTCATTTGTTCAATATATGCTGTCCATATCATACATTCATAACTAAGTGTAACATAATCAGGCATAGCTACATTATATAACTCTCTTTGTGGTAACAATCCTTGATCTTTTGAAAATCTATTATATCTATTTTGTTGACTATATTTCTTTTCAAAAGTATAAAATAACGTTGGATCATTTGCATCAAGTTTATCAACTGCTAATTCAGGATCCTTAGACATTGAAATTCTACGAAAAACTATAAGAGGTGTTATTAACTGTCTTTTTTTATCTCTTAAAAAGCCAGTTTTACGAATTGAAGCCCACCTTTCAGGATTAGCATACATTAAAGGAACTTTTACTTCCTCTCCTTGTTCCATCACCGTAGGTTTTATTACATCATTAAAGTAATACATAATAGAAGCATCAACATCTAGCAATCCAACTTCTACATTTTGAACTTTATCATCGGATCTTTTCTTTACAGTACCTCTATTTTTAACACCACCAAATCTTATGTATCTCTCACTTCTTGGTAATGGTTTAAGTCTAGCCACTAAATACTCCTAACTCTTTCTATTTGTAAATTAGATCTTCGAACTAAAAATGCGTTGCATATTACTGCCCAATTTTTATTGTAATCTCCACCAACTAACTGATTTTCATTTATGTTACTGATTTCCCAATGACCTAAATTCCAATCCATAACATCACCAAGTTCTGGTCTTATATCTGCATCTAATAAATGTTGTCTAAGAAAACGAAAAACAGTATTTTGTCGTAAATCTGGCCCAAATTCATCTGTATTATAATCCATATCTTCAGAATCTATTAAACATGAAACTTTTACCCCTGGCTTATACACTTTTCCAGCTGCTGATTCACCATACATATTTGTTTTTGTTTCTTGTACTCCAACTTGATAAAGTACAACATTTTGTGCGACAACACCATCTACATTTTTTGTAAGATCACCAATAAGTTCATCATTAATTCTATCGAAAAAATTAGTATCTGTTTGTGAAAAAAATCTTGTAGCCATTTAACTATCCTATGTATATTGGATAAGGAATTTTCTGTAATTTCTCCTGTAGTGCTTGAGATTCGTCTCTTTCCTGTTCCATTAGTGCTTTTCTTCCTGTTAACTCTAACATCTCTCTTAACTGAGAAACTAAGTACTCTTTATCAGTTTGTGCTTCTTGTCTCAATGTCTCACCATCTAATGTTTGTTCTCCTCCAGGAATAGGAATTTGACCATATTTACCTCTAATTGTACCAAGCAATTCTTTGGCTAATGCTAATCCATATTTTCTAATCCATTGTCTTCCAACTGAATTAATAAATTTATATTTCATGTTATCATATGAAATATTAGAATAATCAGCAACTACTCCTGAACCGCTAGCTGTACCAAATGGTCTTTGTAAAGGATCTCTATCTGATTTTACAACATAATCAAAAAATAAAGGACCTGTAGCCGTTGGTATAGGAAATATTCTCAATTGGTTATTTGTCAACTCAAAAGTATAAGCAGATTTTCTAATTTTATCATTCAATTCAATTGCCTGTAATCTTAATAAATCTTCATTAATAGGCATTAAAGTAAACGAAACTGCGGGTGAGTAATTACCAAAACCAAAATCACTAATAAAATTCATAGAACCATATCCCGTAGTTGCATATGGATCAAAATATCTCGCTATTGCAGGACTTGCTTCATAGGATATTCTTTTAACCTCTATTGCTTTGCTACTTTCACTCACTTCTGAGAATAAAGAGTTCAAATTATATACTTGTGAACCACTTTGTAGTGTAATTTGTCCACGTTTCCATTGTACATCTCCACCAACACCAGCTTCTGTACCATATTGGTTAGAAAGTTCTATTGTTCTACTCATATTTGGTACAACATTTTTATGTGTATAATCAGAAGCAGTAGATTCTCCTTGCAAAGCTAATAAATTATCTTTTATATTAAATTGATTAACTTGTGCTGAATATTCACTAACCGATTCCTCTAAAACAGCATAAAACTGTGAATCTTGCATCTCAACTGACATAATTGGATAACCCAATCGTTTAGCACACCAAGATGCAAACTTCGGTGCTTCTGACTGAAATGTAGTATCTGTGTCGTAAAAGCCAAATGGTGTATTTCCACTTACTGCTGAACCACTACCTGGCCATATTGGCTGTTGAGCCATATGATTCTCCTTAATATTAAGAATTAGATATATCTATAAATAAATATCATAAAAATAAGAAAGCATAAAAAAAGGGAGACCGAAGTCTCCCTTTTTTAAGTAATTTAGAAATCGAAATTCCTAAATATGTTGCTTAAACTACGATTATACGTAATTCACGTCTGCTACGACAACTTTACCGTAAAATTCAGGTCTTACCATTTTCTTAGCATACCTTGTCATTACGCCCTTGCGGGGTTGAAAGTTTTTAGGATCGTAGACTAGAGGTGTCATAATAAGCGGTACATAAGGTGCATATACTGCGCCTGTTTCAAGGAAGTTACTTCCTCTGAAACCCATAAGGATCGTATTTTCTAACATATACGGATTCTTATAGACAGTAAAGCGATTATTCAATGCGCCAACTTTTTGTACACCCATTGCGTACGATTTTTCAGACGAATCAGCGGAAGTATCAGAGGCATAGCCAGGGATACTTTCTATGATTGTTGAAGTTTCAGGTGATACCACCATGAAATTAGCTCCACCACGAAGTGTCTTCTGATGGATAGCGTTAGATACAGATTGTACCTTATTTCCTAATGTCTGGAACCACTCACCTTTAGTGTAAGCGTTCGAGGCACCTGATGCTTCTGCGAACAATGAAGTTGCAGAATCGTATTCATAGCCAACACGTGCTGTCCAGCGTTCTGTCTTAGCAGATGCGCCAGCCATAAGCATATCAAGGATTTCTAGATCGATTTCCATCGAAATATATTCACTTAACATTGCTGTCAATTCAGCTTCGGCGTCAACACTATGATAAGCGTTTAAGTCCTGAGCTAACTCAGGTGACCAAACGGCTTTCAATTTACGTGTTTTCGCAACGATTGGAATTGATTTCAAAGATATATCAATCTCTGGGATATCAATATCTGATTCAGGATTTGCGTCAAATCCTGCTGCAGTCTGTTCGAAATCACCTCTGGTGATATCGGTTGGTGCTCTGTGATATTTCACTTTAAGATCACCTGTAGTGCCTGCTTTATCTTTTCTGACGATAAATGTTATCTCCGTTTCCGCAGCATTAATGCTGGTATACGCAGGGAAAAATTCATCAAAGCCAGAACCTGATATTGAGAATGCTCTCACACCATCTGCATCAGGACGCGTCATAGCTGCTGTAGCTACAGTAATTTTACACAAACCATTGTCTGCTCCGTTTCCGCTGGAAACAGAAGAAGACAAGTCGGGTTCGAAATCTACATCTGCCCAAGAAACAGAACCTGAAGTATATTCATCAGCATCAACATTAGATGCGTGAATACTTAGTGCGCCTGTTTCTCTATCATTTATAGAATATCCAAACTTACCAGCGCCATAAAGACCGCCGGAAGCATCACCAGAAGCAGATGTATTACCATATACATCAGCATTTGCTGTGTGATGACCTGTTTGTGCAGAGCCGTATTTGTAATCAAGATAGAAGATCAGTCCTGAAGGAAGGTTCATAGGCTGAACAGAAACGAATTCCTGTGCTGCCAATTCACCAAAGATTCTACGAACTAATGGAAGGGCTACGCCACTCCATTCTTCTGAATTCGCTGATGTACCTGTACGGCTTGCTTCGTCAATTATCTGACGAGCTTGGTTTTCAAGTAAGACAGCCATGCCGTGAGTTTTAATCTCACCACCACAGTCCTCTAAAAGGCCTGTTGGCTCCCATTTCTTAACCAATTTACGTGTTTGCTCGAGCAACTGGCGCTGAGGGTTGTAACCCTCCATTAATTTACTTAAATTGCCAATATTTTCACTCATTGCATTTCTCCAAATAAGAGTTATTAAAGAATATTTGCTAGCTTCTGGAAGCGTTGCTTAATTTCATCTGCTTCAGTAATTATCTCCTGCTTGTCAGATTTCGTAGATGCAACAGCTTTAGATGCTGAGCCTTTAGATTCTTTAATCGGTTTACTTTGTTTACTATCAAATGACTCTGCGAGAGTAGTATACACTAATTTAATCTCTCTCAAAGTCTTTGCTCGATCAAAAGTCTCAACTACTTTCATCTTCTGCTCATTGTTCATACCAAAAGCTTTAAAAAGTTTATTGGTAAACAAGAGTTTAGCATTAAGTAGATTGACTTCATTTAGTTTTTCGCGTAAGTATTTTACTACTTTGCGATGCTCTGCTAACTCAGAGCGAAGCTTATCAGACTCTTCAGCAGCTTCTTCAACTTCTTCATCTTCAGAAAGTGCTTTAAGCACTTCTTCAAGATCAATGTCTTCTTCTACTTCAGTTTCGTCAGATTCATCAACTTCTTTAGATTCATCAGCTTCATCAACTTCTTTAGTTTCATCAACTTCTTCAGCTTTATCAGTTTCATCAACTTTTTCAGTTTCATCAACTTCTTCAGCTTTATCGGCTTCATCAACTTCTTTAGTTTCATCAGCTTCGTCAACTTCCTCTTTCGATTCGTCAACTTCTTTTTCTTCTTCAAGATCATGATCTTCAGCTTCATCAACTTCAGCTTCAAGTTCTCTTAGAATTTCTTCTATATCAAGTTCTTCCTCTTCCATGTCTTCTTCCTCGTCTTCTTCAGGAGCTTCCTCTTCTTCATCATCTTGTTCAGCGATAGGTGCATATTTTACACCATTTATTTCAATCACTTCAGATTCGTCAAAAGATTCATCTTCCATCTCTTCTTCGCCAGCTTCATCTTCAGGAGCTTCTTCATCAGACCATTCTTCTTCATCTTCAGCAGGAGCTTCTTCAGCTTCTTCTTCATCTTCAGAATAATGTCCTTCTTCGGGAGCTTCTTCAGGAGCTTCTTCGTCATCTTCCATTTCTTCGTCATCCTGTTCTTCGACTTCATCTTCCATCTCAGCCTGGATCTTCTTAGAAAGCATAGATTTTAAACGAGGTGTGAAAGCTTCTTCAAGAGCCAACTTCGCATTTGCAAGGGCAGTTTCTCTAACTGCTTTTGCATCGGCAATAGCGTCTTTTAAAAGTTCATCCATTTTATTTCTCCATAATCAATTGGATTCAGTATATCTATTGAGAGATATAATAAAATTCGACCTATTCTCTGGTACACTATATGATAGCAGAAATGCCAATAGTGTATTTTGTTTTATATAAATATATAAAAACTAAAAAATCAGTCAGTTTGCGACTGAATTTTTCTAATTCTTGCCCTTGCTCTAGCCTTTTTTTCTTTTCTAAGCTGAGAAGGTTTAGTATAATATTCTCTTTCTTTTAATTCATAGAGAATTTTACTATCTTTTACTTTTTTCTTGAAAATAGAAAGTGCTCTTTCTATTGATTGTCCTTTACGGACTTTTACGTATATCAATCAAAACCTCTTAATCAGATTCGTTATCACCCTTCCAATTGGCGTCAACATAGTTATAAAACTCTGCTTTTTTCTCATCAGGAAGTTTATCTGGTTCTGAAACTCCGAATTTCTTCAAAGCTGCTCTAAAGAATTTCTCATATTCTTCACCACCACCACTTTGTGGTCCAGCTGGATCCTCACCTGCTTCTTTAACTGCTATTTCAGCTTCATCTAAATCATAATACCTACCAAGAATGTGTCCCATATCTTCATATAGTGATTCCATTCTTTGTTGTAAAGAATTTGCTTCTTTTGCTATCTTTGTAAATTCCCCTGAAGCATTACCTAATGATTTCATATTTTTATTGATAGTAACTTTATCAAACCAATCATCTGTTTCTTGTAATGTAGCAACCCGAGCTTTTTCAGCTAATTCTGATAAAGATTTTGCTACTTTTTGTAAAGAAGTTTTTCTATAAACTTTTTCACCTATATTACCAAAAGCTTTTACTTCATCAATAAAAGAACCTCTATCTACTTTCTTTTTATCTTCTTCTACCCATGAAGCTTCTACCAAATCTGATATTCTTGTCATTGATGTAGAATTAATTGGTGCAAGAGGTACAAATCCCCCTATACCTGTGAAAGAAGTACTTTCGTTTATTAAATCTTTTAATTTTATATTTTTAGCCATAATTTAACTCCTATAAGTATAAATATAAGTTTATCGAAGTTTTCCTCTTTTTGAATACCTTCTAAATTTATCTCTTACTTTACTCCATAATTGTTGTATAAAATCTTCTTCGCCATAATGTGTTCTTTTAGTTGAACCAGTTTTGATTCCCCTTGCTAAATCTAATGCATCATATTTACCACTTTTAACACCTTGCATCATCATTTTAATAATTTCATATGACGCTTTTCCTAAATGTTTTGACATTACAGTTAAATCTCTATCCACATGATTTTTTGCTTCTGGTGAACTAAAAGGTGGTGGTGTACCTATTGGTGCTTCATCAAGATCTCTTTCGTAATCTTCTTCGTCATCCATTCCTTTACTCAATTTTTTATCTTTAGGTTCTTCTTTTTCTGGCTCTTCCCCATTATCTTTATCTTTTTTCTGGGGTGGCCATGCTTCACCAACTAATGCTACTCTAAGTGCATTAAGTGCTTGTGGATTTCTTGCAAAATAATTCATAACCTTTATAACATCTTCTTTAGAATTTCTTTTTAACCCTAATCGTGAAAAAAGTTGTTTTACTTTTGGATTTTTTAATATTTTATCTAAATTAGCACTTACTGCGAATTCTTTTATTTCAGATTTCTTTTTCTTTTCCCACTTCTTAGCCATTTTAGGTTTATTAGCGTGCATCCATTTTCTCTGTTTTTCAGATTTAAAAGGCACTAAAATACTCCAACTATAATATTATGATCTGAATACTTGCTGTAAGATTGTTTAAATAATTCTTTATCCATTTTCATACGAAGTTTACTTAACTCTGGTGGTAAATGACCAAGTGCCATATTTAAATCCTCTATGGCTGTATAAACTTTTGCTAACTTTTTATTCCCCATATATACAGCTAATAGTCTTCGAGCTTCATTATGATTATTTCTATCAGTTGCCATATCAATCATATGTATCTTAGCTCCACCAAGTTCTTTTTTCTCAGAAATTTGAGTTTGTTTACTCATATTTGGCCAATCACTACGTTCTAATTTTGGTAAAGGTTCACCAAATTTTCTTTCGTTTATTAATTTTTTTAATTTAATCATTTCATTACCTTATATGCTAAATTAACCATTTTCTTTACAGGTAAATTTTTCATCTGTCTTTGTAAATTTGGATGAGATTTATATGCATTATATATTTTCATAATAAATCCTGCTGTAGTTAAATCTAATGCCCAACCTGGACCCTTTTCATATTGTTTATTTTTAAGAACTCGTTTTGCTACATCAATACCTGTTTCTTTTGCTTCATGTACTGAACAACATTCTTTACCTTCATGACAATTATCACAACATTCTTCTTCCACTACATCATCTTCATTTATAGTACTCTGTAAATCTGTTTTAATGTCTGAAATACCTGTTACTTTATAACCTAATTGTTCTGCATTTTTCTTTCTGTTCTTTTCAAATTTTTTAGTGCCGTCGTAAAATCCCTCATCAATATCAATATTATCATTAATTTTTGGTCTTGGAAACCTTGTAATTCTTTTAGCACCAAGCCCCATCATATAAGGTTGTCCATTAACTGTAATTCTATACTCTGCCCACTTAGACTGTTTCTTGAGTTTTTCTGCTTTCTTTAATATTGCCATAGTCATATTTCTATGAGCTCTTAATCCTTGAGTTGACGATATTGTAAGAGATGCTTTTTTAAATTTTCTATCTTTAGGTGATTTACGAAACTCTATACCATAAATATTTGCTTTTGCTTCATTTACGGATTCTTTTACTGGTGCTTGTCCTAATTTTTTTCTGATAACATTAATTTGTTTTTTAATTTTTTTCTGTGCTGGACTACCAGGTAATTGTTTCATAGCTTTTGCTAACAATATAATCTGTTGCATTTCCAATGAACTCATTTTTCTTTCAGCTTCATTTACGGATTCATTAAACCCATAAACATATCCACTCTTACTTAAAGTGTTTACGAACTTTGCTAAATCTTTTTTGTTTCTAAAAGTTTTGATATCAAAGAAATCACTACCATCTTTGTGTTTCTTTTTTCCATCATGATAAGAGATTGTATATTTTGCTGAACCAACTCTATCTTGTTGGTAGTATCTTTTCTTTCCTTCATTTACGGATTCTGTAAAAGCCATTACTTGTTTTAATTCCCATCCAGCATCTTTAAGTCTATTCCAAACTGCTCCTTTTTGACCTTGTTTAGCAAATTGTTGAGCTTGTTTTAGAAAATTAATAGCTTTAGCACTATGACTTTTTATTTTGTTTGGATTCCAACGTTCATTTACGGATTCTAACATTTTATCTTTAGAAATTTTTGATATTTGTGGAACAACTCTACGCCATTTTTTCTCTAACTCTATTTCCCACTTATATAATTCTTTTGTAATCATATTAAATTTTGGATTATATGGAGCGTCATCAATAAATTTTCTTATTTTTTTAATTCCATAAATAGCAACGTTTAATGCTTCCTTCATTTCACGATAAGCAAGAAATGCTTTTGTACCTTCTTCTAAATCACCAAATTCATCTTCCATATCTTTAAATGCCTGTTTCATGGCATCATCTTCTAAATCTTTTTCTTTTGCTTTACTTTTAGCTGCATCTTTTTTTGATTTATCTTTTGAAGACCCATTTTCTGGTTTTGGTCCACTACCTGGTCCACCTTCTTTTACGGATTCAACCTTTTTCTTTTTACCTAATTCCACTGCAATTCTTGCAACCTCTTTATAACTTTTATTCCAACCCATTTCTTTCATATGAACTGCTAATTGACCAAGTACATGACCATATCCGATTCCTGTACCTTTATGTTGTTTACTCCAATGTTTAATTCTACTAACTAAAGTATCATCAGTAAACTTAGCTTCTAACATAGTTATAGCTTCTTTTTTTAATCTACTTTTTTCTGCTCTACCACGATTTTTAGATTCTGCTTCAAATCCTGCTATTCTACCACCTTTATGTGAAGCATCTTTACCATCACCATTACCATAAGTACCTTTTTTTCTATTATACTGATTTAACTCAGCTCTATATTTCTTTGCTTTAGTAGATGATTGAAATTTCTTGTATTCTGCTTTATAGTTACGTTCACTCATTATCGTAATCCCATAGCCCGTCTTTTTCTCATAGACTTCATTCTCTTTCTTCTAATCATAGCAGACTTTCCTCTTTTCTTAATAGCTGCTCTTTTCATAGCCCTTCTTTTTTTAACTCTTTGTGCACCCGAAACTCTTACGCATTGCTTTTTTGATGCGACATATCTTTTATTTTTTGGACAAATAACTCTGAGTTTGAGTTTTTTATTACGAATAACTCTCTTTTTTCTGAATTCTTGTAAGTTATTCATTATTTCACTAACAAAAACATCAACCATTGTGTTGAATTCTTGTTCGTCATTAAGAATATCTTCAGTTACTTCATCAAACCAGCCATTTGCTATAGATTCCTTGACTATTCGGTGTAATACAGACATTACATTTCCGATAAAGCAAGTTTCAATTCAAGAACATATTCCTTATATAACCCCATTAAACGTACAGCTTTTTTCTTATCACCACTTTCATGTATATCTTTAATCATCATTTTCAAGTTTTTCTCAAGACTTGATACATCTTTTAAAGCTGAAGATTTTGCTCCTTCATACATAGGTGGTATATCATCTAATCTAAAATCTTTCCACGTTTCCCACATTTTATCTATTTTTGTTTTCGGCATAATTACATCTCTCTAATAATATCGTTAGCAATAGTTTCTACTTTACACCATTGTCCACATTCATTCGGATTTCTTTCATCTACTCTATAATCTACACTTTCATTAAGTCTACCCTCGTTTGTTGGGTGTAAGAAAGCGCCTTGTGTAGATGGATTAGATACAAAATCAAATGCTATAAGTTCAAAATCAGGTTGTACTGCTACAGTTTGTTTACTTGGGTCTTCATCATCTTTTTCATCTATAGTTTCTACTGAACCCATACCTCTTGAAGAGATACCTAATTTAATACCTGATCTGAATAATTCTTTTAAAATGTTTCCTGCGGGCGTAGGTAGAACTTCTACCTTTCCTACTAAATCATCATTTTCCCACCACATTTCTCTTATATTATGAGAAACATTTGATAAGTTGACTACCGAGCTTTCGGGATGGTCTAATTCACCCATTGCTCTACGTTCTTTTATAAATGATTGACCATATTTTTTTGCTTCCCTTACTAGAATTTCTTTAGGGTAGATTCTACCATTTTGATTTTCAGCATTTGCTCTCTGCAATACACCCTTAACCATTAATTTCCCATTATTGGATTTCATGGATTCAGTTATTGTCTCTGGCCTTACTTCAAATGGTAAGTAGTCTACTATAAGTTGTCTCATATTTATCTCACCTTATTAGCTTTTAACTTTAATAATTTCAGTTCTAACCTCTTCAAGCTCTTCTATTAGCTTGTCAACTTTTTCTAACGCTTCCACCTTACTAAAACTATTTCGTTTTCCCTGTTTCAGCGATTCTTCACAAAACTTTTTTGTTATAGTTATAATATCCAAAAGTTTGTAAATAAGTTGAAACCTAAAATGTTCCCATTTTGGCTTTTCTTTCAACTTCATAAAAAGTTAGTGTAATTGGCCGACTTTATTAGCTAATTTTACTAACCTTTCACTAATTTTTTTCATAGCAGAATGAGTTCGTTTCCAATAAGATGTAGAATCAACACCTAACTCGTTCTTTAACTTAATATTCATTTTAACTAATTTATCAAGCTCATTCAACTTATCACGAACTTCCATCATAGAACGACCAATCTTTTGTTTTGATGTTCTTGTTTTATCATTTCTATATTCGTGATATTTACCTTCATTTACATTTTCAAGTTTTTTATCAATCTGTTTTGCTTTACCAGCTTCAACTCTCTTGACACTAACAACTTTTTTAGCTCCACCTTTAAGTTGTTTAGCAACTACCATTTTTGCAGCACCTGCTGAACCTGCATTAACAATAATAGTAGCCGTATCACCCATTTCACTGCCTAACTGAAACTTGACTGCAAACTTAGCCTCTGCTAAAGCATATCCACTTTGTTTAGCATTTTTCTTTCGTCTATCTTTTCCTTTAGCAGTAAATGCGGCAGGTGTCATATAAGAACCACCAGCAGTTACAGTTGTAGAAGCCTCTTCTAACTCTTTTGTTAAAAGATCTCTAATAATTTCTTTAAGTTTTGATAATTTAATTGTTTGCGACATGATCTATTTCCTCTATAAGTTGGTAATACCTCATCATTGAAACAACCTGCTTATCAGAAACAATTTTACCTTTTTTCAAACCATCAATTTGATTAACAACTTCTGTTAATTTAATTTGTGTAACTTTATCATCTACAGTTTGAACTTGTTTTTTTAATGACTTTTTAACTTTATCTACTTCAGTATTTACATACTCTCTTAATTTATTAGTATTAGAAATATTATTGATATATTCTTTTATTAATGTTTTTTGTTCATTATTTAAATTTTTATATTTTTTATTGAACTTATCTACTAAAGTTGAATATGCTAGTAATCTTAAATCTTTTTCTTGTTTTTTAAGGTATTCAAAAGTTTTATTCTTTTTAGCTGGTTTTGAATTAATAGTTAAATTTTCAACAATAGTATATTTTGATTTAACATACAATTCAGGCTGGACACTATCTTGAGTTTGAAACACATTATATATTGATGCTAAAACTTTATAATTAGGAATTCGTGCATTAAAAAAGTCTCCTATATCATAACATTCTTTAATTTCTTTAATAGCATTATATTTTTCCTTTTTAATAGTAGAATTATTTAATTTTTTTCTGCTCTCTAAAACCGCATCAATCAAAGATTCTGCTCTCGATTCAGAACTGTATTTATTTTCAACTAAAACTTTATATAATTGATATTCTTTTCCCAATTCTGTTTTATTATGAAAATATTTTTTTAAAATATCAACTGCCTTAGATTTATCCGACTCCATTAAATCTACTGTAATTTGTCTTGTTAACAGTTCAAAAAGTATTCCAGCATTTTTTATCTTCGAATGCCCTAGTTTTCTATTTAACATAGATTGCTCCAATCATTAAAAAGTGTGTCATATATAAATATAAAAATATGAAAAATTACTTTAATTTAGACTCCTCAAGTTCTTCTTTATATTCGTTTTCTATCATTTCAGCCTCATTTATTAACTTATAATCCTTTTTGGTGAATTTCTTCATATTTTTCTTTAATCCATCAAAATGTGCAAGTGCTAAATGCGGACTATAACTCTTTTTTCTATCATGCTTACCTATTGGATCTCTACCTCTTGCGCCACTATCTTTTCCATATTTTCCACCCTCTTTTGGTCTTCCTGCACCGTTCCAACCACCTGGAGGTGAACCACCTATATCATCCAACTCGTGTCCTGTCCTACCCGCTTGTGCATCTGAGGGTGTTCCTTGTGCTTCACCACTCTTTGCAGGATCATTACCCTCATTTTCTATCTGTGATCGTCTGAATTTCTGTTTGTAATCAAATACAATTTCATTATCCATTTCTTTAATTTCTTTATCCGTAAAATTAAATATATTCTTATAAATCCACTCTGTAGAAACTAAACCATCTTGTATCATAGACGAAGCTAATGTAGTTTTACTATTCCACAACTCAACTTTTTCAGTTTCATAAATTGTAGATGGATTTGTAAGATTTAATTCAAAGTTTACAAGTTCTTCATCTGTAAATCCTTGTGCATATAAATGAACTATTGCAATTTTCGTCAATTCAGATACAGTAATTCTTTGGATTCTTTCAATCGTTCTTGCAAACCTTACATCTTCTGCTGCAAGTGTAGCTTTACTACCAAGTCCTTCTTCATATCCAAGAAATGCTTTTGGAACACGAAGTGCTGCTAGCATTTTATTTTTAAGATATTCAATATCTTCTATTGCTTCATAAGTCAATCCTGGCAAAGAATCAATTTGTGTTCCACTATCTCCACCACGTACAGGCAAGAAAAAATCTTCCGTAACATTTTGAACATTATATTTCAAATTATAATCACCTGTAGTATTATCAATTATAGGCGCTTTCTTCATCTTATTGATGATTTTTTGCATATAGTTATCAACTTCAGCGGGTGGTATGTTTCCTATATCTACTCTAAACACTCTCTTTTCTGGTGCTCTCATAATACGGTGTATTAACATAGCATCTTCCATCAACTGTAACTGCTTCCATACTTTTCTTCCTTGTTCAATCATAGACTTACCATATGGAAGATAATTAGAATCTGAAAGTAATCTGAAATGTGCTACTTCATAATTTTCAAGTTCATATGGTTTATCTTTACCAAACTGCATCCTACTTTGCATAGCGTGTATATTTTCTGACTGTTCAAGGTGGAATTTAACAAGTTGTGGATTCTCTGCATCTATACCTTCTACTCTTACAACATCATATGCAGACATTGGATTTACATTTGTAATACCATATTTTTCATTAATTTCTAATTGTAAAAAGAAATCTCCATATTTACACATATTACGAACCCAAGGCCACAAATTAAATTCAACATTCAATATATCATAAAAAAGATTATGTAATATTTCTTTAATATTAGAATTATCACTATTAATTTCTATAACATTACCATATTCAGATTTCATTGTTGATTCATCTGCATAGATATCAAGTGCTGATGAGATTATGCCATCACTATCCATTGTTTCATAATCTTTAAATAATCCTATTCTTTGTGCTTTTTTTGCTACGGCATCCGATACAGCAGAAACTCCATAACCAGAATACAATCTTGTATATCTGTCAATTAAGTTTTTTCTTGCCATCATTTGAGTTTTATCTGTATCTGCAACTTTTAATTTTCTACCACCAACGTTTCTAACAATAACGTTTGTAGAAAATAATCTTTGTAGTCTACCAAATAATGATTTATCAGCCATTTTTACCTCACTTAGTTAATTAACCACTCCAATGACTCTTTTTCTTTCTCTGGGCCAACGTGCCAATCCCAAGAATCAGGTCTATTTTCTTCTGGAGTGTATATGCCTTCATTTAATTGAAAGCTATCTAAAGTTTTTCTCTGTAATTCAATTCCCTGTGCCTTTAATCTTAAAGCAGTTTCTCTTACCCACAAACCAATACCAAAAGATATAACCAAATCGTCGTTATATCCTCTCATTGCTTCTGCTTTACTTCCATTGTATATAAATACAAATAATTCATCTAATAACCGTTGAGAATAAATACTTACAGCTTTTTCTCTAAAAAATTCTTCTAATTTAGCAATAACTAATGGTCTTGTCTTCATAGACATTGTAAAACCAGGAGTCATTTTCTTTTCCTCTCTATAATGCTTATTAGTAATCTGTCTTTCAACATCTACCCACTTTAAATCTTTACTTGAATAAAATAAATTAGGATATTCCCTATCTATTACTTGTTGAATTGCTGCCCAACCAATATTATTGTTTTCCACAACAAGTAATGCTTCATTATATTCATTAGAAATATTAACTAACATATTACCAAAATCTCTTGTAGATATTCTACCTTTATATTCTGCTACCTGTTTTACTTCTTCCAATTCAATAACGTGAAAAGCAGAGTAGTCTGTAGAGTCTCCTCTACTAACGTCTGCACATACTAAATAATTTTTTGTATAATTTGGCGGCTCCCATACCCAAACATTACTATCTACTCCTCTTTTTTCAATTGGATCTACAATCATATTTTCTTTAATTTCTTCCAAAATTAAACCATCAATAACATTTTGCCCTGAAGTGATAAAATCACAATCACATTCTTGAGCTGCAAGAGAAGGACCTAATAACTTATCTTGTTCATCTCTCCAGTCTTGATTTCTTTCAGGATGTAATGTCCAATGTAATCTACTAAAATTAAAATCATTCAATCCGTCTTCTGCATCAACCCAAGTTCTGTGAAACCAATTACCAACACCGTTTGGTGTAGATAATGCTATACATTGTCCACCTGTAGATAACGTCTGTGATGCAGCTGCCCATATACTATCAATCTTTTCAATAAACGCTGCCTCATCAAGTATCAATAATGACAATGCCTCTGAACGACCACTTTCATCACTACTTGAAATTGCTTTTACTTGTGATCCATTCTTATATCGTAATGAAAGTTTATTATCTTCAACACATGGTTGTTTTAACCAACTTGGAAGATTTGCGTGCATTACTCTAATTTTTGTTACAAGATTTTTAGCAGTATCTTGTTTAGTAGCAATAACCAATATATTCTTGTCTGAATGGAAAGTCATCATCCATAAAGAGTAGCCAGCAGTAATAGTAGATATACCAAGTTGTCGGGCTTTAAGAATTATTTGAAATCTATTTTCTTTAAACTCTTCTACTGACTTCTCTTGAAAATCATAAAGATGAAATGGTATCTTACCTCGTATTGGGTGTTGAATATAAGAATACTTCTTTAAAAAATACACGGGATCTTGTGCACATTTTATATATTCCTTCTTTATAATATCTTTATAGTTTTTATCCATTATGCAAGCTTTGGATTACGTATAAGTACATATACTGCTTTTGCGTTACAAGCCACTTCTTTTAGTGAAAAATCATACTGTGTTCCAACTGTCAAGTGTGCAAGATTTACTCTTCCACCACCTGATAAATCAGCGTGTCCAGTTGTTGATGCTTCTCCTACAATAAGTCCACCTGCTCCATAATCTGAACCTGTGAAACTTCCCGTTGCATTATTTACTATCTTTAATGAACGATATTTTCCAGGATGTCCAAATTTTTGAAATTGAGTATAATCACTTGGATGGTCATTTATAGCCATTTTAATCTCCTATTTAAGAGTTTATTTTCTGTCATATATATAAATAGTTATTCTAATTCTTTTAGTTGTTTTCTGATGAACTCTTCAGCCTCATCAGCTATTTTATCTATGTTTTCTTGTGGTGTTTTCCATCTTTCACTCTCCATTTCAAGTTCAAGTGCACCAACTTCTTCTAAAAATTCTACTTTGGAAGCATTTTCCTTCCATTCTGCCAATGATTGTAACATATCCCTATAATATGACTTTTGGTTTTCTTTAATCTTATTTTCTGCCCATTCTTCATATTTTCCCTCAATACGAAGTTGAGTTTCAATTTTTACTTGACAATCAAAACAATGTCCAAATAATCTCCAAAACTTATTATCAAGTTTTATCTTCATTGTCTTATCACACTCTGGACAAAACCAGGGCATTCTAACATCTTTCATTATCTCTGTTAGATGACTTTCTACCGTTTTTCCGTTACTTGATGATTTTTTTTCGGGTTCATACCCAACCATCACTCTTTTTTCAGGAGTTTCTCCTCGTAAAACAGCTTTCATAGCCTTATCTTGTCTTTCTGATTCTCTATTAGCCATATTACCTCACAAACTTCATTGCGCCCAATATTTGATTTACAGGTGCAAATAAGCCCGTAAATTTATACATTTTACCTTTATATTTAAAAACTAAACCCTCTGATGGAACTATTGCAGACGATCCACCTAAAGAATTGATTTTTTCTAAATTTTTCTTTAATACATTTAATTTTTTTATATCTTTTGATGATTTTAATACAGAAACTGCTTTTCCTAACTCATTTTTCAATTTTTTAGCGGCGCTTTTCGGATTTACTGCCAAAAATCCTTCCAAATTCTTTAAAATCTCAGCACCTAACTCTAAAAACAACAATTCAAATGGTTTTATATGGTCTTCTTGTAACTTTTTCAAATTAAACTTGTCAACTCCTTTTGCCCAACTTAAAAACTTATCATTTTCTATATTTTTATTATCCAATCTGAATGACTTATCTAAATAAGCCCACCTTCTTACTAATGACTCTAAAACTGGTCTTGATATCTTATATTTATGTTGTTTTGCACCATTAAAGATATACTCTCTCCAATACATCTCATGATACATACCTAAAGTATCATTATCCTTTAGTTTATAAATAGTCTGTAACTTTCTCAACTTAGATAAAAAATATTTTTTTCTTTTTGAATAATTTTGCACTTTTGGTAAACTTAATGCAATTGGTTTTGATATTTTAAATTTTCTTTGTACGTGCTGGTTTACCTGTCTAATCATACCTTCTAACATTCTTGCACTACCTTTTACTTGAGATATAGTTCTACCACTTTCATCTATCTCAATACTTCCATGAAAAAATAGTTCAGAAACATCATAATCTATAATTCTTGGTGCTTTAGGATAAATCACTTCTAAATTCATCCATTTATTACCATTACCAAATACTTTTTCTTTCTGTTTATCACTCAATGAACCTATTGCCTTTTCTAAATCTTTCATAGCAAATACAAAAGCATCTTTTATATTACCCCTACCTGCAAATTTAGAAGCCATACCATTTATATCAAGAGAACTAGCACCAAAATTCTGTAAATTTCCTTTATTTCTAGCTGCTCTTAACTTACCACCTATCCAACTCACCATTAAGTTTTGTCCATCAAGTTTCTCTGTAACGTTATCTTCTCTATTCAACTGTCCACTCAAACTCAAATCTATAATATTTTTAAAATCACCAAAAGTTAAATGATTGTCATCAAATGGATGACTCATATGACCTGCTGCTCCACCTTCAATTAATAAATTAACTTCATCATCTAAATTAATTTCGGATAACCCACTTGCATATTTTTTTGCTGCTTTATTTCCTTTATTCTTTGCTACCCACCTAACTGCACTTTGGCGATTAACTGTTTTCTTCCTTCCTTTTGGATTAGGATTCTTTACTGTATCGGGTGCTGATGTTTTTGCTTTCTTTTCAGCACCTGCTTTCTTTTGTTTACGTGCTTTATATGCTCTATATGCACCAAAACTAACACCTGCTGCCATAGTTCCAGCACTACCTAAAATCTTTGTATAAGGTGCTGTCAAACCTGTAGTAGCACCTACTGCGGTTAATACTAAAAATTTAGTTCCCATTTTTCCCGAAAACAAATCTTGCATACTATATTCACCCATAGCGGCTGCTGATGCAGCTGATGATAAATCTAAATCATACTCAGGATCTCCGATGAATGTCATCTTAGTCCAAGCATAAGTTATACCTGCTGCAGCTGCTACACCCATTACTTTTTTTAGTTTTGGATGATTTTTCAAATAATCATCAAGTTTTGCCAAATGTTTTTCTTTAGATTTCCCAAATTTAGTTTGGTGTAATTTATCGGCTATTTTATCAGGAACATAATTTATAATTTTTTGATACTGCTTAAAACCTTTTTTTGCACCATCTAATACTTTATCTACACTAAAATCATTTAATTTAGCAACAGAAAAAGCATTTTTATTCATCATTGTTTGTCTAACTTTATCTAATGGTTGTTTTCCTTTTTTAGCCCAATCTTTTAAAAAGTTATTAAACTTAACTCCTTCTTCTAACAACATTCCATCTACTTCAAGAAGAAATTCTACTTCTTTATCTAAATTAACACTTTCTTTTAAATCTGTATTCTTATCTGCATTATGTGTACCAGGTAAAACTTTTGATATTCCTATATCAACACCCGTAGTAGTATTATCATTTTTAATTCCCATCCATTGTACTATTTGCCAACCCAAATTTTGTAAAATTCTATCTTGAACGTGTTGTTTATATTTAGAAATAGCTTCTTTTTCACTTCCACCTGTTTTACCATATGATACTGCAGGAACAATGCTAGTTTTTAATGTTAAATCCCATCCAGGATCTTCCGCATTTTTACTAATCATATAATCTATTATTTGCCAACCAATATCTTCAAATGTTTTTCTTATCCACTTCTCAGTATTTATTTTATAATCTGAAAAACTATTATAAAATATAGGTGGTCCATCATCAACGGGAGCACCTGCCATAATACTACTCTCAACCAACATATGAAATTCATTCCGTACTTTATCTAAATTATTATCAACATATTCATATAATTTACCAAACCTATCTGTCATCATTTTATAAACAGAAGCATTCCAATATCCAAAAAGTTTTTTAAACAATAATTGTCGTTGTTTTGGTTTTATTTCAGGATTTCCCAAAATAGTTCTCATAGTAGTTCCACTAATTTCTTTACCAGCAACATTTACTGATATATGTGGTGCTTGTAGAACATATCCGTGTGTACTAAATCCTTTTAAATCTTTTTTATTCTTTTTATAATCTTGAAAATATTTACCACCTGATAATCTACCCTTATCCTTCTTTCCAACTACAAATACGGCTACAGTTTTCTTTGGGTTAAATTTTCTATATAAACTAGCAGGTTTATATGGATTATCCATCAATATATTTTTTGAAGGAATTCCCATTTTAACCATATGTGCTTTTTTCTCTTTAAAATTTAAAGGGTGTCGAGGTGGTTTCTGAATATTAGAAGTTACAATATAAACATCATCAAATTGTTTTTGAAGTGATTTATATACTTTTAAATGATGTGGTCCAAATGGTTGAAATCTACCTGGATATATAGCAATAATCTTATCCCAATCTTGTGCCTCATCAAGATGTTGTGTACTAAAAGTATCTGTATACTTTATCTGTTTATTTAATTGATCTACTTTTTTCTTAGCTTTCTTTACGTATTTTTTACTAGGTGAAGGTAGTACACCTGCAGGTGCACCAAATTCCTCTTTCACATAAGGATCAATTAGCCATTGAGTTAACTTATTCATTCATAATTACCTTATTTGTCGTTCTGCTATTTCCTTTTTAACTAACTCTTTTAATTTTTTCTTAACTGCCAATTCAGTTAAATCATTTTTAACCATATTTAACTCTTTTGGTGTTACTCTTAATCTCTTTTTTCCGATTTCTCTCGGTTCATCTATATGAAATTTTCTCATAATTTATCTCGGTGGTTTTAAATCCCAAGGACCCCAATGTTTATTTCTTACCATAGCCAATCCTGTTTGTTCTGGTGTATATTTATAAATCTTATATCCTTTAACTGGAAAATTACCTAACTGATAATATAATTTCTTAGGTAAATTAATATCTTGATCATTACTTTTATCAATACACCTACTACCATTCTCTACCCAAGCGTGTCCAAATGGTTTACCATCTGTTTGTAAAATTCCTACACCATGACAAAGTATCCAATTCTTTGCATCAGAAGCGGACATCTTTTTCATCACAATTCTACCATTCGCCTTATAGCAATCTCCTTTTGGCATTATACTGACAATGCCCTACGATACCATCCAAACAAAAATCTTTCTTGTTCAGGTTTCTTATTCACTATATCATAATAGTGTTTTAATCTGTAACAACGAACTCTTTCTAATTCAGGTGTATGTTTTGCTAATGCGGCTTTAGTACCTGGCCCAAATCCACCATCAACTGATATTTTTCCACCTTTACCATTAATTGCTCGTTGTAAAATCTTTACAGCGGCTCCTCTACCTTGATTTACACACATATCAAAAAAGATATGTTTTAAATTATCGGGTAAAGCATCTACTTTATTTTTATCCCAATAATCTTTTTTATAGATTTCTTTAGCACCCTCTACGGTAAGATTTTTGATATCTACGTCAGGATAAAACCTTTTAGCAATACCAAAATTAGTCTCACCACCCAAATCTTTCGGATCATGGACATATCCACCCTCGTGTTCTAGAGTTAACTCAATAATCTCATCGAATGTTGTTAACATATTATTTTCCTTGTTTTTTAAGGATTTGTTGTTTTTTAACCCATTTTTTTGCAATAGCATTCTTAATAGGTTTCTTAATAAATTTAGCAATACCTTTCCCCACTAACATATTAAATTTTCTTAACGCTTGTTTTGAATTTAATGTAGCATTATTATCAACTAATAAAAAATTAGCATTTCCAAATAAACCTTGAAAATATGCCATATTTTTTTGTACATCTTGCCAATACTTTTCTACAATCTCTGATGGAAGTTTTCTCGCTCTTTCCATATTTCTTTTTTGAGCTACATCTAAACTTGTATTCACAAAAACCATAAAAGTATCATAACCCATATTAATCAATTTTTGTCGTTCTGCCTTTACATCACCATATTTGTGACCTGTTCCATCAATAACAACTCCTAATCTACCATTAGTATAAAGTTTCAATCTTTGTTTACTTAATGTCTTAGTATGTGTTCTCATTCCACTATAATCATCAGATTTTGGATCAGTTAATTGTTTAAATAACTCATCAGGCATCATATCTATATCAACACTTCCAAAATACTTTTTCAAAAACGTTTCCAACTCTGTATCTTGATTAACCATTTTAAGACCATAGGCAGAAATATTCACGTTATTTGGAATACCAAACAATTGACTAGCGACATATGATTTACCACTACCAGGTCCACCTGCAAGAAAAACTGCCTTGAATATTCCTGGATCGTTTATACCTTCGGTTAATAAATCCATTAATTTGATCATAAAAAAGCCCCATTATATTACTAATAAATATCTTATTTAGTAAAAACCTTTACTCCATAACGCTTTTGAAAATCTAAAGCATCTGTCTCATCATTAACAATTGGCTGTCCTTTTATGTTTAAACTTGTGTTTAATACCATAGGACACCTTGTTTCTTCAAAAAATTGTTTTATTAACTCATAATAAGCAGGATTATCATCTTTACTTACCGTCTGAACTCTTGAAGTTCCATCCACATGACAAATAGCAGGATATTTTTCAGGATACTTACAATCTGCTACAAACTGCATAAACTGAGATTTCCGAACAGGCATATCAAAGATTTCATGTGCATATTCCTCTAATACAGATGGTGCAAAAGGTCTAAATTCTTGTCTATGTTTAATTTTGTTTACTTTATCTTTTATATCATCACCTCTTGGGTCAGCAAGTAAACTTCTATTCCCTAATGCTCTTGGTCCAAATTCTGCTTTACCATTTGCCACACCAACTATATTTCCCTTGAGTAGTTCTTTACTCACTTGAGTAACAGGGTACTCACCTTTTATATTATATCCTGTAAATGGTGTTTTCCAATTAATATGTTCACCATATACATATGCCGCACAACCAAGTGATGAACCTGCATCTCCTGGATTTGGAAATATCCATAAATTAGGATAATAATCTTTTGCTATAATTGAATTAGCTACACAATTCAATGCTACTCCACCCATATAAACACAATTTTTAGTTTCGGGTACTAACCGTTGTGTTAATTTAAATATTTTTTGGATTTCTTCTTCACATATCCATTGTACATTTGCTGCTACATCAAATTTCCACTTATCACTATCATCGTCAGGATAAAAATCTAAATCCCAAGCCGAACATCCTCGATGAAGATTCATACGAGTTCTAATTAAATCATCATATATTCTATTTTTTATTTTTTTATCTCTCTGACCCCAAGCATCCATTCCCATTAGAATATATTCATCTTCTTGTGGTTTCAATCCAAGTCTTTGTGTCATAGCTGAATAAAATAACCCAAGTGAATGTGGATACTTCTTTGACCAACGTTTTTCTAATTTATTTCCACACCCATACCATATAGACATTACATCCCATTCACCAATAGCATCTATAACTACAATTGCCGCTTCATCATAAGGTGAAGTGTAATATCCTGCTGAAGCATGAGATAAATGATGTGGAACATACTGAACTTTATTATATATACCGAATTGTTTTAGATATTGAGATGGAATATTAGATGTATTAAATACTTCTCCGTATTGACCTGCCCAAAGTTGTCTTGTCTTTTTAAGATATGGTTTTTCAAACCATGCTACCTTATCAGGCATTCCATATGAAAGCGCTTCGTGTACCATTTCTTCATTTAATTCAGCATCAAACTTTTTACCACTATATCTTTCTGAATGACCTGCGAAAAGTATTTCACCATCTTCTATAACACTTAAAGCTGCATCATGATTCAATGCATTAAAACCAAATATTCTCATACCAAATGTTCTACTCCTGGATCACTTGGATCCCTTATATCTGCGCCTTCAACTATAACTCTTCTTCTTATATAAAGACCTTTTTCAAAATCAGATATCGTATCTAAAGTTTCTATTATTTCATTTTCTTTTGGCAATCTATTAAGTTCTCTTTTACTAAAAACAGTTGTAACATAGTTTTTTGGCCAAATTTCATTATATTCTGCATTTTTATCTTGAGGCCCTTTTATATAAACTTCAAAAACATCAAATGTATTACGTGATTCCATTTGAAAATTATCTACGAAATTTTTATGATCTGATACCAACCGATGTGGTGTATTCTTCTTTCCAGGCATATGAGAAAAATAATTAATTATTTCTTCTCTTGTACTAACTGCAATATCTTTATAACTTTTATTATATAAAATTGCCATTATCATAAATTATCCATTAAAAGAACTATACTCCATAGATTCTGGATTTAATTTGTTTAACCAATGATACAAATCTTCAAACCTTTCTTCTAAATCTTTATTTGTTGCCAATATCTCACCATTACCTATCTTTTTAAGATTTACATGACTCTTTGATGGGTAAGACTGAACATATTCTCTAAACCTTTTATGTATTATCTCTACACCATAGAAATCAGGATTCATATAAATAGGTGTACCAGGATATGGTGTGAATAATAAACAAATCCACTTATCGGGTTTTAAATCTAATACAAACTTCTTTGTTGCTTCTATTGATTCTTTTGTTTCACCAGGTAAACCTGTAATAATATAAACCTTAGCTTTCATTCCCCACTTCTGTATAACTTGAACTGCATCTTTGTGCATATTGTTGGTTGCTTTACCAGCTTTATTAATAAGTTTTAGTATGTCGTCATCTGCCGATTCAAAACCTATACCAACCTCTCTACATCCTGCGTGATATAATAATTCACAATACTCATCATTTAATAATACTGAACTAATCGAACATCTAAACCTAATATCTAATTCGTGTAACATTGGTGCTAATCTTTCAAACCTTTTCTTATCTATGATTATATTGTCATCTAAGAATCTAAAATGTTTTACACCATACTTTTCAATCATTAGTTCTATTTCTTCTATAACATTTTCTGCACTTCTAAATCTTGTTTTTTGTTGTAGGTTGGCACAAAAGGCACAGGCGAAAGGACAACCTCTACTTGACATAAGTGTCGCACCAATCACATTACTTTCGTAGTTATATCCACCCCACAAATCTGTACTTGCTGCTCTATGGTCGGGAAGTAAGTGCCTTGCTGGATGTGGTATTGTATCTAAATCAACAATCCTATCACCTCTTTGAACACCTGTTGGTTTCTCTGTACATATTTTGGTTATAATTCCTTCAGCTTCATCTTGAACTACACAATCAAAATGGTCAACACAATCATCTGGTAACCAAGTTGCGTGTGGGCCACCTAAAATTGTATATGCTTTATCACCATACTTCTTTTTAATGTTACGAGCCACTTCTTTCATATCATCTATTTGTGGTGTAACGGCAGTGATACAGTAGATATCACCTTTTGGTGGATTATCATAAGAATTGTAATCTTCTCTTAAATCCCACAACTCACATTCGAAACCATCTCTTTCTAAGACAGCCGCAATGTATAATGGACCCAAAGGTGCATATGCAAATTGCTTTGCATCCATTTTAGCGTCGGGATTTACTATGATTACTTTTTCCATATTAACTTTGCCTATGTATATCCGTAGTTACACAATGAAATGAGCCACCAAGTGTTCTCGAATGTCTTATTCGTAATGGTAAACTATCAACATTATGCTTTTTCAATAATTTATGTAACTCTACTTGACTTTCATCTACAATAACAGTATTTTCATCAATTGATAACAAATTTAACCCAATCCAAGTAGATGCGTGGTTAAAATTACCATAATATCCAATATCTACACAAGGTGGACACCAAATCTTATCCCACGACTTTAAAATTTCAGGCATATTGTCATCATTCACTCTTTCTGGGTTCAATAAACACAATCCTTCCCTTAAAAGTGCTATAGTTGAATCAATATGAACATAAGAATACATATTTTCAAGAACATGAACCTTATATTCATCACCTAAAAAGTTTTGTAACCATTTTGCACCAAGTTTATTACCTGTGTTCGATAATAAATATAATATATCTTTATTACACCGTAAAATGTTAGCCGCATCAAAAACGGGTTCTACATTTGTAAGTGTTAATTTAGTTAAATCTCTTCTTTGATAATTATCATCGGTTAATCTTGGTTTTGGTGCTGATACCCACCTTGCACCATCTTCCATATACTCAATAAACTGATCTCTAAATCCAAATGTCTCAAAATATCGTGAACGTAACGTCATTGGTGATTCTATAATCGTATCTCCAATTACTGTAACACTATCTCTCGGACAAAATGTATAATATCCATCTGAAACCCAATCAATTGTTTGAAATATTTTATTATTTTGATTCGGTTTCATTCTACGAACTTTAATATCAAAAAAAGATTTTAAAGATTGTACAAGAATATCTAAATCTTCTTTTGTTTCTTCTATAACTTGTTCAGGATAATAACCCTCTTTTACATCATCTATATTATTTTTATCTGCATAATTAATCGCATGTAAATCTTTACCCTTAATTGGATTATTTGCATTTTCTACTGTACCAACGAATACTTCTCTTAACCTATCCCATTCGTTATTAACTCTTACCATTAAAAAAATCCTTTTTCATGACCTGTTCTTATTTCATTTTCTGAATACTTGTAATAACCATCACTAACTCTAGCTGAAAACTTATTATAATCATAATATCTACATTGACTATCACATTTTCTCCAATCAATAAAATTTTTCATTTTATCAAGTAATCCCTTTTCTTCTAAAAATGATAATCCATTATCTATCCAATTATCTACCACATAATCTTTATTTCCTAAATGTTCACAGCACCACAAAATATCACCGTTTGAATTAACAACCACATAAAATAAAGGTGCAAAACATTGTTTTACCATATGAGTTTGAGTTGATTCATTCCATTCATAATTTTCTATATTGGAATCAGCATTTCTAATTAATTTAGAATGCCTTTGTTTTCCAAATGTACCTTTATATGAAATTCCTTTCTTTTCACAATAATCTCTAACTTCATTTTCAACTTCTTCCCACGTATATCCTTTAGGTGGTTTTAATGTTCTATTACCTGCTCCTTCCATATCTTCTGTTCTATAACCAAAATAAACTATTCTCTGAAAATATTCATCAAATCCCATTTCTACTGCTAAATCAACGCTAGCTTTTAAATCTTCTATTTCTGAATTATAATCATTAATTAAAACTTTATAAGTAAAAAAAGTACCATAACTTTGAAACTCACTCATTTTTTCAGAAATACTTTTCTTTACTTTTTCTAAATTACCTTTTCTTATTTGAAAATATTTTTTAGAATCTGCAGTATCAAAATCAATACCTACCCAATTTGGTCTATATTCTTTTGTAAAATTTAAATGTCTAAATCTTGCTCCATTAGTTATCAATCCTACCTTATATCCCTTATGTAAAACATAATTTATAATTTTATCTGCATCTAAATGATCTAATGGTTCTCCACCTCCCGAAAAGGTAACATCTTTAATTCCTTCAGGTAAATTATCTATAAAATTTATCCAATCTTCAGTAGTTGCTTTATCAGGATTATGTTCTCTAAATATTTCTGAATTACAATAATAGCAGGCTTGATGGCAAGTATTAGTTATTTGTAACTCAAGACTCAAAGGAACAGGCATTCTACTACCATTAATAGTATCATTTAATCTTTCAAAATGATATTGCGCTTTATTAACTAATCCTTCACTCATAACATTTTCTTTACATTAGGTATTAATTCGTCTACTACTTGGCTGTGTGCTAACTTACCATCATGTTTTAAATCTCTAGCTTTATCCTTATTCTGACTTGTTATTTCTACCTTTTGTACACTTTTAATATCTAACTGTAATTCAAAATCTTGTAAATAAGACCAATGTAAAACAGGTATATCTAATGCTTTCCACATATTATTTATTGCACAAAAATTAATATAATGATCTCTATACATTTCACCATTTTCTCTCAAATATCTTGTTCTAAACCAAGTATAATCTCTATCACTAGCTACCGTATTTATATTATAATGTGTAAACTCTAAATCTGTAGTTTTTTTATCATAATTAACATTAACATAAGCAAAACTTCTTCTAAAACTTTGAGGCCATTGATAAATTATTAAATTTGGTTTTTTCTTTCTGAGTTTTGGATATATGTTTTTAATAAATAAAACAGTATTAATATAAAGAGTATCTGGTCCAACTCCCCCTTTACCCAAATTTAAAATATCTATATCTAATGCTTGACTAAGTTGATGACACCATATATCATTTTTATGTAATCCAACTCCTTCTGTAATACTACAACCCATTACTAATATATTATCTTTATCTAAATAATCTAATTCTTTTGCTCTATAACCCCAACTATTAAAATCATATCGCAATGTTTTTTCACTATCTGCATATTCCCAATCTGAACCAAGTTCTTCTAAATTCATTTTAAAGAATTCTTCTTTATCAGTACTGTGCCATTTAAGATCCCTAATACCCACTTTATTAGTATCAATTAATAAAGGAAATTGATTCCACTCAAAAGATTTGTGTTCAGTATTATATAATGTTAAATTACCTCGTCCCATTATTTATTAAAAACCTCTTTATCTGATACGTCATAATAGTTTTCCCAACTATAAACATCTTCGTTTACTTCTGGTACTGAATCCATTAATAATATTCCTCTAGCAGCATCTTCGGGTAACATATACATATGCCATCCTATCATAGCAAAATCATCATCTCCATAATGAACATTAACATTACGACCATCATGACTTGCAAGTTTTATCCATTCATATGCTTTTTTATCGTCAGTTAATACCATTCCACCTGCACCTATTGGTATTCTCTTTTTAATATTAAAAGATACTATTTGTAAAGCATTATCACCAACATACATATCCTTTGTCCATCTACAAGCACCATCCCATATAGTATATGGTTTTAATTGATAAATACCTTTCCATTTTAAATCCTCAAACTCTACTTTATATCCTGCATTGATAATTGTCATTGGAACTGAAACATAAGTTCTACCAGGAATTTTTACTGTTTGAGGAAAATTTCTCATCCCATAAAACTGATCCCAATAATATTTTAAACAAAGAAACAATCCACTACTTGAACTATTTACAGCACAAGCATATTTACTTCCTGCAAATTTTGCTACTTTTTTCTCAAAAATATCTATAACATCAAATGGATCTGAAAATTCATATCCAGCATCTTTTAATTCAGTAAGTTCTGGACGTTCTTTACTTCCTAATTTTCCATAAGGCCAAGCTAAATACTTAACTTTCATAAAATCTCCTCTAATGTAACTGTTGCAACTCCATGTTTCTGTACAACTACTGTAGTACATTTCTGTGCAAACTTAATTGCTTCATATATGTTATTGGTATCTAAATAACCACGAACTAATCCTGCAATAAATGTATCCCCTGCTCCACTTACATCCCTTACAGGAACTTCTTTTACTGGATATTCTAATCCTTTATATCTACAACCTTTACTACCTAATGTAACAATAAGTTTATCTCTAAATCCTTTATCTGATAATAACTCGTAATTCTTTTTATATTCTAACTCATTTATTTTAATATAATCTGCGTCTTTAATCCACTTACCGAGTTTCTTTTTAGTATCCACGAATACATTTTTATTGTATTTACAAATATGTTCTATATCACTTTCTTCTAAAAATCCTTTACAATAATCTGAAATAATAATTGCATCAATTTTATCTATATTACCACCCAACCCATAAGATTTAAATTTATTATTTTTTATACCTTGTAATTTTTTTATTTCTACTCTATCACAATAATCATGTTCATCAACTCTTAATACCATTTGTCCTGAACGATTATCTACATATCGTTTTTTCACAATTGTATTTTCATTTGTAACTGTATAGATAGTCATTTCTAATGATTCTACATTGTTTACAACATTTTTTGCCATACCACCATTTGATTCTTTATGTGTTGGTTTAAAAACTGGTATAGGTGCTTCTGGACTTATTCTTTCTATGTCTCCATAAATAAAAATATCATTACAACTATCTCCTATAACTACTACATTCATGATTCAATAACCTTTATATAAGCTTGTTTATCTTCTTCATTAAATTTATCTTGTGGAAAAATTCCAGGTATAATTTTATAATCTTGTGCAAATGTACTAAAAGTTGAATCTCCAAATGCAATTAAAAAATAAGAATTAGCTAATGAAAACAAATCCACTACATTTTTTAAAACATATTGGTGGAATCCTTCAGGTGGATGTAAAGTTTTAGTACGTCTAAAATGTCTTCTCATCAATGGCGATTCGTTCATAATTGTATCAAAATCAATAATGTCATAATTATCATAAAATATTTTCAAATTCTTTTTATTAACATCACTACTAAGGTAAAATTTTTGATTGGGATTTATTTTTAACATCTCATCCATTATATACATATATACACTATTATTCACAGCAGTATATCCCACAGGATCTCCTGAGTACTGTAAAAGTAACTTTCCATCTTTCATAGGGCTTTTTAATTGTCTTAATCTCTCCTTTACCACTTCAGAGTCATCTTTAAGAAAGTAAAGATTATCTGGTGGCTTTCCTGCAATTCCTACATTTTCTAAATTTAACAAATCTGATTCGTCAACTTCCCAATCTACAGGTTCTCCATCTCTAAATCCTTTAACATCATCTTCATCTCTAAAAACTCCCGTTGGCCACCTTCGTATATGTAATCCTACAGTTTTTTCTGTATATTTTTTGATAAACATTTCAAGAAACTGATCTTGAAGTGTTATTAACTGAGATGGTCTAGATAATAATGCACCTGTATCTTCATCAAAATCACTAAACTCATCAATAAAATGAAATCCAAAATTAGAATAATAATCTTTACTTATATTTAATTTATAATTCTTTTTATCCGACATTTGTTTTAATTTTTTATAAGTAATCGGTGTAGTACCTTTATAAAATTTAGAACTAACATAATTATATTTTTCATCTCTTAACTCATCGTGATGTACTCCTCTTGTATATGGAAGTTCTATATATTGTAATTCTGGCCAATAATTTTCTTCTAATAATATATTAAATTTAAAATCATTAGCTTTACATAAACCATATGCTATTTCCCAATGGAAAAGTCTATTGCACAATCCCGTATCTTCAGGACTCATAGAACCACCCCAGGGTTCTCTCCATCTTAAATTATTCATCTATCCTCTTTTTCCAAGTCTCAGGTAATTCTCTATCTTCTTCTAATGAAAATCCTGTTAAGACATATCTATTTGCTTTAGCCCATACATTTGTTGGTGTGACCCAATGTCCTATTCTTGCAGAATGGTTTGTCAATACCAATCTATTTGGATTAGGTAATACCGTGCTTATTTTATCATCTTTTGTAAATTGTAATAAACCACCCCAATCATATTTCCATTGAATTTCATTCACATAAAATATATAACCACACATACCCATATAATCATCATAATGTAATCTAATAAAATCTTTTCCATCATTATTATATTTGTTTGCTTGGTGCATAAACCTTGATACTTTATTATCAGTTAAAGTAAGCATATGTGGTTTAATATAATTCTCAAAAACATTTTTAAATAAATCTGTTTCAAGTATAGAATTACTTGCCCACATATGAGCTAAATAATCTTCATCTTCTGATGGAAAGTTTTCGTCTCCTTTAGTTTCCCAAGTTTTATATCTACCCTCTCTAATTTGGTTCACCTCTTCATATTTAGAAGATACACACAACTCAAGAAGTTGATTATATAAAGATTGTTCTAAAAGATTATCTATTATTATATAACTATTTTTTTCGTACTCACTTAACATAATTTTCTTTATACCATTTAATTGTTTTTTCTAATCCCTCTTTCAACGTATACTTACATTCCCATTTAAGATCATCACCCATCTTATTAGAATTTATTTTTCTTATAGGAATCATTGGTTTCATACCACCAACATATTCTATTGGTGCTTCATAATTTTCTATTTCCATACACATATCTAAAACATCATTTACAGAATAAGCAGTATTACTACCTACATTCCAAATAGAATACTTATCTACTTTATCTATGATAAGTTTAAGTGCTTCTGCAACATCATTTACATAAATCAAATCTCTTATTTCAGAACCATCTCCCCAAACTTTAATTGGATTGTGTTTATCAACTACTTTTCTAATTGTAGCAGGTGTTACATGACATTTATCAAAATCCCATTTGTCTCCTGGTCCAAATACATTCGCAGGTCTAACAACTATACACTGCATAGTTTTATCTAAACGATTAGAATACATATCACATAATACTTCTGCATATCTTTTCATCCACCCAACAGGAAAATATGCAGGATATGGTTCATCAAAAATATGATCAGTTTCTTTTACTGGTCTTTCATCTGATGGTGGATATATTGTGGAACTACTAATAAAAATAAATTTTTTAACTCCACTATGATAAGCTGCATCCATCACATTAGCATTCATAGCAACATTTGGTGTAACGTGAACCAATGGTGATTTCTCTGTATCAAAAGCGTTTGATGTATTTGCTGCACAATGAACAATTGTATCATAACCTTGTATCAAATCTTTACAAACATCAAGTGATGTTAAATCTCCATCTTTAGATGATATTCCATCTACTTCATAATTATTTTCTTTTAATAGTCTATAAAGATTAGAACCTATTAAACCTGTTACTCCTGTTATTAATATTCTCATAATGCTGCCCCATATGTTAAAGGAAATCCATTTCTAAAATGACTTGTATCATTATTTATTATTATTTGATAAGCCATTATTAATTCTTTTATACCATCGTGTAAAGTATATTTAGGTAGCCAACCTGTGCTTTCTACTTTTTCATTACTTACAATGTAATCTCTTTTGTCAGGATCCTCATAATAATCAGAATAAGTAATAGCAAAATCTGAAATATATTTTTTAATCATTTCAGCTAATTGTTGTTTATTGATATTAGCGTTTGATAATCCTACATTGAATATCTCACCTCTATGTATATCACGAAGAACAACCATCCATTCAAATACTGAAGCTACATCTCTGATATGAATATAGTTACGAACTGCTTTTCTTTCAAAGATAGTAATATATTTATCCGTCAATGCTTTATAAACAAATTCATTAACTAATAAATCTAATCTCATTCTTGGTGATACACCAAACACCGTAGCAAATCTAAAGATAATTGCATTACCATTTTGTAATAATATATCTTCTGCATTACATTTGGTTATTCCATAATGACTAATTGGTTGTAATTTTTGATCTTCCGTACATATACCACTTGAACGAGTTCCATAACCACTATTTGTATTTGGAAAAATAATAGTTTGTTCTTTAGATGTATTAGTTATTAAATCATATATCTGATTATAATTTACCTCTTCTGCTAATTGTTTATCTTTTTCACAAGCAGGAAAACCAACTATCGCAGCCAATGGTATTATCACATCTGCTTTCTGTACATACTCATTTAATTTTTTATAATCTCTAACATCTCCATATACAAATTTAAAATTAGATTTATAACATAAATCACTCAATGTTAACTGATTATACATCAAATTATCATATACGGTTACATCATAACCTTTATCTAATAACAAAGGAACAATTACTGAACCAAGATATCCTGCACCACCTGTAACTAATATATTCAAAAATTATCTCCAATGTCGTTAACAATGCACAATCTATTTACTTCCGTACCTCTATTTAATTCTTTATATTCATCTCCACCAAAAACAAATCCAACACAATCAGTTTCTTCAAAATTATTAGATTTACAATATCTTTTATATTCTTCACCCCGTTTTGTCCAAGCAAAATCTGGTTCAAACTCTTCTAATAATTTAATACCAATATATGCTGATAGATAATTATATTGTTTCCATTCATTCATAATATTAATATTATCATCGTAATAATTTCTTGAATATCTAATACCTGCTCTCAATTTAGGTGCGCCATAAAATCCCTTACTCAAACTAAAAGTTATATCTTCAATACAAGTATATTTTGAAAAATCAAATTTTATATTTTTTGCAATTAAATACCAAGCACAATCAATCAAAACAGGAACTTTTAACTCTTCACACTTATCTAACACTTCTATCATTTTAGGGTGTATTTTACAATAATCACTAAATGGGAAACTAATAACTACTGCATCATTAGAACTAACACCCGTATCTTCTATATAATCCCACCTATAATATTTTCTCCAATTTGCTTTATGATAAAAGAACTCCCCTTTAAAACATTTAAATCTTTTATCTTTATGTCTCATCCAAAATGAATCAAATGCTTGACTTGTTCCATTAGTATAAGATTTATATTTATAATCATCCAACCCTTTTAATTTATTTAATTTAGATGCTTTAATGTACTTATGAAATACGTTACAAAATGCTTGTGATAAACTTGTCAATGAAAAAATATAACTAATATCTATTTCTTTATTAATAGTTTTCCAAAATTCATTAACTTCCACATCTGGAAATGCTGTAGCTCCTTTATATCGTTCCATCCCAAAATCTATAGTCTTTTCAAATTCTTTAGCTCTATCTTTTACTTTATAATATTCGTCAAGTTGATCTTCAAAAGTTTCTCTCTCTATACAAGGTATTTCTACTTCATTAATATCAACTTCAGGATGTCTTGTTAATAAAATATGTTTTATAGTTACCATACGATGAGACCCATCCCACATTTCATAATCTCCTGTATCAAATCTAGGTCTAATCATAATAGGTTCTTTCAAACCATGTTTAAGAATACTTTCTTCCATAAGTTCATATTCCCAATTTTCTTGTTTCTCAAAATCTTCCGCACTATACCAATTATGAATAAACATTTCAGCATCAACCGCAGAAACTCTTTTTTTACTTGGATGATTACCTGGTTTATAGTTTCCATCCTTATCAATCCACTCTCCTGTTCTAATTACTAAATGTTTCATCTTTATATGAACAACTTCATCTCTAACCTCTTCAAAAAGATTGTCTACTGATAAAAATTTAAAATCTTCCATTATTTGTGTCCTGTCAATTGTAATGAATATCTATACTCAGGTCCTATATTTGACGCAGCGTGTTCCATATCACCTGGCCACCACACCCAATCACCTGCTTCCCAATTTACTACTGCTTCACCATCTACTTCAAGATAATGACCAGGTTTCCAATCTTCTAACAAAAGAAGAACTCGTTCTGCTTGACGTTGAGTTAAATTAAATTTTTTTGTATATTCTTGATACAAATCCGCATGTGATGGTAATATAACTCCTGTTTCCATTCTATAATAATTTAATCCTATATCTTTCCAATCAAAATCTTTTTCTAACCACTCTACTATTTTATGACTCCAAGTTGGATGTTTCTCACCATGAGGACACATAGCACCTGTAAAAAGTTCATCAGGATGTGTATATCCTTGTTTTCTCCATCTTTCCATATCTTGAGGGTTATTATGAACAACTTTATAATAATTTAAATCTTTATATTGTTCATCCCAAAATGGTTCTATATTACCTATTTTCCATTTATTCATCATATAACCTCGTATGTGTATATTCATCAGAATCATAAATACTTCTATGTGGTGGATCATTTTCATCATATTCACTTGAACTAACATAATAAAAAACCCTCAATGCAGTTCTTATTTCATTTTTAGGACAAGTTAATTTTCTTACTGAATGGTATGGTGATTCTTTTTTATTTTCAAACATAATAAACCTATTAAACATTGGTGCTACTTCATCAATCATCTCACCATCTCTTGATTCCCAATATTGTTGATGACCACCCCAAGTTTCTTTCCAATCTGGATTCAAGAATAAAAAACAAGTTAATTTTCTATGTAATCTTAGTCTATCGTTCCAATTAAAATCATGATGGATTTTCAAATCTTTACCTTTTCTAAATCTACTAAAACCAGCACCAACTAAATGTGGATCAGGCATTAATCCTACAATACCTGTGAGTTGTTCTAACTCATAAAGAAATTCTCCACTATGTAATAAATCATAAGTTATTTTATGTGCTGTTTTTGTATAAAATAAATCATTATATTCTTCCATAGCAGAACCTGCTCTACTGAATAATGTCCACCCACCTTTAGGTGCTTGTAAACATTCATTATGTAACTCTAAACAAGTTTTTTCATCTAAAAAATTATCTACATATATAAACGGAACGGGTGAATTATCCCACTCTCTTTTTTTGTAAATCATTATAACTCCTTATTATTGACTTATATCTACCTTCTTTTCTTCCCCACCAATACAACTCACGACACCATTTTATCATATTTCCTTTATAATTTTTTGACTTCGGCATTCCATCAATATCATATACATGACCACTATTCGTCAAATTTTTATTATTTCTTACTACATCATGAATATTATAATCTAAATTTAATTTATATGGATATTGTTTATCGGGAACAATCAATGCGTTCTCTTGATATTCCATTACTGAATCTACGATTTCTAAACTATCGGTATATATTTCTTCAACAATAAACTTTTTAATTTCTTTATAAAATTTATCTTTTTGTTTAAAAATTCTAAACATACTGCCTTCATCAAATTCCCATGTTCTACCATCTTCCAAATACCATCCCCAATATCTTAACTCATTAAAAACTTCATCTATTGCTACTTTAAACTTTTTAATTTCTTCTCCTAAAACAGTATCTTCTTTTTTTGTAAAATACTCATACAATTTATCATAAAAACTTTCATAAGAAACATCTAAATAATTTTTGAAAAATCTTGCTATAAATTGAGTAGTTCCAAAAAAATGACAAACCATCATAAACCATCTAAAATTATAAGCCTCTAATACTTCTTCGTGTGTCATAGTATTTGATTCATAAACAATTTGTTCATCTTCTTGTTCACTCATCTCTGTTTTTGTAATATGATAATAAAGAGCTTTAGTAGTTTTATATTTTATTCCATATTTTTTAGTATACTCAGGATCACCAAATGGTGTATTTGGTAAAATACTTAATGGATAAACACCAATATAGTTATGTTGATTATGATTTATTAAAGTGAATATACCCTTTTTAAATGATTCTAATGTTTCTTCGGGTAAACCAACAATAAGTTCACAATATACAGGAAGATTTTCTTCTTTACATCTTTTTAAAAACCCCTCTATATCTTTTCCACTCACATTCTTTCTCATTATTGCTTTTAAAGTTGGTTCGTGTAATGATTGTAGTGCTAAAGTCAATCCTTTATTTAAATCTCCTTCTTTCAAAACCTTTGCAATAGGTATACATTGTTCACCTCTATCTTTTGCCCAATCATTTCTAAAACGAATTGGAAATCCATTTTTATTTTTCAATTCAACTAAAAGTTTTGCTGTTTTTAAATCCCTATCCGCAAAAAGTCCAAAATTCGAATCTCCATTATCAACATAATCAATATTATTCTTTGAAATCCACTCAAACTCTCTTTTTAACTTTTTAAAACTCTGTTTTTGTAATTTTTGAAAATATAAACTACCTATTTCACAATAAGTACATCTATATGGACACCCTCTTGTACCTTCTACTGTACAAGTGAAATTAAAATCTTTATTTTTATATTTTTTAAGAATTTTATCAAAAGTTCCATCTAAATATGGACTTGGCATAGAATCTATATCTGTAATTCTTGGTGTTGTTAAAGTTGTAACAAATTTATAATCATTTGTTTGATAAGTTATACCTGTTACTTTAGACCAATCCTTTTCCTCTAAATTTTCTAAAAGAATTTGTTCAAAAGTTAACTCACCTTCACCATGAACTAACATATCTACATATGGGTGTCTTTCAAAAAAGTCTTTTTCATGTTTTAACCTATCTACAGAAGGTTGATGTTGTCCACCATATACAATAACACAATCAGGATACCTTTCTTTTACTATTTTAGCTACTTCATTATTGAATGCCCAATTCCAAACAAAGCAAGAGAAACCAATTATTGATGGATTTTCTATTTCATTAATAAAATCATCTACATCAGTTCTAATAAATAAATAATCTGCCAATTCATAATTTTCTTTAATAGTTTTGTTTAATCTACAATGAGACCAAAGCAAACCTGTAGAATAAGGCAATCTTACTTGAATGTCTTCGAATAAAAATGATGGTTCAACTAAATATAATTTATTTTTCACTTATATTATCACCTAATTTAATTATTGTACATCTATCCACCTCAGATATATACCGCCATGGATCAATAATTATTGATTCTATAGGAAAGTTAAACGTTGCGAACTCTTGATGTTTTGTTGCTATAAAAAATGTTCTTGGTCTATCAATATCTAACTGATAATCATCTACATATGGATCCCAATGTATAGTTTCTATATTTCTTTCCTTCAATATATTAACTAACAAATGTGCAGGGCTTCCTGTTTCTATATTAGTTTCCGATTTAAAAGATTTTCCCAATATTATAACTTCTCCAGGTAAGTGATGATATTCAATTAAGTCTGCTAACCACTCTGTTTGAACTTCTCTCTGTTTCATTATATTATCAAACCAATTAAATCTCAATCCAAGTTCATCACTTAACCAACTCAATGCTATATTATCTCTTGGATGACAACCACCACCATCTCCCATACCACCACTTAAATACTTGTCTGATATAATACGTTTATTACACATCTTCAATCCGTTCATAACCTCATCTACATTTGTATTTGGTAAAAGATGACACATCTCCATAAGTGTATTTACATATGCTATCTTAGTTCCTATAAAAGTATTATACGCAACCTTAATTAATTCTGCATTCTCAATCGTTGTTTCATAAAATGGTGCGTGATTAATGGTTCTATAAAACTTCTTTGCCTTCTTTGCAGCTTCTTCATCATCTACACCAAATAAAATAATCTCTGGTCTAAGAAAATCTTCTATTACAGTTCCCATAGCAATAAAAAATGGATTATAACATAATTTAGTATGCTTACTTAAAATTGGTAAAATCTCTCTACGAATTGTTCCTGGTAAAACTGTAGAAATTACTACTACAACTACTTTTTTATCCTGTCTTTGCAATTCAGCATCTAAATCTATAAGTCCTTTCTTTAAATAAGAATAATCAAAATCTTTTCTTTCATCGGGTATTCTTGTAGCTCCCTCAAACTTTGGATCGTGTGGTGTTTGTATTGGAACAAAAATAATATCAGAATGTTTAACTACTTCTTCTATTTCCTTTATTTCTATTTTACTTTTATCTAAATAATCTTGAGCAAAAACTTCTTTATATGGTAATTTTTTCTCTGCAATTATTTTTTGAACTTCAGATGAAGGATCATATCCTATAACATCATGCCCCTTCATTTCAACTGCTAAAGCTACAGGTAATCCTAATTTCCCTAATCCTACAAATCCTATTTTCATATTACTGCCCTCCCTTTCATATCTTCCCAATCTTTGTTCTTTCTCACTTTTTTATTAACTTCTAATACAGCTTTTAATAATTTCATATCACTATATCCTTTTACTATTGCTGAAATGTCTTTTGGTAAACAATGTCCACCGAATCCATAATCTCCATCGGGACCTGGAACAGCCCAATGTGATTTACCTAATCGTTCATCATATGTGGCATACTCTACAACCTTATCATAATCAATATCTATCTCATCACACAACATCTTCATCTCATTAGCAAATGATACCTTAGTTCCTAAGAAACAGTTGATGAAATACTTTACAGTTTCTGCATACTTTGCATTTGTCTTCACAATCGTTGCGTGTGGAAATACTTTACTATAGACTTGTCTTAATTTAGTAGTTCCTCTACGAATACCACCTAATATAATTCTATTCTGATTCTTAAAATCTTCAAGAAAATTAGCTTCTGTAAGAAATTCTGGATTAAATATAACATCAACGTTTTTATATTTCTTATGTAGTCTATTTGTTGTGCCAGGTGGAACTGTAGATTTAATTACAATAGTTGGTTTAATGTCTTTCCAATAACTATCTGTCCATTTATCTATTTCTTTTACAACACTCTCAACTATATCTGTGTGGCAACTACCATCTTTATTCATTGGTGTTGGAACACATACAAATATTACTTCACACTCTGCAACCATATCAAATAATTCACAAGTACTCTTAGACTCATCATACTTATCATATGTCTCTAATTTATAATGTTTCTCGAAACCACTTTTAATAGCAGTTCCTACATATCCTAATCCTATTATTCCTATTTTCATATAATCGTCTCTTGTTTTGCATCATATTCTTCTTTACTTTTTATCTGTCCATTCTCATACCACTCAGTCCATTTACCATCTTTTACACTTACCACTTTCCATGATCCTTTAGATTTCATCTGTCCATTCTCATACCATTCTGTACAAGTTCCAGCAAGTCTGCCTTTACTGAACGTTCTTTCTCTCCAATGCTGTCCACTCTGATACCGTTCATCGTATAATCCATCCCATTTCCCATTCTTGAAACTTATTGCTTGTTTTAAATTACCATTTGGCCACCAACCTCTCGATACTCCATCTGCCCTTTTTCCGTCTTTATAATACCATTCATATCTAAGTTTTCCGTTTGGCCAATGTACTTGAAATAAACCATCAGTTGGTATATCATATTCAATGCCTGGACCACCTTCATTTGCGACTCTATCTTCATATTTGACATCTTCAGTTACAGAACACATTACAGGTACATCAACTATATTACTTAACTTATCCTCAAAATCTTCTGCTATTGCTTCATAATCAAGCCCTTTAGTACCATCTTTTTCTTTACGGTAATATAATGTTATTTCTATTTTACCCATTTGTTTCCACAATATTTTTTAACTTACTTAATAATTCTTCGCCTGGTATTTTAAGATTAAGTAAAGTTTTTTGATTATGAACACATTTTTCATAAACACTATCATATAATTTACTTAATTCTTTATCATCTTTTAATAAACAAAATTTTATAATTTCTTTTTTAATATACTCTATTCTTTCTCTCCAATCTTCTATATCATCATAACTTTCGTCAAATAATTCAGGAAAAGTTTCAAATCCCCAAGATTTTAACAATTTAAGAATTCCGTGTGTTCCTACTACAATAAATGGATGACCATGATATAATACTTTAGTTATTTTCTCTGTTACCCATTTCTCTCCATGATCTACAGTATTTTCAGGAACTATAGAAAAATAAGTATCTTCATAATATTGTTCTAAACTATCAATTCCTGCATATGAACGACCTTCTAAAACATCTTTTTTAGATGTTTTATAACTATTTGGTAAAACTATATTTTTTGCAATATTAGAAACATATCCACAATCTTTTATTTCTTTCCACATATTAAACCAATTCCAAAGTAAACTTCTTTCTGTAGTTTCTTTTCCTATCAAACATAAAAACTTTTTTGTTGGATTTTTATATTTTTTTATGTCAAATAAATCGTAACCAGTATAACCTTCTTTATAATATAATGAAATATATCTTTGAAAAAGCATTGGATAACTAAGTACATTAATTTTCTTTTTATAATTACTTGTTTTAAACCACTCGTTATATCTATTCTCAATTTCAGCATCATTAGTAATAAAAATAAATTTATCTGCTGAAATACTATATTTTTCACACAAATTGTGTATTCTTATATGAACTTCATTTTCATACCAATTTGCTTCTCCTGCATCAATAGTTACAATGAGAGGTTTACCTTTACTCGTAAAAAGTACAATTCGACGTTGTACCCATTCTATCTCATTTTCATTTTCAATTTCATTTATCCAAGTACCCCAAGATCCATCATCAGTACATATCGTATTTTGTTCAAGATATTCACAAATCTCTAATGGAAGTACACCTACGTCTTTTAAATCTTGTATGTTTTGTTTTTGTAATGATTCGTCAAACATTTGTATACCAATCTATAGTTTCTTTAATTCCATCTTCTAAAGTATACTTTGGTTTAAATCCAACCGACTCTGCTCTACGTGTATCCATTTGTCGTCTCATATCACCATTTGGTTTTAATTTATCATACTTAACTTCTTTATCAAAATATTCTCCAATTGTATTTGCTATATCTGAAATTTTTACTTCTACTCCACTACCAAGATTTACTGGTACATTTATTTTATTCTGTACCATATGTAACATTCCTTGTGCAACATCTTTAGAATAAATAAAATCTCTTATTGGTTCTCCATCACCCCAAACATTTATTACATCATCATTATATCCTTTTTTGATTAGTGAAGCTATAACTGTAGATTCATCTCCAAAATTATCATAAGGCCCATAAATATTTGCAGGTCTTACAATAGAAATATTTTCATATCCATATGTTGCTCTAATCGCATAACAACTCAACTCACCCATTCGTTTTATATAAGCTGGAACTCTATCATTTTCACTTGGAACTTTATGCCAAACTAAATTTTCTCTATATTCTTCCATAGGTGGATATACACCAATAGTGCTTGTATATAAAAACCAATCTGGTTGATAATAACCAACTGCTTCAATAACATTTGAATCAAACTGTAACATTGGTAAATAATCTGCAGGCTTCTCTTTTGCTCTAAGTGGTGATCCTTTAATTCCTGCTAAATGATAAACGTGATCAAACTCTCCTATAATACTTGCATTTGATTTAAATGTTAAATCTGCTTGTTGATACTTAACTCCTTGTAATAAATCTTGTGGTGTCCTATAATCTAAATCTACAACACAAACCTCACCATATTCTTTAGAACATAATTTAGTAAGTTGTCTACCTACCATTCCCATTCCACCAATAATAAGTGCACTCTTATTTTTCATTGTAGTAATCACCCCATTCAATTAACAATGTAGAACAATCTGTATTATATGCTTCCTCAAATTCAGGAAATATTTGTTCTGGTTCATTTAACAACACCACATTAACTTCATGTAACATTCTTTTTATTGGGTCTGTATAATCTTGTGTATGTTGTACACCACCATTTAATGGATCTGTAGAACCTATAGAAGTTCTCATTATAACTTTAGGTTTAAATGTTCCCTCTGTCATATGTTGCATTTTATCTAAATGGTTTACTAAAGCATCCATACATCTTAATATAAAATCAAATCGTGGAAAACAACAAATAGGAACTATACCATTCATTGCCATTCCTGTACACATACCCATTTGAACTTCTTCAAATACTGGCACTTCAATCCTTTTATCAATATCTATTGTTTTTAAAGTATTGTATATTGCATTACCACTATAAGCAACTGATTGTCCGATGAAAGTTGTATCTTCTTTTTCAGCCAACCACTCCATACTTCTTATTAGTTCATCTTTATACTTCATTAGAATAACACCCAATTTCCTGTTCCATGATGTGGGTAATCACTTTTATATTCATAGTGATATACATCTGCTGGTACTGTTTGCTTTCCACCCCAAGTTTCATCAACTGGAGTATTAGTGGAAAGATTATTATCTTCAATTACAAACTCTAAAGGTAAGTTAAAGTTTCTAGCATATTTATATGTCTCATAAAACAATCCTGTTTCAAAAGTCATATCACCCACAAAACACCAAACCTTATTCTCCTCACCTTTCATTTTAATTGACATAGCAGTTCCAAGAGCTATCGGTAATATTCCACCAACAATAGATGATGAATAGAATTTTGGTTTATCTGAATATACACTCATACTCTTACCACGAACAATCATATCCATAAGTGTATCTCTTGGAATACCATGCAGTAATGCATGATAATGATTTCTCCAACTACAAAATACCCAATCATCTTTATTAACTTGTTCAAAGATTTCTATAAGTTGTTCTTCATTATTAGAACTTAAATGTACAGGTGCTTTAATTTCTCCTGCTTCATATCGTTCTTTTACTTCTGTTTCAAAGTCTATTAAATATTGTTTATCTATTTTACCCATTTTTTTACTACCTGTTTTGCAAATTCTTTGTGTGCTTTATCTGAAGGGTGAGAATCCAATGGTGAACCATCTTCATAAGTTCTATCTCCTGTAATATATCTATCTTTAAATGGTAAATTATTATCTGACCATTCAGTTATTCCACCATATCCAGATATATATGGATGCTGAGTAGTTGATTGAAACCAAAAATTATCCCAATCAACCATTTCCCATAAAGTATATAATTCTTTAAAATTTGATTTTAAATAACTACCTAAATGTTTACTTGCTACATTTGTTTCTCTTTGATTCATATCAAAATCTTCGGTTACTGCTGAAGTTTGACCTATAAAGATATTCCATCCTGAAAATATTTTATAATTAATCTTATGTAATTTTAAATACCATTGTAATCTTAATATTTGTTCAATTGTTTCTACAAATGAACTTTCTTTACTATTATAATATTTGTACCAATATTTCATAATAGAATCTTCACTATATGAATGTTTTATCCACAATTTATTAAGATTATGTTTTTTAACATTTTCCCATTGTATACCACCATCTTTTCTTTTAAACCGAGCATCTAATGTGGTTATGTAATGAATCAATAAATTTTTATCTGTTTCACTGCTAGCGTCATCTACATCTAATAATAATTCTTTTCTATCCATTGAAGTTAATTGTACAAAAACCTGTGGCTTTATTCCTTCTCTTAACAACTTATCAACTTTCCATATAACAGATCTTATAATATAACCATTACCAGCACCAGGAACTGCCATATTATGTACTTTAGAATTTGAAACTACATCTTCTAAATGTAATGGCCAAGGTTTATATGTATCATACTCAAGATTATCATAAGATACACCCTTAACTGTATAGTCAACACAATTTTTAGTTTCTGAAAAACTGCAGCCACCTGTTACTATATGTTTCATTTATCTCTCCAATTTAATATTGGATTATCTATTGGCCAATTTATTCCAATTCTTTCATCATTCCATTTTAAAGCATCTTGATCCATCCAATCAACATAATCTTTTGGATAAGATTGTGTGTAATGAAATAAACATTCATCACTTAAACACAAATGACCGTTTAAAAAATTAGGTGGTACTAAAACACTTGTATGATTTCTCTCTGATATAATAAAACTATCCCATTTTAAATAATTTTTAGATTCTGGTCTGTTATCAACTACTACTAAGTAAATTTCTCCCCAAACACAAGTAATATGCTTCCAAGTTACATTATCACCATGTAATCCACGAAGAACATTTTTTCTTGAACGAGTAAATTTAGAAATTTTTTCTTTTGGTGTATCGTATGTTGATTCCCAAAAAGTCCACATTTCTCCACGATAATCAAACCAGGAATCTGGCTGAAAGATTTTAACTTCAGGAAATACTTCCGATTTTGTAACATTAGTTTTAAACATAAAAAAAGCCTCCAATTAATGAAGGCATCAACATTTGATGCCACCCATGTTTTATAGTCTTATATTGTAGAGGGTTTGGACTTTCAAGTTCTTTACTCGCGTTAGCTCTACCCGACTCATATATAAATATCATACTCATTAATAAAACATCATAATAACTTAGTGTACATTTTTAAAAAAGGATTTGGATTATAATACAATATTCGCTCCCAATTATGAAGTAATACGAGTTTCATACTTAAATACCACCTATGAATCTCATTATAATTCATATCACATAATCTTTTTATCTCATTCACTATCATCAACATTCGTTTTTCACAATCTTCTTCCTTATCATATGACTCATCAATCCAGGGAGAAAATGATTTAAACCCTAATTTTCTTAAATTATCTAATGAATTTGGTGGACCAATCCAAATAAACGGATGAAACTGACCAAGTGGTTTCCAAAACTTTTCATCGGGATGAAACCAGGGAGTATCAAAACTTGTAGAGGTAACTAAAGAAAAATAAGATTGATTATATATTGTAGGATCTATTCCTATCCAAGAAGATATATAACCATCAATCATCACTTCACTTGAAAGATCAACTGTCATTGGCGACATTTCTTTTACTTTTTCCCAATATGGCATAATTTCTTTTTTTAATTCAGAATATATTGGCGTTCTCCAATTTCTTGAACTTTCTTGCCAATTGCTCCCCTCTTCTGTATTTATCTTATCCATAGGTCCTAAACTAATCAATCCTTTATCTAACAAGTTTTCTTTCAATAAAAATGATATTAGTATAGTTCTATGCAACTTTGGTGATCTATTAAAACATAAAAAATAGTTATCTCTTATTTTATCATAATCAAGATTTTCTAATTTATTAATTCTACAATCATCTTTTGCATATCTATAATCATTTTGATAAACCGTAGATACGTGGTTATAATAATAATCTATACTAAAAATATTATCTGTTTGTTTTATATTTGGATTGTTAGTTACAAACATAAAATTCTCTGAAGATATAGAATTATCACTACAAAACTTATCAACATCATCATAAAACTCTTTATAATGATCTCCCTCTTGTATATAACACATACACAATGTAGCTCTACCATTTTGAATATCTTTAAATACATTTTTATCAATAAGTGTTGGTAAAGATTCAAATAACAAAGTACTTATACCTTGTGGTTCTACTACATAAACATATTTCTGACTTCTATCATTAGTTAATGTTATTTCAAATTTATTCTTATATTCTTTCCAATTTTCTTCACCCGTAGCTCTTGTTATCAAAAAACCAAAATGGCTAAATGTGAATCCTTTATCATTTGGCATACAATTTGGAATTAAATTTATTTCTTCTTGGTTGTCATTCCAAATTATATCTTCTGTTAAGCAATCGTAATATAATCTTAATTGTTTCATTTAACTACTTTATCATAAACCTTTAAAAATTCTGCACCACTATTCTCAAGATGTGTGTTATTCATAAAATGATTATAATTATGAATCAATATATCTGATTGTTCTCCATACCAATCTAATAATTTATTAATTGGCATATCACATAACCTTTGCATTTCTTTTAATAAAAATACACTTCTAACATCAGGATCAACTTGATTGTCATAATCTTCATTTATCCAGGGAGAAAATGTCTTATATCCATTTTTTCTTAAAAACTCCATTGTTTGTGGATTAGCCCAAGCCAATATTGGATGAAAATTTAAAATAGCTTTATAAATCTTTTCTGAATAAAAAACCATATTTGTAGATAAACACCAAGTTTCATATATATAAGAAAAAACAGTATCTTTATATATTTTACTATCCCAATGATGAAATGAATCTAAAGTATCAAAAGTTTTTCTATCTACTACCAATGGAAGTTTCTTTAAAAAACTTTTAATGTTTTCAGAACTACGAACTTGCCACAAATATTTATTATTACCCAATGATGTAAGATCAGATCTTAATCTTGTTTTAAACTCATCTGTAGCAACGTTTAACAATGAACTATGTCTTAAATTTTTATTAAAATCATAATCATCTGAAGTTGCACAATCACTAAAAGTTACCTCACCTTCGTGTGCCATTTCAAGTTTTGTTCTATCTACATCTGGAAAGATACTCCACAAATCCCATCTTGACAATATACCTGAAACAGACCCTTTATCTAATAAATCAAAATAATTTAATGCCATATGATGAAACACTCTTGGCATCTTCCATCTTCTCATTAAACAAAGATAGTGTTTTAATTTATCTATATTATCTTTTTTATAATTGAAATTGTCTTCAAATGTATCTTCTAAATGTTCATAGTCGGAAGAAATGGCTCTCTCACACCAATCAAGTAAAATCCAATTAACAGGTGTTTTATTATTTTTTTCACACCACTTTTTATAATTTTCAGGATCTTTATGATTAGCACTTAAAAAAACAATATTTTCAATTGGAAACTTTTCTATTTCTGCTCTACTATGTAGTTGTTCTGCTATATGTGGGTGGTCTCCCATATCTATTGTACTCAATCTATCAGTTCCATCCATTGGAAATCCCTCAAATGATAAATCAATAGTAACAAGTACTTTACCTTTTCTAATATGTTCTTTTGTATGTTCTTTTATATTATGAAATAAAGTATTTCTTTCTGTATCACCACCACACCAATCTTTTGGTCCCCCATTAGTGGCTATTAAATAAATAAAAGATTCATCGTCTTTTATAAAATCTACAGTATCTTTATGTATTAATTCATTTCTTTCAGGTAAATGTCTCCATAAAATATTGACAAGATTGTGCCAAGCATTTGTCGGTTGATAATTTGAATCAAATAGTGGAAGTGTATCTGAATCATTTGGGTAAGTTCCATCAGGACTAAATCCTTGAAAATTCTTACTTATAATCTCTTTTATCTCTGGTTGTTGAGAATAATTATAATAATCCCAACCAAGTTTAATTTTCTTCATAATATTTTATATAACGTTACTATATCATCAACTGTCTTTTTTGAAGGATTTGATTTAACAAAATGCTTAAAATTAAACAATAATATATCTGATTGTTTTTCATACCAAGTTAAAAGTTCTTTCTTACTCATCTTACACAATTTATTCATTTCTAAAAACAGTGCTTCTGACCTCAAATCAAAATCTGCTAAATTATCATATCGTTCATCTATAAAAGGTGAGTGTGTTTTATATCCTAACTTTCTTAACTGTTTAAGTGATCCTGGATTTGAAACTAAAATTGTTGGATGAAAACACATTATATCCTTCCAAATTTTTTCTGTTAAATATATAGTCTTATTACTTGTAGCAAAAGTGTTATATGTATAAGAAAAGAAAGTGTCATTATAAAAACTTTCATCCCAAGCAGTAAATCCATTCACATCATCAAAAGATTTTCTATCAATATATAAAGGTAACTTCTCAAATAAATTCTTAATGTTATTTTTAGTTTTAACCTTTTTTAATGAAGTTTTCTTTCCAAATAAACTACATTGTAATATTACAGTTTCTATATATTCATCTAATAAATCATCTTCTATTAAACTAGTATTAAACTCATAATCTAACATTTCTTTTTTATTTTCAACTTTTCCTAACATATAAGGTGATAAAATCAATTTTTCTCTTGACAATATTAATGAAGTTAAACCTTTTTCATGCAATCCATAATAGTTTAATCCTAATGAATGAAATAATCTCCAATCTTTTACTAATTTACAAAGACATAAAAAACTTTTCATATCAGATAAATTATCTTTTTTATAATTGAAAACCTTTTCAAATCTTTTTTCTGCCCAATCATCTAAAGTTATGTCTCCCAAATCTGCAATATCAGTTCCATAACCATTCCATGTATCTATAGTACTTAAATGATATTGATTTAATTTTGGAATTGGATTTGGGGAACTATTTTTCATAATAAGTTCTGTCCAGGGTAATACCATTTGTTTAATTGATTTATACTTTTTAGCAATTTTATAATTTGAAGTTAAATAAACTATATTTTCTAATGGAAAATCTTCTTGTAATGCTTTTTTATAAACTTCCTCTCCTATATGTTCATAATAACCTGCTTCTGAAACTGTCATTTCTTCTGTAGATTTCATTGGAAATCCTTCATCGGACATATCAACAACCAATAATACTTTACCTTTTTTAATATAATCTTTAGTGTGCTGTTTTATATTAAGAAATAATTTAGCTCTATCTTCTGACCAAGTAAATGGTCCAGATTTTGTTCCAATTACATAAATAAAAGGTATATCTTCTTTTATTAAATCACTTGTATCTCTGTCATGAATTTCATAATTTTGATTATAAAAATATCGTATTACAGAATATAAGTTATGCCAACCATTTGGAATATCATAACTGTCATCAAATAATGGCAACGTATCTGCATCATTTGGCCAAACATTTTTTGGTCTACAATCTGTAAACTTTTTTTCAATTATATTTTTAACTTCAGATTTTTGAGAATAGTTATAATAATCCCAACCAAAATATATATTAAGACTCATAAACAAAATACTCTAATTCAGGAATATAATTACTTATATGTTGTTTTCTATTCATATCCAATTTTTTTGTATAAATTTTAAATCTAGCAATAGCATCATATTGTTCTGTTTCAGGTAACTCATCTTTTAAAGTTACTAAATTACTTTTCAAAATACCTAACCATTGTTCTTCACCTACATCCCACTTAACATCTTTTTTACTATCAAGAAATTTATTTACTCTCTCTACAGCAATATCTTTTAAATCATCAGGTAATATTCTACAATCATACCAAGAAGGATATGTTACCCAATTAGCAAATGGTATTCTCCAAAAACCTAAATCACCCAATGAATATACCCACTCTAACAACTTATCATAGTTTAAAACATTTAATACTTGAAATGTTGCGTGAATCTGTAAGTCCATACTAAGATCTTTTTTCCATTTAGAAACTTTCTTTATATTCTTTTCTAACTTTGCCCACTTAGATGGGTATCTAATATAATCATCTACTTCTTTATAACCATCTATACTCACACCAAGATAAATGTGTCTAAATTCTTCCCACAAATCAAATAACTCATCTTTTACTGTTGTTAAATTTGTTGTATAAAATAATACTATATTTTGACTTATATCAAATTTAATACATTGTTTCAAAAAATCAATATGTTCTTGTATAATTAATGGTTCACCACCAAGAAAATTAACTTGCTTTAAATGCGTTAAATTAGTTGCAAAAAATTCATCACTTAAAAAATCTTCATTTACAGATACGGTAGATTCAGGTATATTTAATTCTTGATTTGGATAAAGTAATTTAGATTCTTTTTCCCATATATGTGAATTATCTACATTACACATTCTACATATTAAATTACACTTATTACCAAGAGTAAAATCTAAAAAAGTAACATATGGATTATCAATGTAACCATCTGAATTTACAGACTCTAGCATTATATCTTTATAAAACCCACTTGCTAAAGTATTATTCCAAATAGTTCTATAACTCTCTGCTCCATTATCTTCTGTTTGCCAACATCTAATACAACCAGGATCTTGTTTATTTGCTAATATATTTTTTCTAATTCTCATATGAACATCACTCGCAAAAGCTTTTTTCATACTAAAATCTTCGTCTGTAACTAATATTGGTTTCCCATTCTCATCTTTTGGTATTTCATAATTATTACAACATACCCTAACTCGACCTCTTTGATCAAAACTTAAAGAAGTGAAAAGATGTGAACAAAAATATTTTAAATCTTCCATTAATGTTTTCCTGTCATAAAAGTTCTTTTTAAATTAAGTTTATATTTTTCTATATCTAATGCATCAAGATAATTTGGTACTCCATATTTTTTCCGAAAATAATCTTCGTCTTCATACTCATCATTCATATTTCCAACATCGTGATACTTATCATGAAAACTAATATCATAAAAAGTTACCATAGTACCATCCTTATTAATTTTTAAATGATCACCTATATGTAAAGGTTCTTCATCTTCATGAAATCTTCTCGCTATTTGTTTTTTTCTTTTTTTCCACATTTCTTTATCACTATGTTTTAATTCTATAGGTAATTGTATATGAATAGTTCTTTTTGCTCTTTTATCTATTGTCAATTTATTATCTATTGATAATCTATAACTACCATCCATTTCTGATTGAAATTTAAATTTACTAATCATTCTAGCACCATCTATATTTCGTTCACTATAATCTTCATCAAACTCCACTTCAATATCAAATGGTCCGGCTATCTGATACATTAGCCAACACCAAACTCTTATTTCGTTTCTTGTTTGTATTTTTATAGTATCTTCAATACTAACTGAAGCATCGTATTCTCCTGTATCAGCTTTATTAGCAAATTCTAAATATGGTACATTATAATTTAAGTTTCTAATCTTAAATTGTTCTCTATTTCCATGCCAATTATGTCTCTGTTGCCAAAATGTTCCATTTGCTCTTTGATCCCATTCTTGATACTGTTCTTTATTAAACATTGATTTAGGATCTTTAAATTTTATGTGTTTAATATTCTCTCTTACAGTCCAAAATCCCGAATAGTAAATTTTCCATATTTCTAAAAACATATGACATAACTTCACTCTTAAAAATCTATTAACATAAGTATTTTTTACATCATTACTAATCCAATCATAAAATATATTTCCTAATGGTGAAATATTAAATACATCTCTATATTGATCAAGTGCTGTACCTGGAGTTACTCCTGCAGGAAACTGATTTGCTGCTACTACGGGTATATAATGTTTATTCTTATATAAAAAATGTAAACTCATTATCCAATCAATATGATTTTCTCTTGGATAGCCTGATATCCAATTAGCATCCATACGTATTCCGTGTCTCCAACAAGCTTTCCACAATTGTTCGATTCCCTCAACTGTTTGTCTTTTCTCTATAACCTCAAGTATTTTAGGCGTTCCACTTTCCACTCCAATAGATAACCATTTAAATCCTGCTTTAGCAGCCTTTCTCATCAATTTACTATCCATTTCTTTATGGGTTCTTGCATATCCACCAAGACTTAAATCTTTCAATTTTGGATCTTTTTCAACCTCTTCTGCTAATTCATTTACTAATATTTTAAATTGTGGCATAGAACCATTAACAAGAGAATCCACAAATGAGAAATGAGTAATTCCATATTTTCTTGTTTGTTCTAAAATTTCTTCTTTAATCTTTCTACCTTTCTTAAATCTAAAAATTCTTGTCTCTGAACAAAATGTACATTTATAAGTACAACCACGTGAACCTTGTAATGGTAAATGTGCATGTCCTGAATAGTGATGTTTAGCGTAAATTTCCAAATCTACACCATCCCAAATAGGCGTTGGTATTGTATCTAACTCTTTTTCTGGTATTCTCATACCTGTAAATTTATGTCTATCTTTAGAAGTTGAACCAAATGTCCATATTCCTTTTACAGTTTCATAACTAATACCTTTCTCATAACAATCTACCAAATCATTAATAACAATTTCTCCTTCATTATCACATGATAATTTTATCCAATACCTATCGGGTTCACCATCGGGTGATGATATACAAAGTCCACCTTTAGGTGCATTCCAACAATATGGTCCACCATAAAAAATATGAAGTTTTGGATTAGCCTTATATAATCTTTCAGCAAAATAATCAGTAACAACTATATTAGAAAAATATGTTGTAAAAGTAACTATATCATAATCTTTAAGTTCATCTATCAAACTATCCCAATATTCTTTATAAGTAGGAAGAATTTTATCATTGAATGAATGATCATTAGTCCAAAAGAAGTGACCCGTAGGTGCCCATAATTCTTCTCTAGCTTCTTCATCTACATATTCAGCAGATAGTAAGTTAATATGAAATTGTTTCGCAACTCTATCTCTTGTTTTTAAAGCACCTGCTAACAGTCCAAGACTCAATGGTGGTGTCTCTAAAGACCAAGCTGGCAACATACAAACTGCTATCTTAGGTTGCATTTATATTTTCCTTTTTAATAATCTTATAATCTCCTACATCTTTATAAACTTTTGGATTTATTTTTGGTATTATTACATCCGTACCACAAGTACAATGATTCTTTGGACAAATAACAGGATTTCCTAAATTTTCTAAATCTTCTTGTTTCCATGTGTTTATATTAGTAAATATATCACTAACACCACAACTACCAGCGCTAACATCACCCCTTGTATTTATAAAAATAGCATCATTTAAAAAACAAGTCCATCCTTGAAAATTAGTTAACTTCTCTGCTGATAATCTATTAGAGTTTACAGGTCTAATTTTACCATCACTCCAAACCTCTAAACTATAAGCAGGTTTAAACTTTCGTCTTTCATTTACTTTTCCCCATTTTCTCATATAACCATCCGTCTTTTTGAAAAAATCATTTTTCCATTCTTCGTCATAATCCCACATTTCTGCATCTACTGATAAATCTTTAAGTAGTGGGACCCATTCTACAACACAATTATCCATGTCGCTATACATCTTTCTACCAATATCAATACACTCTTGAAACCTACTTTCTTCCATCATAATTCTCAATGCTAAATAATTTACTCTATCTTGTAAAAACTTAGCATTCTTAATATACTTATTGTATTTAATATATTCAATATGATAACTAGCTACAACATCTTGAAAGTAATAATAATTATCTAACCACCAACTCAAAGGATTGCTTAAATTTGTATTTATAGCTAATAATGGTTTATCACATTTTTTATGTAAAAATTTTGCTATTGGTATTAATGATTTCCAATATGTTGGTTCTCCTCCCGAAAAAAAGAATTTAAAAGACTCATAACCAAATGATTGATATTTTGATATCAAAGAATCTAAAAACTCTATGTACTTATCTGTATCTTTATTTAAATTGTTACCACCCCAATTACCCTCATTACAATAAGAACATCTAAAATTACACCAATCATTTACTTGCCAAGTTACATTTATATACTTATTTTCACCTGGTAATATTTTTAATAACTCAGTCATCTATCCACCAATTAGGTGTTACTATTTTTTTATCAAGACTGTTTTCATATTCTTCTCTCAATTCTTCAAATTGAATAAAAGTTTTAAAAAAATCTGTATCTCTACACCTATCCATAAAATTTGTATATTGATAAAACATATATCTTTGATTTACTTCTGTTTGTTCTACACCTTGACAATATTTTCCATAACTACCGTGCGCTTCCCAATCACTTTCTAAATAAGAAATAATTCTATTAGCTGCACCATGTAAGTCTAAGTATTTATTATCATATGTTGAATAATCATAAAATTCTCTATATAATTCCATAGCTTTATCTCTTAAAGACCAGGGAATTATATTTGATCTTAAATGTAATGGTTGATCTATTAATATAGGCCAAAAAGATACATGCCTTTTTAAACTCAAAGAGTCTAACCATTTCATTAATTTATATGTTTCAAACATATTATAAATCTGAAATACATTATATATCTGAATTCTTACTTTATCTGGTAATTCTATCAACCTTTTAAAATTTGTTTCTATATCTTCCCAAGCTGAACCATATCTTATATACTCTTGTGATTCTTTATAACCATCAATACTAACCTGAACTTCACTCTTATCAAAGAAAGATAGTTTATCATACAAGTTCATATTCCAAGTTGTAAGATTAGTAGTAAATGATACATGACATTCTTTATTACCTATCTCAATCAAATGATTTATCATATCATCATTAGCTTTTATTATACTTGGTTCACCACCCGTTACATATAATCTTTTTAATGTAGGTGCTACTTTTTTAAAGTTGTCTAAAAACTGCGGATTTTCATGCCACATCATATTGATTTTGGATATATTATACTCGGCTGGATACCACATATCATATAACCATACTGGCATTTTTGATCCATACTTTTTTACTATGTCTAATCGTTCAGCGTTAATTCTACTACTACTATATCCCCAACACATTGTACACTTTAAATTACAATGATTTCCTAATCTAAGTTCTAAACTATTAAGTGTATCTTTAATAAATCCATCATCATCCATCATCTTAATATTATTTTCTATCACCTCTTTCATATGCGAATAAATACCATCTTCTTCCATATAACTTTTAATACTATCTAATCTTGTACTTGTTGGTGCTTCATGACCACCATATGTTTTTTCTAAATTTTCTACATTCCAACACACGTTACATTCTTGTATTTGCTCTCCATTCAAAAGTTTCTTTCTGATATCTCTCATGTGCTTTGAATTCCAAACTTCATCTATATCATCAGTTGCTACATTGAATGTAGAACCATCATCTTTCTTTAAATGTAAGTTTTCATTTTGAGCACAACATATCTTCATAGAACCATCAGTATTATTATTGAGGTTCATAAAAGGAAAAGGACAAAATGTTTTAGATTTAATATTCAAGATTGAACTCCACCATATCACCATTATTTAATGATTCGTCTTTTAATACTTTATTAAGTTGTTTAGCAAATGATTCATGAACTTGAGGTGCCATATGTAATGATCTAATATCTTTTGTAAAATTAAAATCTAATAACTTCGAAAATTCTAAAAGTTCTGGTTTTATATTTATTCCTTGTTCAAATATATGAGGATAAAAATCAAAATGTATATTGTTCTTGTTTAAAATATTCACTTCATGGCCCGATCCGTCATCTGAAATATAATCTGATTCTTTAAAAGAATATAAATGAATAATTTTTTTATCTGAATAATTTTTTTGTAAAAATCTATCAAACCATTGTAATAAAGCAATTCCTTTTAAAAAAATATAATCATTCGAATCTTTTTTTATATCCATTTCTCTGTGTAAGGTGGACCAAGCAAAGAAACAAATATCAAAATCTTTATCATAATCTAAAAAATTCATTATTGTGCTCCAAGGACCAATACCACCTACACCACGTGAATCAAGTATTAAATCATTTTCTTGACAAACATAATCTAACCAGGTCAATGGTTCTGTATGAACAGATTGTTCCACAAAACTATCTCCAAATGTAACTAACTTATTCATAAACATCCTGAAACATTCCTTTTAATCCCTTTGGATTAATAGATATTATTTTTACATCTTTAAAATTTATATCAACAAACTCTTTAAATTCTTTCCAAAATGAAATAGTTCCTTCTGTTTTATTTTTTATATCATGATCCCATCGTTTATTTGGTTCTAAATAAGAAGCACCATATCCACAATCACATCCAACCAAATATATTTCTTTAACTCCTGTATAAAGTAAAAATTGTAATGCAGGAAAAACAATTCTTCTATCATATAATGGATTAGTATTTATATCAATTTGAAATGCTGATACTCCTCTTTCCGTATGACATTCGAAAGAAATTGCATCTAACATTTGAATTTCTTCATTTGTAAAAAGTTCATCATTAGCTTTATCTACCCACGTTGGTTTATTTTGTATATCATACACTATTTTATTTAATAGAAAAATTTCCATTTCATCTTTTCTTTTATCCAACTGATTAAATATTGGTGATTTAATTTCTAAATCATGGTGTGGATGATTCCAACTTTCTCTCTTTACATTTTGTCCACCAAAAAAATAATCTAATTTTAAATCTTCTTTATAAATTACAGAATTAACCCCTACTCTAACCCAATCCTTAGAAGAATCAAAGTTATATAATTCTAAGGTTGGACCACTTGCAAATAAAATAGCAGTTTTATCCTTGTGTTTATTCTTATAAAATATAAATTCTCTATTCATAATCTTTTAAAAACTTTAATTCAGTACAAACATCAAATAAAGATTCTTCTCTTGTTTTATCTAATGCTTTATTTCTATTAATAAAATTAGATATACTATCTTCATAATTACCTTGTTCTAAAAAATCTAATATAGACATAAATCCATTTTTAGCAACACCTTCACCAAAATTATCATCAATCCATTTTATATGTTCATTATACTTGTCTATAAATTTCTTTCTTTCTTCTTTTGGTATAATTTGTATTCTATAATCTTCTGGATGTGTTAATATATTTACTCTTATATTATTTGGTTCTAAAAGTTCTTTATCTACCCAATCCTTATGAAAGTCTGGTAGATGATACACATTCATAATACTAACTGTAGGTGTTATTTCAAAATATACATCAGGACATTCTTTTATCATTTGTCTACGATTGTCTTCTATAACATTCCATTCCATTCCTGCCCTAATCAACTCACCTCTTTTACCCATAGCATCAAGACTTGCAGCTATTCTAACATCATTAAAAGAATTCCAATACTCTAATATACTTTTTTTCTTAAAATAAAGATTACTAAAATTTGTTGTATATCTTAATCTAACATCTTTCATGTTATTTTCAACCCAAAAATCTAATATCTTATAATGTTCTTCTGTAATAATTGGTTCTCCACCTGCCCAACACGCTTCCTCTACCGTAAATAATAATGGTTGTAAATCTTTCCAAAACCTTTCATTATTTGCTATATTCATTATCTTAGGCCATTGTGGTTTTTCTCCATAAAGTTTAATATGATCTTCATGCCAAGCACTACTCAACTCTGGACCACAAGTTCTACATCTGAAATTACATATATTAGAAACTCTAATATCCATATATCCCATATTTACTTCTTCTACCGTACCATCATCTTGTGTTGTCTCTACTCTATCCCAATGCTTATCATATGTCTGATTTACCATTTTTCGTAAAGTCCACACATTGGATTTCTCCATTTCATAACATCTATTACATTCTAAACTTTCTTTTTCATTTAACATATTTAAACGAAGTTGTTTATACTTTTCATCATTCCAAATCTCTGCTAAACTATTATCATTTAAATTACCATATTCAACTGTACTATCCGACATACAACAAGGAAATGCTTTACCACTTGGCCACACGTGTGTATGTATCCAGGGCATCATACAAAAAACCTTAGATCCTTTTAACTTTTTATATTTTTCTCTAATACTCATTTATTTGTATATAAAAGGATCTCTTTTTTTAAGTTCTTTAATTTTTTTACGATATCTTATTTCTAATTTTATTTTAGTAATCAATCGTTTAATTAGTTTTATCATTTTTTCTCCTTCTCTCTAATAATCTCATTCTTTTTTCAGCTAACCTAGAACTTCTAGCAGTATTAATTATTTCACTCTTACAAGAATTAAAAAACTCTGTGTATTCGGGAAAAGATTTTAAAAAATTTGTTCCCCTTCTATTATCGTGTTCCTTAAAAAAATTATAAAAATCACTTCTTCCTTTCTTAATATATTCCTCAACGGTTGGATATGGTCTATGTTCTATCTCTGAACTTTTAAAATAATCTACAACCCTTCTAAATTTTTCAACTTCTATAGTTCTAAATTTTGTATTATCCTCATCATCTTGATTGTCAATCATAAACTTTAAATGATCATCCATATAATGTGTAAACTCTTCTTTAGGTAAAATATTCATATCATAATGTGGCGGTTCTTTTAAATATGGTGTATCTATTTGAATTCTCTGTAAAGGTATAGGTTGATTAACATTTCCTTTTTCTCTAGCTGCTTTAGTATTATATTTTTCTCTCCACACTAATATTTGTTCTAATAAAGAATCAAAGTTAGAAACACATAAGTTATTAAATGTTATCATTAAAGATAATTTTGAATTATCAATTTCAGTTAAATACTTATTAAAATTTCTTTCAAATAAATCTAAATCTAAACCATATCTCATATATTCAGCTTTAGGTTTATCCCAGCTATCTATAGAAGTAAATAACTTGAACTCTCTAACTTTCTTTTCTTCTATAATTGGTTTTAACTTCTCTACAAATTTATCAAAAAGTTTTGGATTTGCACCAAGATTAGAATTTATATTCAATTCAAGATTTGGCATAGGGTTTTTATTAATCTCATCTAATAATCTATAAGTACTACCATGAATTGTTGGTTCACCACCTGTAATTCTCAATATATTTAATGTCTTAGAAACTTCTGGCCACCATTTCCACCAAGCCTTTACATATGGATTATCTTCATCATTTTTATATAACCTATCTTCAAACCACTCAACATCATATTTGCCTGTATAATTTTTGTAATAAGAACCATATTCTTTAATTTCATCATAAAATCTTGAACTATATCTTGGATGACAATAACCACATTTAAAATTACATTGATTACCAAAAGAAAGTTCGATATATTCAGGATTAACATTCATATCCCAGGGATTATTTATAATATCATCTAATCTACTCTTATCTCCCTCATATATAGAAAGAGTTCTTTGTTTCCTATCACTTATATAATCTTCACCTAATGCTTCTACATTCCAACAATAAGTACATCCTTCAGGTTTCTTACCCTCTAACATCTGCTTTCTTTCAAACTTCTTTTGTACGGTATTATGTAATGCTGAAGGATTGTTTTTTAACTCTTCTAAAGAAATTGCGTGTGGTTGTGGGTGATAACAACTATGAGTTTCACCTAAATGTAGATAGATAGTAACATGGTGCCATTTAGCAAGACAAAATGTTGGTGAAGTCTTTGCCTCTATTTGAGGTAAAACTTTCTTTATTCTTTCATGTTCGTAATTACTCATTAGAACTTTACATTAACCATTTTATGATAATTATAACAATCTTCTATACTAACTAATTCATATTCCATATTTTTTACTCCATACTCATCTGTATCTATATCTATTTTTTTCTGTTGCATCTTTAACTTATATATTCTTTCATTTCTAGGTGTAGTATCACTCACAAAATTTCCTTTAACAATACCTTCATCTTCATGAAATAAACATTCAAATTTACTAAACCTTCTATGTGGTACAACTGTAAATGGTATTTTATCAACAACTTCCTTTTTTATCTCACAACCATTCATAATTCCATTATTATCATTACCACTCTTATCAATAACTATATTATCTATAACTTCATCAAAGTCATAATGTAAAACTACTTTATCTCTATTATTTTTTATTTTAATATGTGCTATATCTCCCATAAAATTTTGTTGTTTTGCATTATTACTATTTGCTTTACCAAGATAAATCGGAGACCCACCATATCTTTTAAGTGGCATATTATATACTAATGGTGATTCTGTTCCTGTTCCATGTCGTGCATCTGTTTCTTCTCCATTAATTAACAATCTAATTTCTCTTTTAACATCATCAACTTTTACATTAACTAATGTCCATTCATTCGGATATCTTTTAGCCCAATTATATAATAAATCATTTTTCCAAGTCCAAATCATACTTGATATAGCTTTTGAATTATTATAACTTATACTATAATCCCAACCATATCTAATAAAAATAGGATATTCAATATATTTTTTATTTTCATCTCCTATCAAATATTGTTTTTCAGCAAACTGATGTGGTCTTACTAATAACTCAATTTCATGACTTCTACTACCAATACTATGAAGCGTTCTAGAAGAAGGTATTTGTATAAAATCTGATTCACCATTTAGTGTACAAATATTTGTTTCACCTGGTCCTTCAACATATCTATCGTTTGTCATTCCCTTTAAATGACATCTCCAAAACAAGTCATCATCTTCCATACCCCAACCCCAATAATTGGTATGATATCCATTGACTGCTTCAAACTGCTCTATAGTAAACAACACAACTCCACCAAAGTATTCTACATCTCTGAGATTGTAATCCCATTGAGATAGATAGGTTGCTATGTGGATTGGGTTGTCTTCGGGATAGCTGTAATCTGCTCCGTCTTCGGGCAACATATCTACATCATGAAATGCTACATAATCACAACCCTCTTCTTTAGCTGCTAAAAATGCGGCATTCTTTGTACCACTACGATTAAATAACTTATCATCTACTTGATGACCAATAAACATTTTATGTTTTATATTCCTTTCATCGAGAAACTTAGTAAGATAAGGAACTAATGTATCTAAATGTTTTTTTCTTACACCATCTCCGTTATCTCTATAAGGAATACATACTCCTAAGTAATGTTCTTTCATTTTAATATATCCGTAAAGGGTTTTTGTGTTAATTTCATATCAAATAAAGTTTTCTGATTATGGACAAGTTTTTCATATACAGAATCACGCAACTTTTGTAATTCTTTCATATCCATTTTACACAATCTTAAAATTTCATTTTCTATATGAGACACTCTATCTAATCTATTATCCATTTCATCATATGATTCATCAAATATTTCTGGAAAAGTTTCAAATCCCCACTCTCTCATCTTCTTTAATATTCCACACCCAAGTGGCGATAAAATCATAAATGGGTGTCCATGATATATAGGTTTTACCCACTTTTCTGATAACATTGTTCCACTTACACATTCTGGTACTATAGAAAAATAAGAATCTTCATAATAGTATTCTAACTTATCTGTTAATGGTCCTGACCTACCATACAAAATATTTTCTCTGGGCGTTAAGGAATTTCCAGTATCTATATCTTCATAACTATTTTCTAAAATTACATCTTCTGCAACATAAGATATATGACCACTTTCTTGTAATAAATTTGCTATTTCTTTGTTCTCTTTCTTATGTTTTGTTTTAAAAACTGCATAGTTAAAAGCATCAAAAGAAATATAATTTGTTTTTGGATCAACAACTTTCCCCCATTTTGTAGATAATTTTCTGGATTTAATTCGTTTAATCATTGTATTTAAAATATCAACATTAACACCATTTTGAAAATATTCCCAAAAAAAACTTCTATCATCTGTACCTCTTCCCATAAGACATATAAATTTCTTATTTGGTTTTAATCTGCGTTTCGGTTTATAAATGTGTTCTTTAATATCAATAATAGGAATAGTTATACCCGATTCAAGTGTAGTACGACCAAATCTAGTACTTGAATGTTCTTTATATAAACTTTTTGCTATTTTTTCATAAAAATCCCCTACCATTCTATTTACAAAACAAGGATAACTTACAATATTAAGTTTTGTTTCATATTTTTTTATTTTTTCAAACCAATTATCATAATCAGATTTAGCATTAATATCATTAGTAATTATTAATATTTTTTCTACAGGAATTTCTGTTTTTTCACAAACTTTATGTACTTTTTCAGGTACTTTAAGTTGTATACAATGACCTTCAGTATCTTCAATAATCGTAATAAAATGTTTATTTAATTTTTTTATCACTTCATATGAAAAATTAAAAAGTTCTGGATGTAAACTATCTGATATATCTTTCTTTAATCTTGCTACATCTGGAAATATAAAAGTATTTTCTATTAACCAATCCCAAGTTTCTTTTTTAAATGATTTTGCATATCCCCATATCACTCCCAAATATGACATATTCCATTCATCTTTTAAATATTTCAATTCTTTTCCTATATTAGAACTATAATATTCAATTCCAGTATCAAATGCATCTACATACATTTCTCCATGAAGTTTTTTCTTTTCCTTCCATTTTTTTGTTGCTCCTTTCCTTTTCATATACACATACTCGATAATTTTTTATACACTTTTTCTTCTATTACTTTTAAACTAAATAAAACTTCTTTATTATGAATACATTTATCTTCAACACTTTTACATAATTTTAATAATTTTTTTTCATCCATAGTTATTAATTTCATAATTTCTTTTTTAATAAACTCTATTCTATCAAATGGTTTCTCTATCTCATCATAACTTTCATCAAATAATTCAGGAAAAGTTTCGAATCCCCACTCTCTTAATTGTTTTAATGCTCCCACAGAACTCAAAATAATAAACGGATGACCATGATATAATACTTTAGTTGTTTTTTCTGTAAAAAATAATGAATGTGGACTAGCATACCAAAGTTCTGTTTCTGGGATTACTGAAAAATAAGAATCCTTAAAATAGAATCCTAAATTATCTGTTTCTGCTGTAGAATTTCCTATACCTATTAAATTAATATTACCACTATCAGGTAATATCATCCGTCTACCAAGATAACTGATATAATTATTATCAAATAAATCTCTTTTTTTAAAAAAATAATAAAGAGAATTTCTATCTTCCATTGTTCTGCCCATTAAACACATAAACTTTTTAGTTGGTAACTCATCTCTATCTTCATATCTCAATATTTTGTAATTCTCTTTAAAATATATAAGATACTCTCTAGCTCTTTCATAAAAAAGAAATGGATACCCAATAACATTAACTCTATTTTTAATTTTCCTTTTTTCACACCACTCTTCATATAATTTTTCAAAATTACAATCTTCACTAAGCAATATAATATTATTTAATGAACCTATTTTTTCTAAAAATTTATGAAGATTAACCAAATTTGCTGTATCAAAAATTTGATTTTCAAAAAATTCTCCTAAATTTAAAATTGTGTTCTTTTTTGAAGATTGTATAAGTGGTGTTAATACTTTTTCATGATAAGGTATTACATTAAAATTTTTTGTTAAAAGAGATTGTGTTTTTATATCAAAGTGTTTTTTAAAATTTAATATATCTGATTTATTATAAGTACTCATCCATCCAATCCAAATTAGCACTTAAATGATAAGTTTTTCCACCAAGATCTTTACCTATCATTGATAATAATTGCATACAAACATCATCAACGTGTATTCTATCTTTATCATTATAAACTCCTGATCCCACATCATAAACACTTGCTTTACCACCTATATAAAAATTATTATCTTTTTGAATTTTATGTTCATCACCAAAAACTTTTCCAAATTTAAAAATTCCAATATTCATACCAAATGTTTTATAATAAAATTTGCACAATTCTTCTCCTTGCCATTTAGTAAATGTGTGATCATTCTGATAAAAAGTTTTGTCTGGAGTAGAACCAATATAAAACACTTGTGAATAATCTATATTTTTCCAACCCCAAGATTTTCTCTTTTCACGATCTTCAGGTTGCTGTCCATGTCTTGCAAATTCAAGTATATTTTTAGTTCCAACAACATTAGTATCAAATAAATCTGATGGATAATCTTTATTTTGATATTCTGTAAATGGTTTTGTAGTATCTGTTATTCTTGGAACATCAGCAAAATGTACTATTAAATCTGGATTACCAAGTCTTTGGTGTGTTCCATATTCCTTTTCATCTCCTTGTGTTAAATTACAATCAATTAAATTATCAAATATTGCCCCTGTTCTCCTAGAATGTACCCAACCACCAGCAAGTTCCCTATATTCATCAGGATCACGGTGTGGATTTCCAATATCTCCTGATACATATTTTTCTTCTATACCCGTCATTTTTTTATTTTTATCATCTCTAAGATGATTATCTTTTGTACCTGTAGAATAGTTATCCAAAGATATAAAATTACCAGCTTTTTCAAAAGTAGGATATTTATGTAATTTTTTAATAAAAGTAGATCCTATAAACCCCGCTCCTCCTGTTATTAAAACATTCATATTATTTATTTTTTCCATTATAATTCCACTTTAAATATAGTTGCTTTATCTGATAACTCTTCTCTTGAATTTAATGAATATTTTAAAGTATTTAATCCATCAATATGCCAATCTTCATAACCTGTTTTAACTTTATTAAAAAATCTTGTTTGATTATCTCTTGTTTCTGAATATAACCAATGTAAACCTTCTGCTGCCCATGCTGATTTTGAATGTTGTTGTGAAGTATATCTACCATATCTTCTATGAGGTACAGTTAACCATCTTCCTCTCTTGCCTATTTTACTACCGTTAGTTGCTCCATGTATAACACCATTATTATACCATCCACTATTATCAAAAACTTGATTTCCAACTATATGTTTAAAATCATAATATAAAACTAAGCTTTCCGAACTTCTATAATCAAAAAAGTTTGTAGTCAAACTTCTTACAAAATTATTTTTATATAAAGAACTCACATCTCCCTCATCCAATGCGTTATTCCAAATAGCAACTTCTACTATCTTACCTTTAAAGTTATATGAATATTCTTTATTTGCTGGATTAGCACATCCTAAATATAAATACTCTTCTTTAGTATAATCATATAATTTTTCAATTCTTGTAGAATCTACTAATTTTCCATTTTGATAAAATAAAAATCTATCTATTTCCTTATTATAAACCATAGTTAAATGATTAAAATATTCTGTTTCTATATCTGTAAGAACTGCTTGTGATTTTATATTAGAATCAAATATATCTGCTTTATATCTTCTATGACTTGTATAAGATAAACCACAATGATAGCCAGGTATAGAAAAAGCAAAATGTTCATCGTATGGAATATCTTCTACTTGGTGTTGTAATTCTGGATGTATAGAAACTGTTACTGAGAAACTATCTTTTGTTAATTCTTTTAGTTCATCTGTAACTTTTATTTCAACAAAATCATCATATCCATCAAACTCAAGATAAGAATAACAGTTTGTTTTAGCTACACCAAAAAACTTTGTGTCAATTGGAAGTCCTGCTTGTTTACATCTAAACAATAAATCATCATCTTCAAATCCCCACCCCCAATAGTTATTTGACCTACCATTTGCTGCTTCATAATCTTCTTTTCTAAACAAAGTTACTCCACCAAAATAGTCTTGAAACTGTAATTCGTAATCATATTCACTTGTAAACCCACCTAAGTGTAATGGTTTATCATCAGGATACGAATAATCACAATCCTTTTCGGGAAGTAAATCTACATCATGGAAACAAAAATAATTAAAATCGTGTTCTGCTAAAGAAAACCCAACATTTAATAACTTTCCTTGATTAAATGGTTTATCATCTTCTTGTTCTATTACAAATATATGATACTTTACATCCGTATCTAGAAAGAAGTTCGTCATGTGCTTTATAAATTTATCAAGCTGCTTCTTTCTATCTCTATAAGGTACTATTATTGCTAACTTAGGATTAAGTGATCTTAATCCGAGTGGACCTATATTATGACTCATTTACATCTCTATCACGAGATGGTCTATTTGGATTTCCAACAACTTTAGCTTTTAAAATAGCATAGTATTCATTCATATACCATTCTAATCTTTCGCTCCATGCTGGAACATCAAACTCCAATACGGCATCTTCTATAGTTTGTAAGGATTCAGATATCTTTTCTAAAGCATCTACTCCTCTTTCTTCTAATGTTTTAGCCATTTGTATTCTCCTTATCTACTTCATTAGTAAACATTAATTTTAATAAATTTGTCCAAATAACAAATTGAGACATACTTTTATTAAATTTCATAGTTGAAGTTGCAGAATGTAACCAATCCGCTATTCTTTCTAACTCAATTACTTTCTTTTCATCGTTAAAAATACTTATCATATCAACTCCTATGTTATTATTTCTATCCATTCATGAATATCTTCAAATTCTTGTCTGTTTCTAACTTTATAATCTAATTTATTTAAACCAACATTAATCACTGATCCTTCTCTAACTTCATCAAAAAATATATCTGAATTTTCTAAAATATCTGGATCATATGATTTTAATTTAGTTACAATATCCTTTCCATCAGTAGACTTATAATGTCTTACTCTACTATGAACATAATCTTTATCTGTAACCTGTCTTCCTCTTTTCCATGTTTTATCATTAACTAAAGTTTTATAAATTCCATATCTTCTATTAGGTATCTTTATAGTAGTACCCAATATTATCTTTTCTAATATAGGATTTATTGTAGCTTTCGATTGAAGAGGTTTTATTTCCTTAGAAAAACTTTTAACTGTTCCGTTATTTTCATAAGTAGATTCATCTAGCATAATATATACTTTTATTTTTTGAAAATTTCCACTATTAACTTCTGTACCTAATATATAACTTCCGTAACACTTATCAAACTTATGCCACATTATTGGACTATGTATCAAATTAGTTACTTGTTCAAAATATAATTTTTTAGTTTCGTTTTCATCTAAACAAACATTCCATAATGTTGCTTCACTAACACTTCCTCTAAAATTATTTTCATTAGAAGAATCTGCTCCAATATAAAACCACTCTCCACTAAAGTTTTTTAATGATTCAACTTTAATCGTTTTTATTAAAGAACCATTAATATATGCACTAAACATTTTAGTTTTAGTATCATATGTCATACATAAATGATACCATTCATTTGGTATTCTATAATCTTTTATAACATGAGCTTCATCATTCTCATCCCACAATAAAAATTTAAATTCACCTTCTACTGTATATAACATTCCTAACCCAATTGGTGGTCTTGATAATATAAATTGTTCATAATCTTCTATTGTTGGTTTTGCCCAAATAGAAAAAGAAAAACTACCATTAGTTAAATTATCTATAGAATCCGATGTTGGTACTTCTATACAAATATCACCATGTAGTTTAATAGTATTTAATATCTTAGTTTTAAAATTATTGTGTAAATGTACTTGATCAAAAGAATATCTTGGATTTTTTGAAACAGAAGAAATATCTATAACTGTATTTAATGGAATATCATTTTTTCTCATTCTTTCTAACAAATCATTATCTTCATATCCCCATCCCCAATATTCATCAGAAAATCCATTAATTTGTTCGAAATGCTCTTTATTGATTAAGAATACTCCACCAATAAACTCTTCATATGGTAGATATACATCGTCAATGATAGCTGCTACATGAGTTGGTTTATCTACATAAGAATAATCACAATCATCTGTTAATGGCAACAAGTCTACGTCGTGAAAGCAAAAATAATCAAAGTCGTCTTTAATTAAATCAAACACGGCGTTACATAATTTACCTCTGTTAAAAGGCCTATCATCTCTTTGTTCTGCTACTATTATCTGATAATCAATTCCTTTATTTTGAAAAAAGGAATCCATATGCGGAATGAAAACATCTAACTGTTTTCTTCTATCTCGATAAGGAACAATTATTGCTAACCTATTATCCATTAAAACCTGCTATTACTCAGTTATAAATATAAAAAACTCTTCTCAAATTAAAGGATTTATTGCTCCTATCCGTCTTCAGTAAATGAGTGTCCTATTCCATCACCTGTATCTGATACTGATGCTGCTCCTTTATTATGAACCAATACTCCACCTGCAAAATATGTATTTGGACCATCAACATCTACATTTACAATTTCTATTTCTTTTTCTACTTTCTCAATAACATCAATTGGAACTTCATTCAAATTCTTATTATACATAATTTGACCAACTTTCAAGTTAACAACATATTCCCAACAATAAAATTCAGAAGAATCTTCAACATCTACATAAAATCCTTCAGGAACCTGAATAAAAATAGGATGTTCTCCTGTTACTTTAATATCACCATTAATAATATAATACTCATCAGCAAAATCAAAGAACATATTAACAACTTTTGCTGTAGTTTGTTCTAATCCATCTATACTATCAACACTATAATCTTTAAAATCTTCTACATCGTTTGGTAATGTCATAGCAACAATCTCATCACCAATAAGTACATCTTGTATCTGTTTAGATGTTCCATCTGCCATAAGCATTTCAGTATCAGGTGTAAAACAAGTTATAGCAACACTATTATATACGTCTTCTACTTGAGTTTTTTTCTTTATAGCAGTATTATATCTTGTTGCGTGATCATTATATCCATCTGATTGTCCATCTTCATGAAATGAAGCACTAATTCCTACTCGCCAATCTCCTGTATGTGCAGCATGAAATGTTCCCCTAACACCATCACCTACTGTATTTGCTGTATCTACACTAGAAATAGCACCTGCTGTTCCCGTCGCCGTATAATCTCCAGATTCTATTGTATAAGTTCCTGAACCAACGGCGTTGTTTTTTGCCCAAGTAAAGTTCTCAGAACGACCAGCTATTCGTGAAATAAACCTTGAACCTGCATCTGAAAATTCCATTGTTACGGTTTCAGCTGTACCTTCATCTTGGTGTTTACTTCCAGAAAGAGTTGAACTAACTGCTGAAATAGAAAAATTGGACATTCCTACATCTGAATCTGCAGAAGTAGTGCCGCCAGCATCTTCTCCTAATTTAGATTCTGCTGTATATGAGTCATTTCCATCTACCGCTCTTCTCAGTTTTCCTAACGATAAATCTTGATTTGCATCTGTTGCCATTAAACATTCCTATATATAGTTTATCAATTATAAATATCAAGAATTGTATATTTCCAAATATTTGTTGATCCATTCATCTTTATTATCATATCTTGATAAATAAGCTCTTAACTTTAATAACCAATACTGTCTTTCTTTTTCACTCAGTTTACAAATTTGAGAATGTGTATTTTCAAATTCTTGTTTATTTGCTGCTCTAAAAGGATACTCTAACTTACCAAATAACCAATCAGCTGCTAATATTGGTAACTTACCATAATCAATTGCTTCAAATATAGAATAGCCAAATGGTTCATATACGTGAGCTGAATGTGATATTCCCCAATCATCCCTTTCTAAAAACTTTTGTAAATTTTTATATTGAAATTGAAATACTTTTGTTTTATTCCATTGAAATTCTAAATTATCTCTCCACCATTGAACATCACTTATATCTGTAAGCATGCAAGAATCTATATCGTTTATAAAGTGTGGTGCTTTTCTTGTTTCCATTCTAGCTAAAAATCCAACTCTATCATTCATAACCACATCTTTTTTTCTCTTAAATTCATAAAAATTTGGAATATCAATTATATCATTATCTTTATGATATGTTGTATCATCTACTCCAATCCATATATTATTTTTAGATGCTTTTAATATTTCTTTTTCATAAGATATATTTGCAGCAAAATGTTTCAACTTTTTTAATCCTAAATAAACACCTGCTCGTAAAGATTTTTCTACTGTTACGTGTAAGATATTAGAATAAATTTTATCCAAATTATCCATTATTTCTTTTTTAGGATGATAATAACCATGTAAAATATGAATTCTTTCAGCTTCTCCTAATACTTTTTTAAATACTTCAGGTTCATTTTGCCAAACAACTTCAATTGGTGAATCAAATTCTACAATTGAATTTGGTGCTCTATGAATTAATAACTTAGATGGTCGTTTTAATTTTGGTGCTATATTTTGTAACCAATAATTAACCCATACATCAGATCCCCCCATAATAAGTGAACCACCACCTGTACTATAATAAACATCATAACTCATATGATACTATCCCTATTTATCATGAAAAGTATTATGCACTAAAAAATGTTCTGCAAAATAAACGTCTTCGGGTTCAACATCAACATTACAAGTTTCAAGTTCTTCATCTCTAAACTCTATATTGGTTATTGATACTACTTCTTTTTTATAATTTACAAGTTTATCTGTTTCTTGTAAAGTTTGAGCATGTGTCCATTGATAAATTCCTTCTCTCAATATAAAAAGAGGGTGTTCATATGTTACAGTTAAAACTTTATCTTCTTCTGTAGTAATCTTATAATAACTTTCAAAATAATCAAACCACAAACTTTCTATTTCAACTTCACAAGTTTCAAATAAATCAATAGAGCTTGTAGTCCAACTTGCATAGGTATGCCAATCATCAGCTGATTTTCCTTTTGTTGGCATACCTGGCATTTTCATCCCCATTAACTTATCAGACATATCTAAATCTTGTATTTCTTTTTCCGTTCCATCAGATAACAAAATTTTAGTATCTAAAGAAAAGCATCCTGCTCCATATGTATCTGTAATAGTTATACTTATTGATTTATTTGTATTATAATCTGTTGCGTGATCATTAAACGAATCATGAAATTTATATGATATAGTTGCAGCTGTATCTGAAGATACTAATGGTGCTGTATATATCGCACCTACATCAGCTGATGTAAATGCTCCGACATCTGGGGAAATAGACCAAGTAAAATTACGAGTTTGATTTCCTATTTTAGATAAAAAAAGTGAACCTGCAGATGTAAAATTTGCAGTATAAGTTTCAGCAGTATCTTCTGGATGTAAAGCATTACTATCATTGGCTGTTGGATTAGTACAAGCATCAATTCCAAAATCATCAAATGAAACTGTAGATGTTCCTCCTGAAGTATCCTGCATACTTACCGTTGTGGTAGTATTGGCGCTATCGCCGGTTGCATACCCCATTTCTCCTAATCCTAAAGTATCTCCATTACTTCTAGCCATTAGCCTTTTCTTTCATTTTATCTGTTATGGTGTAATAACCAGATTCAGAAGCATGACAACAACAATCACAATCACAACCATTACTTTGGCATGGATAATCTCTTTTACAAGTATCCGAACATTCTGGGCAATCACATTTAACGACGGGTGTTTCTTCAGGCATCTTTTATCTCCTTTATTTCTTGTTTCAATTCTTCGATTTGTTCTTGTTGTTCCTTAACAGCCTCTATCAAAACCGCTGTCAAGTTTGAATATGATACATTTTTACGTCCCCTATCATCCTCAAACACCAATTCTGGTAGTACCGACTCTATTTCCTGAGCGATGACGCCAATTTGTCTTCCCTCTAAGTTTGGATCTAACATAGGTGCTGATCCTGATGCAAGCGCTTTTATATATCGGTCAGAACCTTTATTCCTATCTCTGTGTTCAAATTTATAATCTTCATTCCAATCAAACTTAACTCCTCTAATATCATTAATTATACCAAGAGACCCAGAAATGGTTTCTATATTTTCTTTATCTCTAATATCAGAATATGCTGTAATGTTACCTGTTGCTCGTATATCTCCCCTTACATCTAACGTATAAGAAGGTGTTTTATTATTTCCATCTGAAGGATCTCCAATTAACGTGGATGCACCAATAAAATGTTTCCATTGTGAGCCAGTAGCAAAAATACCATGTCCAGCTGATTGACCATTAGTACCAGTACGCAAATTATTCAAAGATAAAGCCGATACATAACTTAGATCCCTCATTGCATTCGAAGCATTAGTTGGGTGTGATGTTATAGCTACATCATAGTTTCCCTTACAGACGATTTGTACTCCCCTCTGCATTAATCCACCACTTGTAGTCCATGTGCGGGTGTTACTTTGAACATCTAAACCATCTCCCTGATCATACAATGCTCCAATATGCATAATTTCACCCGTAGCAGATCCTGCAGTACCTTGGCCAGGTCCAAACGCTTGAATTGATCTTACTCCATATTGAACTTTAGATGAAGCAAAACTAAATTGTACTCCGTAACCATAAGAACCACTAACATCTATATCACTGCCAGCCCATCCTTTATTTTGACCCTGTATGGTTTCCATGTACAGACCAAAATTTCGTATTCGATATGAATCTTTAATACCTAACATACCGATTGCACCTTGATAAAAATTGTTTGCTGTTCCGCCTGTATATGGATCTACACCAATTCTCGCAGCCCAAGCAGTTTTTCCATCTTTACATTCCCAAGATGGTGTTGAACCAATTGTGAATGTATCACTATCAGTAGCATCCTGAATAACATGAAGTTTAGATTCTGGAGTAGATATACCAAATCCAATTGTAGATTGATCGTTAGCTCCTCCTGTAGTAGTTAATTTAGAACTTCCAAGTGTAAATCCACCAATTGTTCCATCTTGTGCTTTTATAGTTCCAGTATCATACCAATAATTGTTAGAGTTTAAATAAATGCCGTCATTTGATCCTCCATCAGCACCTACTCCAAAATATGCATCTCCCGCTCTAACTCTACCTGTGAATGTTCCACCGCTTGCGTTAACTGTTCCTGTAAATGTACCAGTCGTTGCTGTAATATTTCCTGTGATATCTACACCAGTTGCAGTTAATGTACCATCCCTATGTACTCTGAATGGGGCAGATCCTGAGGCTGTGCCACCAATCCATATTCTATAAAGACCATCTCCAGAAAGAAATAAACTTGTAGAACTACCACCACTACTTCCAACGTATATCTTGGGATTCTGTGAATCCAATGTTAAAAGGTTTGTAGCGTTTTGTAATTTTGTATCCGTCATAGTCCAACCACCGACAGTACCTGATGTAGCTTTCATAACTCCACTATCGTACCAATAATTGTCAGCGTCTAACCAAAGACCATCATTAGTACTTGCAACATTCTCACCAAATTTAGCAGTTCCAGCAGTAAGTGTTCCATCTACATCAACATTACCCGTAAATGTACCACCACTTGCGTTAACTGTTCC